TTTAATTTCTTTCCAATAATCTTCTTCAGAAAAATTTATATTATTTAAGTAATAAAATTTAAATCCATCAATCCCTTCAATAGCAGGACCGTCTTCTCGATGGCGTTGGCCATTTACATAATACCACTTACTTCCATCCGCCCATTCAATAGCAGGACCATCTTCTCGGTGAAGTTTCCCATTAATCCACCATTGTTTTTCTCCGTTTGCTGACCATTCAATAGCAGGACCGTCTTCTCGATGGCGTTTTCCATTTTTAAGCCATTCTTTATTCCCAAAAGAATCATGAATCAGTCCACTAGGATTTATTGAAATGCTTGTAATTTTACTGAACAAATTCAACCGCCCTCCTTTGAACTTCTATTTGATATGACTTTGGGCACCAATAAGCATATTCTAATGTCCAATAAGTTTGATGACTTGGACCATCATAAAACCAACTTCTCCACCATACTTTTTCTTTTCCTAATTTGATCAACTTAATTTGATTCATTAAAAATGAATGGCTTACATCTTTCCATTCAGGAAGTTTTGCAAAATCTTCTTTTGTCATTTCTGTTATAAACAAATTTGAATTTGGTTTTTTTCTTCCAAGATGTCTCATTTTTATTTCTTTAATTTCCACTTGATCCGAACCCATTATTTCCTCGTTCTGTTTTTTCTTGATAATCTCTAAATTCAAAAGTTACTTTATGTTCTTTTGTATTTGCAAGAACTGGCCGAATAACAAGTTGGGCAATTTTATCTCCCTTTTTTACAAAATATGAATCAGCCGTTGAATTAAAAAGACAAACAATAATTGGTCCGGTGTAACTGGGATCGATTATCCCACCAACTGGAAATATTCCTCTAGATGCCATTCCCGATCTTCCTTCAATCTTTGTTTCTAAGCTCCAGCGATTATCCACTACATTTGTGGCCATAAATTCAGAGCTATAAATTTGTTTCTCAGATAGTGAGCAAGGAATTTTTGGTATTTCAGAAAATTTTAATCCTGTATCAATCTTTCCAACACTCAAGCTGTTTATTTCTTTGTCTTCAATAGCATAAATATCAAATCCAATATCATTGATATTTTGAGTTGGAAGAATTGCATCTTCATGGGCTTTGTATATTCCTATTTTTGTTTCAAGCATATTATTCAAGTTCCTCTTCTATAATGTCTTCTTCTGTCTCTACAGAATCATCAAGTTCTGGATTGTACTCATTTGCATCTTTATTTCCTCTTTGCATTCTTTTCTTCATGAGTAAATCAAAACATTCTTTAGTAATATCCTGATGTTTATTCATCAAGATCTCTTCTGTTTCATTTTTTCTAAATTTAATTTCGCTTATTTGTTCGCCAGTTACTGCATCACAAATCTCAATTTTTTTCCATGCACCATTTGCAAATTGATAAATCTTCCCGCCAGTAGTGATTTCTTTTGCCTCAATAAACATATCCCAAATTGTATTATGTTCTTTTATTCCAACTCCAAAAATAATATCAATTTCTGCTGAGCGAAATGGCGATGCAACTTTGTTTTTGTGGGTTCGGGCACGAACTTTGATCCCACAAGGCATTATACCCTCTGCAAATGCCTTTTTTTTGTCAATTTCGTCGGGGTAGACATCGGTTACTTTAGAAATTCCAAGCCGAACAGATGATCCATACTTGATCATTTTTCCACCTTTTGTTTCTTTCTTTTTAGTATCAAATTTTTGAGCATTTAGAATATCATATTCCTGATTTACAAGAACAAACAAAGCCGCTGATTCATTTACTGCTGGCATTATTTTTCTAATCCCAAATGTGATTTGTTTCGCATTCAATCCAGGTCTTTGAATATCATCAAATCCCATCTCTCTTTCAATTCTTGATCCTATTCCACCAATAGAATCCCAGAATATTCCAATTGGGATTGACTGTTCAAGAGGAGCAACTTCCTTTAAAAATTCTTCAGCAGCTTCAAAAGCGCCTTCAATTGAATCAACTTTTGAATAGATAAATCTTTCAGAAACATCGACTCCAAGATCTTGAAGATTTCCAACATCAGTTGCAAGTTCTGTATCTATATACAGAACAATTCCTCCTTTTTCTTGAATCCATCTTGCAATTTGATAGCAGATATGTGATTTTCCAATTGATTCAGCACCAAATATTTCAACAAGTCTTCCGCCTGGCATTCCTTGATTTTCAGCTCCACAAATCCAATCTAGTAACATTGAATGAGTACTATACCATCGCTTGATTTTAGCAGGATCTTCTTTATCTTCTCCAAGATTATAAAATATTTTTTTTCCTTTTCCGCCAAGTTTTGCATTAAGATTTTCAATCATTTTGTTTGAAAATGCTTTTATGTCTTTGTTGTCCATTGTTTTTTCTTTTGCCATATATTTGTTCTCTTTTTTAATAGAAAAAGGAAGGATATTTTACCTTCCTTCCTTTTTCTCTAACACATATTATACTCGCACCTTGTTGTGTTTATAGATACTTTAATTTGATTTTTTACTCATCCTCATCATCGTCATCATTGAAAAACGAATCAAGCTCTTTAAGAGCTTCTTCTTTTTTCATTGGCTCTTCATCTTTTTTCTTTGGACGGCTGCTTTTCTTTTTGTCATCTTCTTTCTTTTCTACTTTTTGAACAGAGCTTGCACCTTCGGTGCCTTCTCCTTCATCAACCGATGTTTGCTGAACAGATTCAGTCCACATTTTAAGAAGCTTCTTAAGTCCATTATAATCATATTTTACTGAACTTAATGCATCTTCAAGATTTGGTATATTATTAAGCCATTCTTCAATTTGCTCTTGACTTTCTGATAGAGGTTCTTTTGAAAATTTAGGGTCAACTGACTTAATTGACTTATTCATTGGATATTTCTTTTTAGGTTCCTCAACAACAGTAACCGTAATCCAACGCTGATTTTCTGGATCGATTAGATTTCCATAATCAGCTTGCTTCATGAAGAGCTCAACCAATCTCTCATATATTTTCTTAGAAGAAATTTTCCATAATCGAGGGCCAAGACTTTCTTCTCCTTTTACAATCACTGGGATGTAAGCAGTTTGCTGCGCAGACAATTTTTTGGCATCTTCAATATCTTGTTTGGCCTCTTCTTCTTCTTTTCCTTCTTTACTCCAAAGTTCTTTAAGTAATTCTGCAATAGGATCAGGCTCTCCAAATTGTTTTAATGTTAAGGGAGCTGAAATAAAATCACCTTTATCATTTTTAAGGCTAAATCCTTTTTCGTCCTTCATACTTCCAAGAGCGTAGTAAAACCATCTTTCTTCAAATGGGTAATCGCAATCCTGGCTCCACGGAAGCAAAAAAACGCTATATTCTTTAGTTGTTTCTCCCTTTGGGAGAGGAGCGCTCCAAAATACTGATTTTCTTGTAGAAGTTTGTGAAGGTTTCTCACCTTTTAATTGTGCAACTTTATTTTTTAATCTATTTAAATCTAATTTTTTCATATTTCTAATATCCTCTCAGCCATTGTGCTGATTTTGAGTCTCAAATGTGTTTATTGTACCTAGCCTTTCGTTCTTTGTGGCCTTTGAGTACATCTACTTTATATCATAGATTCATATATTTGTTGAAAAAGATATATATAATTTTCTTCAATGATTTCAAGCACTTAGAAAATTTTTAAAATAAATTTTAATCAATAATTTCAAGCACTTAGCAATCTATCTTATTGATTAAAATTTTGGAACAATATACGGATGACGCGATGTGTTTTGGCCGCGAATCTTTCCATCTTCAAGATATTGCCAATGAAAAGAAATATTGTCTTCCATTTTGCTTCCCCAAGCAATACCTTTTTTATGCTTTTTTCCAAATTCAATAATGTCTCGTTTTGGAATGTTTGGAATTAAATATCCAATTTTTCCAAAATAAAATACTGTAAAAGGTTCAAATCCCATATCTTTTAAATCTAAAAGAACAGGGTCTTCAATCACTTCATCAGAATTCTTATCTTTTATTTTCTTCGTTCCAAGAATAAATCCCATCCATTTCATTTTTGGATCATATATTTCATATATGATTTGGGAGATTACACTTTCAAGCAAATTTGTCATTATAGCGCTCCGCCAAATGATCCTTTAGAAGAATTAGCTTTCTTCTTTTTATCCTTTAAATATGGACTTCTATTGTCTGTTCCTAATGGCCCGATATGTCCAGCTATAGAGCCTCCTCCAATAGAAGACATTTCATCAAGTTCACTATTCGATGGCATTCCTTGAATGCTTGTAGCCTGTCTTATGGCAAATAATATTTGATCAACTTTATTTAGAATATTTCCATAAGCCGCAACCAATAAAGGAAAATCATTATCTATTCCAAATTCATCTTTATAAACTCTTAAAAACTCAATATTTTTTTCTGTTTCATTCTTAAGTTTTATAAGAGAATTAAGCGCAATATCTTCATTTTTTTCAATGAGCCTAATCCTTTCAGGAGTTAATTCTCCTTTCTTTACTATTTTTTCTTTAAACTTCTTATGCACAAGAGCTTTTTTTAATGTCTCTTGTGCATAAATTTGATATTTTTCACGATTAGCAATTAAAGATGAATATATTTTTGATGGAGTTTTTTTAAAACCAAATAACTCTTGAAGGCTTTCCATATTAGATAAATACTCATCAATTTCCTTTATCCATGGATCTCGGTCCCAAGATAACATATATGGAGGATCAAATGTAGCTCCTTTGCTTTCTGGATCGTCAGGATCTCCCATCCAATATTTGATATCTTCTTCAGTTGAAGTATTTTGCATCAATCTCGATGCCATCATTGTTGGAGATTGATTCATTCTGCCGCTTTGACCACTTATATTCCATGGCTTAGGCATTTTGGATTGTAAATGAGTGGAATCAAGAGTTCCTCCAAAAATTCCACTCTCATTTAAATTAAAAATGAATTTTAAAGAAAGATACTTACTGTCATCAAGAATCACAATAGTAAATATGTTCTATGTTCTAAATACTTTGAAGATTACATCAATAGGAGGTTCTGGGAGGCTCATCCTCCCAGAATTCTTTCTAACATTTTGTTCATGAATATACCATGATCGAAAATCTTCAGGAAGTAGCCAAATTGGCCATGTCTGAGACTCTAATTCATGTTTTTCCATTTTATAATCAAACAGAGTGTCAGTAATTGGTCCACTTGTTTCAAATGGATAGTCATTTAAATGACTATATGTACCAATCTCTTCTTTATGTTGTGAAAGTTTGGCAAGTAATGCTTTAGATTTCTTCTTTTTCATATTCTTTAAATCCTATAAATCGAGTTGCCGAATAGATGGCAAAAGCTAATGGACCTTCTCCAAATTTATAATTTTCATTTGAGTTGGTCCCAGAAAGAAATGCCAAATATTCATCTTGGTCTAGCTTTATTCCAAATTGAGACAAAATCCATATTGTTCTATCAAATGGCTTCATAAATTTTAGATCTGAATTAAATTTAAATATTAAACCTTGATCTCGCTGCCATTTTCTATCTTCCTTTATAAAAAGATCATTTTCCAAATCTCCTACAAGTCCAAGATTTCTAAAAAGACAACAAATAACCATTGATTCTTTTGGCAAGTCAAGTTCAAACTTTTTATTAATAAAAACACATGCTTTCAATACTTTTAAATTAAGATCTACAAGAGTTCCATGCAATGACTTGTTATTTGCTGGACACATGGCTAATCTCTCGCCAAGAGTCTCTAATAAATTTTCTATTTCTTTCGATCTGTCTCTACATCCACTTTCTGCAAGCTTGCAGAAAGTTTCCCAATTTTCTTGTATTTGTTGTACTTCCATTTTTTATCCTTATAATTTATATTTTTTATTTCACTATATCTCTCATGTTCCGTAACAATCCTCACAACAATCATCATGGCAATGATTTGCAGAAATCAAACCAGATTCTCGTGCCTTTTGATCGGCTAAACAACAATCATCATGACGATTGCATATATTATCGTGTGGTGTTATGTCTCTCAAAGTAACAGTTTCTTGAAGAATGCGAAATCCAGAAATAGAAATCATGCTCTTGTCTCCATCAGGACGAAATTGTGCAAACTTATAAGCGCGCTCTTTTATAATCGCTATCTGATTAGTCGATGGAAGCTCGTCAAAGTAGATGGCTACTGAGTTAAATACTGGATACCTACCAGGACCAGGGCCGTTAAAGCTTGGATTATTTTTTTCAGCATAATCCTTACAAGCCTTTTTATATTCATCTATTACATATTGCTTTCCCCATTCAGAATCTGGATATGACAAACCTAGCCCTGTATTGAACCAACCTGGTGTTGCATAAATCGATACTGGTCGATAATTTCCATATTCATCTGGTCGACTTCCAATATTATATTCACACCATTCAATAAATTCGCTAGGAGCCTCCTGCAACGCAAGAGCTGCCATATCGTCTCCAACTTCACACTCGCCTATTTGTCCTGTTATATAAGCACACATCTCCCGTTCGAAGTTACCAGCATATTGATCTGTATCGATTATGAAAAAGTAAAAGCAAGTCATCGTCTCAAATAATATCAGAGCCAAGCAGAAGTTTATCTTCAAGTCCCAAAATTTCTCCGCCGGCATCTTTTATTTTCTGAAGATTAAAATCAGAAAAGATGCTTGGATGAAAGTCGATTCCAAGATTATCATGAATTACAAAAATTGGAATTGCCATATCTTTTTCTTCAAAAGTTAAAATAAAATTAATAATATTTGAGAATCCAATCATTACAGCATCAACAGCAGAACTTTGAATGAAGTTGCTATAAAGCTTATGACCTTCACAAGATTCAGGATAAATTGCTCTTCCAAAATGGTTTTTTATAATTTTTTTACTTTTATAATCTTCAATTAGTTTTTTTGTTATTTTATGAATTCCAAAAAATTCTTTCAATTGTTTGATTATAGATTTGCAATCATTTATTGGTAATCCTGTTTTTTCCTCAAGGCTTTGGGCGCCAGCACCATACATTACAGAAAGTGTAGAAACCTTAACAATTTCTCTTGAAAGCTTCCCATCAAACAACATAAAATTTATATCTGAGTAAATGTCATTTGATACCTTGTGCCCAGCCAAAATAAGAGCAAGCCTTGGCTCTAATGCGACATAATCAAATTGAACAATTTTTCCATTCTTAAATCTGCTTCTTATAATAGATTTTAGTTCTTTATTCAATCTTAATATTTCAGGACCTGAAATAACCTTCAATCTTCCAGATACTGTATCAGTTAAATTATAATTTATTTTATTTGCAAATCCTTCTTCGTTTGGCTCAAAACTGCTAATAACATCATAACTTATTCCTTCAATTTCATGCTCTTCTAAAAAAATCCATTTCTTTTTATGAATTTTCATTGGCTTCAAGCTATTCAAAACGTTATATGAGCAGCTAAAGATTTTTTCGTAGTAAGTTAGGTCGCAACTCTCCAAGGCCATAGAAATTTTATCTGATAGCCCTTTCACCCATTCAAGAAAGGAGTCTTCGGACATGACTTTCTCCCATGGAATATCATTTTTTGATGTAAAGTTTCTAAAAATATTTGAATGCAATTTTGGAGGCTCGATTTCAATCTTCTCTCCACAAAGCATTAATGCCATTAATAAATTATTTTTTGGATTTGAAGTTTTTTGAACAATCCAACAATTCTCAGGAATTTCATTGACCCAAGAACCATTTGACATTCTGTGGCATTTTGATCCAATTAAGTCTCTATGAAGAACAAAATCCATTCTAAATCATATTACAATGAAAAGCAAGTTTATTCTCCATCTTGTTCGCTTAATTCTGAAATAATTGAAATAGCATTTCCAACACTTTCAATTGCGCTTTGGTATTGACCATAAGCATCAAGAGGAGTCATTGTCACACTTGTATAAAACTTCCCAGGCTCCAAGCTATGTTGAATTTTGGTTGCGGCATAAATATTATCAAAAGAAGTTCCTGTCCCAAAATCACAAAAAATTGTTTGAGTAAACTCCATAATTGGACATCCAAATAATCTCATATTCATTTGTGCTGGAAATAGTCTTATTGGTAAACCATTTGTTGCCCCACCATTTGGAGTTAGGTCTCCCTTATCCCCAGCATTATTCATATTTATTGTTGTTAATTTTGGATCCTGCATTGTTTTAAGGCCAGCATCGAGAACAGAAGTATTATTTACTCCATAAAACATTGTTGGCATGGTTTTTGCAATGAAATTTTTGATTTCTGTTGGTCCACCTTTAAATTTAACAATTGATTTTCCTCCACCCAAAGGCTCAACAACATCAACAAGATTTGATTTTTTTGCCTGATCTACAATTTTCTCAACAGAAAATTTAAATTCGTCTTCATTTTTTCTATCGTGAGGAACTGTTCCAAGAGATCTGATTGAATCTCTTCTTTGGGCAGATAAGAATGCTTGTTGCCCTTCATAAGAAGTTGTACGCTGATCAAAAATATGAATTCTTAAAACAGTCAATCCATCAAATATATTTACTGCCTCTCCCTCTCCAGAAGGCGATGCCGGAAGGCATTCAACATATATATCAATTATAGGAAGTTTAAATACTCCATCTTGAATACCAGCCTCTTTCATGCGCATTTCAATTTCGCTATTTAAAGCTGTTGGATTGTTTTTATTTTTGCCGATAGGAACATTTGTTCCTCCAGTTGCTTCATCCGCTTCATACTTATAAAGATCTCTCAACCCATATAATGGATTGGAAATGTCTTCCAAGTATCTATTCCCAATCCATCTTACAAATTCTTGTAATGCAAGATTAGAAGTTCTTCTTTTTGCTCCAAGTTTTTTAAAATTATCTTGGAAGCTTGCAATATCAATTGGAAATTCTCCAAGATTTTTATTTGCACCAAAGCCAGCATTTCCATTTAGGTTATAAAAAATAACCTGAATGTCATCAAATTTTTTAGTAATAGCTAAAGGTTGTATGACAAACAATAATAATATTTTTGCCAAACTTACAAATTGTTCTTGTTTTTCTCCGGCCTTCAACCCATCAGTAAAGTTTAAAGGATCTAAGAACGGATCAGGTGTTTTGGCATCGCCTTTCATTAGCCCAATTTTTGTTGCAATAATATTGGAAATACTATTTTCTAAAGCTTTGGCCGCCCCATCAGTTCCATCAGTTCCGTAAAGTTCTTCTAACGCCTTTTTTAGCTCTTTCGCAGAATCTGATGGGGTTCCTCCTAGCTGGGATAATGTCTTTTTTAATTCGGCCCTTAATTCTTTTGATAATTGAATATTTGAATTATTGTCACTTGCTGTACTTAAAATTTGTTCTCCACGAATTTCTTCAACAAATTTTTGATCTTGTTTATAAATTCTTTGTCTTAATTGAGATATTTTTTCCTGAAGTTGTCTTACAAGTTCTTGAGACTCGGCAGAAGTATCTGAATCAGCAATTTTACTAGTATATAAATCAACTCCTCCTTTTGTGAAAATAGATAGATCTATATCCATTTCTCCATTTGTTTTCATATCCAAATCATAATTGCTAATCTGATATTTTTCTTTTACTTTCAACCCATTTATAAAATCAGCAAATATATTATTTCCAGATTTATCAGGATGCTCCCAGCCCCACTCAATTAACATTTCTGTTTTATTATATAATCCTGCCTTAATAAAATCAGCAATTTCACTAAGCCTTGAACGATCATGAAGTGTAAAAGAAAGTTTAGCTGTACGATAAGAAATCGTTCCAGCTGCCTGCGATACATCAACTTCAAACTTTTTCAAAGAAGCTAAAGGCCGAAATCGATCAATAATTGGAGTTACTCTATTTTCTTCGGAATTGTTTTGATTGGCATTTATCAAGGTTTGTGGAAGCAAAAAAAGCTCGGTTCCAGACTCTCCAATTCCTTCAGGTGCCGAATCTCCATTCAATGCAAAATCATTATCAATAGATACAGCTGTTTGTAATTTAAAATCAAAACTATTTTGATTATTAATTATTTGATCATTGTCTCTTTTTAATTCTCCTGATCCTTGAAGAAATTTTAATGTTGATGGTGTAATTGGTCTATTGTCCGTTGAAATAGCCGGTCTTTGAAATTGAAATTTTATACTAATAAATGGAATAGCGCGACTCCATTCCATTGTTGGAATCGCATTAAGAAATATAGAAATAGCATTTCCATTTTTGTTAGATAATGCTATTTGAGTTGTCCTATTAAATATCATTGATACTGTTGGACTATTTTTTGTTGGAAATTGTGGATTACTATTGATTCCTTCTCCTTCCTGAGAAGCAAGCGGACCTAGGACTTCTTTTATTGAAGTATTTATTCCAAGTTCTGTTCCAAAAACTTCAGTTTCATAAAATGGAGAAATAATATTACTTAAAACAAATTCCGCATTTGCAGTAGCATGCTCAGGCGCTGTGATTCCCGCTTCTTTAAATTGATTAGAAAGATCTACAAGTTTTTGCATAATAATATGCGATGTGTAGCTTCCTTTTTGTGTGTTTACTATAATATCAGAGATTATTTTAATTGGACCGGGAATTTCTCCATTTTGAATTGAAGAAATTTCTTGTTCATTAAGACTTGAAATCGGAGAAAGCTTTCTTATAAGATCCCCAGAAACGAATTCGTCTGTTGAAAAAAGTAAAAACCATTTCCTTATTTGATCTACGGCATCATCTAATGTTGTTTTCGGCATTTTTATCCTATTAAGCTTGCAATATCTGAAATATTTGGAATTCTAATAATTGTTTCGGCAGGAACTTGCAATCCCCAACCTATTTCAGAAGCTGCGGCAATTGCCCACCAATGCCTTCCCTCATTATATACTTCACCAGCAATACTATCCAATCGTTGTTCTTGAAGAACTTTTCTAGTCGTAAACCTAATTGTCCCATTCTGAATCCCTTCACGGATGACTTGAATTGCCTGAGAAGTTCCGTAGTGCTTATTTGCACCAATTATATTTGTTCTTGAATATCTTCTAAGCATTTATATTTTCTCTTGTTTATAATCCACCAGGGAATCCTTTAGGATCTTTAGGATTCCTTATTAAGCTATTTGCTGCATCTCTATGATTTTTATTGAATGTATCTTCGCTTTGGGCAAAATCAGAAACAACATTATCTCCCATAAGATGTCTTGTTGCATTTCCAACAGAATATTGAAATCCTCGATTGAATCCTTTATCGTCAATACCTGGGGCTATGTCATGGATTACCGCAAATGAAATATTACATGTAATCATTTTTGGTGCTCGTGAACCAAATTCAGAAGTCTCCCAAAGAGTTGTTGGCGCAGCCAAATCTGTAAAAGCTAATGAAGTAATTACTCCACCAAGTCCTTTTCCTTGCGTTGTCTCAAATGATCGAACAATTGCGTTTTCATTTGAGCTAAATATGTCTGTTACACCATAGACACCAAGATCAATATCTGTCAATTGAGGCAAAAATCTAGTGGAGTTTTTTTGTACTTGATCTGGGTCTATAACTAAATCATCAAATGATACAAGAAATTTTCCTTTGGATTCATTATCTGCCGCATTTTCTACTTCTATAGGATAATAAGCTACAGAATGCTCTCCATAATCTTCTATTTCGGCATTGCCAACAATTTTTACTTTTGTACTTGCAGTAACTACCAATTTTTTCTTTTGTTGTTGTTGGAATAATTCCTTTACTCGCTGCCCCGCAGGCAACTTATTAGGCATTAGAGGGTATCCTGTTCTTTTAGGTAACAGAATTGCAGTTTCTCCAATTCGATATCCATCACCAGTTCCATTTGTTATGGCGGGATTTGAATTCATCCGATCTCGTTCAGCCTTAATTAAAGACTTAATTGTATCAATATCACTATCTTTATATTTTGATTCAATTAAATTAAATTGATCTTCTCCAAGTCCTGCCCCAAATAATCGAGACAATCCGGCCTTAGAGAAATTTGATCGAACCAAGTCTCCAATTCTAAGACGAATTACAGGAGTGCTTGCGGGAACTTGAGAGAATGGCTGAATAAATTTATCAGCACCAGATGCTACTTGTCTTCCTTGTGTCCAAGACGGATAAACCAAAGTTGTAAGTTTATTAATTTTCCACCACATAAAGTCAAAATCTTCTTTTGACATTGCTACAATTTTAAAACTTAAATTTAATGTTCTTTCTGTTGAAATATATGTTCTAACATTGTCAATTCTTCCATAAGCCGTAGCAGACTCATATTGAGGGGCATAATTGTCATCAAGGCTATCAAGAAACGCATGAAAAGAAATTATTTCATTTGTTCTTAAGTCATGAAAATAAAATGGAACATATTCAGAATCTAGTTCTGCTTCTATTTCTGCAACTTTTTCTGCTGTAATTCTTCCATTTGAATCTACATCTTTAGAGCTTGCGATTTGCTTTCCTGGAAGTGCAGCCAAAGCTTTCTTGGCATTTGTGGCTCCTCCTGAAATATCTGCTGCTCGAATTATTTCTGGCGGAAATAAAAACATGGACATTGTTGAACCTACACTAATTCCAGACTTTAAATCGCTTCGTCCATTTCTAATCCGCATAATATTTGTTGCCGGATTAATTTTCAAATTTTCTAAAGATGATTTTTTTGAATCTTGAGGATCAAATCCTTGTTCTCTGGCTTCTGCGGCACGATCTCCTATTTGTGCCATTATATTTAAGAATGCAACAATTTTTGAAGACTTTAAAACATCAATAAGCCCTAAAAATGATTGTGCGGCAGCTAAAGGATTTTGGCCCGAACTAAAAACATCAGCAACACTATTAACAATAGTATTTCCACTTCTAATTATATTTCTTACAAAAACTGCAAAGAATTGAGGCTCTTTTATGACTCGTCTAAAGCTTGCCCCATCAAAAGAAAAGAACACATCAAGTCCTTCATTTACAACAGTTAAGAAATCTCTTTCTGTTGTAATAATTCCAATAGCAGCAAGATTAAATAATTTGTTATTAGAAGGATTTGGCTTTCCATACTGGCCAAGAACAAATGGGCCTCTATTTGGAATTTTGCTAGTTTTTTCTTTTACAATTAATGCCAAAAATCCAATAAATGCAAATGCAATAACTCGAATAGCAACTGTCATGACAAGAGCAAGTCCTGTCATTCCAATCGGTAAAAATCCACTATAAGGCTCTAATGGAGTATTTAAATGTCCCCATGATTTATTATTTACATTAATTTGTGGCTCTGAATCTGTTCTTGGTTTTTGTGGTAATCCAAAATTTTCTTCCATTACCACACTTGCTCTCAAATTATTTGTATCTGCTTTCAAGAGAGAAATCTGTGCGGCACCTGGGATTAGTGCTCCCAAGCCCACTGCAAAACTGTCAGGTGGTTCTATAGGGTCTCCTTCTTGAACTGCCTTGATTTCACGAGCCGCCCGGAACATTAAAGAAAATCCTATCTTTTGTAAATCCTCAAGAACAATATCTTTTCCATCTTTATTGTGTCGGCCAAATTCTGCTTGCGTTTTTCCAAGAACATTAGGGGCTGCGCCCTTATTAACAAAAGCTCCATTTGCCCCAGGAGAAAATCTATTATTATCCAAAGCGCTTCGAATAGCATCGAATACTGGTCCTTCTCCTTGGGCAGTTCCGGTTTGTCCAGATGTTTCTGTTAGTCCATCTTCAATATCTCTAAGAAATGTATCGGCCTTTCCTTTTGTTAGAAATGAACCAATTGTTGGAGTAAATATATGACCACTATCTGAAAGTGCTCTTAATTGAGGATTCTGAGATGTTGGAGCATATGGATTTTCAGATCCATTTAAATTATCATCAAGTGGAGCAGGATCTCCAGATGGAGTCCTGGTAGATTTCATTTCTACTCCAGGAGATATTGTAAATTTATTTTTTTCTTCTTTTGACAAACAATGTAAAAAAGTAGCAAGAGTTTCAATGATTTCTTCTTTTAAATCATCTCCTCTCTTATATTTTCCATCTACATCACTTCCGTCAATAACGTAGATGATTTCTTCATTTTTGTCAATTGGTGGCATTAAATCTCCTTGTCTTTATTAGGTATTATGTCTTCTAAATTTTTGCAAACAGCATCTTTAAAATCTTTATCATTTTCCATTTTTTCAGCCAATGGATCAAATACTTTTTCTTGAAAATATGTCATAAATCTTTTCATAAAGTCAGATAATAATTTTTTCTCTTGCTCGCTTTGTATTGTTGACATAAATTGTTGATATTTTTCATCTTCAATTAACGCCTTGTGAACATCTTTATGCATTTCTTCAATATTCATAATTTATTTACTTTTGGTTTTAGTTGATGTAACCATCTTTCCAGTATCTGCAATTGCATCAGCAAGTTTAGATGGATTTAGTTCTACTTCTACATTAATATGAATATTAAAGTTTTCATGACCAATTCTTATTTCGTCAGCTCCTTTTAGACCAAGAGCCTTTCCAAGATTTTCAAGTTTTGGCTTTATAGTTTTGGTATCAATATTTGATAAAGCTGTATTAATTATATTTGAAGTCTCAACCATGTTCATAATGGCCTTTACTATTGGAACACTTGAGGCATTTTTTGCTTTTGCAAATTGTGATACTTCGGCCTTTAATTCTGTAAATCCTTGAGCTACATTTAATGCAGCAGCAGGAATAGATCCCAATTTAATAACTTCTTCGCCTAATGATTCCGCCTTTTTGGCTGAAGCTCCTAAATTTAATGATGAATCATTCGCCAATCCAACAAGAGACATAATTCCAGCTTTTGAAGCAGTTATTGATGCCTCAATTCCTTTTTGATTGATTTTTGTTCTTCCTGTTTGCTGTAATGCAGCAGTAATACCGCCTAAGTTATGAATGGCTTCTGCGCTTGTACTAAATGATGTAGAATCAAATCCTATAAAAGCATTTCCTATTTCTGTCATTTGGTCCTTAATTCCGCCTGGTCCTGCAATTAATTCCTTTGCTTTTTCTAAATTACTCTTCATCATTTTCATTTGGCCAGGATTTAATTGTTTTGCTTGTTCAAATTGACCAAACATTTCTGAAGCTGATAGAGGTTTTTTGTCTTCTGGTTTAACTTGCATTCCTCCTTTCCATGTTCCTTGGCCCATTTTTGTGCCAATTCTTTCTCCATTTTTTTGAATATCTATTCCTGCCTTTTCAAACAACTCTTGTTGTTTGTGCATTTGATCCATTAGCACTTTTTGTTTTGCTGCATTGATTCCTACTTTAGCTTGAATATCGACATTGTCACTATATCCTGCTTTTAATTTTTTCTGTTCGAGCAATTTTTGCTCAAGTGCTAATTCGTCTAATTGTTGCTGTTGCTTAATTGTTGTTGACTTTTTAAGAATATCAATTTCTTCCCATCCCAACTTATTAAGCTGTATAGCATTTTTAATTTTATCCTGATCAAGATTGCCACTAGCATCATAAATGCCTGCGATCATTTCTTCAGTAACACCGCGCTTTTTTAATTCTTGGTTATATCCTGCCAACCTTGCATTTGTTATTTCTCCCACTTTATCAATTTCAATTTGAGTATTTTTTATTTCTTGATTTAAGTTTTTAAATTCTTTTATTACGGCATAACCAATGTATGCAGCAAGAGCAACCGCAGCAACACCAAGAGCAGCCATAGGATTTGCAGCAGCAGCCTTCAATGCATTACCAAACAATCCACCAGCCTTAGCGCCTGCTGCTCCGAAATTATTTGTAACCATCGCTCCAAGACCACCAACTATTCCCTTAATAAAGGCAGGGCCCAAAATGGCAGCAGCCAGGAGCTTTCCTGCATCACTCTTTGCAACAGTTTTAAATACATCCCACCAATCAATATTATCCCACCATACCTTAACCTTCTCCCACAACAAATCAAGAAGTTTCATAAAGGCATCTCCAAGCAATTTCATTGGTCCGCCCAACTGCTCTGCTGCCATTGCCAATCCATCCATAAGGGCGTTTGTTCCTCCTTCAGCGCCCTTACCAAAAGCTTCACTCATTGCATCTGTGAAAGAAGTATCTCCGCCAATCCACTTTACAAGACCGGTTATAAATTTGGTCATGCTGTCTATAGCAATAACCAAGCCAGACAAAATAATCTGTCCAACAGCTTTAAATGCAGATTTAAAGCCGTCAATTATTTTTGACATCGCAGTCTCTTGATCTCCAACCATCCCAAAGAATGCTTCTCTTAATGCATTAAATAATTTTGAAACTGCTTGTTTCGCCTTTTGTGGGTCTGACAAATCTTTAAAGAATTCAGTAAAAGCTGAAGAAACTTTTCCTCCTAATCTTGCAAATTTTGCAGGATCAAAAAATTCTTTAATTCCCTGAAGCATTTTTTTGACTCCTGGAAACATCTTAACAAATGCTTGACCAACTCGGCGACCAGCAAATTCTGCCTGCCAAAGAGCCTTTCTGATATTTCTCATTACTCCCCTAAACTCACCTGCTCGACGCATTCCTTTCTTAAATCCTTCTGCAAAACGATCAAAGAATCCACCAGTTTTCTGGCCATCTTTAATAAGTCTTTTAATGCTATCAGAAAGCTTTTCCATTGCTTCGACTTGCGTAATCTGGGCTTGTTCAGCATTTTGTCCTGCTGTTGCTATGTCTTCATAAGATGTTCCTTGTTTGTCTAAGGCAAAAACAGCATTAAGTGCCTGATCTTCAATCCCAGCAGTTGTTGCAAGATAATTTCTTTCTTGCCTTGTTAGTTTGGTAATATCTTTTCCAGTTTGATAAAACGCCTTTCTAAGAGCATCCACTCTCTTGGCTGGGTCTTGCTCTTTGATCATTTCCATGGCATCAATGTTGATGCCAAATGCTTGTGCCAATTTTGCTGCACTTTCTGCTGCATCTTCAAAGTTATCAAATCTATCAACAACACCTAAAAGATCTTTAAAGTCTGCTCCAAGTTTTCTAGAGTAAACAGACAACTGAGCCATTTCTCGAACACCAACCGCTCCAAATGTCTTAAGGTCTTTTGACATTTCTCCAATATCACGACCAATGACCTTTTGAGATATTCCAAATTGTTTTCCAAGCGACGTTGTAAAATTTGTAGCAGATCTTAATGTTAATTCAAATGACTCACCAGTCCCTTGAGTTAGCTGAGCGAGTCCTTTCATATGGTCTCCTGAAAGTCCCAATCCCTTTTGATATGCTGCGAAGTGCTCTGCTTGCTGGGCGATTTCTAAACCAAAAGCATGAGCAACCGGACCGAGAGCTTCAAATTGTTCTTTAACAAATATTAAGCGTTCGGCCATTGTCCCAAGAACTCTATATGTAGAGAGTCCTGTTTCTGCCAACTCTCCTCTTAGACTTTTATAACCCTGAATGACATGCTTAGACAAATCTTCGTCAAAATCACCAAATGCATCACGAGTTTCTTCAAAAGCTCTTGCCAATTCATTTCCGCCGCCACCGCGATTTGCTTCTTTTACAAATTCATTAAAGATTTTAAATGGAATTGATAAAATTGATTTTCCAATAGAAAAAATACCTTGAGTTACAGCACCGGCAAGACCTAAAATTCCAGATAGTCCAGTAGAAATAATTGAAAATGTTTTTCCAATTCCATCTGCCATACCGCCAAAAGCAGCTCCAACTACTGAGACTTTTTTTGCAGATTCTCCATATTTTCCAATTAAACCATCAAATCCTTCATTAGTTTCGTCTAAAGCTCCAGAAGTAACAGAAGACATATCTTGACTTTGCTTTCCAAAACTCTTAGCTTGGTCAGCAGCCAACTTTAATGAATTTTGAAGATTCTTTGCCTTATTGACAGCCGAATCATTCATTGATGCCTTAGAAAGCGATTCAACCATTTCTTTAGTTAGATCGACTTGCTCGCGCAAACTACGAGTGTTCGCATTCATTATTCTTTTTTGCTCAGAAAGCAACTTATTTAATTGTTGCTGAACATCAACATTGTTTGCATCGGCCATAATGAGTTAAAGTTAAAGCTCCTGCCATAAATATCTTCTAAATCAAGAAAATGGCAGGAGCTTTATGTTACGGTCCACCGAATCTTAATAAACGCGTTGGAACATTTGTTCTTTCTTTGTTTTGTGCAGCTCTTATCTCTGGTGTATTATGATGAGGAGCCTTTGATTCTCTTATTTCAGGTGACTTATAAGCTTCAGGATTTGCTGCCTTCAGTCTTCCCTTTAAGAATTCTTTATCTTGTTTAGATAATTGTTTATTATCTTCATCGTCAGATTTTCCATTTTGACGTTTTAATTCTTTTGAAATTTCATTAATAAAAAATCTTCTTAAATTAATTGGCAAAAATCTTGCTTCATGATAAGTAAATCCACCATAATACATTAAAAGAAAAATTTCTTTATTATATATTGTTTTATCACTCAGGCCAAAAAAAGCCCGCACCAAGGGGCATACTCACCTCCTCTTCATTTCCACAGGCTGGGCATGAAGATTCTTGTTTCATTATCATTCCTGGCTCATGTTTATCAATATAGCTTCTCAACGCCTTGGAGTCTCCTGCTCGCATTCTTTCAACAAATCTTGTAATATCTGGTTTTGAAGTAATATCTCCAACTTGAACAATGCAGTGTTTTAATCTTGTAGTTACATAAGAATCTTGAATTGAACCAAGTTTCTTCATTTTTTCTTGAATAACATTAATATTCTCTTCATCTCGGCCTGTCAAAAATTTAAACAAAACAGTATGTCCTGTTATTGGTAATTTAAATTCAAAAAGGTTTTCACCTGGTCTGACTGGCTCAATTGTCAATCTTTTAACAGGAAGAGCACCAAGATTAAAATCATTTTCGTAAGTGTGCTCACAGGAAGAGCATTGAATCTCTGCTGAATACTTTGCACCATAACCTGTGATTCTCAAAGCTACCATGATTGCATTTCGGTCACCAGAAACCATATCTTGGACATCAATTGATTTGTCCATTAGACAGCTTTTAATAAGCTCTGTAATAACTGTGCCTTTCTTTATTAGGGCACGAGAAGTCAAGATATCTTCTTCTCGTGCTGTCATTACTCGAATATCAACTGTTTCTCGATTATATAAACTTGATTTATCTGAATAAATTTTTCCATTTGATGGCAATGGAACAGTTTCATTTGGAACATCATCAATAAACATCTGTCCACCTGTTGCTGGTTGTCCAAAAACAGCATTTCTTTGTTCTCTTGTTGCGTCTTGTATATTTTGTGTATATTGAATATCTGACATATTAATTTTGAGTCCTGCTAAATAACTTGTCTTCTTTATAATAGAACAAGCTACGCGCTTTGTTAAAGTGCATTTAGCAAAGAGTAAATATATGCTATCTCAATTTATTGGAAATGTTTATAAACTTGTTATAAATAAATGGCCTCTTTCTAAAAAAGAGGCCATTGTAAAGAGGCAAGAACGAAGACGAGCGTTAGTATTGCAAAACTGCTAAGTCAAATTTAATTGAAATTGTAATGTCTGCACTTTCCATATTATCGTATCCAAGCTCACCAAAGTCGGCGGATTCAATGAAGGCGCCTTTGATATCCCATAATTCAACAACAGCACCAAGAGGATCAAGCATTTTTAACTGAATGTCTCTTTTATAGAAATCTGCATAACCACCACGTTGAGTAACGTGTTCATGGCCCAATCGAATCCATTCCATAACCTGTTGGGCGCCGGATGGAGCAATAGCATCATGAAGTGCTATTTCCATTGATTCAAATTTATATTTTGAAGCAAGATATCTTGTTGCATTGATATAGTGCATTTCAATTGGTTCAGTTGCGAATTTTGGTCGAGCTGCGCTTTTAAGAAGAAAGGCATCTATACCCTCGATAGCCAAAAACCAACGAAATTTTCGTTTTGGCTCAAATGTGTTTGCCAACATGTCTTGGACTTCTAAAATTTCTGCCATAATAATCTCCTATAATTCTATATATCTCTTAGCTCAAAAAACTATCTACTTTAAATCTGAACTCCATTATTTGAAACAACGAAGTCAAGTCCTACAAACTCTACAGTTCTTGTAGGTTGAACGTAAATAATTCCACGAATTGTGTTATTTTCAACATCTGCTTGTGTTGTTGTTGTTGTATCAATTTTTACTTTGAATCGATCAAGTCCTGATTGTTCCTGTACTCTATTTAGAATTGGATTTACTCTTGAAGCAAATCTATTCAAAGTATCTTCACGATTCGGTTCAAATAAGAACCCATCAGCTACACGACGGATTCGGCGACGAAGCTCCAAAAGAAGTCGACGTACATTGATTCTGTCAAGGGCACTTTGTGTAGCAAGTAATGTTTTTTGTCCCCAAACAACAACACCAGGACCTCCTGGAAAAGCTGTGATAGGATTGACATCTACTTCATAGAGGTCATCAATATTTGCTCTATTTAGTGCAACTGCTGAAGCACTTACTCGTGCCATTACTCCACGAGTAAAACCAGCAGGAGCGAACCATGGGAATGCAATAGCATCATTCAATGCATAAGCGCCAATAACACCAACTGAAGGTGGAACCTTGACTTTGGTATTTGTTGCAGGATCCAAGATTACAAGATCTGGGAAGTATGCAGCCGCAAAACTTGAATTAAGTGCCCTTGAAGCAAATGAGTTTACAGTATTTTGAACATTTATACTTTGAAGTGAAGAAGTAACCACAGTGTTAACTGTATCTCTTTCTTCAATATCCATAATATAAATGGCATCAAATCTTGATTCAACAGTATTTATTGCAGCATCAGTAATTATTGAATGTCTAATTCCAGGAATTGCAAGAACATTAATATCTACTTCAGATGTTATTCCCATCAAATCTAGTGCTTTACGATAAGTTTTGACAGTTGGTCCATTATCTTGACCACGAGCAACAAAGTTCATTTCTTCAACAATAGCACGATTGTTGAGGTCTTTTTCATTTCTATTGAAAATATTTGTTCCATCAAATCCTCCCTGTAAGAAGAATGAGAATTTGGCCAATGATCTAACTCCAAGAACACTTAAGTCAGTTGACAAACTAAACGCTCTTGTTTTATTTGTTTCATTCGCAACAATATTTCCTTGTCGAACATATGACCATTGTTCAATTGTTTTTAAGTCTGCTTTTCCATTTGAACCTGTAACAACCTGAATCTTCTCAAGAGAGAATTGATTGTTATTGAATCTATCTGCATCAAGAATTCCATTTGCAGTAGTGTCAGAAACTCCTGCATTGTCTCCAACAACCATATTTTGATTTACGGTCATAAATCCAGGAATATATTTTGTAAAGCTTCTTACAGTTGTTTCTTGTTCGTTGCTTTTGTTTGGCTCTGTAGCAGAAACATTCTTTTCAAATTGAACTCCCCAATAAAGATTACGATTTGCAACTTTTTTAGGGTCAACTCCTATTGCAAGATTTTTTCTGAATGGAACAGGAATTTCAACCGCTCGTTTTAATGCATCTGCATCAGATAAATAAGGAGCTGTTATTGCTGCCAATGGTGCAGTTCCAGAAGTAACAAGATGGTATTTTCCTCTAAATCCTGTAGGTAATGCTTCTGGCTCAATGTCTCCATTAAGCACTTCATTTGTTACTTCTACTCTAATTCTTGAAGAAATATTTGGGTAATTTCCTTCAACAACAATTTTTTGCGAAGAAGTTGTTTTGTCAAAATCAAAGTATATTCTTTGATCTCCAACAGCTCTTGCAATAAATCTTTCAGCAGATGGATTTAATGAAACTCCACGATAGCTTTCAAGAACAATTTTTTCATCATCTGTATCATCGATATCTCGAATAATAAGATCGAATGTTCCAAATAAATTTTCTTCGGAAGAAGAAGGAGCTATATTTTCAATTGAGATCTTGTAACGCTGAGCATCTGATTCTCCATCAGATAATCCATAAATTCTAAATAAGTCTTTTGGAGAACCTCCAAACTTTTGAGAAATTACATATGGGCTCTTTGGAGCACTAAATCTGTCTTCCCAGTTTTCATAATTTGGAACAGTTGCAGAGCCAAGATTTCTTGCTAATGAAGAGGTTGAAAGGAATGCAATTTCCTCTTTGCCTGCGCCACCTGCACCAGCACCTGATGCAGCAACAATAAGGCCAACTCCTGTAACAGCAGCGATAGAAGAATGAATTCCATAATCGCTATGAAGGAAATAGCCTGCCTTTTCAAGATTGAAAGGATCTTGATTTAAGATATTTGCAAAATAATTTGGAGCACTTTGATCAAAGGATGCTGTAATTACATTTGGAAATCCTGGGTCTTCTTCTTTATGTCCATTTAGAAGAATTACGAATTCTTGTTTTGCTGTTGCTCCGTCAAGAAGAACAACAGAACCTGTCATATTTCCTTGTAAGTTGTGGGCGCCAGCAATTGCCGAAAGGCTTGTGCTTGGAGCAGCTGAAGCGCTCATCGAAGATGACAGGCGAGGAATAACCCCAGAAGCCGCCATAATGATTCCACGAATCATTGGATGGGACTTTGTTCCACCTTGAATTCCCGCAGCAGAAAATACGTCCGAGCCAGCAGATTCTGACATGAAACAACCTAGAAAATAAAGTCGTCCAGGAGATCCATTTGAAACTGCATATGAATTATCTCCAAAATTTCCATTATCTCTTGGTTGTTGCTCTCCGACTACAAATCCAGCAGAAGCAACGCTTCCTGCATTATCTCCTGTTGTAAGTCTTTTTTCTCCTCTTCCAACCCCAAGAACTCTAAGATATGTTAATGAAGTTGCATTTGCCAACCATTCCCCAGCAGCTAATGGACCAAATTTTTCCCCATCAGATGCTCCGAACATTGCTTGGTAATTTTGAATATTTCCAACAGTAATTGGAACAAAGGCAGGTCCACGTGTAGATGTGCCAATAATACCAGCAGGTGTGCCAGTAGGCCCACTAACTGATGGCCCTGATAAGTCTATCTCGGTTGCACTAACGCCAGCGCTTTTGAATGTCAATTCTGTCATTATATTCTCCTAATGTAAATACTCATCAAATGTAGAAAACGCGTTATTAGAATATTACTCCAGCATTAGTAATTACGAAGTCAACCGCAATAAATTCGACTGTTCTTGTTGGAACAATGACAATTCGACCATTTAATTTATTTTGCTCAACATCTTCTTGGCTATTATTTCTATTATCCATAATAACATCAAATCTTTCAATTCCAGCCTGGGTTTGAATCAACCCAAGTTGAGGAACAACTTGATTTACAAATCTTGCTCTTGTGTCTGGAGTATTTTGTTCAAATACAAGATTTCTTGCAATTCTAGAAACAATTCTTTTGATTTCAATAAGAAGTCGACGAATGTTTACGCGGTCAAGCGCTGTTCTTGCAAGCTGCAAACTCTTTTGTCCAAAAATAACAAATCCGCTATTTGGAAAGTTTGCAATAGGATTTATTCTTGCGTCATAAAGGGCATCACGATCCGATGTTGTTAATCTAACATCTAGATTTCTAACAAAGCTTAATGAACCTCTATTAAATCCAGCGGGTGCAAACCATGGGAATCCAACTCGATCGTTGAATCCAAGGGCAGCAATGGCAGCAACAGAAGCAGCACATTTTACAACTTTATTATTTATTTCATCTTCTACAAAAATATCTGGGAAGTAAACTGCTGAATAATTGTTGTCAATTGCTCGACTATCAAAATTTTCTGCTGTTTTTCGAACATCTGGGCGTGTTCCTTCTTCGTCTCCGAATAAACGAACACCTGTATCGTCATAGCTTGGAATGTCCATGACATAAAGTGCCAATGCAAATTCTTTGGTCTTTGTAGCAACATAGTCCGTAATGAAACTATCCTTAATCCCTGGGATTGCTAAAATATTTACAGAAGGAACTTGTGCTCCATTTGCAGACAATGTAAATGGATCTGTAAATATTCTAGCAGCTGTTTTATAAGAGAATACTGCATTATTTTCTTTTCCAGAACCTGCTGGATTGTATGCCAATCCAGGAGCTAAATATGATTCTTCGGCAGCCCCGCCAGTATCACTTGACGATGCCTTATCGCTAAATCTTGAAGAGTTTTTGTCAAGAATGTTTGTTCCGTCAAATCCTCCCATCAAAATATTTGTGAATTTATTGAATGTTTGGAATCTATTGAAATCAACAGAAGAAGTAAGACTTACTAATGTTCCAAGAGTAATTCTTCCACTTAAAACTCCATCAGAAACTTTATATTGTGTTGCATCAGGATTTGCATTTCTAATATAGGCCGCTTCTCGCATGTGCTCAGCAGCAGTACCAGTAAGGTGGGCTGTGCTTGTGTTGCTAAATGCAACACGGGCCAATGTGAATTTTCCTTCATTGAAAGAATCAGCTTCAGAACCAGTTACTAACATGTCCAATCCGCGAAGTCCGTGGAATTTAGAATATGCAACAGCAAGATTATTTTTTGCTTGTGTTGTATTACTATTCAATGGAGATGTATTTCTTTCAAGTTTTGCACCCCAATACAATCTACCATCTACTTCTTCTGAAACCCCAGGATTTCCTGCGAAACCTGTTGTAGAAATGCTTCCACGAGTAACCTTGAATCGATATGGAAGAGGAGGAATAATTGAACCAGAAAGAGGAGCAATTGAACCTGAACCTCCAATTCTTGCTTGAGTTATTGCTGGTGTTGCATCAGTAAGAAGATCATTTGTTTTTAATCCTCCAAATCCTCTGAATCCAAATGGCAAAGATTTGGCAGGAATGAGCCGTCTTTCAACTGCTTCATTCATAACAATTCTTACTACTGAAGAACGATTATTATAGCGGCCTTCATCAACAAGTCGACGCTCATCATCAGAGTCTGCATCAAACATGTATTTTATTTTTCGATCGCCAATACGACGAGCAACATATTCATCTGAACGAGGGTCTAAACTACATCCAGGAAATCTTTCAATAATTTGAGGATCTTGATCTGTGTCTTCCCAATTTCTTACTTGTACAGTAAATGATCCAAATGGATTTCCTGGGTCTGTGCTTGCGCGAATATCTGCAATAGAAATCTTAAACTTCTCATTTGGATAAGCTCCATCATCTAATGCTTCAAAATGGAACAAATCAAATTCTGTCGCACCAAATGGTTGCGAAATAAAGCTAGTTGTTTTTGCAGATGAGAATCTTGTATCAAAATGACCAAAAGCGTCAGAGAATGTCATAGCGGCATCACCTGAATCATTTGAAGTCAAGTGAGAACCAGACAAAATTGCAACAGAACCTGCATCCGTTGAGATTGTGGCAATCTCATCGTCAACAGCAAAATCAAGATAAAGAAGATGTTGTTTCTCAGGAAATCTTTCAGGATTTTTATTTAAAATCTTTCCAATATAATTTTCAGAACTTGGATTGAAAGATGCTGTAAATACAGTTGCTCCAAGAGTACTACTTAAAACAAGTTTAAAATTACTCTGTGCGTTTATGGTCGCAAGATCGTCAATGTCGTTCCAAGTTGATGGAGCAGCTTCGTCTCCATTTAGAACCATAAATCTAGAACCACTTGTATTAAATATCATTGCTCGAACAACAAATGCGTTGTCAGAAGCTGCTGTTGCCAAATAACTATCGTTATCGGTGAAAACAGGCATTCCTATTGCTTCATTTGTTTGCACTTCATGTTTCGCAACTAAAAATTGAACAGAGCCAACTTTTTTATTTGTTCCAGCTGCTACAGTTCCAGTTACAACAAATCCTGCACTCTTAACTTGGTCAGTTAAACGAGTTTTTTCAATGTCATCTGTTGTATCATTGGCTCCAGCTCCAAGAACACGAATATATGATAAAGCAGATCGATTATCAAGCCACCTTTGGGCAGCATATGTTCCTGGGTGTTTGGAATCTAATGTTCCAAGCCGTGACTCAAAATCTGCGAAAGATCCTAATGTCACTGGTACGAATGCGGGTCCTTTTAGGGCTGTACCAATGATGCCTGCTGGCACCCCCGTTGGGCCTTCTTGACGCGCTGTTAAATCGATTTCTCGATCAAAAAATCCTGCACTTCTGAATGTTTGCTCTTTAGCCTTGACCATTCTGTTTGTTCTCCTTGCCTACAATAAAAGGGGTGATTAACTATAAATAAGTAGTGACCATATAATCAAAAACATATTTTTACTACAAAGGCTCTTTTATGGAATTTCAATATCCAATAGCCTCCGCGAGCTTATTGTAGTTTCTCCCGCTCTTGCGTTTCTTCTTTGAATTCTCACAAAAGCTCTTTCATCTTTTCCAGAAAATGGATCTACAATAACAGTTCTTTCAAATACGTCTTCTAGTCTTTTAATTGGCCTACCTCTATTATCTAAATTCTCAATATTATCTAATAAAAAATTGTCAGGTTTCCCTGTTGGGGCTGTCCCCTGATCTCTTAATTGTTCTAAGTCACCTTCAAGTATTCCAAAAGAAACTTGAGGAGCCGATAAATAACGACGAAAAGGAACCATATCTCCACCATTCAAATTTGCCAACATATAAGCAGTTACTTCTACATTAAAAACATATTTATGGACCCTTTCGTCATCTGTAAATTCTTCAAAATTATCTTGTGTTTCTATTTCGTCTCCAAAATATGCAACAAAATAATAACCTTTAGCCGTTGTTAATTTATATGTTCTTCCTTGCCCATCATAATTTGTCATAACTTTTTCAATCATTTGATTCATATGGGTTTGAAAACTTGTCCAAAAAGTTACTTCATATTTAACAGAATATCGAATAGGAAAGGGTATTGTAATAATTTCAGTTATATTTTGTGTTGTTTTTGCATTTTGAAGCAATCCGTCCGATGTCTTATTAAATGATTGTCTTCTTGAGGCAAGAGTTCCCGGTAGTGCCCCTATTTGATTTGCATTGTCTAGAAAATTATTTCTAGATGAAACATTCTCTTGGTTTTTTAATCCAAGTTTATTTATTGCATTTTGATATTTTGGATCTCTTGAAGAAAGTCTTTTTTTAATTACAAAATCACCAGTATCTTGACCAATAGCACTTCCCATATTTTCTTTTGCTTGGTTAATTCCGGTTCTTCTTATTGAGATAATTGGAAGAACAAGTGCTCCGCTCTTGTCTCTAATTGGATTCCTTCTTTCTCTTAATGCAAATCGTTCTCCAGTTGCAAAAACAACAGGAACCTTTTTTTCAAATTGATTAATGCTTTCATCGTCACGTGAGACAATATAGATTTGATTGTCTTTATCAAAAAGATTAAACATTGCTCCGTCTACATCTTCAATTCCTAAAGATGGAATTTTAAAATCTTCAGGGACATTGGCTCCTTCATATCCAGACAGAATTCTATTTCCAATCGGTTGATTGGTCATTTCTTTTTGCGTAGTCATTTCTTATAACTATATCTATTCAATCAACATGAAATAAATTTTAATTTATTCATCTTCTCCATAAAATGCATTGCCAGCTCTTTGTGTTGTTCCAAGATTTGAAATTTCTGCTGGTTGTGAAATAGGAGGATCGAGAACGCCCTTATCGACAAGATCATGCCTATCTCCAGTTTCTCCTTCTTTATTTTCAGAGAATCCTCTTTGCTGAACAAATCTACCCTGAACAGCATCATCATCATTATAAAATTCATTTGTAGGACCAGGAGGCTTAATCGCAAAGTTATCTTTACGAGCTTGTCGAGCTGTAAGCTCAATTCCATCTGTATATTCTATTTGCCCATAAATATTTCTATGTGTTTTTATTGTTGTAATTTCATAAATGTCAGCACCGAAACTAAAAAAATCTCCATCTTTAAGAGCAATTTCTTTTTGAATCATATCTCTTGATTGGATATAAACCTTAATTGATAAAATTGAATCTTGTCCAAATTTTGTTGTTTTTACTTCGGCTGGCTCCCAATTTACAATACAATTTATTTCAATTGCCTGTTCTACAATTTTTTCAGGAGACTCTTCATAAATTGCATGAATCTTTGTTTTGTCAAAAGAAATTGGAAAATAATATATTTTATGCCCAATTATGTCTTTAGTGACTTCCTTTGAAATGTCATTAATAAAGTCAATTTCTCTTGGAGTTATAAATAATCTAGGCATACAAATAACTACTCTAAATAAACTACATTAAAAATGTTTTTCCGACACAAGAATCTAATAGATTTTCTATTCTTGAATCAATTTGTTTTGCATAATATTCTAAATCTCTGTTCCACATTCCAACCAAATCAGGATCTAATGCAGCAACTGACTGTTTTCTACCAAATGGAAGATTTTTAATAATTAGAGATTCTGGCAATTCTCTAAATTGAACGGAGCCAGTTATTATATATTGTGCAAATAATTCATAAAAAAATTCATAATAATTTCTTATATTATTTTCTCTAGCAGACTTAAAATTTCCAATTTGGTTAAAGAAAAGAGATAAAAGTTCTTCCTGTCTTTCGTTATTTTCATTTTCCCAAAATCTTATATTTTTAAAAAATCCATCACTTTTTAAAGACTCTAAAGTTTTGTCATAAACTTCTTCAGTAATTCTTTTTGTTAGTTCAACAACCTCTGCAACAAAATCTTTCCATTCAGGAATATCTCTTCTTACCGAATGTCCAAATCTATGAGCCATAATCCAGGCAGTCATTGGAACCTTTTCATCTCCCATATTTCCATTAAAAAGAATTGTTATACCAGATGGACTATTAGGAACAGGCTCTCCAACATATTTTATATATTCTGTACTAAATTTAGAACCAGGCTGAACAACACCATATTCTCTATATTCTGGCTTATTCAATTGAGGAACTTTTAAAAGATAAATATCAAAAGTATGTTCAGTTTTTTCCCATTTTTTTATGATTTTTTGAATCGCTTTTGGATTAGATAAAAGTTTCCGATCTTGAGAGGAGAAAGCTCCACCAGGCTTATTTATTGGAGTTCCAATTGTTTCAAAGTCTCGAATAGGGGCTTCTTGAAGTTCTTCATTATCAATTCTGACGTCTTCCCTATTTCTTGGCCTTGACCGATATCCTGCGTCCCATCTTTTTATTCTTTGGCCTCTAACTTGTTTTTTATTAAATTTTTCTCTTGGAGAGGCATTCATTGATTTTTCTATAGAACCAGGAGTCAAATCTTCAACTCCAACATCCCAATAATCTGCGGCATTAATAATATCTTCTTCTGTCGCTTTAATTCCTGATTTTGTAGCCCAATTCAATACAGCATCATAAGCCTGATCCCAATTGCTAGGCACTTCTTTTTCTTCAAAAGAATTGTCCATATCATACATTGGATCCTTTTCTAAAGGATTTGCCCCATATAAAAAAGGATCTTCTTTTTGATCAAATTCTCCTTGTTTGGTCTCTTGGTGATAATCATCATAAAGATCATCAAATATTTCTTTTAATATAATATTTTTTTTCATATTATCTATCCGCTAATAATCATTTTAGGCATGGGAATACCGCGAAGTTGCCTCATGAGATTTTCAGACTTGTCGGCCTCTCGCTCTACAAGAGCAGAATAAGTAAGTTCATTTAATTGTTCTCGAATTTGAGTAATCAGTCTTTCTTTGTCTGCATATCCTCTTTCCAACAAGTCATCATAATTAAGTTGAACATCTGAATTTGGAACAGGTATATTTCTTACTTTTCCACGAATAAACCCTAATACAATCATGCAAAGAGCAAGACAGTATTCTCGAATCCATTGACGACCAACAGCATTAATTGAACTAAATGGAACATCATTATAAGGAATATTTCCTATATTTGAGATTCCAAATATACTGTCATCTTGTGGAGAACCATAAGATCCACTATTTGTATTAAATGCATCTGCAACAAATTGAACTCTTACAAATAATTTTCTTGGATTATCTCTTACTCTGTTTGGTGTAGGAAAAACTCTTAGTTTGCTTCCAACAATTTTGTAACTATAATTAGATCTTCTCACTCTTTGAGAAAGTTGAAGTTGTCCTTGCCTTAAAAGATCTTCAAATACTGGAAGAACATAAAAAATAGTTTCAGGAGTAAAGCTTTCAAAGTTGAATTCATTATTTAAAAAGTTTAGTGCTGAAGTGCTATCAAAAAATCTAAATGCAACAGCTGGGCTAAAGTGAAAAACTTCAGTTACTCTAAATGGCTGAACAGATCCAGATGGTTGTAAATTTATTAAAGGAACTCCCGCAGCATTAACAAGCTCTGTAGGCAAATCATAATCTTGCCGTCCATATTCAAGAGTGATTGAACCTGACATCTCATTTTGGTATCCGGCATAAGAAGCAGCCATAGAATAAGGCGCTGCTTGCCTCAATAAGAACTCTAATGTTTCTCGCGGATACAATCCTTGAACATTTGAGCCAGTAGGCTGCCCCATTATATTTGCCAAGTTTGATTTAGCTTGAAATTCAAGAATATAAGCATTCCAAGTCAAAACTGACTCTTCTAAACATCCATAGATTGCCTTACTTGTTAGTTCTACTGATAAAACGTCATCTCCAAGTTTTCGCTTGACAAATGTGACCATATTATCAGCAAATGTTTGAAATGGTACTTCTGAATCGAATATTCCAAAATTTGTTGGATTTGTTACATTTGCGAAAGCCATAATAATGATAAATATGGAAACAAAGCCGAAAGATAAATACTTATATGTAAGATGATTCTAAAAGACTTTATTCAAGAACTTTTAAAAGAAAATATAGTAAAAATGCAACTTGAAGACAAGAACAATATTGAATCAGATATTCAAGATTTTCTTGCTTTTTGCATAGAAAAATTAGAAATTAAAAAATCCCCAACAATCTCAATTGTCGAGGAGAACCCAGGTGGTAGTCATGGCGCTTACTGGCCAGACAAAAGAACAATCAAAATTGTTGGTCGAGGAAGGTGCTTGTCAGATATTTTACGAAGCCTTGCTCATGAATTGGTACATCACCAACAAAATGAACAAGAACGTATTAAAATAATAAATCAGGATGGTGTAGGCGGTCACATTGAAGATGAAGCCAATTCAGTTGCTGGCCAACTTGTAAAATCTTATGGGATAAAAAATCCTAAAATTTATAAAATTTATTAATTTTTATTTATTATAAATTTTTTGATAAATATCCATTTATTAATTCAATAAGATTTCCCAAATTAGAATTTACAATTTTCATTTTATTTTTTAATTTATTATCTATTATAGAGTTTTCCCAAGCTCTATCTTCTGTCAAAGATTCTAATACTGATATTTTAGATAAAAAATCTTTTATATTTATTGCTATTCTATAATACTCCTGTTGTGGAAGTAGAATATTTTTTAAATTCCAACGTTTTATTGAATCAAGATAATTTGACAAAATATTTGTCATTACTTCTGTTACCTTTTTGCTTTTTTCTTCACTTTCGTCTTTCTCTGATAACTCAATAATATTCAATAATCCAACCATAAGCTCTTCTAATTCTTTCAAAACATTAGAATGAATATTTTCAATTGGTAAGATATAATTTTTATACAATAGTTTTCTTCCGGCCATTGAATAAAATAAAATAAAAAACCCTTTTACATTTCTTGATTCAATAATTTTATTTAGTAGAGACTCTGGGAGTACGCCCCAATCATAAACTTCTAAAAACTCATAAGCTTGAATAATCTTACTTAAAAATCCTTTATCTAAAAGCCTTATCATATTTACATTTGAAATACCAGGAAGTATAGATTTTAAAACTTCCAAAGTTACATTGTCTAATGTAAGATAATTAATAATAATATCGTCATCTTCTTCTCTAATTTTAGGAAAAATTTTTCTTCTAAAAAATTCACTATTTATATCGGCAAATTTTATATATTCATCTAATTCTTCTCTTGAATATGTTCCATTAATAATTTTTGACAAAATTGATGATTCTTGCTTTTTTGCATTATCTATACAAATCGATATTATTTTTTCTCCATTTTTATATAGCCCTGCCAATTCTTCAGGCTTGATAGTGCCGTCTTGTGCATCCCAAAAGTTGACAGCAACAACATTATTTTCAGTATCTCTTTCAACAGATATTGCTATCTTTGAATTAATTGAATCATTATAAATTTTACTCAATAAAAAATAAAAGATTACATTATTTGATTTATATCTCTCATAATATTCTTCTTCTTTTTGCGCGATGCACCACTTTGATCCTTTGCCATAAATGACGCAAGCCTCTTTTGAATCAAGACGAATAACAAGAACTTCATCATCTTCGTATATCTTTTTAGAGCCTTCTTTTTTTGTTTTTCTTTTCTCTTCAGACTTTGATGAGACATCAGATAGAGCCGACTTTAATGTGTCTAATGTTTTATATTGCTCTATATCCTGTTTTGAAAGTAATTTCTGCTTTTTTTCAAAATCAATAATAATTGAATGAATATCTTTAAGAGAATACCCATTTGCAAATTGTCGAACCATCCAATTAGAATATTTTTTTGTTTTACTTGGATCAAGACTATAAATCTCTTCTATGTCATCAGAAGAAATATTATTATATTTCTTTTTTAATAAATCTAGCTTTCCCTCCATTAAGGAAAATAATTCATTCAAATATGTCTTAATTGGACTTGTCATATATGATTATAAATATTTACTTAAAATTAAAGAGCCCATTATGGGCTCTTTAAAACAATTTAAATCTAAATTATTATTCGACTATATAATTATAATAATTATAAATTGTTTCTGGCCATTCATATTCAAACATTGGAAGTAATATAATATTTTTTTCTACTTCAAAAAGTCTCTTATTTGTTTCTTCAATAGAGGTTATGATATTAGGAAATTTATATTTTAATATAAGGCTTTCACAAATTTCTTGTAGTCTCATATTTTTTCCTATGTAAAAGTCAATGAACCTGAATTTCCTACAACAATATAATTTGTTCCATCCGAAACCAAAACCATTGAAGAACCAACAATATTTGCCATCGCAACTTTTCCGCCAGATGATGTACCGTTAGTAAATGGTTTTCCTGTTGTTTCGGCAGAGCCTGAAATAACTCCATGGGCATGTACTGAACCAACTTTGAAAACCCATTGACTTCCTGGGACCAATGAAGCAGCCGGCATTAGTGGGGTTAGGGCAGAAGAACCTGAAATAATATAAGGTTTTCCGGCATGAGCTGGGGTTAGGACTGCGCTCGTGCTGAGTGTCGAAATCTCCTCGCCAGCCATTCCAAGTCCGACGTTTGCAGAAACATCGTCAGATGTTGCCTGATATGAAATAATTCCTTTGTCTGTAATTCTAGTTTTTACGGCCATGATAATAAAATCCTCTCAATTAAATATTGAGCACAAATATCATTTGCCATCTAATAAGAATAATAATTATTGATTTTAATTTTAATATAGGTTAACGATTAGTATCACTTACTTTTGCCTCTGAACCAAGCCTTTATTTCATTTAAAAAATATTTGATATGGCTATACTCTTCAATTAAATAAGAATCATTTATTTTAACATTATCTTCTTCAATATAAAAAGGATTGATAATTTCTTTTACAGATGTTGGAGTTACTTCAATAACATTTTTTATTTGACTGAGCCTTCCATAACCCATTAAAGGGTTATCATATAAATAAATTTTATCATATTTTATATATATTGGATATTTAGAAATATTTGGCATACTCCCGGGGTCCTCAAGGCCATGCCCACATTCCAATTCAGGAAATAACCTTATTATATCCTCAGAAATTTCTTGTCTATTTTTATATTCAAAAAATTGATTATTATCTAAAGCATTTTCGCACCATGTTAATGCATGCAATCTCAATTGTAAATCATTTTGAAGTTCAAAATATCCAACTCTTCCCCTATGCAAACATGACCATTCATATTTGCTTGTTGGTATATCAAAATTTCCCATCATTGGATTTTTATAATCATCAGTTAAATGAGCCAAAACAGGAGACGAACTCCATTCTCTTGAGGCTAAATAAAATGGATAATAAATCTTTCCATTATAAAAGCATTGATCAGGTATTTGTGATGTCATTTTTCATTTCTCCTAACAAACATAAATTCCTTTGTTTATTTTTGTTGGCTCAATTTTTTTAATTAAATCATCTGTAAGTTCAGAAATAAAAATAGTTTTTCCAAAAACAGTACATGGCAAGATTGCGTTCATTTCTTCTTCATTTAACTCACATTCATCAACAATCAACAGGTCCAAATGTCTTCCGCAAGCGGTATTCCTTATATTACATTTTGCTTTAAAATGTATTTCTGATCCATTCTTAAAGTAAATTATTGAATTTGACACATTAATGCTCTTTATCTCTTTATTATATAAAGAACCAACAAGCGAACAAAAATGTCTGGCCAAAGCCTGATTATGCACAAGATATAAAATTTGCATATTTGACTTTCTCATTGCAAAATAAGAAGCGAAATAAGAATTAAATACGCTCATTCCAACTATTCTTTTTTTATAGATATTAATGACCATCTTTTGAGATATGTCATCAGGGCCAACTCCAAGATAATAATAAGCAAGCTTTTTATAGTCTTCAGCCAATGTTGCATAACTGGTTATTCCTTCTGGACTATTACAAATCCAACTCCATTTAAATTGTTTTGCCATCCAATCATTGAAATCTATTACGTCTTTTAATTTGTCTGTTATTGTATTTAATTTCATATGGTTTATCTTACCATATATAAATGTCTAATTTATAAAGAAAGGAATTAACTTAAACAAAAAAGGACCCTTTCGGGTCCTTTTGAATCAGTAACACCTAAGTGTTAGATGATGTTGAGATCAAGAACAGTTACTGTTCCGTAGAAGTCACTTCTGACCATTTTCTTACCATATCTGGTCATAACACCTTTTCTTGGTGAGAAATCTTCCTGTGCGAAGATTGTTGGAGTTACGATAAGTGGCACATAAGGTGCGTACACATAACCGGTTTCAAGGTAGTTTCCACCTTTGAATCCAACAAGGATTTTCGGACGTGGGAAGCTTGGATCTTTGTAGACGGTGAATCTATTTCCAACACTACCAATGTTTTCGGCACCGATAGTATGAGGATTTGAAACTTGTCCATTTCCATCGATCTTGTAGCTATTTTTGTAAAGAGCGCTTTGCTCCAAAATTGTAGCTACATCAGGTCCAACAACAATAAAGTTGGCAGAACCGCGAAGGGTTTTCTTATGGATTTCATTTGCAACGTCGATGATAGTTTCAACAAGTGTTTCATACCATTCACGAACGGTTCCAGTAAACTGAGGACCAGTTGCAAGTGTTGAGCTCATTTGAACTTCTGTTCCAGTTCGTTTGTTTACGAATCTACCTGGGGCTCTGCTCCAGTAGTAGTTCGCACCATTTCCTTCGGTAAGGAGATCGTTCAAGATTTCTCGATCGATATCGATAGCGATTTGCTCGGATAGAATCTTTGTAAGCTCGACTTCAGCATCAAGGCTGTGGAAAGCATTAAGATCCTGAGCAAGTTCTGGTGACCAACGTGCTCTCAATTTACGAGTTGTGGCAACTACGCTAATCTGTTCGATCTTAATATCGATTTCAGGAATAGCTGGGTTTGCATCAACGGCAAAATCAGTTTCGAATGAAGGAATGGTAAGAGTGTCTCCATCTGTACTTCCAACATTTAGAGTATCAGAAACTGCCATCGATACACGGACGTTTGCTGAACCGATTGTTGGAACAGAACCGGCATTTGTTAATGCAAGAACCATTTTGATATGGTCTCCGCCCATTGGCTTAGGTGTGAATGTTGTGCCGTTCCAATCTCCTCGTTCATTCCAACGACGAAGGTTTAGAATTCCACGACCACCTTGGAATGTTTCACCCCATGTAGTAACTCCATTTGCTGTTCCCATATCGGTAATAGCAATTTGTTTTACATGATTTACATCGCCAGTTGGGATTGCAGAGGCCAATGCAGCAACGGAAATGAATGCGAAACAGTAGTCTTTTGTTCCAAGATCCAAAGCTTCTTCAATTTGTGGATCGAAAGAGACAAGTCTTGCATTTGATCCTGTGAAGTCACTTGTTGTTCTTACAGTGCCGGCAGCAGCCCAAGCATTAGCTGCACCAGTAAATGCACCAACATTTACGTTGGAACCTGATACAGTTAATGAACCTGAGTGGACTTTTGTAAATCCGCTACCAACAAGGTCATATTGACCACCAGCTGCAAGAGAACCTGAACGAACTCCAGCACCAGTTGGGTTGTTATATAGTGAATCGCCAGCACGATACACTGTATCGGTAGCTGAACCTTCTCCACCAACGTTATTACCATAGGTATAATCGAGGTAGAAAAGCAATCCGGCTGGCAAACTCATAGGCTGCATACTTACCAATTCATTTGAAACCAATCCGCCGAATACTCGACGAACGATTGGGAATGCAACATTTGAAAAGCCTCGAACTTGTCCTGAGCTTGTAAGTGCAGCACCACCGGTTGAAAGGCTTGACGATTCACGAAGAACTTCGGCAGCCTGACTTTCAAGCAATCTTGCCATGTTCTCTTTGTCGTATCCGGTCAATCCTCTAAGAAGACCAGTTTTATTCCATTTTTCTGTAAGGCGTTGTGCCTCTTGTCCAACGTGACGTCCGCGAACGCCTTCTGTTAATATATCAAGATTAAAACTCATATTAAAACTCCTATCCTATTTCTAAATATTCTTTATCCTTTCAAAAATCCTGCCAACTGTCCCCAGCGAGCAAATTCTTTGTTTTCTGATTCAGTGAGAGTGGTTGAGCCAGAGCCAGTTGCTCGGCTTGATCCTCCAATGACCTTTCTCTCTGCACTTTCAGTGAGCTTGCTCTTTGTGTTACCTTTTTCAAGGGCTTCTTTAAGAGCAGTAAATAATTTCTTGACTTCCCGTACAGATTGTGCTTGATCCAATTGCTCGACCACTATAAGTCGTTGTTTTTTGGAAAGATTCTCATTCTGCATGAGTTTTGTTGCATATACTAACTTCGCATTTGAAAGGTTACTTTCGCGGAGTTGTTGTTGTATTTTTTCGTAATTTTCCTGCATATTAAGAATTGCTTTCTTATATGCTCTAACTTCTTTTTTCAAAGGTTCATCAGATTTTTCTTCTTTTTTATCCCCTTGATAAACTTTCTTTGGGTCAGCTTGAATTTTTTTGGACATACTACGAACACCACGGCCACTGCCGCCAGATGCTTTATAAGTATATTCGTCCATTTCTTCTTCGCTCTCATTTACAGAACCAGCTTCTCCAACAGGATCAAGTCCATTGAGATCATTGAAGTCTTCGAATACATCGCCTTCAACTCCTCCACCTGATCTTCCTGCTCCTCCAAAATTATCAAATGAGCCAGGGCCTTTCATCGCTTTCATAGCTTCGCTCATTGCGGCTCTTCTTTTCTTTAATCTTAAAAGTTCTTGTTTAAGCATAACTTCGCTGATTTCAAGCATTTCATCGCCTTCTTGTTGTTTTTTACGTGGAAGACCAGCAGCTTTTCTTTCTTCGTCACTCCAATCTCTGCCGCTATCTTCGCTCCAATCTCTGCCGGTCTTAGCCGAACCTCCAATAGTTGACTTTTTATCTGGATCTGCCTGAACTTTTTGTGACATACTACGAACGCCACGACCACGACCTCCAGATGCTGAATATGTATATTCGTCAATCTTTTCTTCGTCATCCATGTCATCCATTCCAATATCGTCCATTTCGTCTCCACCCATGTCATCGCCCATATCGTCATCCATGCCCATGTCATCCATGTCCATGTCGTCATCCATGTCTTCGTCTGCGGGCTCAACCATTGCTGATAGTGGTGACCCCTCAAGATCGTCAGTGTTTAATCCACTTATAACAATCTTAAGTTCTTCTTCGTTTAGTGAACCAAATTTTTTAGCCATTTTGTAAATCTCCTTAAATAATCCACTTGTTTCATTGTGGACTTTCTCAACCGAACTATCCTTAGTTACTTCCTTTAATTCGGCTATAGAATTGAAGAGTGCTTTAGTTTCTTTTACTAACTTAATACACTCTTGTCCGAATCTTTGTTTTGCCCCGTTTGTAAGGGAATACTCTTCAGCAATAATTTTAAATTTACTAAATTTATTAGAAATTTCTTTATTGCTTTCATTGATTTGTCGAACCTTTACAGGAATCATCAAATTATTTGTGACTTCCCACAACTCTTCAAGCTTTCCTTCGATAAGGTTAGCTGAATTGTCTGGTACGATATTTTTTTTCTTATCTTCTTGAAGCTCTATGAAAGTCTTCTCAACTTCATTTTTTATTTGTCGAAGTTTTTCGCCATAAGTATTTTCATTTACTTTAGCTTCATGAAGCCTATCAATCTTCTCAGAGATTCTTAATGTGCGGACGCCATAATGTTCAGATTTTGCACTGTTCATTTTCATTTGGGCCAAGGCAGCAACAGACTCATTTGTCAATGTCACTTCATCTACTCGCTCATCTTCCTCTTCTTTTTTTTCTTTTTCTTCTTTATTTGGAGAAATAAGAATGTCTTCTTCAACTCCATCATAAGATTCACCAAGCAATTCCCTTTCAATCATATTTTTAATTGTTGGAGTTATTTGTTCTATAATTGCTTGTTTTGCATTTTCTTCTGCAACTTCTCGCAATCTTTTAGCATCTGCCAATGCTTCTTTATGAATGGCTGTCATTATTATAATCCTTTATAATCCTGAGAATAAATATAACGTCTATATCCAAAAAACCAAATGATTATATTTTCTTACCAAAAAAGAGGAAAAATGTTGTCATATTGTTCCTGGCCATATTCTTTTTTCCATTCTTCATCTTCTTCTCGTTCAAGATTTCCACTAAGTCCAATTTCATCTTCATGTTTTGTCATTAGATCTTTCAAAGAAAATACTGGTTCATATTGAGTTTTTTTTTGAGGGAATAAATAGGCAGAACTCCATCCAAATTGAGTACCTCCTGGTACTTTATTCCCCCATTGAGTCATCGCCCCATCTGTATCGCTTGTTCTTGACTTATTTGAGATATAGGTTTCAAATAATAAATGTATATATTCTCTAATCAATTTTTCTTCAGATAACCCAACAGTCGAATCATCAAAATATGTAAATGGATCAGATCTTCTTGAAACATAATCTGATTTTGTTGCAGGCTGATTTCCCATCATATTAGAAAATTTATTTTGTAATAAAGGATCTTCAAATTCTGAATCTTCTGGACTTGATGGTTCATAAGGATCATAAGGAAAAAAATTTGATGAAATTATTCTATTTTTGGCATCTCCACTTAATTTTCCATACCCTTTATTCTGATTTGAATCAGGCATCATGGAATAATATTCTTTTATTTTTTTTACCACGTTGCTTATAACTAGGTTTAAAAATAATAAAAAAGCCCGCATAAATGCGGGCTTTTAATTTCATTCTAATATTGCTTATTAGAATGATTTACCAAAAATTAAAGTGTCAAATTTTTGGTCAGCAATTTTTGGAGCAGTTTCAATTGGAGAAGTTGAAGAGCCGAATCCAGAGCTTGGTGGTGGGAAATTAGTTTCAGGTGCGGGTCCTTTATTCGCCGGATTTGTATCTCCTGGTCCTGGCGGTGTTGGGTTGGGAACAAATCCAACAACACCCGGATCGTCTTGAATTAAATCATCCAAGATATTTGGAGCATTTTTATAATCCATTGAGAATTCTCCAAGAATAGGATTTTCTGTAACAACTCCATCCAAAAGACTTTTTGTAAATATATCTGGCTCGAAGTCAACTGGTGTTGCCGGGAATTGTTCAGCCAATGAGGCAGTATCAGAACTTCCTAAATCTCTTTGTGTTGGATTCTCTACTTTATTTGTTGCCATATAAATCTCCTAGATTATAAATATGTCCATCTAGAAATATTTATCTTGATGCTTTTGCTCTTTGAATCGCCTTTCTAAGACGTTTATTTTCTGCAAGCATTTCTTCTGCTCTCATAGTTTCCATTAAAGCCTCTCTTTGAGAGCGAAGTTGTTTAGCAATTCTAATAGCCTTAGCTTCTTTAATTTTAAGTGCTTCAAGCATTTCCTTTCCAGAAACACTTGGTTTAAGTCCAAGTTTTGATTCCCAATCGATTGGTTTCTCAAGAGTATCTGCATACTCGTCAGGTGTTACTTCTTTTGCTTGTACTTTTTTTAAATCCTTTTCAACTTCGGATACAACTTCCATTACAAGACTTACAAGTTCATTTTTGTCAATTTCTCTAGCCATAATTTTAAAATCTCCTTTTAGCGAAATGCCTTATCAATAAATATACTGTTAATTCTTATTTTCCAGAACCCATTCCATGGAAAGCTAATGCAGCCCAATTTCCTGCCGATTCTGCAAAAACCTTTTCTGGGGCTCCTTGAAATGATTCTTGCCCGCCTGCCATTCTAGATGCGGCTTGTGCTCCCCCTTCATGCGAAGAAGGAAAATTTTGAGATGTTGTTTTTGCAGTATCTGCCAAAATACTTGTAATATCGATAGCACTTCCAGAATCAATATTTCCATTTTCATCTACGCCGATTGTTGTTCCATGTCCAGCCCTTCTAATAGTTTCCATTATTAGTCTATCATTTCCTGATGAGCCAACATTTCTTATATCTCCTCCACCTTCAGCTCCTCCCATTGCAGAAAGAAAAGATAAAGTATCATTACTTACTCCATTTTGTTGAGAAGTTTGGGAAGTGCTCCATTTTCCACCAATCTTGGAATATATTCCATTTGCCCATTCTTTAATATGTTTTCCAGATTTAAATCCATTTCCATAATTTGGAGTCTTTATTGTTTTCCCTTCATAAATCATTTTGCTTTCTTTTCCAGAAGCAATTAGCATTAATTTGTCATAAAGCTCAGGATCTGAAGGTTCTTTGACGACTTTGGACTCAGAAATTGCTCCTAAATTTTTTTGTGCAAATTCTAGAATCACTTCTCGAACTTCATCATCATTTTCGATTAGCTCCAAAAACATTTCTTTTACAAATTCTTTAAATTCAGTTTTTTTCATATTTTATTCAACTCCAGGAACATACCAATATCCTTCAGGTGGTGGACTTGTACCTGTTATTGGATTATAAAGATCTCTTGAAATTGCTGTTAAACCGCCAAAAACATCAACAGCACCACTTGCATGGGACCCTGAAAGCCAAAGATCTCTAATTCTTATTTCAAAATGTTCCGTTGCTCCCTGAAGGACTCGAAATGATTTTTTTCCTTGAACTCCAGATTGTGTAAATCCAACAAAAATAGATCCAGTTCCAGTATTTGAAACTTTTACAAATCTTGTAACGCTAGGAAACTCAATACTTCTAGCATTTGTTACACTTAAAGAACTCGTCACCCAAGGAATCGCTGATGCCTGGTATTCTGCTGTATGATTTACTCCTGGTCTTCCTGCTCCCATTATTTGGTCCCCCATTCAAGGATGTCATTAACTACTCTGTCAATTCTATCGCTTTTATCAAAAAATTTCTTTAATTCTTTAAGATCTACATTTGTCAAATCTCTGCCTTCTTTCATCATGAAGCCACCTGGGGTTGAAGGCTCAGATACGAAATCCCAACAAATTAATTGAAAATCTTCTTGAACAATCTGATGACCATTCGCATCAGATTTTGTAGTTCCAACTCCACGAGAAGAAATTCCAACAGTTACATTTGCCTCAACAAGATTTCTTAAAGTATCTCCATGTGGAGTTGGAAGTATTTCTACTTTTCCATAAATAATGTCTCCATCCATCCAGGCTTCTGTTACAAGATGAGAAACTGTCGTTAATTCAATAATTGAACTATCTGTATGGTCAAGAGAACCGGTTGCACGTCTTTCTCGAATCAATTTTTGATAATTTCTTAACTCTTTTTCCAGTATTCTTTTTGGATAAATTCTTCCATTTTGATTTAAAGTATCTGCTCTTTGCAATATACCCTTCATTGTCAATTTGGGCTTTCCATTATTATAAGAAGTTTTTTCTTCTTTAATAATTTCTCCTTCAAATTTTGTCCATTCTGTTAAAACTTTTTGCATACTAATTCCTAATCTCCTGCCCAAGCTTTGAAATATCTAAGAATTTTTCAATTTTCTCATCATCAATTGAATCAATGTTTTCTTTCAAAATCAATGATTTTGCTTTTTTTAATTTTTCATCAAAAAATTTATCTTTTCCTTGACTGACTGCGAAATATGAATCAATTTCATTAAGAGTTTTAGTTTTGATCAATTCTAAATTTTCAATCAATTTGTTTTTAGTAACTTCATCCTTGGCAAAAATATAAGAACGAATAATGTTTGCCTGTTCTTCATTTAGGCTTTCATTATATTTTTCATTTATTTTTTTAATCATGAGTTTTTCAACTAAAGGATCCCTGACAGAAAAATTTGTTTCTTCATTTAATGCATTTACTTTTTTTTCTTTCAATAGCCATTCTTTTAGCTGTTCTTCAAATTGAGCTAATTCAACAATATTATTATATTGACCACTTCTCCATTCATTTAATAATGTTTGAATAGTGGCATAAATTTTATATTCAGAAATTTTTCTATCATAAAAATTACCATCTCCCAATCCATGATTAATGCTTCTGATAAGTAATGATTTTTCATAATCAAGCTTTTCAATATCACACATTGATGAAGCTTTTTTCGCTGTTTCTAAAATAGTATCTGCCACAGATGAACTTTTCACAGTAGATGCGGCTAAGGAATGGAATAATCTAAATTCTTTATATAATTCACTTCCTGCTGTAAAGTGTTTTTTTATAATAGATAAGGCTGTATTCCTTCTTTTTTCATCTCCTTCAATCACTGAATCAGAAATAGATCTAACAAGAAATTCGTATAGAAGCCCAGTATTTCTTTTTTTATTATGTCTTGTCATTACACGTCATCTCCATCGGATTCAATAATAAGATTTGAAGATTTAAAATTTTCATTTTTCTTTAAAGTATTTCCTTTTATAAATACTCCTTTTGGAAGAGAATCTAAAGCATATTTCATTTCACTAGACAATCTTGTTCTTTTATTTTCTGAATTCTCTATAATTCCCATTTGTCGTTGAACAGAATCTGCTAATTTGAATGAACCATCCTTTGCAATAGATGTTGCAGCACTCCAATTTCTCTTTAATGAAACATCATGAAAATGAGGATCTTTGTGATCTAGCGCTTTTCCAGGATCTGTTGCTCTCATTCCATTTGAACCAATCATTTTTTTGCGGCTTGGCCTTAAGTTATTATGTCTATATCTAGATGCCTGATTTTGTTGATGGACAGGTTTATATTCATCTCCTTCATCAATTTCAAACTCAATGATATTGTCATCATCATTTGACATAAGAAGGAAACTTTCATCATCATTCTCAGATTCTGCAAATAAATCATCATCAGTTGTAGGCGGCTCTGTTTCTCCACCATCTTCGGACGGTGTTTCTGTTCCTTCTCCGCCACCTTCTTCACCCGCAGGCATTTCGATTCCACCAAGACCATCATCAGGACCGCCAAGACCACCAAGGCCGCCTCCGCCTCCGCCTCCACCTCCGGCTCCGCCTTCAGCAGCCGCAGCACCCATTTGCTCCATTTGAGCTTTTCTAATAAGTTCTTTAATTTGATCTTTTTCCATTTCTTCAATGGTGTCATCAGTCATTTGGAAAACTTCTTTATATAAATATTTATCAGACAATAGCCCTTCTGGGCGGGTCCCAGCTATTTCAAATCTTGTCCTTATAAGCTCAAGTTTTTGTTGTTGAGCCATAGCAGAAGGATTACTTAATTGTAGATTGAAATTTACTAAATCCTCTCCATCATATCCATGTGCTGCCAAATGAATTGCTGCTATTTTATTTAATTCTGTAATAATGACTGCTTGAATTTGTTGAATAGTTCTTGCAAATCTAACATCTTCAGCAGCAAGATTGGCTTTTCCTCCCAAAGATTCATCATATCCCAAATATGCCTTTGGAACCTTAAGTGCAGAAAAAAGCTTGCGCTGAATGTATTCAACATCTTCAATTGCTGTAGTATTCGCTCCTCCTGGAAGTGTTTCAATCCTTGTTCCTCCATCTTGGCCACGAACAGGAATAAAATAATCAATATCTACAGCCCATGGATTATATCTTTGATCAACTCTTCCAGCCGTATTGTCAACAACCTCTTGAGACTTTAATGTAGATCTTGCATTCTCAATAATATTAGGAACATCATTTGGTGGAGCATTTGCAACGTCAATATAAAACACTCTTCGCTCTGGTGATCTAATAATTCTATAAGTTAACATGGCATCTTCAGCCATGACAAGAGATCTCCAAACCCTTCTTGCTCCTTCGATTACGCTTGAACCATATGGGGTAAAACTATCATTTCCCATCAATCTAAAGTGTGTAATCTGCCAAGGCTCCAATACCTGATTTCCTTGAGTTACCAATCTAAATCTAATAGCAAAAGGATTTTCAGGATCAAATCCTTCTTCTCTTTCAACTTCATTTACTGGTATTGGATGGGCATTGATCACTCCATGGGTAGGAGATACATCATTCAAAAGAAACATATCTCCATATTTGCAAATATTACGAACCCAAGATCTTGAAACAAATTCAAAATTTAATGTGTCATAAAATAATTCTTCAAGCAATCTTTGAATTTTTGGATTTTCCGAATAAACATGAAGACACTTTCCTTTCTCATCCTTTGCAACAGTTTCATCTGCATAAATGTCAAGAGCTGTATTTATTTCAGGCGTGGATTCCATCTCCGAAAAATCTGAATAACGAGAAAGTCTATCGTATTGCCCATAAGCATTCATACTGTTTCCATAAACAGTAGCTGTGCTTTTCCGAAAAACATCGAAAGCAGATGATTTGACCGCTGAGTTATCGAGTCCTTTAATTTGCCTTTTTACAACAGGTCCAGACTTAAAAAGCCTTGTTAGTCTTGAAAATAAATTTTGTCTTTTTGTTGCCATTCTTGCTCCCCTATTATTAAAAATTTAAAGGTTGCTCTATTTGTTTTCCTAAATTTGTTGTTGCATATACTTGTCAACAAATTTAGGATTTAGGCGAAAATTGCAATTACAATATCTCCCATCATATCCATGATCCACTATTGAAAAATATTTGTTAAGTCCCATTTGTTGTGCCATTCTTATTATTTGTTTCATAATGGCTTTTTGACTCATTTCTTTTCCTCTTCCAATTGTTGTATCAATTTTTACAGTACAATATCCAAAGTCACGATGTTTTTTTTGTGGATTTGGAGGAGCATATTGGGTATTACAAATAAAATTTCTTTTTAATAAAGAGTCTTTGAGAGAAAGAATAGTTGAAACAATCTCTCTATTATGATCTTTACCTTCTTTAATTATTGAATAAAGATATGATTCTCTTATCAAATCTTGAAGTTGGCTTTTTTGCATTGAAATCATACAGATAAATATATATTTGATTGTCTAATCTTTATTTTTTATTATTTGACCAATATTGACAGGAGTTGGAGATCGGCTCATAAAAGCCAAATGTACAATCTTTGCCTTTATAATATGTAAAGAATCTTCAAGTTGTACAATGTTTTTATTCCATGCCTCTTTAGAATGCGAACTATTCTGAATCCAATATTTTAAATCAAAAAATTGTTCTTCGGTTATTTCCGAGCCCATTTTTTTAATTATAATCATAGACTTGTCTAAAGACTTATTATGAATTTCGCATCCTTTCCTTTCCCATTGAAAAATTTTATTCAATTTTTCTTTTTCCCATCCAGAATTTTTATATTGAATTAATTTCTTTTCAAGGTTTTGCCAGTCTCTTTTTGTTTTCAATTGTTCAATATATGACTCAATAGCAGAATCAAAATATTTATTTTTCTGCATTATCTCTGAAAGTTGTTTTACCTTTCTTTTTTTTTCGTAAGTCATATTTGTTTTATTTACTGCATTAACCAATTCCATTTTTTATTAATTACTTGAACTCTATTTGCTTTTCGATTTGAATTTGAAAAGCCTCCAGAATTACCTGCTACTGGAACCATTACACTATAATCATCTTTATTTCTTCCAGTTTGATTATTGATAATATCATCAATACTTGAAGCTGATTTTGTCATTGCATCAATCAATGCCTTACTTTGATCTTCTGAATATAATGAAAAATCAGCAGTATCCAAAAGCCAAAGGCCAATTGCAGCACTCATCACAAGATCATCATTTTTGCCTTTTTCTGCTCCAACTTTATGGTTGTTTATCCAAACAAATGTTTTTAATTCTTCATAGAACCTTTCAGAAAAAATCTGAACCTTATCATTTCTTAACATTTCTTCCATTTTTGTAAGAAGAACATTTTTTTTCTGACCTGTTGTAAAAATTCCAAGGTCTCCTGATGGTCTTTGGAGATTTCCGTCATTTCCAGCCATAGATTTCCAAAGATCTAAAGACTTTTCTTTTCCATTATAAATATTTGGATATTGCAGATAACACAATCTTTGAATTGTTGCATATCCAATATTATTGTTTTCTGGGCAGACTAATGCTTTATTGTATAAAAGTCCAAATTCATTAATAAGTTCTGCAAAGCGATCTGGAGGCATTTTTCCTTTGTATTCAACAACAACTCTTGATGTTGTTGCATTAATAATGTGAAAGGCAGAATAATCCTTTCCATCTCCCCTGGCAGTATCGGCAGATAAAATGTAATGATCTTCAGGTTCAGGATCTTCCCAAATCCAAACATTTCTATCCTCTCCAACCTTTTTCAAAGGATTCTTAACCATAGTTCTTAGTTTTTCAATAATTGAAGCATCAAGAAATGTGTCACCAGAAGCTGCAAAGTCGCATTCATGTTCCTGTGCAATTTCTTTTGGTGTCATATTCATGGTTTGTTGCTTAAACCATTTTTCATCACGCTCTGGGTGTACACTCCATGGCAATTTTATTGGGTAGAATTCATTATCGCCTTTCGCCGCTTTATCATAGATATCAAAAAATTTATTTCCTGTACCATTAGGAGAAGATAAAAGAATTGTACGACCACCAGTAGATACACAAGGATATAATCCAGTCCAAAGAGTGTCAAAATTTTCAATAAAGGCAGCCTCGTCAACAATCAAAAGAGAAAGGGCTTCAGAACGGCCAGCATCGGGGGATGTTGGAACGGCTTTTAAAATTGAACCACGAGAAGTTTCAATTGTTTGAACTGTATCACTTGTAATATCGCAAAGAACCAACCAAGGAGGAAGATTCTTTAACATGTACTTACATTTTGCAATAAAGTTTTTTGCAGTTGTTAGCTTTGTTGCAATAACTAAAACATTTGCATTTTCTTGAAATAAAATTATCCATAAGGCATAAGCAGCAGTAACTGTAGAAAGTCCTAACTGTCTGGCCTTTAAGACAACTGTAAATCTATGTTTTAAGAAATCATGAACACAATCATCCTGAAATGGGAATGTTCCAAATGGAAGAGCGCCTTTTGTTGGATGTTGAATCTTTATATATGTATTAAAAAAGTATATTGGGTCTCGCCCACACTTCAGAATTTCTTTTGCTTGCGCTCCTTTTATAGTGGTATTTGGGGCGGCCATTTTAGTTTAGCTCTAAAACAATTTTTCGACGATAATATGCATCCCTTCTACCGCTATACTGTCCTAAAGATAAAAGTTCCCAATCTTCTTCATCTGCTATATTTTTTGTTTTCAATGTCCTTCCAGTCTCTTTTTTAAACTCAGACTTGATATTTTTAATACAGTTTTCAAGAATTGATCCAGATTCCAATGAAGCTTTTTCAAGCTCTCTTTTTCGCTCATGTGGCTCTCCAAAAGTTATTATTGTTGTAAAATTAAGAACCAATCGATCTTCATCAATCATTTGTCCCTTAATTGACATTGTGCCACTTTTTGAGTTGTTGGTAGAACCAACTCCCCAAGTTGTATTGATTATATTACCCAATATATTATATTCTTCAAAATTCATATGATAACCTATCTATAGTTATAACTATGCGTCAAAAACATCTGGTCTCCATCCTTCTTTCCATTTTTTGCGATTTGGCTCAGCATACATGGTAGAACAATCATAACATACACAATATTTTCTATAATATTGTGAATCTTGAATGTTTCTCATTGCATTTTTACAAAGAGGACAGAATAAAGGGATTGAAAGATTTTCTCCTTCTGGCTTTATAATAAAAAATCCAGCGATTTCTCGCTGGATTCTGTTTTTTGATATTTTCTCCCAACTCATAAGAACATTTTATTATAAATCTCCATCAAGGAAACTTTTTTCATCAATACCTTTTGACATCAATGTATTAATATGCTCTAAATCTAAGATTGCACGGCGAATATTTTCTCTAATTCTTTTTGTCGCTCGTGGAAAATCCTTTCTTAATGGATCTATTGAAGAATAGATTTGCTTTAGTTCTCTTTGGGCAGATTCAAGATTTCCAGAATCCCCTTTCCATTTTGATCTTATCCAATCAATAAATCCTTCATCTATAATAGATTCTCGGATGATTTTTCTTAGTGCTTCTTCTTTATTCACAGTAATAATAACTATTCATGATAGACATAAGAGTTCTTTCCACTAACATTTATTTCTATCAAAACATCGGCAGTTTCTTTTATTATTTCCATATGAGATATTAAAAATACTTTTTTAAACCATTTCTTTAATGATTGAGTCATTTTTATTACAGAATCAACTCTAGAACTATCTGTATTCTCAAAAGGCTCATCTAAAATAAACATGTCTGGTTTTGGCAAGTTTGATATTCTCATTAGCCCAACACGTAATGCTATAGACGCAATTGCTAGCTGGGCTCCTGAGCATAGCTCTATTGGAATCCTTGTGTCATTACTTTCTACATAAATATCCAATTTGTCACTTTCTTCTTCAAGTTCAAATTCTACAGAATCAACATCGTCAATATCTTCAAGAACACTCTTTATTTCTGCATTGATCGCAGGCAGGTCCATGCGAAGTATCTGGTTTGGAATTCCTTTTTTTCCAAAGGCGAATACTAATTGTTCAAAGATTTTACATTTGTCATTTATTTCTTCAAACTTGCTTTTATCAGAATAAAGAGAAGTAATTTCACTTTCAATTTTTCCAATTCTTGTTGCAGAAAGTATTCTCTTGGTATCAATCTCTTTTATTTCAATTTTTATTTTTTCAATTTTTTCTTTTAACAATTTTACTGAATCGTCATCAGTAAAGTTAATTTCCATTTCTTTGAGTTTTTTATTTTCAAAAAATATTTTCTCTAAAATATTTTCAAGCTTTAAATTTAAAGCCTCAACAGAAACAGAAGAAATTTTCTTAATTAATGCAATTTCTTTCTTTTCAAGTTCTGCATGTTCTTTTAGTTTATTAGAATAATCATCATCAACAATCAATATTTCACATTTTTGAATATCGGTTTCAATTTCTTTAATAATATTTTTATATGGTCCAATATTATCTTTTTCAATATGGGCATCTTTTATATATTTGCAAGTTGGAAATTTGTCGCCACAAGGAACTGTGCTTAATTTACTAACTGTTCTTTCTTTGACTTCTAATGTCTTAATTGAAGAACTAAGCTTTTCTTTTAGAATTGTTATCTTTTTTTCAAGCTCATTCTTTTTTTCAAGCTTTTCTCTAACTTTATCTACATCAATATATTTTTTCTTATTATTGATTTCATCAATTTGAGATTGAAGATCTTTTTTTCTTTCAATAACTGCATCAATTTGAATTTTTATTGTTTCTTTTTCTCTGTCAAGGTTTGATATAATTAAATTCTGATTATCAATATCTTTTTGATCTACAACGTTTTCTCCTCCCTTTTTTATAATTTCTTCTTTTATTTTTGAGAGACCATCCCGAAGAATTTCTAACATTGACTCATGATTCTCTATACTTTTAGAAAGATCTTCACTTTCTATATTAAGTCTTGATATTTCAGAATCCCAGTCTAATGCAGTTAATGCCTTCAACATTCCTTTTTGGACAGAATAGTCAGCATTTGCTTTAGTGTATAAAATCTCTAAAGGCTGTAAGTCTCTAAATCTTGCCAAATGTTGCTTTCTAACAGTGACCCTTTCTCGCATAAAAGCTTCTACATTTCTTTGGTTCGCTAATGCTGTTAGTTTAAAGTCTTCAAGAGTCCCTACAATATTTCTTATTTCTTTTTCAGTATCCTGCGGTTTTTCTCGATGAAGCTCTTCAAGCTCCTCCCAGTCATCAGTCATTTTATAAAGAAATATTTTCGTTTTTGCCCCATAGCGCCCATCTTGCTTTTCCACTCTTTCAGTGGCTCTATGAATTCGATAATTTTCTCCTGAAACTGTAAAGTCAAATTTTGCGAAACATGAATCCTTTCTATTATTTACCATTCCGTGATAATGATTTTGAAGAATTTCACGATCCAGTCTTCCAAATAAAGCATATACCATTGCTGCAATAATTGTACTTTTTCCACTCATATTTGGAGCAAATATTCCAACAATTCCTTCACAAGAATCAAAATTGATCATATTACCTTCTCCATATTGCATTATATTGTCAAATTCAATACGGCGAGGGATCCATGTTCTGCCACGAACAACTACATTTTCATCATCCTTTAACTCTTCAGAATATTTTTGAATAATATCTTCAACATACTTCCACTGAATTTGATTCAATTTGTCCTTTCCAATAAAGGATTGAAATAATTGATATACAGTTGTTGGATCTCTTAAGTCTCGTCTTAGTTGTTTGTTCGTTTCTTCATCGGCAACAGGCGTTCTAATTTTTTCATTTTTATAAACTATTAATGAAGCTTTTTTCTTATTTTTTAATTCATATTCGATTATTTTTTTGTCTTGTTGAGGAATTTTTGCTTCACTATAGATTCTAAAACGAGAATTGTTAGGATATTTGCTTGCTTCAAACATAATTCTAGCAAGTTTTTTCCCTCCATCTGGTTCTTCTATATCACTTTTCCAATTTAATGTAACAAACGGTTTTTTATTTTCAATTTCAACATGCCTAACATCAAAATCGTCTTTTCCTCTAATGTCCCAAAGTAAAAATCCATGATTCTTAATTGATTCGCCAAAATTTTGCTGAAGAGTTGATCCAGGATAGGCAATTCTATTTTTATCATCTAAAAATTGGAATCGATGAATATCTGATAAAAATGTAAAATCATACTTTTCAAAAAATGAAACTTCAATCTCTCCTTCAAGTTCATAATCATAGTCGGTCTTGCTTCCTTGGACGCATCCATGATAAAGACAAATATTTGTCTTTATTGGATCAGGTTCTATCTCGCTCCACCCTTCTTGATCAAATATAGAATAAACATAGAAATTTATATTTTCATTAAGAGGATAAATTCCTGATTTAGAATATAGTTTTATTCTTGGACTATTAATTGCATTAACAATTGGAGAGATAGCATCTTTTCTTTTCATGTTTTTAAGATTTCCATCATGGTTTCCTAAAATCATATGAACAGGAGCTATTTTTATCATCTCATTGAAAAACCAAATAAGGCAATCTATTACTTCTGGGGTTATTCGCTGAGTTTTTTCATGCACTAAATCTCCACAAAGAACAAATGCATCTATATTTTCTTTTTTTGCAATAGCAAACATAGACTCAAAGCATTGTTTATATTCTTCATGCCTTTCTAATGGCCTCCAGTGTTGATCTCCGAAATGTAAAATTTTCATAATTTTCTTTAAAGAATTGAACTACTTTCTATTGAATTTATTTTATGAGTTATTAGAGAAAAATGATCCCAAATTTTTGCTTCGCTTCTTCGACGTAAAAACTCCTCTTTTGTCATTTCTCCAACATCTCCGTATTCTCCCATTTCTAAAACGCGTATTTGAATTCCAGCCTTTAAAAAAAGTTCTACAATTGATGGCATTTTTTTATAAGCCATATCTTTATCCATCGCTAATAAAACAGGAGTTTTGTTTTTAATAATCATTCCAAATAATTTACTATACGCTTTTAAATCAGAACCTAACAATGGCACAGCATTATCATTGCATTTTACTAAATCCAACAATCCCTCAGTTATTGTTATTTCTTCGTTCCAATTTATATTTATTTCATTAAAAATAATTGATGTAGCGTCGATTGGAGTATCCCAGTATGGATAATTGGGTTTTTCTAGCCAAGATCTTCCAACCATATAGTTGAAAGCCCCTTCTGAATTAAAAGACGGAAACAAAATTCTATTGTTCCAAGGCCATTCATTAGATATTCCAATTTTAAAATACCAAAGATCCCTTTCTGACAAACCTCTACTTTTTGCATAAGATAAAGCCTTTTGAATTAAAACATCATTGCTTTTTTGATTTAAGGCCAATAATTTGAAGTCGGCTGGCAGTTTAGCTTCTTTTTTATTTGGTTTGTCATCAAGCCCAGCCGATAAGGTTTTTTGGTCAGCAAAACGCTTTAAATATTCTATAAGAAGATATGGTGACGAATATTCCTTTAGCATCCTTGTTAGTCTGCCCTTATAAGGGCAAACCCAACAATGAAAAACATCCCCTTTTAGAATATTTATTGCTAATTTTCTTTTTCGAAGAGGAATCCCAATTTTAATTGCTAATTCTTGGCATTTTGGACATCTAACTTGAATATTTCCTTTTGTATAGATTTCAGACGTTCCAAATGCCCTTTCTATAAATTCTATTTTTTCAGACGAGGCATGGACTTCACCCATGTCTACATCATACAATTCACAATCTATTTTATATCATTTTTAATGATTCATAGTTAATGGTCTTGGATTTACTGTTAGTCCCCAAGATTCATTGTCTTTAATTTTTTCATTTATTTCTCGAAACTCATCACTTGAAATATCAGACCAATCTAAATTTTTAACAACAAGAATATAAAATGTTTCATCTCCTGTCATTCCATCTTTAAATGGTTCTAAACTATCCCATGTTCGATGAGCATCGCCAGTCTTTCTTGCTTCTATTTGATATTTTGTAGCATAAGCATCAATATCATTAACATCTGCTTCTAAATAAGGAATTTCCCATCCTTTTCTTTTTACAGATGAATTTTTTTCTTGATCATAAGAAATTGTTTCAAATGCAATTCCCATCATATATGTTGAAGCATCTCCAAATACTTCAGAAAGAATATATGACATTAGTTTTCCCTCAAAATAAGATCCATTTCTTCTTTATATGGAGATTTTTTCAATAACATATTCTTTATATGTTTCTTAAAGGGCCACATATAAAAATACATTGGCCCTTTAAATACTGATGCAATTTTTTGAGATGTATCTCCAAGTTCTCTGGATCTTCTATATGCTCTAATTTCAGAAATCATTCTTCCTGGGGATGGTATGGGCAGCAAAAATATCAAACATAACAACCACCACAAATTAACAAATGCTAAAAATGCTAAAAGTGAAAATATTTGAGGAGAGAAATAAGAAAAATAAAACAATGAAACATTTAACCATTTTGTTTTAATCGGAAGTAATCCATAAAATGATTCTGCATCTTTTAAATGAACAATTTCATGTTGCAATATAGCATAATTTCTTAATTCTTTTGGCATCCATACTTTTGGATATATTGCCGTCCAAACGCCAAGCCAATTAATCCAAAACAAAAATTTTGCAATTAATTTTTGAAAACTTGAACTTGCTTTATATTCTACACTAAATCCATCAATATTAGATTTTGCATATTTTACTGTCTTATCCCATTCGTCCATTCTGTTAAATATCCTATGAATTTAACAAACTCAAATCTTTGTTTTTACAAGAGATTTATATCCAGCCATACAAACCACAAAACTGTCCATTTCATCATAACAATGGTCCTTTAGTCTTCCAGTTCTTTTTAATGGCCAATTATATGTTTTATTAAATGGCGCTCTTGCATTCATCTGATCAAATGCTTGTTCTTTTTGAGGCTTCCAGGGTACCTTGTCTCTTTTACAAGCGGCCTTGCTCCTCATTTTTAGCCCACATAGCTTTCGAGCTTGAGATGGACTAAAATAAGCAGGAGTGATTCCTAGATATTCATGAACAATATAAGACAAAATTCCATTAAATCTCATCAATAATGAGATTGTATTTGATGACGATCTTCCTCTTGAAAATTTTGACAAAGGCTCTTCAATGAAAACATGTTTTATTGTATACTTTTTACCAAGATCAATTATATGTCTTTTCATTTCATCAACCTTGTCCCACATTGTGCCTTTATTTTTATAAAGGTCAAAATGACCAAGTTCAACTAAAGAACCATCTATTTCATTCATAACTGAAAAACCAGTAATAGATGTAGAAATGTCTAAACCTAAAATAACTGATAAAGACATTTATTCTTCCTCGTCATGAGTATAGCTCTCATACCATCCAGGCTCTCCACGTTGTTCATCAAAAAAATAAGTTCCAGCATCTGAAATATATTGCTTTATTCTTGATAAAATAAAATCAACTCCATTATTTGTAAAATAATTTTTCATTTGATGAAGAAAAACTTTATGACGATTTAAAAGAGGCTGGGCCTCTATATCAATATCAGCAGCGCTTTTGTAGCTTTGGTCAAGAATTTTGCTTCCAAAAACTTTGCAATCTTCATTATCTTTTTTTGCAAGTCTTTTTTCATTTTCAAATGGTTCTATTGTTATATTTTGATTATTTGTAAACTTTGTCAAATAATCATAAGCATTTACAGAAACATCTTCTCTATTTGACATAATCGGGCTTTCTTTTGCAAGTGCAATCATGAACATTAGTCGCCCAAAGCCTTCTCTTGCAGAAATAGAGCGAATCTCATTTGCGCGATTACAACTTCCTCTTAGTCCAATAATTCTACCATTGTTTACAGAGACAAACCCATAAACTCCATTCGGATCCTTAAAAATGTCTTTTACATTTGAAAATGCATAAAAATCTTTAAATTTACTAAATTGATTTCCTTTAAATCTAATTTTTTCAAATTCTTTTTTTGCGTTATCAATTTCTTCTTTCATTTTTTGTGCATAATATTTTGGCTTATACAAAATATAATCAGAACTATGCCGCCCTGCATCAATATAAAGGGCATAGTTTTCTAAAGAATCTTGATCTTCAGTTTTATTTTCTATTTCTTCTTTCTCTTCATTTAAAAGAGTTTTTAGCCATTGATCATTCATTATGTACTTAATTAGTGGAACAAATAAGAATAAATATAAAATTTACCAATCCATCTTTGCCTTTACTAAAAGCTTATCTGAATTTCTTTTTTTTATGGGTTGGGCAAGATTTGTTTTCATAACTACATTTAAATTATCATCAAGCCAATCAATATTTGTAATGTATACAAAACTAGTATCATTCTCATTTACATTTAAAGATGCAGAAACTGGAATGAAATTTGGATGACTAGAAGAATTAACAAGTCCAGAAGCAGCTTCGGCAGAAAGCATAAGAACATGAATTGTTTGTTCTCCTTGAAATTCCATAGAAAACTGTTCTTTTCCAAAAAATGGAATATTTGGAGATTTAATTACAGCAATCCCTTCATTATAGAATATATTTCCAACACTATTCCACTTTGCATGTTCCGTTATTGAGTCTGCACGATAAATGCTTCCATACCCATTATCTCTTAAAGTAATCGAAACTTTATCTCCACTTCCTGAAATTTTAGAATCAGTTATCTTAAAGCTTTCTGGGTTTATTCTATTTCCAAAGAAAATATTACTTATTTCAAAAAATGAAACTTCATTTGAAGAATTGTCTCTTGTTCTTTGGTAAATTGTCAAAACTTCTCCTGGATCAACTCCAGGATCTTCAGGTGTTGCTCCGGCGATTGCATCAAACATAGAACCTGATTGCGGAACAAATCCAAGTCGCAAACTTGATGTTGAAACAAGATTTCTCAAAGATATTAAAGTAAGATCAAGATGTCCAAGATCATTTACAAATTTATCCATTGCAGAGCCATTTGATGGGACATTTGATATTGTGCCACTTTTTAATAGATCAAAATTTGGAATAAAAAGCCCATTGTCACAAGGAAGAATTGTTACATTTCTTTTTTTAATAGAGCCTGTCAAATACAATGATTCATTAGCAGGGACAGGGCTTATAGTGTCTAAAATTTGAGAACCTGTTAACTGATATTGTCTTGGATAATTTTCTGTTACTAAATCTCGAAGAAAGTTTTCGAGATTCATATAATGGCCACCAACACCAAAACTCATTGCAACATTAAATGGATCATCTGTTGTTCCGTCAATTCCAAAAAATGGAGTCTGCAAAACTCCACCTTGTTGATTTAGTACTGTCCTTATTGGGCTTTCTCGTGTAAAAAAAGGGCCAAGATAAAATACTAATCCTGAAAGACTTGATGGGCCATTAGTTCGATCATAGTCTATATTTGATGTTAGTCTAAAAGAATTATAAATTCTAAGATCATGAATTTCTGCATTTAGGGGATGCGTAAATGAAAATTGAGAAGGTTGATGCTGATTGAATCCTGGGGCTAAGTTGACTAGTCCATCACGCGTGGCAGGTTCAGTATTAAAAAATATAGACTGTGCAGCAGAACCAGTATTTATTCCTTCGTAAAAATTTCCGATACAAAGAACATCAGGATTCCCTTTTGGAAGCGAATAAGGAGCAGGCGCGATAGATGAAGACGGAACCACAAAAGTACCAGCTTCTACCCCATCAACAAAAAATGAACCACTACCTTGATTTATTTTATTTGTTCCCCACCTAATAGCTACATGATGCCAATTATTTCTATTTAAAACATTGTCATTTGTTTCGAAAATCAGATCTCTTGGATAAGTACCTGCGGTTGCCAAAGACGGAGAAATGTCTGCGGAATGGCTTAGCTGAAGTAATATTTTATATTTATCAACAAATCCTTTTGAGTCTTTTGAAGAACCACTTACAAGAGAAATGGCATAAGAAGAAGAAAGATGGAATATTGTTCCAGCCTTAAAGTGATTTGTAGGTCCATCTGTTGTATATTTTGGATTTATATAAAATTCAAATGTAAAGGCATCAGACAAGGAATAACTTCCAGAAACAGAAGATAAAGATGCAATAGATGAAGAATTTGGATAAAGAAGAACAGAATCTTCCGGTATTCCTGAAGCTGTGAAAAAATTTAAGCAATGGTAATTTGTATATGCCCATTGAGCATCGGGGTACTGATTTCTATAATATGGATAAAGTTCTTGAATGGCTCTCTTTTTTAAAGTGTCATCAGTAAATTCAAATGATGGCTCAAATCTAAAAATATTAAGTTTTTTATGTTTTTTAGAAGAAGATAATTCTGAGTTTACACCAGCAATATAATAGCTAACTTCAGAAGAAACGTTTGTAGAATTCTTCGCCTTTTCAACAATCTTCAAACGAAGTGATTCAATACTTTCTTCATTAAATACTTGAACACCAGACTGTAAAAGTGGCCTTGCCTCTTTTTCAATTGAAGAACGACGCGCAAAAAGACTTATTTCTCCATTAATCCCATCAATTGAACTACTTGAATAAGTCTTTTTCGGATTTGTAACGATTGTAAATGTTTCAACATCGTCTTCAGTTATTTTAATAAGTGACATTTTATTACAATCGTATTATCTCTTCAGCAAATAGTTCAATCTCAAATTCGGTAAGAAAAGATTCGTCAGTACAAGATCTATCAGAATAAGATATAATTGCTGCATTTTTCAATATTGTATTATGTTTTCTTATGGCTATATTGCAAAACTCTCCAATATGACTAGAAATATCTAATATGTTAGTATGTTTTCCAGTTGCTACAATTTTACATCGAGAAAAATTTCCAAAATCATCGTATTCATAATTGTAACTTATATTATTCACAAAAATAGAAAAATAACCAAAATGCAATTCAATTTCATTAGAATACGAATTTCTTGCTATAGAATGAACTAATGAAGATGACGACGAAGACGGCTTCCATGTTTTATAACAATTATCTAATTTTTCATCATTAATTGTTTTTTTTATTTTATTAAGTATATTATTTAGATTCATTTATTCCTCATTAGAAATCTAATCTAATTCTAAAGCTAATATCTTTTTCAGGATTTTTTTCAACTGGACGTGACAATTTTGCAACGGCCAATAACTTATTATTTGAATCATACAATCCAACAGAAGTTATAAATGTAAATGTTTGCTGAACATCTTCTTGTCCTTCATCAATTACCACAATTCTATTATCGCTATCTACAAATGTAGAATTTGAACTGTAATTAAACTCATCTGCTGTTGCCCGAGCAAATACAAGAGTTGAATTAATAATTGTTTGATTTTGAAATGTTACCGAAGTCAAAGAACCAGAGCTAAATCTTGTAGATGCAATATGGTCAATAATATTATCAATTGAACCAGATGTCATAAAATCTGGGATAAAAGTTGCATTTGGATTTCCACTCTTTGTTAAATCTCCAATTAGAGTAGTTCCGGCAGCAGTATCAGTATTCCCAGGGATTGCTGCTGGGCTCATTGCAGAAATAACTCCAGTAACAAATTCTCCTCCAGCAATTACTTTTGAAAGATCTAAAACAACAATTCCTTGGTCATTAAAAAGAAGTCCAACATTATTTGTAGTATCTGTAGAATCTACAATATTAGAGACCTTTCCTCCAAAAGAAACTTCTTGATTGGCGGCGGCTCCTGCATCTGTAAATATCTTTATTCCATATTCAGAAGTCCTTTTAAGATTTGGAGCCATGCTAGCAGATGCAACAGCTCCATTATTTGAAGATGTTACATAGAATTGCATTGCAAATGTTTCACGCTTTATTCCATCGCGGAAAAACAATCTTTTAAAATCAAGAAATAGTGCTTCATCGATTAAACTATTTCCAGTTTGGCCAAATGGTGATGCAAATTGTCCATTTACGTTACCAAGCAAAACCAAGGCATGTTGTTTGTAAATATCTATCTTTTCTCTCATCATCAATGATGTAGATGGGAATAAAAGCTTGCCAGCAGAATCTTCTCCTGTTTTTATATTTTGAACAGTCGAGCCAGAAAAATATAGACCAATTGTCATATCTAAGACTTCATTTGCCGTAGAAAGAGACAGATCTTGATCGTGGACCGTTTGAAATAAGGAAGATGTAACCCCAGGACCTACTCCGCCGGTTACAAATGCCTCATATCTCTGCCTTGTTATGCTTCCACTTATGTCTTCTTGAGTAATGTCAATAAGCTGATTCAAAAACGATCTAGCCGTTTTAATGTCGTTAGGTGTTAATTCTTTAAAAACTGCCATTTATCGTTTCCTTATGTTGTTTTATTGATTTGAACTTCAATTTCTTTTACTGCTCCACTTTGAACACCTTTTATTTTAATAAATGTTCTAATTAGATTTTTATTATTTGCAGTTCCGAACACTGTAAATTCTGCATTTGAGATTGAGCTAACAACAAGCGTTAGAGTTAGTCTAGAACCTCCAACAGAAGTTTCTGTTGGATCTCGTCTTAATATATAAGTCGCAGTTCTTGTTCCATCTATAATGTCAGGAACTTGCCCTTGAATTTGCAAAAATTCATTATTTAATGAAACCTCAAATCCCTGATCCCTCAATTCAGCATCAATATTATCTTCATTTTGGATTGTTTGAGAAACTGTTATGGTTGAAGATTTTGTAAGAGTTGCACCAAGAGAAACAATATCATTAGCCAAATTTTCTCCTGTTATTCCAAGAGTTGGTAATCTAACCAAATTTGGATTGGAGATGCTGACCATTCTAGCTTTTTGAGAAAAATTTTGGTTTGTAAGTCCTTCAAATACAGGAGTATTTTTTTCAATTTTTTCTTTTCCAACAACTCTTCCAAACTTTGGAATAATTGAATAATCGACTTCATCATCGCCAAAAGCAAATTTTACAAATGAAAATGAGCCATCATTTCTGGCCAGTGCTTGCCGGCCACTATCGGTTAGCACCGCATCAAGTATGATATTATTTGTTGTATGATCTAAAAAACCCATATTATTATCCTTTAACTATATCATTAGAATCGTTTTCAATATATACCTTATATCCTAAAATTTTAGAATCTCCAATTCCACCTGGTGAATCAGAGTCTTTTTTTATAGTTCTAAAATCATCTATACCGATATCAAGTATTTGAGATTGCTGGAAGTCTACATTTATCATTTGCATTTTATAACTTGCACCGTTATTTGAAACCTTGATTACAGATTCAGACTTTGAGCCATTCTTAACTACTTCTAAATATTCAGGATCAAAATAAATTTTCATTTTTTTATGATTACTATCCTTCATTACATCAACAAATGTATCAGTATTTAAAAACATATTAGGATAAGGCTTTGGAGCACCAGAACCGGATATAAGCTTTTTTTCAATATTATTATTATATCTATTGAATTTTATTTCAAATTGCATTCCATAATTAGAACTCATTCCATGAGCATCTACACTTCCAACAGTATAAATAAATTTATCATCTTTTTTAAAGTCTTCATCAATCCAAAAATTTTGAGGACTTGTTAGTCTAGTTTTTAAATTAATATTTACTTTTTCAAAATTTTGAGTTATTACTGCACTATCATCAAAATCGATTTCTACCAATAATTCAAAAGCCTCATCAACAGTCTTTCTTCTAAAAACTTGCCATCTTTTAATATCCCTTTGTGGATTCACTGGGAAGCTCCAAGAGATGCATGGACTTTGCTCAGAATAGTCCCAAAAGATATTTATATCAGCAGGAGGAGGAGGAGGGACTACTTCCTCGGCATTTACAATGACTCTTTGTGATGCCGCAGAGCTAATTAAAACAGTAGATATGGCCATTTGGTCATCATCGTCAGAAAAGCTTTGAAACTCTAATAAATATATTGCCCTAATTTGATAAATATATGAAGTTCCATATGCTATACGAGAATCTAATGTAGATGTTGTTTCTGCATTTTCTACAATAATCGGCTCAAGTTCTGTTATCGAACCATTTGAACTTTTTTGATATTTATCAATTATATAACCAATATGCTTTCTTGTTGGTAAAAATGTAGAATCTTTAGGAGCAGACCTTAGTGAAATTGGATCAACAAAAATATCATATTCTGCTTCTTCAATAGAGTCAGGATTAGTGCTTTGTACCATTTCTGTCTGAATTTCATCGGCATCCAAAAGCAATGGACCAACTTCATCTGCAAAAAACCCTAAAGAATCATTTGCAATAGAAGTTAAAAATGTTTTAATAAATTTATTATTAATTCTAGAACGAGTTTTTACATTTTTAAGTGCTTCAAATTTCTTCTCAATCAATTCTTTTTGTTGATCTTCTGTATAAAAACGAGCACCAGCCGATCTTAAGTTTGTTAAAGAATCAATAATTAATTGATTTGAAAGATTTTCTTTACTTAGATCTTTTGAAAGAAATTTACTAACATCTAATAAAGAAACATTATTTGTATCAATTTTTTGTGAAATAAATTCTAATTGATCATTGACTGTATTTGCAAGTCGCACATTGTTTGAATTTATAAATTTTGCAACTGTACCACTTACTAATAAATGCAATTTTCCATCAATTGCAGTATCTTGAAATTCTATACCTGAAAATCCATAATTCCCAAAGCTCTCCTCTCTAAGAACTTTAGAATAATTCTTTTTAATAAAATTTTGATTTTCAACAGAAAGCCCAGAAGATCCAATATTCACTAATGGAGATAAATTAAATTCTGGTTCTATTATTTTTACTTGTCCCCAAGATAAACGAACAAATCGAGGTACTTTACTTAATGTATTGGTTGTTCCTTTGTCAAAGGATTTTGATCCTTTCTTAATGATGTTATCAGGAGTTGTTCCTTGATCATTTATTCTTTCGTCTGGAGTGAAAAAATTATAAACAAAGACACCAGAAAATTTTTGTACTTCAGGGGTATCAGCCACTAAAGATGGTTTTGATGGAAAAGATACTGATGACATTTATTACTCCTCTACAGATTGCATAGTTGATATATTAATAAAAAATTGATCTAATGAAATCGTATTATTTTTATTTCTTTCTTTAATTTTAATTTTTCCATCTTTTGATTTTATAAGCATTCCCTTTTTTTCAAGAACCACATACATAGCCTTTCCAGATACTGTTTCAAGAGTTTTATCAAAATCAATTTCAAAATCATCAGGATCTACAGCAATATTATATATTCTTTCAAATATTTTTGGAGAAGTTATTCTTAATGCATGAGTTTTTCCGCCTGTCAATAAAGATTTTGGACTATACAATTTTACAAAATTAATTATATCTTCTGTTAATTCAATTCTTTTTGATATTGAAACCCCTGGTAATATTGGTGGATTTACTTGTTCTGCAAATGATGTATTTAATGAAAGTGTTTCAATTTTTCCTAAAAGTGCGCTAATTTGTGGAGATGATTGCTTTAATTGTTCTAAAGTAATTGGTTGTTGAGTTACTCCTTTTACATACGTTAAAATCAAATCATTAAATTTTGACTTAGAGTCAGGATCTATCATTCCTTCAAATAATTCATCATTTACCAAAAAGTCGTTCTCATCTGTAGAAATACCAATCAATAAACGTAAATACATTCCAAGAATAAAACTTTCTACATGATTAATTGCCAAATTTTCTTTTTGAGACTTTGTCAAAAAACTATATTCTTTGTTTTCAAAAAAGTCTTCTTTATTTTGATTTTCATCTTCTCCAAATGCAGAAAAATCTCTTGTCAATGAAATACTTTGATTATTTAAAAATTCAACATAATTTGTTGAAACTATTTTATTTTTATTTATTTTTGGCCTTGTAACAAATCTTGAAAGTTCAAAAATAAAAGATTGCGGTTTAAAAACAATATCTTCAAATTCTATACTTCTTTTATAAACATTAATTGAAATTACATCTGATTGTTTATTTAATATTTTATTTGCATTTTCTTCTGTTATAGAGACTTCAGAAGAAAATGAATTGCTAAAGCCAGCCGGGATTCCTACAGTTAGAATTTTTAAATTCTCTGATCTACTTCCTTTAAATTTTGGATTATTTAAAATAATTTCCATTAATTTTTTTTCATTTGATGAAATAATAGAGCCATCTATAAAAATAGGAGATTGGATCTTTTTCATCCTTGTTCTTTTAATTGTAGTATTATCGGCCCGTTTTTTCGAATCAGCACCACCTCTAAATGTTAATGTTCCCTTTGTTGCAAGATTTATTCCATCACCATCATAAAAATCAGATTGTGCCTTTCTTGATAAAATAAATTGAGCTTCGTCTATAAGGGCAATTCTTTCTTTTCCTCCTTGTTCTTCAACAAGTTTCTTTAAAGATTCATAATTTTTACTATCAGTTCTAAAATAATCAACAGCATCAGATGTTGCATTTTCAACCAAATTAAATGTTCTTTTTAATCTTAATATAATTTGATTTACTATTTCTTCTTCCTTTCGAAGTTTTGAACCTAAATTATTAATTGGAGAATTTAAAGCATTTCCCTGCTTCAAGGACTTAAATTGCGATACTTGTTTCGAATTAGAAGGCTTTGATGCCAAATTAAAATTGCTCAATATTGTTTCAACAATATTTTTAGAATTTTTTAATGAATCAATATCAATTGTAAATGTTACCAGTTCATCATTCGCATTTGGGGAAGATATTCCATCAAGCAAGGGTTCTAAATAAGCAAAAAATGCTTCAAAAGAAATTGCTGCAATTGTTGTATAGCTCAATCTATTAAATCTTGTTTTGCCATTTTCAACAAAGTTTTGTGAAGTTTTAGCAATATTTGAAATAAAATCAACTATTCTATTTAAGAAAACTAAATTTTTAGTTGAAATTAAATGAGTAAATAACATATTAAGAATAACAGGTTTCCCTGAGAAATTGATATCTCCTTTTAGCTTCATTTTATTTATAATAGTTTGAACCAATAATGCAAGGACTGTATAACCAGTAATAGAATCTGTTGTTAGAGATTTTGATAAATCATCATTATTTTGATTCTCAATGTCTTCTGGGCTTGCATTTAAAAATGCAAGAGCATCATTTAAATTTGTTATTGTATTTTGATTTAAACTTTTATCTTGTTTTATTGATGGAAGATCCCCCCATTTTTTTATTTCTTCAAGAGACATATCTCTAAAAAAAGACTCAACATTGTTATTTCCAAATTCTCCAATTCCAGGCTTTCCTATTAGTCCAAGGGCCAATACATATTCAAATAAAAGACCCTTAATGTCTCGATCTGAGAGGGCTAACTTCAATAATGAAACTTCTCCCCATACTGATGGCAAAACCTGTACTTCAGTTGGAATATTTCCTAAAATATAGTCTATTGCCTCTACATAATTCCAGCTAATTGTATTAAAAAAATCAATTGGTTTCAATGGAGATTTTAATTTTTCAGTTCCAAGAAGAGTCTTAATTAATGACATTGAATCAGAAGATATATCAGATAATCTTTCTTGAAACAATCTTACTTTATTAATATCAAAAGGAATTTCAGATTGTAAAATGGAATCTCCTAATTCTTTAGAGCCTGGGATGTAGAGAATTCCATTTTCTCCTCGAACATATAATGATTCGAATGGAAGAATTACATTGTTTGAATCATTTTTATATCTCAAAAGAGAACAAAGAGAATTTGTTCCATTTGGTACATCCGAGATATCATCACCCGGAGAACCAAATATAATTTCAAATGGATCTCCAACATCATTCCCTCCCAGTTTATTTACTAATATAGATTTTATTGTTTCAGTCCCAAGACCAGACGAAATTCGCATTTCTTTCGAAAGTGTCATAATAAGCAATGCTGCTCGATCCATTGCATTTTCTGGCAGCGAATCAATAAATTTATTAAACTCAGTTCCAAGAATTGGGGTTGATTTATTTTTATAAGAGCTTATTTGAAAATTAAATTTTCCATCATTTATATCAATTTTATTTGCATTGTAAGAACCAAAATCTCTATCAATTCCTCGCTCTACAGAATCGGCTTCTGATAATCCAAAATTTACATTGAATAATTTATCATTTATTTTTGGTTTATTCGCAAGAAATCCTTTTCCAACATTTATAGCATTTATTGATAATGGACTACTTGTTCCAAAAAGAGATGGAGAATATTGTGAAAGTGTAGTTCTAGAATCAATTAAAAATTGTCCAATCAATTTGGTATTGGAAAAATTATCAACCCCACTTTCACTAAACCCATATAAATCAACAAGAAAGTCTTTATATGATTTGGCAGAAACAACATTTTTAGAAATTTTATCATCTGAAAAATTGTCAGATTTTCTTATATCTAAAGATTTTTTAATATTATCAATTGTTTTAGCAATTTTTGTCATTACTCTAACAGTATGATTTGCTTCATCAATTTCATCTACATATTTATTTAATATTTCTTCTAAGATCTTATTTGCTCCTTCGTTCTCTTGAATTGACTCAATCAATGCTTCTATATGTTCAATTCTTAATATTCTGGAGGCCATTGATGTATTTATAAAGTTTCCAACATCGCTTATTGAATTAGAATTTCCTTTATAAATTGAACTAAAATCTGTTAATGAAATAATTTCTGGCCTTTGATTTGATATACCTTTTAATTTTATTGGCTCAAATATTTTTGCTGAAATTGGAGAAATTGTCAAATTATTAGATTTTAAATTAGAAATCTTTATTGGTGCTAATTTAGAAAAAGATGCTTGCAAATTTTGGAATTCATTAATAAATGGAACAACTTTAAGATTGGCATTTTGAGAAATATTTCCTCCATTTTGACCAACAATTTTATTTGCCCCGACAACAATAGCCCCCTGAACATTTACAACTCCATTGTTATTATCTTCTGATTGTGGCTTTACGGCTTGAATGTTTATATTTCCCATCTTCGCAAATGAGAGATTATTTATTTTTAGTCCTGTAGGCATTTTATATTATTTCCTTTGTTGTTATGGAAGAACCATGACTATAGTCTTTTAATACTGGTATTATTTTATACCTATATGACCCAGGCTCTTTTGAACTTTCTTTATCAATATATTCAATTATATTGGAATTAAAATTTGTATGTACTTTGCCAATAATTTCTTCATCTCCGAGTCTATCTAAAATAATTAAAAAATGATCAAGTAAAGCCTTTTCACCCTTGACACTCCATCTTAAAATATTTGTTTCTTTATTGAATTTTGTGACTCTGGCATCTAAAATTTGAGGTTTTGATATATCAATACTTACATCTTGATATATAAAATTTCCTATATTTTCAAATTCGAATTGTGATTCGCTATGGTTCGCTGATAAAGAAGTAGGAGTTACAATATTCCCATATTTTTGAACTATTGGATGTTTGAATTTTAATGGTAAAATTTGTACAGAAATTCCGACAGAATTAGTAATGTTTTTATAGTTTTTTTCAAACATCGTTTCTGGAGATCTCAAAAGAGCAGATACAATATACCGATAGACCCTTCCGGGGACTAATGGTTCAATTCCATCAATTTTTCTATTTAATTCATCACTAAACATTGTTCCTGTAAATGGCCTAAAAAAAACTGTTTCTCCTGTTGTTAGATCTATTCTTCTAATTTGATGTGAAATAATTTTATCTAAACTTGATTTTTCTTCTAGTAATTCATCACTATATAATTCTGCCTGGCCTTGTTGTTCAAGAATTTTTTTCAAAATTGATGCATTAGAAGATCTGATAATTGATTTTATACTAAATTGAATATCAATTCCACTTTTTGTTTGAAGAATTTTTGGCTGGCCAATTGAAGTATCTACAACTCCAAAAGAAAATGGAATATTTTTATAAATTTCTCTATTTGTACAAATCTCTTCATCTCCATTTTCAAACAATAATATTAAATTATACTCTATAATATTATTATATTTTGAAAATATATCAATAAAAGAATAAGTTTGTTCAACATCTCCAACAACAGTTGTTTCATTCCTCCCTATAAAAGAAGGAACAATTTTAAAATTTGTATCATTTCTTGTTTTGTCTCTGCACAATAACTTAATTGCAGAAACACCAGGAGGTAAAGAAAAGACATCAATTTTTATTCCTTTTGGATCTGACTGAGCAACAATCCCAGCGTAAAGAAGTCTTGATGTTCTTTCTCTTGAAAGTCCAAACCTGTAAGCATTTACTACCTTGTTTGTAAACACCGAACCAAGCTGTTGCTGACCGCCTTTAGGAATAACCCTGTAAATAATGTCTGAGGCGTTTCCAATGAGGTCTTCAAATGGAACTGGCCCTTTCATTTTATCCACAGGTACATTTGCAACAAATGTATATTTTTGTTCTTCTAGTCTTTGTGTTCTGTTAAAAATTTTTCTAAATATATCAACAGATTTTGCCAATGGATCTTTTTGAATTATTGTCAATAAGTTTCTTGCAGGCAAAGTAACTGATGAAACAACTGGGGGTATAGTTGGAGTTTGGATAACTCTAATGTTTTGTGAATGCTCAACGGTTCTTTGTATTTTTTCAATTACTAACCCATTTACTCCAAGCAAACTAAATTGCACTATAAAATCAGGCGAATTTCCTAAAGTATTTGGCTCGAATTCAATAATTTTTTTTACATTTGCGAAATTTGTATCTTCTTGAACTAAAATTGGAATAATTGTATTGTCTGATGCCTGTTGAGATGTTGTTATTCCTTTTTGTTTTAATATTTTTTGAGAAATCTTCAATGAAGATAAAGGAAGAGTTTTTAATGATGTTTGAGAAGGGGTAATAACTCCTTGAATCGCTTTTGAAGCGCCAACAGAAAATGATGCTTGAATGTTTGAAGGGTCTTGTTTATTTTGAAGAATTCCTTTTACAGATAATGATTTTGGAGATTGTATAATTGATGAAGAAGGAAAATTACTTATTTTTAATATTGGCTCAATTGCTTTCTTTTGATTTATAGATGGAGCTAGTGCCAATTTAAATACTTTATTTTTAAATGAAGAAAACAAAGAATCATTACTTGCCTTTGTAGTAAAATCACTTATTGAATTAGAAAATTTTGCATTTGTATTTGCATTTTTTATATCTTTTTTTACAGCAGTTATTTGTTGTATGTTTTTAACCAAAGTCAAAGAAGATGGCTTATTTGAAATAGAATTAGAAGTAAATATGGAAGGTGGTTTCGGCTTACTTGATGTAAATGTAGAAATCTCAACTTTTTGCGCTCCTGCTTTTAATGCTGCCGGAATGTTGATAGAATACCTAAATTCATAAACCACTTTTTGTCCAAAATCAATTAAAGATGCAAAATCTTCAGAATCTAATGAAATTATATTTTCATTTTTGTTTTTTGTTTGATGTTTCATAATTTACTCAAAAACCAAAGTGAAAAGGTTTATAAATGTACTTCTGTTAAGATTGTCAACAAATATTTTTCCAACAAAAAAAACATGAATATCGTCTCCTTCAGCCGAAGGAAATAATCCAAAGTCAATAACATCTAATTTTTTAATATCATTCCCTGTAATTTCAAAGAATTGACAAAAAATATTATTAAATCTTGAAGATTCAGAAAAATATATTGTTTCAAAATCTTTATAGAGTAAACTCTTTTTTAATTCTTCAATTGATAATATTTCAGGTTGAGATAATTGTTTGTACTCTCCCAGTGATGAACCATTAGGATCTGTTATTGTTTTTTTATTTTTAGGTGGCAAAAATTTAAAATTCTTAATATGAGACAATCTTTTATCTTGGAAAAAAGATTCTGCCTTATCTATTCCAATTGATTGAATATCATCATTGCCTAAAGGTCTTTTGTCTGTTATTTTAAATCTTACATTTTGTGGAGATATTAAAAAATTTTTATCGTCTCTAAAAAAATCCATACTCCCAATGGATCTCAAACTCGTAAAGTTATTAAAAGAATCCGCCAACAAGTCATCTGCTGTACTTGCATATTGCGAACTATCGGTCAAAAAAGAACCACTTACTACAGCTTTTCCTTGTACAATTTTTGTGAAATTTCGCCCTTCAAAAGACAACAATCTGCCAGAGTCATCAGCTTCTAATGTTACTTGATCTTGAGGTAAAGAAACTGCTTCAAAATAAATACGATTACTAGCATCAGATGAGCCTGATGCTATATCAGCCTCATAAAAAGTCAATCGATCACTAAAAGAGGCAAACTCAATTTTTAATTTGCCGCCAATAATCTGGCGGCGTCCCTCAAGAGTTATAATTGAATCAAGAATTCTTTCTTTATTATTTAATATACCAGCCATTTATTTTTAAAGTATCCTATATTAATTCTAGATAAATAGTCTGATCTAAAAATAAGTGATTAATTCTATGGAACTAAATCAATATCAGGAAGATCTCCACGACTTCTTGCCTCACCATCAAAATATGGTAATGAAGAAGTTGCTGCTAATGAAAGATTGTTTGAAAATGTTTCCTCTCCAGAAGTTGTTGAATTATTAGCTCCAACAAATCTAATTTTTACAGGAGATGGAATAGTTGTTGAATTTGGCTGAAGAAACATTTTTGAATCTCTTGCTTGCTCAAGCATATCTCTAAATTGTCCAAATCTATCTCTTCGAAAATGCCATTTTCTCATTTCTTTATTCGTATTTAATAAACCATACTTAAATCCTCTTACTTGGCTATCAAAAACATACTCTCCAGTAATCTTATCTCTAGATATAAAAACTGGCTCTCCAAATTGCCCATCTCCAATTCCATAAATATTTTTAGCTAATTTATCATTTGGTACAGATCTTAATTCAAGATTTACGTCAATAAATACTCCCTGAAATTTCCAATCAGTACCTGGAGTGTATATCGGGCCGTTTCCAATACTATGTGCGCGAAGCACTCCAGCATCGCTTGATGCCTTAATAAAAGCAGTTCCATCTGACAATTTTTTATTTGAAAAAACATTTGAAAATGGGCTTATAGTTCTTGAAACAGATGAGAATCTTGGCTCAAATAAAAATAATGAGTTCCAAGACTTTAGCCAAGTAACAAATGCATTATTTCCATTTCCAAGAAGGTAATAATTTTTACCATCGTTACCAAAGTCGTTTGCAATATCAGCTCCCTCAATTTTAGAAATTTGATCAATTCTTGGAAGAATTGTGTCATAATATCTCTCTTCTTCGCTAAAAATTTGAATATTTCTATTGAATCCAGGAATTGATGTGAAAAAATCGACTGTTGGAAAAACATCAGTTATTGAGTTAGAAACTCCAATAACAGAGGATCTTACTCCGCGACGAGCATCGACATATCCATTTCCATAATAAGAAGATGTATTATAGGTTCCAGATATCAACATGGATCCAGTAAAAAATTCTGATATATAAGAACCAATAAATAAATTCTGTGGTTGAATATCAAATTGATCAACAACGGAAGATTGTATATTTTCATATACAGAATTAGAAGTCAAATTTTGATTCAATGTATCATGAAATTCTTTTTCTGATCTTATGAGAGAACCATATAATGTTATATTTATAACTCCTGAAGGAATTCCAAATTCATGACTACCTGTAAGTCCTCTCGCTGAATCTGCAAGATCCTCAATAATTGGCCTATGTTTTGAAACTGCAAAAATTAAATTATCTTCAGGAAACAAAAGATATGGAGAATATGACTGTTTTTCAAATTGTAAAATTGCTGTAACGGGCTTTGCAACTTGCGTTGAAAAATCATCAATTTCATATCTTATAAAATCTCTAAGATTTATCAAAGAATTGATATTGCTTACTTGATATTCTTTCCCAAAGTAACTTCTTGCGCTTACTTCTTTTGAATTCAACGATCTTCCAAATGGCTTTACTTCTGAAATAAATGAATTATTTAAATCATAATCTCCCAAAAGTAAAAATCCATTAGTATTTGCTGCATTAGCTGTTATTTGAACTTTTTCGATTCCAGAGTTACTAACAATAGCTCCAGGTGTAGCAAAACTTCCAAATCCTGCTGGGTTCCACCTGTCTCCATTTGCCATATAGTAGGGGAATGATCCTGTGTCTCCTATCGGAATAATAGTAGAACTTAGAATAATTTCTCTTTTATTGTCTTGAATTTGATTTAATAAACTAATTGTTACTCCTGGGCCTCCCATATCAGAAAAGAATACGCTACCAGAGAAATTACATCTTGTAATATCGTCAAACCATCCATTTGATGAAGAGACATTCATTTCTATAACTGCCTTCTCTAATAAAAATGGATGTTTTATTATTTGAGATAATGAGATTAATTGAGAACTTGTTGCTTCAAAATTTTGATTTAATGTTACGGAACCTTCTTGAATGTAATTGTAAATTTCATCAAATCTTCCAGACTGTCCAGGATTTTGTCCATGAAATGGTGATGATGCAGAAAGAGCACCAGATGAGCCACTCATCAATGGGAATCCAATTGCATTAAAAAGTTTGGAATCTCGGCCTAAACCTGCCTTAAGATAAGGTGCGAAAGGATTGGTCATTGCATCACTGCCACCTACTAAATTAAATGTTTTTGTATCTTTATTATAATACATTATTGAAGCAGATTCTGCATTCATTATTGATAAAGAATCTACATTTAAAGAAAATTTAATTTGAGTTTTTGATGAAAGTTTTGTTGAAAATCCTAATGAAGTTTCTAATTCGGAAGAACCTGTATTATAAAATGAAATTTCATTACTTTGTTCCGGTCTAAAACTTTCATTAAATGGAGTTATTGATTCACCAGGAATCGCCGACATGGAGTTCTCATGCAAAGTTGTTGTAAAATTTATTGTGTTATTATCGTTATAATATACGGAATATGCTCCCGTCCTACTATCATCACCTGTTCTAGCAATAGAAGGATAAGAACCAGTTAATGAATCTGTCTGCCTTATAGATACACGAGGAGGAAGTCCACCAATTGTCGTACTCATTATTTAAAAAGCCCTCCAAATGCCAAGCTATCTGTTCCAAGATTTATTCCATAACTTTTATATATAAAGCCAGAAGTAGAAGCCTTTGAGTTTAATGGCCTAAAATCGTCATCAGTAGAACCTGTCATGTCTAATAATCCATCAAAAAGCGCAGAAAGGTTAGAGTTATTGGAAATTTCTGATAAAAATCTTCTTTTTGAATTTAAATCATCGTCACTAAATGGCTCAATTTTATCATTTTTAGGATCTAAAACTGTTCCCAATAAAACAGTTAATCCAATAGAGCTTGCCGAATCTTTGTAAGGAACAAAATCAGTATTCTTTTTATATAAAATATGAGACACAACCACATCAGAACCATCAAAAGAATCTTCATTTCCTCCACAAATATTCCCTCTAATTCTATGAGGACTATTAATTACTTTTCTTGATGCTACGTCTCGAATTGTTAAAGGCTCTAACGCTCCATTATTTGGCAAATAATCACCAAGATATAATGGAGAACTAAATTGGCTTGGATCTTGAAGATATTTTTCAGCAGTCCAATTCTCTTGGTCAGAAAAAGGCTTAGTTGAATCATTTGGAGTATCAAATCCAAAATTAAAACAATCAACAACAAAATCAGTTCTTCCGCTATTAATCTGAGGTAAAATAGTAACTTGTCTTAATAGCGGATTTCTAAATGAAATACCCTGAGCTGTGCTCATATCAATAGAAATTCCACTAAAGGCTGGTGGTTGCGTTGTTCTTATTGTTGGAGCCTCGACAAATGGGCTATATAAATTATAAAATGACATTAGTATTTTTTAACCTGTCCAATAATTTGTTGAAGTAAAATTGTTCCCTTTTGAGAACTCCTTTCTGTTGCTGCACTTAAATATTGATCAATATTTAAATTTTCAAATTTCGGCCTTTCAAGCATATGAGACTCAATTATAAAATTGACTCCCCTAAATTTAGTTTTTCTAGGTAAAAGTGCAGATATAAAATCTCCAATACTTCTATCAAACCATTTAAAAAACTCAAAGAAAGATTTGAGTTTTATCTTTTCTGTAAGTCTATTGAAATAAATTTTTCTCATATTTGCAAGTCCTGGGTAATCAGGAGCAAACATCAATTCAGGACTTCCAAGAATATTATCTAACTCTTCTAAGGTTGAAAATATATTAATGATATCCTGATCTAGAGAGTCGATAATACTAAAATCAATTGTAAATCTAACATCATCTGATGGTTCTTCATTTAAATCTATTTGATTTACGATGCCAAATTTAGCATTTCTTTCTTTCGCAAGATTATAATCTTGATATGATCTAGCCCTTACTTTATTTGAAGTGCTAGCCTGATCAAATTTAGGAGAAATATAGCTTGAAAAGAATGTTTCTGGCTTAATTATTAAAGAATCTAATTCGAACCCAGAACCACTTAAATGATATGAATTCTGTGAAAAATCAAATATGCTAATTTCTCCAGACCCATTTGAGCTAGTTGTCATCTGATCTGTAGATGCATCAATTCTTAGCCTATTCCAAGAACCTGTTGCAATTGTTTCAAAGTTAAAATTAGAACTTGGAACTGTAACTCCAAGACTTTTGAAGTTTCTAACATGCTCTCTCCATTCATCTTCTAAAAGTCCTTTACTCCAAAATCTAATTTGAGAAATAAGTCCATTAAAGTTTGTTTCTCGTGAATCTGTATCTGTTATAGTATCTGTTGAATTTAAATAACCAAATAATGAACCAGTTCCTGTATTTAAACTTTGAGAGCCAATCATTATAAAAGAACCAGAAGCATTTAATGTAGAAGAATTATTACAAAATGAATCGTCATCTTTATTATTGGCTTCTTGAAAAAATGATTGAGTTATAAATTGTTCTACAATATTTCCCCTAGCGGCTCTGGCTGCTCTAAGAAAATATGAAGAAGAATTATATGATTTTACCAAATTTTCACTTTCGATCAAATAATCAGAAGGATCATCTGCTCTAAATCTTCCGAAAGAAACATTCCAATGATTTCCATCAAAAATATCTGCATTAATGCTCATTGTTAAGAATGGAGAATCAGTTATTGAACTGTTCATTCCAGGACGAGCATATAACTTAACTTGTGGTTCAGAACCTGAAACTGCTACCATATTTAATGAAACAGCGGATTCTCCATTATCAAACATTTGAATCGATCCTGTTTGAATATGAATTCTTGCAAGACTTTGAATTCCATCTACTTTTCTATTTTTTGGATATTTATAGATTGCCTCATAAGTAAAAGAACCAGATGTCAAATATCCATCAGAAATGTCATTAGAAATTCCATGAGGAGAATAAGAATTTTTGTTTACAAATGTTCCATCAATATTTGGAAATCCTATTTCGGTTCTACTTCCACTTAATATTTGAGACGAAATCAAAGAATTTGTTCCGCTCATATCAATCATTGTTGATACTTCAGATCTAATTTCTCTTTGATTTGAAAGATTTTTTCTAGTTGGGCCACCATACTCTCTGATTCTAAAATTAGAATCAGGATCAATTCCCAATGCCCGAATAAATGACTTTACACTATGAAGAGTTCCTTTACTTTGAATAATATCTTTTAAATTTACAAGAATTCTTCTCCATATTTGATTTTGAATATCTTTTAAAGAAATCTCTCCAGTAGAATAGTCAAAAGATAAATTTTCTGCATTAATAAATTGTTCAACTGAAGAACCATTAAAAAGATTTGGTAATGTAACACCAAAAAATTCTGCAATTTTTGGCAATACTTGATCAGGAGCCGCATTTTCTCCATCATAAGTAACATTTAATACCTTCCCAAAATTATCAAGAACAATTTTTTGTTCATCGAAAAATTTGGCCCAAATATAAAGCATAGTTTGAATTATTTGTGCCTGACCTACATTTGCAGTTCCAGGAATTGTTTCGCCTGTTATGGGGTCTACAATTGTTCCATCTTCTCTAATAAGTGCTTCTTCTGCTTGGCCTTCAAGAAAATAGTGAGAAGGGATTAACTTTGTTATCAAATTTGGATTTGAAACATCATAAAAAGATGCAGATGTTAATAAGTCATCATTTAAATCAATTATTTCTTGATAGTTTGGAAATAATATTGGACATAATGACATATTTTCATATGTCATTGGATTTTCTATAGAAGAAGTAATTCTGAGATTTGTTGAAAATCCTGTTTCATTAATTAATCCATGTAAAGAATTACCAGAATAATCTAATACAATCCTCTCTGTTTGAGTATCTCCAGCGGCAGCGAAAGAACCTGAAGGTTCATTGAATTTAAAATAAAGAACAAGATCTTCTGTTTGATATATTCCCTTTTTTGCAAATTTCTTTTGATCTTCAATTGTTCGAATATTATGAAAGAAACGGAATTCGTCCATAGCTCCAGAAAATGTAGTTATTGGAGTTACGAGACTTCCTGCCAAAGAAACAGCCGAACCTGATCCAATATAAAATGGAGAAACATTAAAATCTATTTCTCCAAACTCACTAAAATTACTAGAAGTAGATTTTAATGTTTCGTCAACAAACAAATCAAGTCGATTTATTCCTGGCCTTCTATTGAAGGTTGCTACAATATGGTTGAATTTTCCTTTTTCAATAGGGGCGGATGCTTGTAAATAAACAGATGAAGAAACTGCCGTAAATAGGATTTGTGACTCGCTAGTGCTTGCTGACTCAGACAAGAAGAGAGACACTCCCTGATTCGAGCCAGAGTGCTTCTGGCATATAACTTGAACGTCATTCGCTTCAGAAGGGACATACAGCTGGAACTCCCAAGAAAATGAGTCTAAATTTGGATTAAGTACACTATTTCCTGTTTTGTTTTTGGCAATTGTTGGAAATATACTTCCTGCAAAGTCAACAACTTCAACATGCGTTCCAGAACTATCCCCCGAACCAGAAAAAAACAAGTATCCTTTATTTTTTGGAAAATTGTCATAAACATATTTTTCAAATCCAGTCAAGCTATCCAAAAATTGTTCAATTTCTTTTCTTGTTCCATCAAATGGAAATTCATTAATTACTTTATAAAATGATAAATTTACATTTGTTTTTGCACTTTGGAAAAATGTATGATTTTCAAATTTAGAATAATCAACTATTATTTGTTGAGTTGAACGAATTCCAGAACCAGGAGCATCATACCTAAATGATGAACTTGTACCTATGTTTCTGTCAGCAACATCATTAAAATTAATCATTCCTGTTGGCGCAGGAGAATCCAAAATTCCACGAATTACTGATGGACGAAACAATCCAGGATTATTAAATTTAAGTGAATTAAATTGTGTCATTATTGTATAACCGTAAAGACTGCGCCAACTTCGTCAATTCCAAGAACAACAGTCGAACCAAAATCTGTAAATCTTAATTCAATTCCATATGTTTTTCCAACTTCTAAATCGCTCATATATAGATCAAAATACATTCCATCATCAAAAACACTGCACTTTGTAGCATTGCTTTGTGATTCAAATGGTATATGAATTTTTCCACTATTAGAATCTCTAATCTGATAAAACATATTTTTTAATAATAAGCTTTTTCTTTGTAGTGGCAATTTATAATATCTAACTGTTTCTAATGGGTTTTGTGCAAAAATATGAAATCTTACTTTTTCAGTTGATTGATACTTTCCAATATTATTTCTAATTACAACATTTAATTTTGTTGGAACAGTATCAAATGCTGTTCTAGTTACTTTTTTAATTTGTAAAGAGCCAGTAAAAAATCCTTGAGTTCCATCTATATTTTGCCATATTTCTTTAAATGTTGCAGAACTTGCAAGATCTATTTCTCTTCTTATTGAAGCTGTTTCGTTTGTTCCAATTGCAAATTGGGCAAAATACATTCCTGTTTGAAAGTTTTCACCAATCGAAAATTGTGAAGCTGTTACAAACTTATTAAAATAAGTAGAACCTGAGCCAGAAGTAACTTGAAGTATCAATGAATTTACTCCTGTTATTTCTTGTCCATTATAAATTATGTTTGCAGGTTGACCATAATGGAAATTATTCAAAAATAATGTTCCACTTAAATCAAAGAAGAAATTTCCATGATCATCTTGAACTGAATCATTAAAAAATACCTCAATTCTTGGTCTAAATGCTGGGTCATTTGCATGTCTAGAAGTAAATCTTTTTACAAATCTAGTAATTCCATCTGTTTCTTGTGTTCCGCTATAAGATATTCTAAATCCATAATCAGGAATAGCCCCAGCTAATGTTGCAGAAATTACATTTGTTACATCCAAATTTAAATTTTCAGATCCATCTGAAAAAACTTGAGTTGAAAACAAACTTTGAATTCCATTTCCAATATTTCCATATTCAAAAATATCAATGTTAGAATCTCCTAATGTACCTGAGCTATTGGCTCCTTCAATGCTCCAAGTAACATTTGTTGAAGCTGTAATAAAATTTGACGAATCAATATCTCTAAATTGCCCAATGTCATATCCATTTCCTTCATTGAATGACTTTGCCAAAGGATAAGAAATTAATGTAAAGTTAGATGGAAGAGTTTGACCACCAAATACATCATTCATAATTAGGCGTGCCTTAAATGATGAATCTGTAAAGTCTAAAATAGAGCCAGTCAATTCTCTTAGCGGATCCAAATCAAAATGAAGAAGAAGGCGAGAAACCTCAAGAATAGAGCCAGAAACCCCATTTAAGCTTGACTCATCTGCCAATTTAAAAAGATCTAATGTGCCTGCCTGTCCAACATTTGCATCAGTAACACGAGTACCATTAATAATCTTATTGGTAATCATAGTATCTTTATCTGCTTTTAATCTTCTAAACATAATCTATTTATACCTATAAGGCAATACTCTCTTTTGACGAAAAAATACTAAATACCAGAACCAATTATATCAAAATCTGGATTTTTTATTTCAAACATTCCACCAGGAGGAGGAAACAAAAGTCCTCTCACTGTATTTGTTGTAACATTAAATGTATTATTGCTATAAGTCCTTCCATCAACTGTTCCTGATAGATTTTTAAACCTTAATTGAGTTACAGAAATAACTCCATTATTGTTATATATTTTATTTTGAACATCAGAAATTCTAATTGGCTGATCAATTTGAAAATTATCAGTCTTAAAAAATTGCTTTAAATTAGAAATTATATTTTGCACAATAATATTCTTATTCATTTGAGGATCTGTTACAATCTCAAATTCTAAAGAAATATTTACAATTTGTGCATCTAGAATATCAATTGCATCACTTATCATTCTAAATTCATTTAAGAAAGTTACTAAATTATCTTTTAGACTATCTGGTGATTGAACCAGATTCTTTTTTGCATCTCTTGACAATATAAAAAGTTGTGCTGCTTGTGGATTAGCGGGGTTATTTCTCACTCCAGCCCTAAACACTCTTCCAAAACTACTTGGCATTGTATAAACACGTGATAATAAATCTTCTTTTGAAACTATTCTCTGTTGGGCATTTCTGGCTGAAGGAACTTTTGCTTTTAGCTCATTTATTGTTGGAGCATTCTCCCCGCCTGACGCAGCTGCTGGGTTTGTTACATCTGTTGTAGCTCTAATTTGTGCAGCTAATGCCGGTGTTGGATTTCGTGGAAATACCATGAGCAATGTCGAAATTGTTCTAATTGTTTCAGCTGAAACATTATGAGACAATCCTCCACCATATCTGTAATTTATCGATAAAGTAGTTCCTTGTGGAGCAACTCCCAAAGTTTTTGTATTTAATAAATTGTTTGGATCAATGGAAAATCTATCAAAATTTCTTTTGCCAAATAATGGAATTGCAAACTCACTTGGATCTGGGATTATGTCATTGTCTAAACTTGATGCCTTCCCTCCTCCAAATGTAAGTGTTGTTAGCCTTGTTCCAAGATCTGTCTCTGCTACAAATCGATAAGGGGCAGGAAGTATCTCTAAAAGCAATTCAACCAAATCATTATCTGTTCTTAAATTTGGGATTCCTCTAAAGACAGTGTCTTGCGTTAACGCACCAACTTTATAATATTGGTTACCTTCTGAATCAACAATATTTCCAATTGATGTAACATTACCATTTGAAAGAGTTAATTTTCTAAAAGGAGAAAAAGTATTTGAAATGGTAAATGATTCAGTTTTTGAAAATCCTGAAATCGCGTCTACTGTTCTTCCAAGTACCAATGTAGAAGGAGAACCATCTACACTAGTGCTTCCTATTACGATTTGAGCAATAAAATTATTGTCAGTATCTCGATCTGCAAAGTCAATATCTTCTAAAGTTTCAAATCTTGTACCATTTGAAGCTGCTGCTATAGTTCCTTGTAATATTTTTGGAAGAGACTTTGGATCAGGTTCATATGAAGTTCCAACTTTAATTGCGGGCACCTCTACTGCGAATAGTAAACTTACAACAGCCGGACTATTTCCTGTGATTTCAACTCCAGCCCTTCTGATAAGATTTTCAATATTTTTTGTTTCTATGGCCGTCTCAACAAAAAGCTCTCCAAATTGGTGGTCCAAGTAAAAGCTCATTGTATCTCCTACTTGTGCCGCCAAATCAACAAATACCCCACCAAGAGAGGCTTCAGAGAAATCTTGTATTCTATCTGGATAAAATGCTTTCGTATATGTAATCAAGTCAGATCGCATAGAATCAAAATCTTTATTTAAGAATGTTCTTTGTCTGATTGGTTTGATTTGTTTTTTTGTATCAATAGGCACTTTATCCCCCTATATAAAATGAAAGTTCAATCGCTTGATTTGATATTCCTAATGATGGAACATTATAAAATATCTTAATTTTAATCTTAGCAACTGCTTCATTATCTAAATTGTCAATTTTCCTTTCAAGTCGATCTAAATTTATAAATGGCATAAACTTAGATACTGCTGTGTTTATTCTTAATAAAAGCTCATTATCAAATTCTTCTGAACCTAATTCAAGAGTTAGTTGTCTTAGATTCGCTCCAAAATTATAAATAGCTACTCTTTCTCCATGATTTGTCAATAAAAGATTTCTAAAATTATCTTTTATTTGATCGGAAATATTAAAATGCATTTGAAAAATACCATCTGATCCTTGCCCTAGTCTCATTGGCGTTCTAATACCAATAGGCAAAGACTCAAATGCATTTGGCTGTTGTGGTGAATCAGGTTTTATTCCGACACTCTTAAAATCAAATTCTTTAATATCAGTCATTATTCAGAAAAAACCTTTGTTGATAGAGATTTATTTAATTCTGCTTGTAAAGTTGTTTGTGCAGCAAGAACTAATCCATAATAAGTAGACCATGCCAATATAAAAGTTGCCTGTTGCGGAGGAGTCGGCAATGGAACAGCAAAATAAGTTGCAGCTGCAAGATTTAATGTATTTAATGCATCAGTTGTTGATTTTACATAATTATTCAATGCAGAAACTAAAGAATCACCAAGAACAACAGGCTCTTTTGAAGATGCTGAGCCAATTTTTACATTTGGAGATACTAATACAAAATTTCCATTATCTTCAATTGATATCGCACCTTTACCAGACTTTCCAACTATTCTAATATTTTCATTTGCAATAAGTCTAAGCCTATCTGTTTTTATAATTGCAGAAGGTGCATATTCCATAGATGGAGAAATTCCATCTATTTCAATTTGAAAATTTGCATCAGGATCTGTGCTCTCTGAAAGATAAAACCTTGATGGGTCTTCAATCATATCAGGATCTCCCTCTGCTCGATTAGAAGGAGTCTTCAAATCTTTATCAACTTCTTCATATCCTCTACTATTTTCAATTATTTTAGGAGCGTTTCTTTTGTCTTTTCTTCCATATCCAACAACCATGTCAATTGTTGCTGACTCTTTTCTAGGGGAATCTGAAGCTGGGGCGGTTGAAGTAGATGCCCGATCCATTCCAAGAACAATTCTAGTTGCATTACTTCCTAAGATTACTTTATCTCCAGGTCTCTTTACAAAACGAGCAGTTGGCTCTTTTATAATTTGAGCATTTGCTTTAGCATTTTTATTAATTTTGTCATATGCATTTGCTCCTGCAAGAGTTCTTTGTTCAGACTCAATACCTCCTCCATTTTTAAAATCTAAAACAGCAGGTTGCTTTCCGGCTAATTTGTCTGTAGCAGTAGCGCCTTCATTTATTTCAAATTTTCTATCTGCATGAGTAAAATTAATGTCATCTGCGTCAATTGTTTGCGGAACTCTTTTCCACCAATACCCAATTTGACTATTTACATTTTGATCAATATAAAACACAAAAACCTGTTCTCCAGGCTTTACAGGTTCGGCATCAAAAATATCAACAGGGAAAAATATTTTTGGAGAACTATCAAAAAGATCTTGATTTCTTGTTATTATTCTTCCTGTAATACTGTTTCTTGGCATTCTTTTGCAAAGTTCAGGACTTGATGTTTCTTTTTGAAGCTTTGAAATATCATCTATTGTCAAACTTGAAGGATCACAAAAAACATCAACAACAACTGCAACTTGGAATATTGGAAGTGGCATTGTCCCTCTAATTGACTCAATTTCTTCGCCAATTTCAGTGCCCTGTTCAAATATTCTACGGTTAGCGTTATATCCTGTAACTTCACTTGACATTTTTATTCACCATTTTCTTCTTTTTGCAATTTTTGAATTTGATCAAAAATTGCATTTGCATCTATAGAGTCTTCATTTACTTGACCTTCTAAAGCTTTTTGAATAAGAGTTGCAAGCTTAATTAGTTGCTCATTTGATTTTTCCATTCTTGTTAGATATTGAACAGTTTGCATTCCATGAGTCATATGGTTTTCCATATCGCCTTGTAAGTGAGGATAAATATCTAAAAAGCATAAATTTGCATTTGAACGATCTGTTATTGCATTTTCATAAATTTGTCTCCAAAGGATTTTTTCTTTGGAGCCAGCAGAATTTATAGAATCTAATAATTCATCAAATTCTTGAAGAAGTTCTTTTTTTTTATCTGTTTTTTTAGAAGAATAGTCCAAATTCAATATCTCCCCTTAAGTCTTTATAATGTCTTTTAATTACGGCCATATTTGTAGTTAGTTGTTTTGCAGATAATCCTGTCATTTCTCTAATATAAAAAAATACAGCTCTTTTATTTAATAAATCTATTTCATTAATATGTTTAAATATGTAAATAATAGAATCTATGGTCTTGTTTTCACTATCATTTTTCAATCTTTTTCTTATTTCTTCTAAAAGCCCTCCAATTTCGCCATTTAGCTCTTTAGAAATCATTTCAACATCTGGTGATGGAACCGTACAATATTCAACAAATGCTTCATATTCTGCCACCCCCATTGAATCTGGGTCATCAAAACAAACATTTTTCTTAATTTTATTGGCGCGTTGCTTTCCTCTAATAATTAAAAAATGTTTTGCAATAATATTAAAATAAGAAAAAGCCTTATATCCTTTTTCTGTTTTGAATTTCGGAATTGCCTGATATAAAAAAGTAACACAATCAGATTTCAAATCCTCATAAGAATCATGAAGACTTAAAAAATTATGTATAAAAATTAGATTTTCTACAAGCTTGTCAAATGCAGGCTCTATTTCTTCTTTATACAGCTTAGATTTGGCCCTAAATGGTTCTATAAATTCAGGCTTGGTTTTATTTTCTAAAATCCAATCTTTTAAAGTTTTTATTTCTCCTGAAAGTTTTAATACCAAATCATTATTTTTTGTTTTTTTTATTTCAGATTCAAGCTCCTTAATTTTAAGTTTTTTTTCATCAATAGGTTTTAATTTTGCAATTTCTGCCTGAAATGCAACAATTGCATCTTGTGTTCCTTGATGAAAATAAGGTTTATTTGAAGCTGTACCCTTTTTTCTTCTCTTTACTACTTTCTTTTTACCAAAATTTGAACTTGATTTTTCCAATTATTTTTAAACTCTTTAGCATTTGAGCTATGCATATGTAATTTTTATATCCAGAGCTTATTCCTCTCTGTCATTATTATCATTCAATTGCTCAGTTGAATTAGATATAATATTCGCTATTCTCAACATATCATTTCTTGCCTCATTGACCTCATTTACAAACGATCTAACCAATGGGTCATCATTAATAACTCCAGGAGAATCATCAAAAACATGCATTAAATTATAATATCTTTTATCAATTATGTCTACACATGCCTGTGTATTATCCTCAATATTCATTAACATATTTCCAAAACGCAAATTGGCGCTTACTGAAACAGTAAGCGCCGCAATTAATAAAATTACTAAAATTATAAGTGCAATTATCATACGACTATATCAGAGAATACTCGATCATAATGCTTTTCGATAGCATCTTGTGAATATTCTTTTCTAATAATAGTCGAAAGCTCAACTGCCCATTCTTTAGGGGCATTTGGCATCTCTCTGAATTTTTTTAGAATTTTTTTAGCAGAAATCTCTTTTGGTTCCGCCCATTTTGAACCTTCCATAAATATCTGAGTGTGCCCTGTTCCTCCGCAAATGCTGCATATTTGAATATGTCCATTTTTTCCAGAACCATTGCATGAAGGACATATTCTTTTGTCTACTCTTGAACTTGAAATTTCTTTTAATGAATAATCAACTCCTAAAAATTTTCCCTTATTCATAAAATCAAGATGGCCAGACCAATTTGTAGCGATTACAGGAAGTCCTGATGCCGCAGCTTCCAGAGTTGGAAGTCCAAATCCTTCTCCCCTTGTAAGTGACACAAGTGCTTTTATTTTTGGATGGACATATAGGGAAGCGATTTCCTTGTCACTCATCTCTCCATGGATAAAATAAACTGGAGGCAACTTTCTCTCGTCTCTAAATTTGCTTAATGTATTTTTAAGAATATCTTTTGTTATATTTCTATCAAATTGGCAATTTCTAGAAAAATTTGTTTTAATTACAATTCCAACATCTTTATCATTCTTAAATGATTCACAAATCCATTTTAGAGTATTATATGTATTCTTTCTATCATTTTCTTCATTATTGCCAGTAAATTGGCCAAATATAAGAAAATTAAAATTTGTCTCAAATTCTAAATTTAGATCATTTTTTTCTTCATTTAGAATTTCATCAATAAAGGCTTCAGGAACAACTTTAATTTTTGCCTCTGAACATCCTGAATTTGTTAGAGATAACTTTGCATGTTCAGAAGGAACAATTACTAAGTCCATAGACTTTACATTATAAGCCCATGCAGGATTTGCCTTATCAGTTTCAACTGCTGCTGTTACTCCAACATTGAATCTTGCCAAATTAGAATCCCATTCATTTGGCAACTGTACTTGAATTGAAATATCAAAACTTGATGGGTAATTACCACTTTTGTTCATTATTCTTCCAATAAGCCCATTTAATCGATCTGGATCGATAAACCAAGTTGTATTTCCCCATGGAACAACATTTACAAATGTTTCAAATTTTTCTATATTTGATTCAAGCCACCTAAAAATTTGACGTGAATGAACTCCATATCCTGACTGGGTTAGAAGTGGAGCACGCAATATTACTTTCTTTTTCATAATAAATCCCTTATTTTAAACCTTTTGACATTCCCACATGCCTCTTCTAGTTTTCCAATTTTCAATTGTTTCAAATAATGTTTTGTCCCAATTTTTTATTGTGTTATCAATATTAAACTCAAATTTAGCATATGCTAAAGCTTTTTGTCCAAGTTCTTTTCTTTTTTCAGGTCCGAATTCATACATCTTCATAATAGCATCTGCCACTGTCTTATTTGATACGTGATCTTCATAAATGTATGGAACAGACTGACTTCCAACCAATCTTCTTATTTCAGACTCTAGAGCTATTCCATTGTGGCTTCCGTCTCTATAGTCTTCAACTTGTCTAGTCAAGCCTCCAGTCTTTAGTGCAATTATTGGAGTGCCTGTCATCATAGATTCCAAAGTTCCCAATCCAAAACCTTCATTATATGCAAAATTGATGCAAGTATCAGCAATATTATGCATAATGTTGATTTGAGGGAATCCTATTCGTTCAGTTGAGAAAACAACATTTTTAGTCAAATTAAAATGCTCAACAATTTTAAATAAATTTGGACCTTCTTGATCTAATGGATCTGTATGCATTAACAATGTTGCATCTCTATGTCCATATTCTTTTTCTAATTGATCTAAGAACATGCTCCATGCTTCAATAAGATCGGCAGGCAATTTTCGTCTAGCATTTCTATTTATCCAAAATGCAACAAAATGATTCTTTTTGTCAGCACCTAATACATTTTCTTTTGCCTTGATTATCTCTTGTTCTTTTAGTGGATGAAAAATTTCAGGAGGTACAGCATGTGGAATAAAGTTTGTAATTTCAGGATAATGCTCTACCGTCATTTCATAAGTTTTATTACTATGACAATTGATTAGGTCGATGCTATCATAAATTGGCTTATTGTATGCTGGCCAAGGATCATTATCCCAAACATGCCACCATACAATTGGACAAACTTGATGAATTTCATCTTCAATTTCAAAGTGCTGCATAAAAAACCTTGGATCAGTAAACAAAAAAACTGCATCTGGTTTTTCTTGTGCCAACAAAAGCCTCATTAAATTTTTATCTCCAAATCCATCAATTGGCCTAATTAGCCAATCTCCATCATCCCACTTTTTTGGATCATCTGGATTTGCTGGAACACTTACCATTCGATAGTCGCCATGCTTAATTGCGGCTCCTAAACATTTAAATTGGTATTTCCCTGTTCGTAGAAGTCCTTCTATAAGGTAACGCGACTGGGTTCCGACTCCTGACGTAGAAAGAGGGTGGTCCGAGATAAATAAAATTTTCTTTTTTTTCACTATTTTCCTTTAGATTTATTATATTAACAAGTTATATGAGTTATTATCTCCGAATCAACAGAGTTGGAAGAAATTGATTTATTGCTTTTAAAAAAGGTTTCTGAAGATTGTTGACTTTGGAAAACAAAAGAATCTATAGCAATTCTTGCCATTACAAGATTAAGTTTATTCGATATCTCAGTTACAATCGCCAATTTCAAATCATTATTAGCTAAATTATCCCAATTATGTATTTTTTCATTAATCCATTCAATAACAGTGCTATGGTCTGAGAAGTTTTTTCTTTCTTTTTGGACAAGGCTTATATGTTTTTTAATCATATAAATTTGTTCATTACTCAAAGTTAAGTTTTCAGATATTTCAAAATATCCGTGAAGCCAATAAATAAAATCTCTATCTGTCATATTTTCCTTAAATTATTACGGACAATGAGGAGTTTCATTATAATCACAAAACCTGCAACTTCCCTGTTGGTACGAAATTTTATATTTCCAAGGTTTAAAATACATGCCTTTTTTTGACATGTTTAGAGAATTATTTAATATATTTAAAGTTTTTTTAACTCCAGATTCTTCAATCGGAAATGAAAAAAACTCTATTCTTTCAGGATTCTCTAAGTCTCTATTTAAAACTACAAATCCTACTCTAATTTTAGAAAGTGGAATATTATGCTTTTGCCCCCAAAATTTGGCATAAAGAACTAATTGCATTTTAAGATTTTCATCTTCTTTTTTATATTTGTTCCATCCTTTCCCAGAAGTTTTCCAATCAATAATTGTATATTGATCATTGCACTTGATAACTCCATCAATGAACCCTTTAAATGTAAAATCTAAAGAATGTTCTCCTTCTATTTTTTCTAACAAATCTTCTTCAGCAGAAAAACATTCCCATCCAGGAAATCTCTCATCTAAAAATTCTGGTACTGCCTCAAGCAAAGCATTAGCTTCTTTAAGCCAATTTCCAAGATCAGGCAGGTTATGTTTTTCCCAAGCCTGAACAATATAGTCCAGAGCCAATTCATATTTCATTTCTCTTGTCTTTAGGTAAGTTTCACATGCCTCATGCAACGCTGTTCCAAAGTTTGTATTTACATTTTCTTCGAACATGTTGACTTTATCAACGTATTTTAATTTATGGCGATATGAACACTCTACATGATCTTTTAATTCAGAAAATGAAATTGTATTTATACATCTATCTTTTCCATTATTATATAATAATTGTTCACAAGAAATATCTTTACAAACATTATTTAAATATAAATCAAAAGTCTCTACTGAACATTGATCTATTTCACAGTTTATAAGACTATACATTACAACTTATTTTACAAAAAATAATAGAGATTTTACCATTTCATTCGAATTCAAGAACATATATTTACGTTTTCAGTTTCATTTATAACACAACTATTATCTTGAATTGAAGAATCTATAGAAGGATTACTGTCATAGGTATATTCAAAGAAGAATATACTTGATGGCAGCTCCATAGGTTGTATACTTATAAAATCCTTTTGAATTAATTGGCTAAATACTCGACGAACGATTGGAAATGAAATGTTGCTAAATGTTCTTCTAGTTTTGAAATAATTCTTGAGAATAAAATTAAGAGATTTTCTTTTTTTAATTTCTTCCCAAAAATCTTCTTCAGAATATTCAATATTATTTAAATAATAAAACTTAACTCCGTTTGCAAATTCAATTGCAGGACCATCTTCTCGATGACGTTCTCCATTTATATACCAATACTTGGATCCATCCCAACCTTCTTCGAATGCAGGCCCATCCTCTCTATGAAGTCTTCCATGGCGATACCACCATTTATTTCCATTTTTCCATTCAACAGCAGGGCCGTCTTCTCTATGAAGCTTGTCATTTAAGTAATATCTCTTGGCTCCATGTTCATCAATAATTAATCCATTTCTCATATTTATAATCCCTCTATCGAAACAGCTCGGCCTTTCATTTTTTCCCAATCTCTTTCTTCTGGGGTTCTTACTTCTAAATTCTTTTTCCATGTAGCCCCTAACATAACAGGCTCTATTCCTAACATTTTAGACATATAAGTTAATGCATTAAGATCTTTTGGAAAGCAATGTCCGCCATACCCAAAAGAACCATCAGGTCCAGGTACAGACCAATGACTTTTTCCAAGTCTTTCGTCATATATTGCCGCTGAAATAACTCCCTCATATGAAATGTCCATTTTTTTACAAATTTGAAATATTTCATTTGCAAAGCTAACTTTTGTAGCAAGAAAGCAATTTGTTACATACTTTACCATTTCTGCTTCTTTTGATTCCATTCCAATAATTGGAACATTTGGAAATCTATTACGATAAAGATTTGCAACTTTTTTAATTGTTGATAATTTTCCACCAAGGATTATTCTATTTTGATTTATAAAATCTTCAAAAGGAGAAGCTTCTCTCAAAAATTCAGGATTAAAGATCACACTAACATTATCAAAGGCATTATCTAAATATTCTGTAGTTCCAGGCGGAATTGTTGACTTTATTACAACAATTGTTTTTTGTTTAAATTTAGAAGAAGCTTCATCAATTTCTTTAACAACAGACTCTACAATTGAAATGTCACATTTTCCATTTGAAAACATTGGAGTTGGAACACATACAAATACTATTTTGTCTTTTTCTTTTAATTCTGGGTGGTGCAACATGTTTACTACTTCAGAAACATTTTGAAGTAACTCTGTTTTGAATTTATCATAAACATATGTTGCACATGTTTTTTCCATCCCTTTGCGTAATGCACTTCCTACAAATCCCTGCCCTATTATTCCAATAATATCCTTCATGTTTTTTCCTTATATGTTTTTTTCTTTGAGCAAATTTAAATATTTTTTCTTTGTATCTCCATTAAATGCACAAGCAACAGCTTCAGGTCCTGATGAATCTGTTATTCCAACAGGAATCATAAAATTTTTAAAGTTCTCATCGCAGAAAACCTTAACATCATTTGTAAAGTTATATCCATTATAAATGATTAAAAATGGATCATTATTAAAGTTTTTTGAAAATACATTTATTGTGTCTGTCATTACACTTTTTGATGAATTTATAAGCACAACATCATATCGATTTAATGGAATTCTTGTAGAATTTCCACAAAAAATCATAATATTTTTTGTTTTGTTTTTATTAATAATATTTGTGCCTTGATTGTATAAATCTTGACTGTCATCAATTCCATACAAAGATTTAAAATGTGTAGCCAAATCCAATATAATAAAATTTTCATCAAACCCTAATTGAAGAAAAGACGCCTTTTTAAACCCTTTTGAAAATTTAATTAAATCATCTTTTAATTTATTTGTTATTGACATAGAATTCAAATCAATGTACGTCATTCTAAAACTCCTTTAAAAATATCTAAATATTTTTCTTTTAGGTCTGCATCAAATACACAAACCATGGCTTCTTGATCATTTGTTTTCCCGCCTAAAGGATTCCATCCAGACTTTTCTCCTACAGGTTTCATAAAGTCTAAAAAATATTGATCGCAAAACTTCTTAACTCCTGCTTCAACAAGTCCATAATCATGATAAACAATTGCAAAAGGTTCTTCATTGATATTTTTTACTAAAATGTTATATGTATCAAACAAAACATTTTTATAACTATGATTTGCGTCAATTAAAATAACACTATAACTACCTAATGGAATACTGGTTGAGTCTCCATAAATAAGAGTTATATTCTTATTTTCTGACAATAAAATATTTGCTTCATTATGCCTATCTTTGTTTATATCTATTCCATAGATTGATTTAAAATATGGAACCAAAGATGCTATAGTAAATCCTTTATCAAAGCCAATTTCAAGATATGAATTATTATCAATCTCTTTAGATAAATTAATTAAATCTTCTCTTAATTTATTTGTTATTGTTGCTTTATGTGTATATTTGTCCGGTATTTTCATTTTTATTTTACATCTTTATACACTGCAAATCAGATCGTAATCAATCATTGAGCTAACTAAATCTTCAAAAGAATATTTTGGAACCCAATTCAAATATTTTTTTGCCTTTTCAGAACTACCACAAAGATACTCTACATCTGATGGCCTATAAAAATCTTTATTTATTTTTACAATTAGCTTTTCTTTATCATCTTTTACAAGAAAGGCTTTTTCATCAAGTCCTTCTCCATCCCATCGGATATTCCAATTTAAATATTTTGCAGCTACATTTATAAATTCTTTAACGCTTCTTGTTTCTCCTGATGAAAGCACAAAATCATCAGGTTTATCTTGTTGCAACATAAGCCACATTCCAAGACAATAATCTTCAGCATGTCCCCAATCTCTTCTTGCATGAATATTCCCCAATTCAAGAACAATATCTTCTCCATTCTGAATTTTGGCCAAAGTTTTTGTAATTTTCTTTGTTACAAATTCATCTCCACGAAAAGGACTTTCATGATTAAATAATATTCCTGAACAAGCAAATATTCCATATGCTTCTCTATAATTTACAACCATAGAATGAGCAAGAAGTTTTGCGCAGCCATATGGACTTCTTGGATGAAATGGTGTTGCTTCATTTTGATAATGATATCGTTTTCCATAATTTTCTCCAATAAAATATGACGAACCAAACATTTCAGAAGTGCTTGCTTGATAAAATTTTGCTTTAGGGCAAATCATTTTTATGGACTCAAGCAACCGAACAACACCAAGTCCATTTACATCGCATGTAAAAATTGGTTGATCGAAAGAAGTACCAACAAAGCTCATGGCTGCAAGATTGTAAATCTCGTCTGGCATGATGTTTTCTAATGTTTTTATTATATTGCTATGTTCAAGCAACTCAAAGGGCACCATTTTAATTTTGTCAAGAATCCCTAGCTCTTTCAATCTCCAATGCTCACTTGAAGCACTGCGTCTTTCTGCCCCATACACTTCATATCCTTTTTCAAGCAAGATCTTCGATAGATAAGCACCATCTTGCCCTGATATCCCCGTTATTAAACATTTTTTTTTCATAATAATTCTTTCAATTTTTCTCTAAAAATATTAAATCCTTGAGGGATTAATAATTCTTGAACTTTCTTTTTTGCATAATCTATATTTGGCAAGCATTTCAAAAGAGATTCTGCACTTATTTCTTTTGAAATGCTTTCATTGCTCAGTATATGAGAAGCTACACCAACATCCGTTGAAATGATTGGAGTTTCTATTGCAGCACACTCCAAAATAGATTGTGGACCACCTTCATAACGAGAACCAACAACATATAAATCAAGAGCATTGTACATTTTATTTAATGTTTCAAAATTTGGAAGTTTTAAAAATATAAAGCGAATATTGGAATTGTTTAGTCGATTGATCACATATTCGCGTCTCCACCCACCCAAAAGAACAACAACTTTTTTATCTTTTGCGACCTTTTCAACATAGTCGCAAAAGATATCTGGTCCTTTTTCCAATTTTGGACTTTTTAAATCATGACCTTCTGTATCCCTTTGAAAACTACCAATAACAAATTCATCATCATGAATTCCAAATCCTCTTCTTATTTCTTTTTTATTCTCAAGCTTTTTCCACAAACTTCCATTAACCCAAGTTAGTCCTGTCCAAATGGGCTTTGTTGCTCCAACATCTCTCAAATATTCTTCTGTTTTATTACAGGATGAATGATAAAGATCAGTTATCACATCTCTTTTCATGAAGTCTATTCTAGAATTTGAATTGAACTTTTCAGGAACAATATGAAAATTTGTAGTAAAAACCTTTTTCTTTTTTAATAAATCATATGGCAGTTGGTTGTAACACCAATCTGCAATAAGCCAAATTATGTCTGCATCATATGGATTATTTACTGAAATATCTGAGCAATAAGTTCTAAACTCATCAGTAAATCGATCTACTATCCAATTTTCATTAGGTCCATGAACATATACTTTCATAACTTAGAAGGCTCCATCTCTAACTGTATAACTTACTATAGATCATCACAAAATTTACTCTAAATATGAAATTACGGACCTTGCAGCCGAGATACAAGTATCGATCTTACCAGAAAAAACATCAATAATATTATCTTTCATTGTTACAATTGTTGGTCTTTCATCAGTTTTTTCAACATTTGGAAGTACAGCCCTAACTACCATTTTCGAACCTATATATTCTATTTTTTCCATATCTGGGATGTAAACTTTACCTGTTTCAATAAATTTATCAAAGTTTGATTTTTTATCGATTTTTATCGATTCAGAATATTCTATATTTTGCAAATATTTTTCATATTCATTAGGAATAATAGCTTGCACCCCAGTATTTGATGAATGAATTGCATGAACAACATTTCCCAAAAGAGAAAAATTAGGTTTTGCGAATGGATCAATACACATAAATGGGCCATCCATAATAACAATGCTCTTATTAGATAAAGAGTCAGGCACTTTTACCATTATCTTTTCACATAACTCATATTGATAGTTCTTAACTGATTCTGAAATAAAATTTATATCTTTATAAGAGCAATTAACAACAATATCAAAATCTAGAATATTTGATTTTTTAAATCTAGTATTAAATCTAGTTTTTATTTGTGAAGATGTTATTTTTTTATAACATAATAATTTTAAAATTTGATAATCTATTAAGTTTTCTTTAACTTTAATAGTTAAATCAACATTTTTTACAAAATCAGCATTTTTTACAATTTCATATTCAAGATTATTTTCATCACAAAATTTCAAATAATTATTTGGAGTTATAAGACTATTTGAACTTGCAATACAATAATAATGTTCGCAATCTTTTTTTATTGCTAAGTCATAAAATTTTTCAAATTCAATTGAGCTTTTTAATAAATTAGAAACAGTTTTTGGACTTCTTGGATAATGATAGCCTCTATGCAATCTAAACTGATTACCAAATGAGGCTTCTGTTAGTAACGATTCATTTTTTTCAAATAAATAAACATCATGACCTTTTTGATCTAGAAATAAAGCAGATGTTATTCCGAATATTCCACCACCTATAACAGCTATTTTATATTTCATAAATTAATCTCAATACATCCAAACTCAAACAAAGATCGCATTCAGGTGACTTTCCTAATTTTATTGAATTAAAAAAGTCATATACTTGCTTAGCCATAAGAACATCATCAGAATCCATATGATGGTATTTTCCATTATTATAAATTCTATGAAAATGATTATCTTTATCTTTAATTGTTCTGTCAATTTTGGATATTGCAATCTTTCCAAATTCACAAGTTAATTTATCTTCTTGTGCAAAAACACCAATATTGTTTATTCCATAAATAAATATAAATACAGCTAGATGATGAGTCAATAAGTTTAACTTAATATCATTATTAAATGAACCATATTTATTCCATTCTAAACTGATTATAGAAGAATTATTTATTTTTTGAATGTTTGAATCTTTTATAAATTTATAATTTACTAAGGAAACCAAATTATTTTTTTTTGATAAATCAATCATCTTTTGAAGATCGTCAATATCAATTGAACCTGGTTTCTCTATAAATATATGTTTATTATTTTCAAGTGCCATTATTCCGTATTTTGACAAATGCTCTATTGGGCAACTTATTATAAAATAATCAACTTTATCTAATGCCTCTTCAAAAGAGATTTTGTTTAATTCGGGAATTAAAGAATTTCCATTATTAATATAGCCAATAATACTTTCTTTGGGGAAAAATTTATATAATTTCTTTCCCCAATATCCAGTTCCTATAATCGCACCTTTCATAATGCATCTAGAATTTCAAAATAACTTTCTATTTGTTTTGACCAATCATTTATTTGTATGGCATTTTTATTTTTTTCAAAAATTCTGCCAAGAAGCAATGACTCTAAATCTTCCCAACTAGAATAAACATGGTCTTCTCCAACCATTTCACAAGCCCCACCAGCATCCTTGTATACATAAGTTGGTAAATTTACTGCCAATGCTTCTGTTATGGAATTTGGAGCAGGATCCCATAAAGAACTATTAATATAGACATCATGTTTTCTTAATTCTTCTCCAAGTTCCTGACCAAATAAAGGGTTTATAACTTTTGTATGATTTAATCCTGCTGGCGCTCTTCCAATATAAGTAAATTCATACTTATCTGAATTTTTCCCAACAAATTCATCAATTTTATGAGTGAATTTGTTCTTCATTATATTATCGCTCCAATGATGAACTAAAATTTTAATTTTCTGATTGTTATTTTTATTATTACTTTGATAATGCCATTTATTATTTGTTCCATTATAGATTACAGATTGATTATCTGAACTTAAAGAATGGTAATCCTTAAGCCATGAAGAAATAAAAACAATTTTATCATCTATTAGATCAAAACATTCTTTTAATAAATGATCTATGTCCTTTGTAGATTTTCTTGCATCACATTCATTTACTCTATGCAAAACTTTTACATTTGGATTTTTCTTTTTATATTCAAGAATTTCCTTTGCAGAGATACCAAGTTCATCATATCGCGGGTCAACTAAAACTATTTTTTTTATGCCTGGTTCTATTTTATGAGTTATTTCATAGCCATAAAGTGGCGCATTTTCACATAAGGCTCGAACAAATAAATTCCCGCCGCCCCAAGGACCATCTACAGGCTTCCTATTTACTAACAATTTTTCCATCTAATATTCAGGTCCAACTTTACTAATAATTACTTTATAGAGTTCCATCAATGTAAATAATTCACTATGTATTGGGCTTTCTCCATTCCCATCCTCATCTTCATATTCTTCACTCTCTTCTTCTTCATTTTCTTTATCAAATTCAAGACATGACATAAGAAGCATCATTCTTTCTTGAATTTTTATTAAATTTTTCAATTTTTTTGTTTCAAATTGAAGTATTGATCTATATTTATCGTCTCTTAATTGTTCAGGTGATTGCATATTTTATTCCTTTAAATACATTTATATAATTTTCAGCAACTTTGCTGATCTCAAGATATTCTGAATTTACAATTGGCCTTAATTTAGGTAATTCAAATGTTGAAAAATCAACATTATAAGGACAATCATAATCTGTTAATTCAAAATTATATGGTTTCGTTTCTGGGATAATTATTCCCGAATTTCTTACTATTTCTTTAGTTCCGCCACTATCTGTACAAATTACTGGGCATCCTTGAGATAAGGCTTCTACTACTACATTTGGACAATGGTCCAACCATGCTAGATGTATAAAATAATCAGCGGTTGCATAAAATCTTAAACATGTTTCATGATTTTGATGTCCCAAATAAAATACATTATCAAAACTATCAATGTTTATATTTTCAATATCATGGCACATTCCTAAAATATAAAGGCGTGCATCTTCTCCATCTTTATTTAATTTTTTTCTTATTTGATTAAATAAATCAATATTTTCTTTTAGTCTTTTTTGAGGATGCCAATTAGCAGAACAAACAAAGATCTTCTCATTTGAATGTTTTATTTGATGAATAATATTTTTTTTAGTAATCTCTATTCCATTATGGATTACTGAGCATCCTTCTCTCTCTCCAAAATGTTTTTCCATCATTGCCTTATCAAAATAACTTTGGAAAATAACATAATCATAAGACAAATAAGCTTCTTTTATTTTTTTATTATTTTCTTCAAAATTTTCTGGCTTAAACCAGATTCCATCAAGTCGCAAAACAGTTTTGGCATTTTTATATGGGATTTTATTTCTTTGAATAAAGGACAAAAAAACATCATGTTCTTCTCCATCTTTTACAATTTCATGTCCCATTTTAATAAATTGATCAGATAATCTTTTTCCAAATGAATTTGGACCTGAAGAAGAAGAGAAAGCAACATTATCAAAATATATTTTCATATTTTAATTCCTTGTATTTAAAAGGTTTTATTCATTAATCTCAAAAAAAATCAAACTAACTTCATCTTTTTCAGGGCTAAAGTCCAAATATATACTTTTCATATTATTCAAAAGACCCTTTTTTGTTTTACATTCGGGATTTAACGACAATTTAAGAATATCTTCAGGAATATCTTGAAAATTCATTACTTCTATTCTTAGAACTTTTGCTGTTTTAGAACTTCCACCAGTCTCCATATCTACAAGAGTTAAAATTTCTCCTTGAGAAATTGATTGATACCATTTGGATCCTTTTCTAATTGTTAGATGACGTCCTTTATTAAAAATAGCATTATGAAAATATATATATTTCATCTATAAACTCCTACTCTACATAGCCTCTTTTACGCAAATAATTGGACTCTTCTAATTGAAATTTTGCATCTTCTGATTTGAATGTTTCTGGGCTTAGATTTATTGTATAATAATACGTTACAGTTGGGAGGAATACTCTTCTTTTTGATTTATGTAAAACAGGAAGATAAATTGCCTGATCTCCAGCTCTTTTTATATATTCTCCATCCATTCCACGGAAATTTTCATCATTTACATCTGTAATCAAATTTTTTCTAAATGTTTTAAAATGAGATGTTACCCATCTGTACTCGTAGACATTCGCATCAACAGGCAAAGCATCTGAAATATTTTGCCATGTATCTGACCATCGATGAGCTGTCCAAAGACATTCGGCATTTGTTTCATTATAAGCAAAATTGATATCTTTAAGAGCGCAAAGATTACAAAGGAAATCATCCCCATCAAGACGACAAATAATATCATTGTCCTTTACAACTTCTGAATTAATCATCTTGAGAACATTTTTAACTTCCCAATGTTTTTCATTGTTTTTCCAATAAAGAACCTTTTTTTCATTTAGCCAAATATTACGACCGAGTTCATATTCATAATTCTGCCAAGGAACATTAAATCTCATACAAGTTTCTTGAATTTTTGAGATTGTTCTATCAGTGCTCATATCATCAGCAATTAAGATAAGCCAATTATCATAAGTTTGAAGGAAAACGCTCATAAGCATTCTTTCAATCGTTTTTTCTGCGTTGAAGCAGGGAACTACAAATACAAATCTATTTGACATCGACAAATATTATCACATGTTAGACCCAATTTTTTATATATTTTGGCATGTCTTTTTCTATTGTTAGATGTGGCAAAGTTTGTCCATTCCATTTGTCATGAAAAATCCACCCGCCAGTTTTTTCAGATAATTCAATTGCCTTTTCTTTTATTTCTTCATCTGAAACTTCTGACCATGGTTTATTAAAAAATTTGTTATTCTCTGAATTATCTTCAGTTTCAATATTAAAAAGACTTTCCCAATGTCTTTGCCAATAATTTTTATATGTTTTTATTTTTCTTTCAATATCCCACCATGAAAAATGGTATACACACGGAAGATTTTCAACAACAAGATTAAACCAAGTTTGATAATTTTCTTTAATTGGTTCACCTTTTAAAGATTGGCGTCTTGCTAATTCATGTTCCGCTGTATAAAAGTTAGCAAAAGGAATCAAATCTAATGTATCTCGATGAATATAGTCGCAACCATCGCTCCCCATTTTAGAATAATATTCGTTACCATCTTGTACTCTCAAATGCCCAGGAACTCCATGGCATATATATTTTTTATTTCTCGACAATCTCCATTTCCATGGATTTATATCCATTCTAATCTTATCTTTTCCTCCCCAATACTCTATCACTGGAAGGGCAAGTAAATCAACATTTGAAGGAAAATTCTTAACAAGCTTATGGATTTTTTCAATATGATCTTCATGAATCACTTCATCAACATCACTTTGCCAACAAAAATCCATAGAACATTTCTCTCTAGCCATAGACTTCAACATTCCATCAAAAATAGCGAATCTTTTGGAATTCCAATCTAATTCTGCACTATAGATTTTTAATTTTGGTTCTTTTTGTTCCCATTCTTTTAATAATTGATAGGTTCCATCAGAAGAGCCACCATCCATTACAACAACTTCATCACAAAAATCTAATAAAGACAATATTGAAGATTCAAATGGATAATTTTGAGATATACAATTTCTTGTTGTTGTATACCCAGAAATTGTTGGAACATAATCAATATCAGATTTTACTCCATTCCAAAACCAATCTCGTGCAGCGTAAAGATATTGTTCTATTTGTGTTATTTCGTCATCTTCGTCAGCTTTTGGATTGAACCATTCTTCGTCTTTATGCTGCACGAAATCGTTCAGGATTAGTTTAGTGCCTAAAAGCTTTGCTTCGATGACCATTCTTGGACATGTGTCATTTCCTCTTGGAAAATATACGTGCCCTTCTGCCTCAGATAATTCCTGTAAGACGACCTCGTAAGGAAGATTCCACAAAACCTTATAATCCAAATGATTATTTTCACAATACTCTTTCGCATCTTCAAATCCCTTTATCCATGAATTACTACCAAGTACAATCCATCCTTTTCTATTTTTTTCTTTTGCATTTTCTCTTAGTAATTTAATTGTAGCAAGGGTTTTATCATCAAAAACAGAAGAAAGAACTGTGTTTTTATTTTCTTTTAAAGATGGAAATTTATTATGGTAAATTTCCATCTGTTTTTCGCTCATCCACCAAAGATGCTTTGAACCCAAATAAAATGCAGCAATTAATTTGCCATGATCTTCATTTGAACAATTACAAGGAGTCTTTTCTTGCATTTCATGTTTTTCTGGAGATCTGTACTTACAGAATTTATAATCATATTCAATAATTGAATATTTCATATTAACTACAATTGCTGGGATAATGTTGAGATCAAGATTAAAGAAATTCCCGAAAATCCAAAACTTATCTTGGCCTTCTTGTAATAAATCCATTGTTACATCTTTTGAATGAAGTTTAAAAATATTCAATGGACTTGATTGAATCAAAGCTTCAGATGTTAATTCTGCTCCACCAACATAATCTTCAACAAAGAGATCGCTTACCCAAATTATTTGAGTGTCTTTAGGAATTTCTATTCTAGTAATTTGTGGAAATGATTTTTTTGTGAAGTCCATATATTAATTAATTTAATTAAAAAGATCTATTTAGTTAAATTAAAAAAATATAGATCTTTTTAATATTAATTTAAAGATCTATATTTAAAATTTAATTTAAAACTATTAATTAATTTAAGAATAACATAATGAATCAGCTATGTAAATATCTATTTTCAATTTTTTTGATTAAAGTATTTGTGATGCCAAAGTTGCCAATTTTGAACGTTGTCCTTTAACTAATGTAATGTGTGCTGAAATATCTTCTTTTTTGAAAGCTTCAATTACACAAGAAAGCCCATTTGACATAGCATCAAGAGAAATATTATCTATCTGTTCAACATCTCCTGTCAAGACAATTTTTGAACCTTCCCCAGCTCTTGTTATTACTGTTTTTAAATGTTCTAAAGAAAGATTTTGACATTCATCTACAATAATATAAGAATTAGGAATAGATCTACCTCGAATATAGCTCATTACTTCAACTACAATTTTATCAGTTTCAAAAAGAAAATCTACATTCTTTTTATTACCTTTCATAAGAGTTATTAAGTTGTCTTTGATAGGCTGGGTCCAAGGAGACATCTTCTCTTCCATAGTCCCAGGTAGGAACCCAATATCTCTACCCATTGGAACTATTGGTCTAAGAATGATGATTCTTTCATATATTTTTCTTTCAAGAACTTGCTCAAGTCCAGCAGCAATTGCGATAAATGTCTTACCACTTCCTGCTTTTCCAATAAGAGAAACTAACTCAATTTTATTATTTGTTAATAAATCAATAGCAAATGTTTGCTCTACAGAACCAGGTACAACTCCATAAGGAATTCGTTTTTCAACACGATGAAAAATAGTAGTATCTCCACGGATTTCTGCTCTTACTAAAGTACTCCCCTTTTCTTCAAAATTTGTAATAATAATCATTTGATTAGGATAAATTTCACCCTCTTCCATGATAATATTACTATTATGAACTTCTACCATTCCAAATTCATGAATTTTGTTAATTTCTTCTTGATCTAATTCTAAATGAGCAACACCAGAATATAGAAAATCCTGATTAGGGCCTTTAAATTCTTTTGTTTTTATTCCATGAGCTTCAGCTTGGATTCTAAGACCGAGATCATTACTAAGAAGAATAATATCAGATTTTTCTTTACTTTGAATCCATTCTGCACAAGCAATAATTTTAAGATCATTTGTAGGTTTTTCAAAGTCTGCACTTATAAGACGAAGTGTTCCACCATACCCAGTATCTGCCCCCTTCCTCCAGGCTTCATCTTTTGTAATTTTATCAATATTTCTAACGGCTTCTCTGGCATTTCTTCCAACCGTTCCTTCCCTTTTTCTATTTCGGTCCAATTCTCCCAAAACACAAAAAGGAACAATGATTTCACATTCTCCTAAGTATTCAATAATCTTAGGGTTGTCAATAAAGGCACTTGTGTCAATACAGTAAGTGTTCAAAATATATCCTCTTAAACTCAACAATTCTTATCTATATGCTAACTAACGACAAAATAATAGAAAATAATACATGTTTTAATTTACATGAAGAATACAACCTTCCTTGTTTAAAAAAAGAATGCAGATGCTGGTTCAACAATTTAAAAAATCTAAACTGTATCAACATCTTAACATCAAAAGGCCCACAAAAGCAAGAACAGATTGGAGAGTATTTTGGGTTGACTCGCATGAGAGTTTGTCAAATTGAAAAGGCCATTTTGTTTAAAATTAGAAAAAATAATAAACTTGGAGAATATTATTAATATTTTATTTTTTTTCTTTCTTTGATTTTTTCTTATTTTTCTTATCTATAACAACAACTTCAACTTCTTCTTCGGACTTTATCTCTTGTTTTTCAATAATCTCTTCAGTAATAATTTTAACATCGTTGGAGTCCGAAGCTGATACCGGCTCTGGCTCTTCAGATGGCTCTTCGAAAGACTCTTGAACGCTCTCTGGCATTATTTCTAATGATTTTTCTTCTTGAACTTTGACTGGATCGTTTTGGACTTCTTCCTCTTCTAAATTTGATTCAGAGGAAGAAGAAAGATGTTCTAATCCTTTTTTTGCCTCTAGTTCACATAAAGAAAGATATTTCTTCAAAACAATTTTATCATTGTGTATTTCTCGTCTAATTGATCCTCTTGCCATAATTGTTTTATTTCCTGTCTATAAAAATACATAGTCTACAAAAACAATTAAAAAAGGCACCATAAAGGTGCCTTAAGTAAAAGTTGTAAATTTGTTATTTTATCTTTCTTGATTCATGCATAGCTTTAATTCCTGCTCCGTCTGAATTTTTATGAATCGGTCTTTTCTCTCTTGCAAGTTTTTGTTCGATTAAACTTGCATGATAAATGTCTGTAATAAGCTCCTTTGCATACATTAGCCCTTTTCTAGCATTAACTCCTGAACGCTTGGTTCCTTTTGTAATAGATTTTTTTAAATCTTTATTAAGGGACTCTAAAAGAATTCTAAGCTCTTCCCATCCATCAATAACTGTAAAGTCTTTTGGTATCTTTTTTGATTTTGACATATTTTCCTTTCTATATTCTTTTTAATCGATAAATAAAGATTCTTTAAAGTGCTCTGGAAACAAACTAATGTTGTTTGAGTATAAACGATCAAAAGAATCATCTAAAATATATGTTACTGCAAAATCTTCAGATGTTCTAATACTTCTTCCTTTTGCCTGAATTAAACTCTTAACTGCCTGATAAGAATACCAATGATTGTATTTTTCCATTCTACGCTTAACTAATTCATCGCCAAGATATGGCCAATGCAGTTTGCATATAATTTGAAAACGGCTAAGATCTCCTTTTAGATCTAATCCTTCTGTACTTGACGGAGATAAAATAACAGTGTCCTTTTTAGAGGTCATATGTTTTTTTAATACTTCTTCTCTATCTAAACTATCATGAATAAGTAATCTAGAGCTTTTTATATTATTTTTAATATAATTTGCTATTTTGAATGTTCTAGTATGAATTATTCCTTTTTCGCCCTTGTGTTGTTCTAGTAATGCCTTAACAATTTCAACTAAATTTGGAAGAGTTTGGTCAATTTTTGCCTTTCCCATATCTCCTACTGGAATGTAGAATACTGGGGTGTTCTCTTTTGGAAATGGAGAATCAATAGATATAAAATCTGCATCTTTTGGATCTATTCCTATACTTTCACAAAATGCTTCTTTGTTTAAAATAGTAGCAGACAATAAAAGAACTTTTTGTCCATATCTAAAAAGATGTTCATGTGCATATTCTCCGATATCAATACTTTTGAATTCTAATTTTCTTCCACTATTATTCCAAGATGGAATAAGATTGAAAATCCAATTCTCTTTTGTATAAATCGACAAAAATTTAGATATTTTTGTTTTATGTTTTACTAATTTTTCTTTATTAGAAGCGATTCTTCTAGATTCGTCACTTTCTTCTTGTCCACTTATTTGTAGTTTTTTTAATTCTTGATCAACTAAGTCAATTTTCCCATCAAGAGATGGGATATATTCTTCTTTTGTCCATTTTACAGCAGAATCTTGATTCGTGATGTCTTTTGGAAAATCTAGTCTTAAAATTGATGAAGCAAATTTTTCACTAATTACTACTTCAACAAATTTTGATAATTCATCTTCTATTGTATGGCATTCATCTATTACCAATAATTGTCTTGGCGTTATTTTTCCAACATAAGATGTTTCTGTAAGAAAATAAGGAAAATTTGTAATACTTTGTTCAGAACCGACAAAGGCTCGTTTTTGAACCTTATATTTACATGAATAATAACATTTTTTATAAAACTTACTATCGGGATCTGCTTCTTTTAGAAGGTGTAAACTATCACTACATTTATTTTTTGGAAAGAAATCGCATTTATAATTTGATGCAGACTTTATTGAACGGCATACTCCTTTAGGTGGACCAAAATCTTTTACATATTGATCTTGAAGAATTTTTTGTGTTGTAAGCATCCAACAACCTTTTTCAAAAGTATCTGCAACTTCCATGTGCTTAGAGAGATATTTAGCAATTGTGATTGCGCAGGCGCTCTTGCCGACACCGGTCCCAAGCTCAAGAATTGCAAATTTTTTGCCCTTATTCAAAAATGAATCAAGGGCAAAATTTATTGCTTTATCTTGTTGTTCTCTTATTTCTTTAAAAGGAAAATATTCATTAAATTTAAAATTCATTTTTTAGCTTTCGTTTTTTTATCTGTTGTTTTTTTAGTTAAACTATTGTATTTTGATTCAGAAGCTTCCAAATACCCATCTACAATTCCATATTTAATAGCTTCTGCTGGCGTTATATAGACATCAATTCTAGGACTAAGCATCTCTTTCATTTTTTCATCAGAAATAATAGTATCCGATGAGAGAACTTTATTACAAAGAGATTCGAGTCTATTGAATTCATTCAGATCATTTTTGATTTCAAAAATATCCCCAGAAACTTCATCTCTACCAACATGCCACATAATTGTAGCATTTCTTCCTATTTTTCTGTTATTTCCAACAGCAAGCAAAATAACCCCAGCGCTCATAATTTTTCCTAGCCCTATTGTATGAACCGGAATTCCTTGGCTTTGAACATACTTGATCGTATCATAAAGCGCGAACATATCATAGATGTTTCCACCAAAAGTATTTATTATTATATTAATTGGGCTTTTTTTATTTTTCTTTGCAAATCCAAGAAGTGTAGATATGGCATTTGATATAGGAGATTCATCAATTTCATTTAATACAATTATTCTATTTTCATCTTCTTCCTCAAAATCTTTTTTTATATCCATAAATTTTAGACCTCAAGCGGACTTTTAGTAACAATTAAGGTATCGTCCTTTATGTCTCGCACAACATTAATTATCCTTCTTAAATGATCTTGATTTTCTAGATTCATAGCCAAATCATTTATAATAAAAAGAATTTGATTTTGAGAAATTCCATAATCCATAATTTTTGAAACAATTAATCTAGCTTCATTGCTCTCTTTTATAATTTTATCATCTATTGATGTTCCATATTGTCTAATTCCCATATTTTTCTCCTTTAAGATTTGTTTATAATTTCTTGCCTAGAAAAAGATTCAATTCTTGCCAGAACAGGAACTCCCTGAAAAATTAGCACTTTTCCAATTGTTGCCCCGTTTTCTGATTCAGAGTCTAGAACAATAAATGAACCCCATTTTTTATTTTGCAAAATAAATTCTGCTTCTTCCCAAATTGGAAGCTCTTTACTATATTGCTCAAGAAGACCCGCAATATCAGATTGAATTCCCATTTTTATTTCTTCTATTGTTCTAATTGATTTAATATTTTCTTTTGTTGTAATTTCTGATTTTCCAATTTCTGTTACTTTATGAATTATTCCACAATTGTTACATTGGGAAAATTTTGGAATAACATTATTATCCTCATCAATTATAGAAAATACTTGAAACTTATGCCAAACAATTGGTTTCTTATTTTTAAATTGAGGAAGAATACAATTGCACTCAACCAAATGTTTTATTCCATTTATCTCCTTTGGAAGAAGATCGTTTTCTTTTAATTCTTCTAATTCTGTCCTTTTGTTTGTCATGTTGATAATTAATGCTATAGGACTATTATATCATGAAAACTGTCTCATTACAAGAAAAATATAATAAAGCCCAATTTGATATTTTGTTAGAAGCCATTGATGAAAATGAATTGCGCAAAATCGCACAAATGTTTGATAAATTGGATCAAATTGTTGGATCGGCCGAAATACCAGCAATAACAGAAGTTTTAGATGTGGCTAGAGATGCTGTTGCAAAAGTTTCAAGTCCTGGATTTGTTAGAAAGCTTGCATCAGCATTAGGTGGAGAATCAATAGAAAAAAAACAAATATCAAGCATAATAGCATTACAAACTCAACTTGTTTCAATATTTAGATCATTTCCATCAATTATTTCAATTGCTGGGCCTCTAATGAAGTCTGCCGTAAGTGAAGCAATTTCAGGTAGTGGACCAACAGAAATGGGAGATTCCAATCCGTTAGTTACCGGAAGTCCTGCAAAAAATCCAAATTCCCTAAGAGGAGTTGCTGAGAAGGCAAACGATACAAAATCTATTCCAAGAATTGAAAAAATGCTATTAAATGCTTTTAAAGTACCATCTAGTATTGCTGGACTTTTCAACCAATTTAAAATAAATGCAAAAGCAGCTGTTGAACAAATTTTAGATCTTGACTTGCAAGAATTAAAAGGTCTTGTTGCACGCGCATCTGGAACAAAGCTTCAAGTACCTATTTCACAAGAAGATGTATCAGAACTATCTCCAGAAACTGATCCTAATGCCTCACAAGGTCCAAAAAATCTTGCAAATGTTCTTCAAAAATTAACACCAGAACAAAAGAAATCATACTTAGAGGCAATTTCTTTTATGGAAAAAATCGGGCAAAAGATAGATCCAGCTATCAAAAAAGCTTTTGAAAAAATATCAGCAGTTACTAAACCAAATCCTTCAAAAGAAAAAACAATCTAAGAATCAATCATCATTCATTATTGCCAAATCTATAGAAATAAGAGATTTAGCAAGAGAAATTCCATAATAAAGTGCCGACAATACAGAGGTTGTTGGCATTTTTTCATTAAATCCAAGCTCTCTCATATAAATCGTTCCTTTATTTAAAATTCTTTTAACAATTCTTAAAGAATAATCAATAGATTCTAATTCTTTCATTTTTTGTTGCTCTGTCAGAGAACCTAAACGAATATGAACAGTATGAGAATTTAATGCCTTTATTCTTTTATTTATAAGTTCAGACATTTCTTCTATATGAGTATTTTCTCTCCTTTCTGAAAGATCTGAAATATGAGAACTGACAGTCTGCTGTGTTTTATTGTTTATTATATTTAAATTTTCTTTTGTGCATATAACTTTATCTACGATTGGAAGTTCATCATAAACAATGGTTGCAACAGAGTCTCCTTTCATTGTAGATACAATTTTAGAACCGCACACTATAGAAATATCAGCAATAAAATTTATACTTTCAATTTCCCAAGGAATTCTAATTGGACAAATATCTAATTTCTTGTTGGCAGATATTGTTGCAATAACTTCTTCTCCATAACCACGAGCAACAATAAGATGAGGCTTTTCGTTGCTATACGCTTCTGTGAAGAAATTATGAAGTTCTGACGCTCTCTCGATTATTCCATCAACGACAAGAACCCTAACATCTCCTCGGCCCCATCTTCCACCATCTTCGCTTGTAAATAATGGATAGGTTGACACTGGAAAGTTATATCCCAAAACCAATTCAACTGAATACTTTCCATTTGAAGAGCCTCCTGGAATTATGTTTCCTTCTAGCCCTGCCAATTCAACAGCTTCTAAAACCATTTTAGATAACATTTCATTGTCGCTTGATTTAGTCACACATTCGACAATATCTTCCCAAGTTGCAGGTTTTGTTTCTTCGATAATTCTATTTGATATTTCTCGATAGTCAAAATCTAATTTTTTGACTATATTAGGAATATTTTCATTTTCTAAATTCTTTAAAAGAGTTTGAATTAAATTCAAAACAAAAGCAATAAAAAATCTAGTGGAATCAGCCCCAGCCTTTTCTGCGTTATATGCGGCTTCAAGTATTTGTTTTTTTATAAGCCGAGCCAATGGACTTCCATTGTCAACAGTATGTCTTAATAAAGTAGAAAGGCGCTCAGAAATGAATGTCTTATTTTTTGTCAAATAGGCAGCTATATCAGCTTTTGAAATTTTCTCTATATCGTCTAGAACAGATTTCAAAGTTTGAATATATTCTTCATTATTGATTGTTTTTGTAAATTGCTGTTCTTCCATGATTATTTTTTATTTTCCTTCCAAAAATTGAATGATGGCTCGATCAAATTTCCGTCATTTATTTTTTTGTATTTAATATTAGCAAATTTATTTCTAAATTTTGTTCTATTTTCCCAAATTTCTTTTCGTTGTTCTATACTAAATCCTGAGTCTATTTTAACAAATGAAGAACCATATTTTGAAATAATTGCACCTAGCATTTTATTATACTTTCCATGTCCTTCTTCAAATGATGTAACTTCAAGATCGATATCATAAGAATCTTTTACTTCCATAACATTATATGTTTTCCCAAAACTATATTTTGAACTTAAAATTTTTACCATTGTTCCTTTATACTTTTTTGAAATATAAACATTATGGATTGGTATAACGCTGGAAGGAGGAATAATATCTCTAACAACAAGTTTTATAAATTTGCTTGTTGCAAATAGCATGTCTTCTAGTTTTTCTCTTGTTTCTTGACATGTAAGTTTGGGTGTCTGTGTTTCCCATTCAAAATATGGGAGCCAATCAAATATAAAATAATTGTAATAATTTTCTGTTTTTGACAAGACTCCATCAAATATAGAAAAATTTTCAATTTTCTCCTCTTTTAAAAGAGTTTTGAAATCTTCTTTGATTAATTTAGTAAAATCTTCTTTGATTTTTGTATTTTTGGCGGAATAAAAATCAATATCATTATCTTTTATAATGGAAATGCACCTAATTCCACTTATAATTGGTTCTATTGCTACCAATTTTTGATTTTCTATTTTTTTCTTTTCAAATCTATTTGCTATTTGAATTTTAAAATTCATGCTATTTTGTTATAACATAAAATTAGAAATAAAAAAGCCCTCTTAAAATATTTTAAGAGGGCTTTTTTATGCCTTAACTATTCTCTGTTGTCAACTTAAAGCGTCCACGGAAGGATTCGAACCTTCAATTTCAGATTCCGTTACGGTTACAATGCTTAGAAGACATGGCCGACTACGTGGACTTTTTTAATTATTCTGATACTTTTTCTATTTTTTCTATAGAATCTCCATTTCCATATGAGCTTTTAATTGCCCTAATTGCTGGAGGGAGCGCCAATGCTGTTATTAATGCTGAAATTATAAGCCAAATAACTTTATCTTTCCAAACCTTATTTGAAGTTCTTACGATATGTTCTAATTGAATTGGTTTAAATACCTTATCTTGTTCTTCAAATTTTTTTGTTATTGAGTCTGCTAATATTGTAACAGATTTTCTTAAATCTGAGTCCCTTTCTTCATGATTTTTCATCCATCCCTCTATAGAAGAGACACTTTTTTCATGGGATTCACATACAGACAGTAATTTTTCAACTCTTTCATATAGTTTATCAATATCTTCACGATTTCTTGAGTTTGTAATACTGTTTGTTTGAACCTTAGAAGAGAGTCCAAACTCTGGATTCAATATTTTATCAGCTAAAACGCTGACTTTTTTATCAGTTCGTTCTTGTGTCTGAACAACTTGATCCAATTTAAAAGCTAAAACATTTAATCCGTCAGCCATGAAACTAAATATATCTTATAAAATCAAATTGAATGATTTATATCTGATTTTGCCTTAATGGCCTCCAAAATGTCATTTTTAGATCTTTCTATCCATAAATCTTTAAATTCATCTTTGGTTTCTAGCATTGTAACTGGAAGGATTACAGCAAACATTTTCAATCCCTTTAAAAATGCTTTTGCCCTTAGTGCCTCTCCTTTGTTTGGAAATACTGTGATAGAGCCAAAATCTAATGCCAGAGTCTCTGGGAATAGTGAAAATAGTAGATATTTTTGATTATTCATTATTTTATTCAAGCAATTATATATAATCTTTTCAAGTTTTTATCAAAATTCTTGACAAGAAGAACGCTTATATGTTATGTTTTTGACATGGATTATATTAAAATAGAGGACCTTATAGATAGGTGCATTTATAAGATCCTTTCCAGAAATCTTCGATATGGAGTGTGGAATGAAAAAAATAAAGGATTTATTGGAATAAGAAATAAATTTAATCATGAGTATTTATTTACAGAATATCACTATGACATAGGTGCTCCATATGGAACAGTTAAGCCCGAATTTATTGTAGAAAATATAAAAGTCGATGATAAAATTATCCTTTTGGAAAACATGCCTTCGTTATGTAGGAAATGCAATGAAGAAGTTTCTTTTGTAAAAGAGAAAGGATGGATTCATAATTCTGAAAATAAATGCATAGAAATAGAACCGTTTTCTCCAATCAATATAGATTTATTTAATATATTAAAAAATATAGAAATGAAAAATTTAACTGATTGACCTTGACTTTAAAAAAGTTTTATACTACAAAGATTAAATGCACAATAATCATTTACATTCATTGAGGGATATAGCTTCTAACATCGCTATCAAACATCTAAAAGTTGGCGATATTGTAAAAGTTGTTGATATTAGCGGTTTATTCTCCCAAGAATTAATTCTTGGGAACGAATATGAAATTCTAGAAATAATAGACTCTATACAAGTAAGAATAAGCAATAACTTATATATGGAATGGAGCTATTATGCTAACAGATTTGAGAAAGTAACAAAGGAGAAAAAATAACATGTTTTTTGATTATAACGAAGATAAAGAAATCAAATGGAAAAGAATTGAAAGAAAAATTTATTCTCCATTTTGGAGATTTATTCATAATTTTTTTGCACATCCATTAATGGCTATTTATAGGCCGCTTGGAGAAAGATTTCATGAATGGACAGCTGAAAAAATGTATAAAGTTAGAGAAACAAAATCTCTAACTTTATCAGATAAGGATTAATAATGCAGATTGCAAGTATCTATAATGTATGGGAACCTAAAAATGGAGATGAGAAAGATTATAAGCCAATAGAAAGCGCGTATTATCACGAAGATGCTGCGCGATATTTTGCAGAAAGAGATATAGATTCTATTTGTGAAGGCAAGACCGAATGGAATCTAAAAGTAAGAAAAATTGGCGATCCTGATACAAAAATTCATGAGATTAAAGTAATTATGGAAGTTGAGCCTGTTTTTTATGTAAAAACCATCAAAGGACCAGAAGAAGAAACTACATAAAAACTAGATTAAAAATTATATGCTTGAAATATGAAAATATTTCAAGCATTTGAAAACATTGAAGCAATAAACTTTCAAAAACAGCAAGCATTAAATATTCTTAAAGATGTCTCAAATAATTTTGATTTTGTTCTTTTGGCAGGAGGCGCTCCACGAAATTGGCAATTTGGAAAACTTGCAAAAGATTTAGATATATATGTTTGCAAGTTAATTGATAATGATGGAGATGAGTTTAGAAAAGACGAAATTGAAAAACAAACACTAAAGTCTTTAGAAGGTGTTGTAGCAACATATGGAGAATTGGGTCCTAATGAGGCGAAAGTTCAAGCAAGTTCAAATGTTTACAGTGGACTTGTTTTAAGTCATTTATATAATTTTTCAGTTCCTAAAATTTATGAATTAAATAATTCTAATAGTCAAGATTGTCAATTAATTATTATAGATGGAGATAGTAGTGAAATTAAAGATATAGAATCTTTCTCACGTTTAATTTTTAAAACATATGATTTTGGAATATGCATGACTGCAATGGATAAAAATGGAAATTTTTATAATTCAAAAATGTTTGAATTAGACAAAAAGAATAAAACACTTACAGTCAATATTAGTCAATTAAAAAGAAATAATTCAAAAGGCATGGAAAAACTTGTTTCAAGATTTGAAAAAATGGAGGAGTTATTCCCAGATCATCGCATGAGAATTTCTATATAATATGAGCAATCTATTAAGAAAATTTATTAATTACTTGGTAACGGAATCAAAAGATTCAAAAAAAGAAGAATCTATGATGATAGCGTTATATCCAACGAAAGAAACAATATCTGATATTGTTTCTTATAGAAATAAAATAAAAAAAGAAAATAATATATCAAATATTTTTGAATTACCTGAAGAAGAGTTGCATCTAACAATTAGATGGTGGGAATCAAAAATTGGAAATCAGAAAAAAATACTTTCTGACCTAAGCAAAACAAAATTTGAGAATCAATTTGATGCAAATATTTCTAAAATAGATATTCTTGGAGATAGCCTTTCTTTATTATTAAAGTCTAAGGAAATTGATGACTTATTTGATATTATTGATAAATTAGTCAAGACCAACAATGGACCTGCTTCTACATATCCAAAATTTATTTCACATCTTGCTTTATTTTATGGAGATGCTGATGATTTAGAATCTTTATCTATTCCAAAAGAAAGTTTAGATTTTAAATTAATATTTGATCGAATTAAAATGGTAGATAGTGATGAAAATATTTATCTCTCTAAAAAAATAGAAAGTATGCCATAACAAATGAAAAATATTGATAATTTAGTTTCAAATCATAAAAAAAGAAGTCGCAATAAAAATATTATTTCAGGAATTAGAAAAGTAATTGATATAACATCATCAATAGCTTCAACTCTTTTATTAGTAAAAGATAAGCCTAAAAAACTAGATTATTTTAGTATAGGTGCTACCTTAACAAATGTTAGTTTGAGAATTTATGATGAAATATTAAAATTAAATACAACAGATCCTCAATCATTTTTTGATCCAAAAATTCATTATATAGTTCCGTATTCATTAGAAAAAACATTATTTCAATTTATTCAAGAAGAAGAAACTCTTCTTGTTAATGATAAAATTTCATTAAATAGAGGAGCTTTGTCTGGGGTTGAAGTCTATTGGATAAAAAAAGACACAGCAAAAGAAAGATCTTTTTGTAAAATTGAAGATAGAGAAAATTTAATAGCAGAAATTGGAAAATTATTATGGATTACAAGTGGAACAAATAATATTACTTTAGATAAAATTGGAGAACTTGTACCTTCAGATGAGAATCTTGGATTTGAAGTAATAGAAACAAGAGCAATGAAAGAACTTGAAAAGAGATTAGTATCTTTCCAAAAATATGGAGAGAATGGAATCACTCGTTCTTATTTACTTGAGGGTCCACCAGGAACGGGCAAAAGTAGTGCAGCAATGCATATAATAAAGAAATTAGGACTAAAGAGCTTACGCGCCTCATTAGCATCTCTGAACGAACCAATGCCTGATGGTTCATATATAAGCGTTTCGGCAAATTTAGAAATGTTACTAAATGCCTTGCAACCAGATATTATCATTATTGATGATATTGATAGAGGGTATATTGGAGAACAGACAATACTAAAGTTGTTTGAAACTGCTAGAAAATATTGTAAGATCATTATGGCAACTTGCAACAATAAAAATTCAATGATTGGTGCCATGTTGAGAGTTGGAAGATTTGACGACCATATAGAAATAAATAGGTTGGACCCAGAAGTGGTTGCCGGAATGCTAGATGAAGAAGATTTTGATTTAGCCGAAAAAATGTCAAGTTGGCCTATTGCATATATTCAGAATTATAAAACAGTAAAAAAAGTAATGGGAAGAGAACAGGCAAGGCTTGAGCTTGACGATATGGAAAATAGGATTTATGAAATTGAAAGAAAGTCATTGACTGAATCAAATTTTGTCAATCCAAATCCTCAAACAGAACCAATAAAATCAAATAGAAAAAAGAAAAAACTAAAAAATAAAAACTTTAGAAGTAATTTTTTAGAGATAACAAAGGTAAAATCCCAAACTAATAATGAATCCTTACAACCAAGAAAAATACCTACACACCCCGCTGACTCCTTGTGATGGCGAAGAACATATGGAGCGTGATGCTACCGACGAAGATGAAGACATTGAATATTTAAAACATAGATTTTTTTCTGCCTTAAAAATACCACATAAACCAACAAGAATTACGCCTGGTGACTGCTCCTGCCGAACTGCCGAATTGCAAAAAACAGAATCATTTTATAAAATAAAGGAATAAAAATGAAACTAGAAAATATAGCTACAAATTATAAAAATAATACTAAAATAATAAAAGAACAGCAATCTATTGCTAGAGAAATTCTAAAATTTTTGGAAGACAATGACAATAATGGACTGTTGGCTGGTGGTGCCCCACGAAATTGGCACTACAAAATTCCAGCAAGAGATTTAGACATTTATGTCTATGAACCAATTAATCTTGAAAAATTAAAAAATACTTTTACAGATGTTGATACTAAAGAAGTAACTAAATCTTTATCATATGGAGTTTCAAGTGATGGCCTTGATATACGAACTCTTCTAGTTGAAAACAACCCAACAAAATCATTAGAAGATATATTCGATTCAATAGATGAGGCAAATGCAAATGAATATTTACAAAGTCAAAATATTGAGAATGTTATTTCTTTAAATATTTTAGGAATGGATATTCAATTTATACAAATGAAAAAAGACTCTAAAATACGAACTCCTAATAAATATAATAAAAACATGCCAGATTTTGTAAGGTATGTTTTTAATTCTTTTGATTTTGGAATATGTAAAATAGGATGCCAACTTAAAAATTGGGGCAGCAATTATGATGAATTATATGAAGATCAAATGAAAAATCCTGGTTTTTATACTTTTGAATCAGTAGACTTTCTTAGAGATTATAACGAAAAAAAATTAACAATAAGAGCAGAAAGTATTTCACAGAAGAATCTAATTTTAGAGTTAATAAAAAATAAAACCTGTAAGCGATATGAAAAAATAATAAATTATTTTCCAAATCATAAAATTGATATAATTATTGATAAAGAAGCATATATAGGTAAATGATAGAGATATTAGCTGTTGATGAAGTAAATGGAAATACAATAATAAAAACAAAAATTAAAAATAATTTAATTTTATTATTGTATAATCAACCATATAATGAATTTTTATTAAGAAAAGCCCCATTTGCTACATTCGAAGCAACAGATAAAGGAAATGAAATTGCCTATTTTCTTTGCGAGAATGTGCAGTGAAAATCTTGTTGCATGTCAACTGAAAACATGCTAGATTATAGAAGGAGATTTAAAATCATATGTCATTATTTTCTCAATTAATTAAAGGAGTCTTGTCAGGAGCCGGATGGACCGCAGGAAAAAAGCTTGCAGATGACGGTATTGACATGTTACGCGAAAAAATCAAAGAACAGAAAGAGAAGAAAGAGAAAAAAGAAGACGGTAATGAAGAGGACGCCCTCAACAATATCGAAATCAAAGAAGAAGACGACTCTTTAAAATAAATATTTTTTTCCTTTTTTCAAATAAAGCACCATAATTGGTGCTTTATTTTTTTAATGTATTAAAAATAATATCCATCATTGGAAGTCCAATATTGAAATTATAATTTCTCATAATTTTTGTATCATGATGGGCTTTATGATGTTTTTTTGCCAATTTCATAAATGGAATTTTCAATAAAAAATGATTATCTGGGTGGTGGACTATACAATGAATTGATTCATATATTCCATAATATGTTATGCATGTAGCAAAAAATAATATTCCAATATTTTGACCAAATAATAAAAAACAAAAAATAGAGATTGGTAAAACAATTAAAAAAATCAATAAAAAAACAGTAAACCACTTTGCGAATACTTCTCGTCTATCTTTGTCACACTCTATATCCATATATTCATTTGTAAAATATCTGTGATGTTGTCCGCTATGTGTCTTGTACATTTTTTCAAATATAAAAAATCTCTTATGGTGCATCGGCCAACGATGAAATGAATATTCAACAAAATTAGAAGCAAATAAGGCTATTGGAACAATCATTAATTCTAATAGATGTAAATTACTAATAAAAAATAATGAAAAAATAGAAAGAAACAAACTTCCAATTATTACTAACAAAAAATAAAAACTCCCAGATAAGATATATGACTTTTTTTTCTTATATTCTTCTCTAAATGATTGAGTTTTTGTCATTTGATCCATTTAATACCTATACTACTAAATTGTTTTTATCTCGAAATATCATTTCTCTATGATATTTCATATAGTCTTTTCTTTTTCCTGGCATTCTTATTTGTTCAGAACCAGAGATTCCAAGGCATCTCCATTCCCATTTGTCTAAATCTTCACTAATAATAATCTTTCCATTATCATCAAAAGTTATATAGCCATTATCAAAAACCCTATGGATAGAAGAAAGCAATAATATTGCATTATTAGGATCTTCTTTTTCAAATTCATCACAAACAGAATATGGTTTAATATGACAAGCATCTGTTGCAAAAACTAGAGAAGATAATGTTGCCTCACATCTTTTCGCGCCGACAACAATCTTTTTTCGAAATGTTTTTTGTCCCTTGCGGATGCCCACAATAAATGATATAATAAAATATAGAGATCGTTAATTTAAATGTCAAAAAAAATAAATCCTTTTGAAATGCCGGAAGATAACGAAATTACAAAACAACCAGTAATCTTGTTTCGAGAAGATCGAGATACAGAAGAAGAATTTATTATTTGTAATTCAGTATTTGGTCCTTCCGTTAAAAAATATCGAACAGAAATTCCAAACAATTCTTTAGTTATTGGGAGATACAGTGTTCTTCCTTGGTATAAAGAACTTGAAGAAGAGTTAGCCTTAAATGATAGCTGTTTGATTAATAATCACATTCAACATCAATGGATTGCAGACGTTATGGCCTGGAGCGGAGATCAAGACTTAGGCATTCCTGGTGTTCTTGATGGGCTAACTCCCAAAAGTTGGTCAACTTGGTCTCGGTTACCAGATAATATGTCTTTTATTGTAAAGGGTCGTACAAACTCTAGAAAATGGAAATGGAATACTCATATGTTTGCAAAAACAAAACAAGATGTTTCTATTGTTGCAAGAAGACTTTTAGACGATGCATTTATTGGAGAGCAAGGATTGGTTGTAAGGGAATATATTCCTTTGAGAACATTTGACCATGGAATAAATGGACTTCCCATTACAAACGAATGGAGATGTTTCTTTTTAGGATCCAAGCTTTTGGCCAAAGGATATTATTGGGCATGTGCCCCAGAAACATGGGAATATGCTGAATGGACACAAGAAGCTGAAAATTTTGTTCATGAAGCAGCTGAGAAATGTTCAAAATTCTGTAATTTTTTTGTTTTAGATATTGCACAACGTGAAGATGGTGGGTGGATTGTTATTGAGGTAAATGATGGACAAATGTCTGGGAATAGTACGATAGACTTACAAGAGCTTTATTCTTCAATTAAAAATTGTTTTAAATAATTTGAATTTACTAAATAAAAACTAGTTTAAGAAATGTATAATAATTTCAAAGCCTAGAAATGTAGGCGGAGAAAATTATGAGTAAAAGAATTAATCAAAATACTGAAAGTGGTAGCGTAAATACATTTACAACTGGCACCCCTCGTGGAAGCCTTCCAAACTTTGATGTAAACATTACATCACCTGATAGTGGTCGTCATCGCCCAACCGAGCTATCAATCAATTATGAACAAAATGGCCGCCGTCGGACTGTAAGTTTCGACGGTCGAAATGCTCGAACCTTATATGAGGTTTTGGTTCGACACTTTGACGTAGTTGATGCTGGCTAAATCAAATAAGTGTGATAGACTTAAAAGGATGCTTTTGCATCCTTTTTTTTGGAGTTTTATTTGGAATTTATTGAAGCAAAATCTGGCAAAAAATTTAAACCTGGTGAATTTGCCTATGTTAGACGAATTTTCAAATCTCATAGAATTGGAATGGTAATTCGTTTTATTGGATTTATTCATTCTTTTGAAAATAAAGAAAAGCAAGAAATATATGAGGTCTTAATAGGTAAAAAAATTTCACTATATAATGAAATTCTACTAGACAAGATTGATGCAACCATAATAAAGAATATTTATATTGAAAGTAAAAACTAGATGTTGCTTAGTTTGTGTAGCTGTGGTAGCATGGACTACAATGTCTAAAGAAGATTTAATTCCACTCTCATGTAAAGTTACTGAGGTTTTATCGAATGGCAAATTTCGAACAGAATCTCTTGATAATGAGCAAGTAATTATTGCTCATCTCTCTGGAAAAATGCGTGAGAATCATATACGCATTGTTTTAGGAGATCTTGTAACTGTTGAAGTCTCTCCATATGATCCATCGAAAGGAAGAATCTCAAGACGAAAGGATAAATAATGAAAAACGGATTAAATATTAATCAATTTGGAACCAAACAATATTATTTAAATGGCCTTTTCCATCGAGAAGATGGTCCTGCTTGCGAATGGCCAGATGGATGTAAACGATATTATATTCATGGAAAGCTTCATAGAGAAGATGGGCCTGCCATTGATGAAGATGAATTTAAAGCTTATTTTTTAAATGGAAAAAGATTTTCTGAAGAAGATTTCTGGAAAGAGAATAAAAAAATGAAATCTCTAAAAACAATTCTTTTAAATTATGCTAGATCTATCAAATAACAATATTATTCTGGGAGACAATATAAAAATATTGCCAGAAATTCCTCCAAAAAGTATATCATTAATTTATATTGATCCGCCATTTAATACAGGAAGAACTCAAAAAAGAAAAAGAACTGATAAAGGAAAAATATTAGAAGAATCTTCAGAAATATCATATCAAGATACATTTATAGATTATGAAAATTTTTTAATGGATAGAATTAAATTGGCAATTCCATCATTAAAAGACAATGGTTCTCTATTTGTTCATTTGGACTATAATGAAGTTCATTATATAAAAGTTGCACTTGATAAGTTATTAGGAAGAGATCATTTTATGAATGAAATTATTTATTCCTGGGATTATGGAGCAAGAAACAAAAAGAAGTGGTCATGTAAGCATAATACCATTTTATGGTATGCAATTAATCCAAAAGATTACATCTTTAATTTTGAAGAAATTGATAGAATTCCTTACAAAGCCCCAGGTCTAATAAGGAATACAGCAAAAGATGCTGAAGAAAAAATAAAAAGAGGAAAGACGCCAACGACTGTATGGGAGCTTGGAATAGTCCATACAATGTCAAAAGAAAGTCAAAAATATCCAACTCAAAAACCTCTAAATTTATTGAATCGAATTATTAAAGTTCATTCAAATCCTGATGATGTAATTTTGGACTTTTTTGCTGGAAGTGGGTCTACAATTGTATCTGCTGCCATGTTGGGTCGTAAATATTTAGGAATAGATATTAGTTCATCTGCAATAGAAGTAATAAAGAAAAGAATTTTAGAACTTGACATTCCATAGTTTTTTATGGTATAAGTAATTTAAGATAAAGAGGATATAAATGCAATCACAAGAATCATTATTATTAGAAGATGAAGAAATAGAAGACTTTAATATTTTAAATCTTAGTTGTTTGGCATATTGTATAGATTCTCTTGTTGGTACCAAAGAACTTAAAATAAAAGGTACAATCAATGAGATTACAGAAATTAGGGCAGCAATCGATTGTGCAGCTGAACTAATGATGGAGTACGATCGTGCAAAAGACGAAGACCTAAAACATGAATTTGGATATCAGTTATCCGAACTTTTTGCAGAAATTGAAGAGCAATTAGAAGAGTCCAATAGATTTGGAACCAATCTTTATATTCACTAAATCAGATAAAGGAACAAAATATGAGCAATCGTAAAATTGAAAAAATCAATGACTATCAACTATTAGAACAAATGAATGCCGTTCGTGCCCATATCCGAAGGGCGAAAAAGAATGAAAGCAATTCTCATGATGCAGAAACTGAACTTTGCTATTTGGAAAGAGAACAAGAGCATCGAGAAAATGCTAAAAAAATTCATGAAATTTATATAAAAAACATGAAGAAAATTCAAGATGAGATTTATCTTCGAACAAAAGAAGAAGAAGAAGCCACAAATGAATTTTTAGAAAGTAGAATAAATAATGACTTATTATTCTACTAAGGACAGAGTGAATAGTATTGCAGGAATTCTAAAATTAAAAGAATTTGCAAAAAATTTAGGATACATTGTTATAAATTCTGATTGTGATTCTTGGGATTATTCGTCTAAAACAATATCAAATAATTCTAGACGAACCCCTAAAAATAGAGTTTGCTATTTGTCACATGAATGTGGCCATGCAAAGCTATATTTAGACAGGAAAGAAACATATACGGACCTATTCCCTGGGTTCCTTCAAAAAGGTATAAATAACAAAATATCTGCTCTAGAACAAGAAGTTTTAGCATGGGATGAAGGATTGAAAATTATTAAAAGTCTAAATATTCAAATAGATATAAATAATTTTGCAAAAATAAAGACAAAATGTCTAAAGGATTATATATGATGAATGATAAAACATCTCTAAATCAATATTTTTCAGAGGTAGATGGAAAAAAATTACTAAACAGAGAAGAAGAGCAATATCTTGCAAAAATGATGGATGCAGGAAGATGGAGAGATGAAAACGGTCTATTGAGCACTAATCCTAATAAATTGTGGGATCTTTCAAAAGATAAAGAGACATTAAGAAAGGCAAAGCTTGCACGTGAGAAGTTAGTTAGATCCAATCTAAGATTGGTGGCATCCGTTGCGAAACACTACCAATCAAAAGGATGCGAATTAGAAGATCTTATTCAAGAAGGAAATATTGGATTAATTGATGGGATTGATAGATTTGATTATAAAAAAGAACTAAAAATTAGTACATATTGTTGTTGGTGGATCCGTCAAAGAATCGATCGATTAATTTCAAATCATGGACGAACAGTAAGAGTACCTGTTCATGTGCTAACTTTATCTCATAAATTAAGTGCAATGTTTCAGTCATATATAAAAAAGAATGGATGCAAGCCATCTATTAAAGAAATTTCTTCAGAATTAGAATGTACTGAAGATATGGCCAAACAGGCATTACAAGTTCTAACAAAAAATTCAATAATTACAATTGATCATAGTGCAACAAGTTTAGAAGATGATGATGAAGCTTTACATTCTATAATTAAAGATGAAGATGCAATATCTCCACTTGATGAAATTTCTCAACAAGAATTAATTAAGTCAATAAGGCAAATAATAAAAGATTTGCCTGAAAGAGATGAAAAAATATTGAGGTTAAGATTTGGAATAACGGAAGATCCAACAGACCATAAGGCTTGGCCAATAACCGAAGAAGAAGTCCAAAATTTGGAGAAAAGAAAAAAATGAATAACTCTACTGATCGTATTGGAAAATATGCAACATTAGAAATTCCTGATGGGTTAACTTTCACTGCAATTGCAAATGAAATGGCAAAAGAAGGAGAATTTTATACACCAGCTAGAATTAGATTAATTGTTCTAAAATCTTTAGAAAAGATTATAAGAAAAATCGGGGCAACTTACGGGCACCCAGTAAGTAGAGAAAATGCACAACTAATTGCAAAAGAAGTTGATTTTCAAAATATTATTGCACCACTAATCCAAAGCGCTTATGAAGCATAGTTATATGTTATGGAGAAACCAAAATTAGATTGGAAAACCTTTACTTCTCGACGTCATTTAGATGTTGGTGCATGGATTAAATCAAAAGCATTTAAGTCATATTTAGAAATGAAAACATGGCTGATATCGCGCGATATGAGTCCTCCAACAAAAGAAGAAGTTGAAAAATTCTTTAAAAAAGAAAAAATTATAGAAAAACTTCCTGAAAAAGAAAAAATAAAAATTGAAGAATTTTTTCCTTTAGAATTAGAAACTTTACCAGCAGAACCAATAGAAGAAGATATCCCGAAAAAAAATGGAAGAAAAAAGAAGCTTGACATCTTAGAAGACAAGTGATAGTATGGCTTTGTGGGCCAAATAAATACAAAGAAGCTTAAGCAGCTAACAAACAACACCATAATTCCTGGAATGGGGATTGGTGTTGTTTGTTTGTTATCTTTTGGACTTTTATGGTGGACAATTCCAATTTCATTTTTAATGGGATTTCTAATTTCATTAGTTATTTCTAAACCAAACAAGCTAGAAATAGCTGCCCCAAAGAATAAATTGCAATTAAATCAAGCTCCTTTAGAAATAGAAAAACTTTATGAATAATTTTAAATTAGAAAATGAATTAAAATCATGTAAATTTTTTTCATTCCTTGAAGGGATGCCAATTAGAATTGTTTCTAAAAATAAAAAAGCACTAATTTATGAAATTGATGATAAAAAAATCATCATTTTTGATGATTCTATACTAAAGTCTATAGATCTAGAGGATATAGTTCCAGATATTAAAAGCCCTGCGATGCTAGGTTATTTATTATTTTTAGTGCGAGAAGCATGGAATGATCCAAATATGTGTACTGCCTCTTGCCCTCATGGATTTGGGAGTGGACGTGAATGGTGCATTTTCTTTATGAAAGATAGTAATAGACCTCCGGTCTACAGATCTACAGAAATAGAAGCGATTATTTCAGCTTTAAAATTTAGAGAAAAAGTAGAAATCTCTGAAAAAAGATATGAAACAAAACTTAGCAAAGATATTATCTAATATATAATTGAAAGCATGGCAACCATATCTGAAATATCCGAATTGGAAAACAGATTTCTTTCAAGAGATCAATTAGAAAAAATACAAATTCGAGCACAGCGCATTCCTACAGGAGCCCCAGTTATTGAAAATAACATGGTTTCTTATAATATTTATAATGAAAAAGGAAAATTGGTAAAAACATTACCAATTGTTAAAGTTATCTATCCTGGCGCTGTTGAGTCTTTTGCAAACTATAAAAAAGATATTGAATCACTCATTACTCATGTATTAAAAGCCGATAAAGAAAATGATCTTTTAATAGATAGAATTAGGCAGTTAGAAAATGCAACCTCAAGACATTGATGATAAATTTGCAGCTATTATTTTGTCCCTAGAAGAAACAATATTTAATTTAGAAGATTTATTAGAAAATCATGATTTTTCATTTTCTGAAAAATCAGATTTAATGACTACAAAAGAACTAACTCAATCATCAAGAGATATGATGATTTCTATCATTGCATCAAAAAATAATAAAAAAGTACCAAATATAAGTCATTTAAAAATTAAAAAATAATTTATATTTGTTGTCCAAATATTGCCAATTAATTTGGTATAGTTAAATTATATGGAAAAAAATTCAAGAAATAAACTTTTTCAAAAAGTATTAGAACTTGTAGATGATGGTGACTTAGAAAATTTTAGCCTTGGAATGTTTACAGAGAAAAATGCATCAAACCTTCTAGAAATTTTAAACAAATCTGAGTCTCCTAAAAATGAATTATTTAAAATGGTAATGTTTGAAGAAGTTAAAGATTTTGAAATTATTGAAGAAGAATCATCAAAAAAGAAACCTTTTACAGTTTCTGACATAACTTTAGAATCTTATTCTTTATCCGATGTTCCAAAAAATGCCAATAATGTTGTAAAATGTATTGGATTTCTTCATGATCTTATTGCTAGATTTAGAAATGGAGAAGCAATAACAATGACTTCAGTTGCATTATTGAAAGATGGAAAATCTTCTATTTGGATTCCAAATGGGTTTAGTCATGAAAAAATAGATAAAATATTCGATCCTGTAATCAAAGAACTAAAAGAGTCAGAGCCAAACTTACAAGTCAATTAAGTTATTGACAAAGACTAAAAATAAGTGCTATATTCTTATTAGAAAGAAGGAAAAATGGTTGAAGCATTTTTAGAAAGCCTTATAAAAGGAATTGAATATCTTGGATGGAGTTCTTCTAAAAGAATTGCAGAACATACAGATTGGGCTCTTGAAGAAATTGAGTCTTCTCTTAGAAAGCTTGTTGAAGAAAAAAGAATTTTATTAAGAAAAAAAGGAAGAGGATTTCAATATGGCCCATTAAAAAATGATAATAATAGCAATTGTGAAAAGCCAAATTGTAGAACAAAAACACACAAAGTCAATGATGATAACTGTCGAGCATGCAAGATTGATTTTTTAGCTAATGATCTATTACCAGGACGAGCTGAAACAATTAAAAGGATAGAGGGCCTTACCCCAATAGAGGCAAAACAAACATTTATTGATGCAGGCATTTTAACACCTAATGGAGAATTAGCAGAAGTTTATGGTGGAAAACCTGATACGGAAACCCAAAATTGGGATTCGCAAAAAATGCGAATCCCAATCACTGAGAGAATTCCTCAATCAGAACTTCATTATCTAGAACCTGCAACCCATCGAAAAATCGATATTATTGAGGCGGCTCATATAGTTCTCGCTGAACTTCCACGACGTGAATTTCTTGGCAAAATTGAACGAAATGTATATTTAATCTCCGAGATCGTTGAAAGACTTGTTGAACGTTGGGGTTATTTAAGAATTGTCGCACACGAAGCAATAATCACTGAAATCCAGAAGAAGAAAAAAACGATTATACATATGCAACACCGCTATGAGATTGGGGGCTGGGTACGTTACTTATACCGTCCTGAGAATGATGAACTGCCAGAACCACCAGACTATCAGGAAGCTACAGAACGCAGTTGGTTAACTACGAATGCGCAACTAGGAACAGCAACAGCAAACGCCTAAATTTTATGCCTAAAGACAAAATCTATATTGAAGAAAACAGACTATGTGAAGAAAGTTATTGTAAGCACTTGAAAAGACTTATTGTTGGACTTGTTCGGCATTCAAAGTCAATAAATAAAGATGTAGACATCCCAGAACATTTTTTTGATGATGTACCAGACAATATTGGATTTTCTTTTTCTTCAAATTTATTAAATAATGGAGAATCTGTAAGGACATTTAATATAACATCTGATTGGGAATTAGGAAAAAATGATTGTGGCGGCTCTGAATATCCATATCCTGGAGATATGGAATTCTCATTCATTAAACCAAAAAATAATGTTGTTCATCTTAAAATAGTTCCTAACCTAAATACAATTTCTGGTGAAATTTTGGATGCCAAATAAATGACTGAAGAAAACTTAATTGAAGGGAAATGTTTTATTTGTCAAAAAAAAACATTTGAAAAAATCAATATAACTATTGAAAATGGTGGAAAACTTCATAATAACGATCAGGAAGAATTAGAATTTATATGCCTTCCTCATTTAAAAGATTATGAAAATCTAAAAAGAAAAAGAAAAACAACAAAGGATGAATTCTATTGATTGTATGTGAAAATGAACAACTAAAAACTTTGCTAGAAAGTAATTCTTCTTTTAAATTAAATTTTGAAAAGTTGCTTTTGGCATTTAGAGAAAGGACATGGACACCTGAAGTTTGTGCTTTATTTAAGGCTTTATGTGAAGACTTATTTAAGACTTATAAAATCAATATAAATGTCCATATAAAAGATGGAAAATTTGAAATTGATTTTCTTGATAAAATTTATGTGAAAAAACATGTTGACAGAAGGCCATTGGATATAGTAAAATGGATGATAAGGAAATAGTTATTATTTCAATGTTAAAGTCGAAACAAAAAATCTTATCAAAGAAATCCTTATAAGGATTTTTGATATTTATTTTTGTTCCTTTGATAAAATAAATATCAGATGACTTAGGACCCATAGCTCAATTGGTAGAGCAAGAGGCTTTTAATCTCAAGGTTGTAAGTTCAAGTCTTACTGGGTTCATTCAAGTAAAAAGGGCCAATAGCTCAACATGGTAGAGCAAGAAACTCTTAATTTCTAGGTTCAAGGTTCAAATCCTTGTTGGCTCAAAGTATGTTTATATTACAATATGATCAAGATATAGAACAATTAGAAAGAAAATTAAAAAATTTGGAAGAAAAATTAGAAAATCTAGATAAAAGAATATCAAAACTTGAGAAACAAGATTTTGGAGAAGATATTCAAAAAATAAAAAATGTTCTAAATTTAAAATAAATTAAGGAGGGTGCCGGCTATGGAGCCAAACTGGTTTTGAACACCAGGGACATCAAAAGTGTGGGGTTCGAGTCCTCCACCTTCCGAATATAAATTCTATTTTGTAAATGGAAAATATTATCTATAAGATTTTAAGGTCAAAATGATTCCAATTAAAAAAGAATATTCGACTGGGATTAAATATCGTCTTCAGAATGGAAATCTTCACAGAGAAGACGGCCCTGCTGTTGAATGGAAAAATGGATATAAGGCATGGTATATAAATGGAATACTTCACCGAGAATTGAATCTTCCTGCCATTGAATGGTCAAATGGAGATAAATCTTATTTAGTCAATGGAGTATATCACCGAGAAGATGGTCCTGCCATTGAACACATAGATGGATTTAAATCTTATTTTATTCATGGCAAACCTTTATCTAAAGAAGAATTTAATGAAAAAGTTAAAATGATTCCAATTAAAAGAAAATGTTTAAATCGAATTGAATATCGTCTTTCAAATGGAAATCTTCATCGAGAAGACGGTCCGGCAATTGAACATACTGAAGGAAGTAAATTCCATTATTTTAATGGAAATCTTCATCGAGAAGGAGACCTTCCTGCTGTTGAATATTCAAATGGAACCAAAGAATGGAGAATACATGGAAAACTTCATCGAGAAGACGGCCCTGCATTTGAAGGGCTAAATGGAAATGGACATAAAGAATGGTGGATTGAAGGAAAACTTCACAGAGAAGACGGTCCGGCAATTGAAAAACCAAATGGATTTAAAGAATGGTGGATTGCTGGAGAAAAAGTATTTCCTCTTAAATATTCTATAAAAAATATACTCTATAAAATTAGAACAACAGCAGCTATAATAAATGAAAAAATGGAAATATCAAATCACCAAATTGATGATATTATGACTAATAATTCTAACTCCAAATGTTCTTCTATTGAAGAAAAAATAGAAATAAATACATCTATCATTACTATAAAGATTTAAATCTTTCTTTTAATGATTTAATTTTAGATTTACTATCATAGATTTCTCTAGTTTTTTCAATATTTTTTGTTGGAACAATTATTTTTTGTTTTTCTTCTGGCTCTATGATTATTTTTCTTTTAGAATTTTCCTTTGTTTCAATTATAGATGCTTCAATTTTATTTAAATTGTGACTATTTTTGACATCTTTTTTAGTTACGATTTCTGCCATAACCTTTGTTGACATTTCAAATACTGCATCAAATTGCAATGGAACAAAATATTTATCATCTAAAATTGTTTCTAATTTTGTATGATATTTACCTTCCATTATTCTTCCTTGCATTGGAGGAATTGTTACTTCAACTTCATTAAGTCCATTAAATTTTCCTGGAAATGAAAAACTCATTTCAGGACCTTCGCAGACAAGTCTTATTTTTGGACTTTGATTCAATGGTTCTGAACTGCTTATACTTACTTTAAATGTAATATCATTTGTCTCATCTAACTTCCAAAATATATCATCCATAATAGTAAGTATCCTTATGAAAATCAATCGTCTCGAATCAAAAACACTAAAGAATCAAGACCAGAACTTGTAATTGTTCCTGCAATAATATTGCTTTGATATAGTGGGGTTGCATCAGCTTTGCGCGCGCGGCCAACAATTGGCTGGTCTCCAATATAAGGAAAAGAAGTATCTGAAACAATTCCACTTACATCTGTTGTTTCATTAATTATTACTGCTGTAACAATAGGAGAACCTGTTGCTGGCGATGCAGGAGAACCACTTACTGTATAGCTATAAGAACCAGAATCAATAACGGAAATTGTATAAATTCCATTATATTCAGTTTGTGTTGCTCCTTTAACTTTTATTTTAGAGCCGGAAGAAAGTCCATGAGATGCGTGAGTAACTGTTGCAACTGAACCAGAACGAGTTATTGTTACGGCTTCCTGATATGGTAATGGGCCTCCTGTATCGGCCTCAATATATACACGAGCCCCAGAAATAGCATCTCCTGTACTAGCATCAAGAACTTCCGCTCTAATAGTCACAGGATCCAAAATATATTGATAAGCACGACTTGTTTCTGTACTTGTTGAAATTACATATAATGATGTAATCGCTGTTGCGTTTACTGTTCCCGTAATTACTCGAATTCTTAATTTAAAGCCTACCTGTGCATCAATTGAAGATTCGCTTGGCATTTGATTAAATCTTAATGTTCCGCTTACGACGCCTGTATTTGCTATATCTACAACAACTGTTGTTCCATCTGTAATCGAGCTTACTTTTGCATTTGGAGCAATATTTGTTCCCCAAACATAATCTCCAACAGCAACACCTGTTGTACTTGTCATTGTTACGTTTGTAGAAGAAGCAGAGCCGCCAGCGCCTGTTCTTTGATAGTACAGGTTTTTATAAGAACTAAATCCACTTCCATCATTTTTATCTATTGAATAATAGATATTATAGTTGGAGATTGTACCACCTGCCATTACAGCTTCTGCAATTGGGAATCCAGTATGTCCAATCAAATAATAAGGAAGTTCAAATGTAATTTGATCATCTACAGCAGGCATGTATAAACCACCAGCACTAGTAAATGCGGTAGAACCTGCATCGATTGTATAAGCATCAGTTGTATCTGATGTTGCCTCATTCATTACTAATCCAATTCTACTTACCAATGGAACAAAAGTAAGTGTTCCAGATGCAGAACCAGCATTTAAACAAGTAAACGTAAATGTGTCTTTAGTTGCTGCCGTTACAGTTTTTTGCCCTAAGATTATTGCAGCTTCTGAACTTGAAACTGTAACATTTATAAGGGCACCTGTACGAAGGCCATGATCGGCCGATGTTATTGTTGCTGTAGTTGTGGCTCTTGTCCAGGCAACTGCTGCTGTATTCGCTGGAATAGCGGAAATAAAAGAATCTATCCAATGAGTTCCATAGCACGAAGTTTGAGCTGCAAATGTTGGAGTTCCATAAATTCCTTTTATTTCTCCATTCAACATTGGAGTTACAGGGTTTGATTCATTATTTGAATAACAATTTTCAATTACTATATTTTTGTTTCCGTTATCTGTTGTAAATAAATTTGTTCTAAGTTTTTTTGTATAACATCTCTTTATATAGACTCCATTAGCATTTCCTGATGCCGTTGTAAATAATAAAGCAGACATTGTTGGATAATAGCTTAAAGTACCAGAAGCAGAACCAGCATTTAGAGAAGTAAATGTAAATGTATCAGCAGTTGGAACAGATGCAACTGTTTTTGCAGCTACAGTAATTGCCGCTACAGAAGAAGATATAAATACATAAATAATATCATTAACTTTTAGCCCGTGTGCAGCTTTTGTGACAGTTGCAGTTGTCGTTACTCTTGTCCAGGCAACATCAGATTGTGTTGCTCCTCCAAGATCTAATGGAGAGGCATATGAACCTAGATTTCTAAGATTTATTTCAGAGTGACCAGCAGCTCCAACAGACAAAATGCCGCTATATGGCTGACATAAAGTAAGTCCGCCAAAATCAAGTCCATCAATTGTTAGCCGTGTACAGCTAGTAAGAAGTTCATATGCATAAGCAGGGTTTGTTACTGGAGTTGTTGTTGCTGGATGGTCATAATATGTGTCATTTGTAAATGAAATATCAGAACATGTAACGATCTGTGTTTTTCCTCCTCCTCTTAGTCTTCCAACCCATGAACAACTATTAGATCTTGTTAATGTTGCAACACCAGTAGATGCATTTCCTCTGGCTCCTCCAAGAGCATGAACTCTTTCATTCGTAAAAACGAAATCTAACATATCTGTAAAAGTTACAACATAATGACCGCTTGATGCCAAAGTTGCACGAGTCCAAACACAGTCTGTCATTGTACCACCCGCGAAACAAGCTGTCATAGATAGACCAAATGTAGAAACGGCAGCTTCTTGTCCAACCCCGACATTTGACCAAGTAATTGGAGATGCACATTCTGTAACAACTAATGTTGTTAAAATTGCAACATCTGTTAGTGCTACAGAATATGGCTGATTTAAATTCATATACCAATTAAAGCAAGCTTTTTGGATATCTAAAACTCCTCCTCCAGTTGTTGCAAATTCATATCTTGTTGCTAAAGTGGCATTTGGTAAAACATTTGCTGTTAGGGCTGCGGCTGTACAACAGAAGAAAAATATATTTGGAATACGAATCTTTCTTCCTGTTTCTGGAATGAATCCTCCTGTAGAGTTGGCTCCATCATGTCCAAACCGTAATAATCCAGCAGTTGATATCCAGCACCATCTTCCGCGAACTTCATCTGTTGCGATGTTTGCAGCAGTTGCAGTCAAAGATCCGGCGCACGGATAAAACTCATAAACTCCAGAAGAAGCAGCAGTTTCAACCCATACTCCTGGAAGGTATACAATCGATCCATTTGACGGAATTTGATATGTAGTTGCCCTTGTTCCATTTGTTGTCCCGAGATCAAACCATTCACCACGAACTTTATAAGTTCCCAATCTATTGGCAGTCGATAATAAGGCATCAACGGCCACAATCTCAAGCCAGCCAACTCTATCTGTTCCATTAACTGTTGCTGTAATCCCAGTCAACGCATCATTGTCAGTATAAGCAACTCCATTCCATTGCTTTATCTTAATAAAGCCAGATGCTGGCATCGCGGCACCAACAGCTGTTGGTGTTGCATTAAGTGCAGAAACAACTCCAATTAATAGTCCACTACCTGTAGTTGTTCCAGCAATTGTTGTATTATACGCTGGAACGTTTCCGCCTCCGCCATCATAAGGAATAATTCTTACATCTTCTGCATTAAATTCAATTGTTCCACCTAATGTTGCACTAAGTGTAATATTTCCCATCGCCGCAGAAGTGTTCTGATTTGTTCCGTACCTTGTATCTTGATCAACTGTTAAATATCCGCCGTTAATATTGTATGTATCAGACCCAACTTTTGATGCAAGTGTGTCTATATTAACTGCTGTTGTTATATTGAACGTTGCCATTTATTATGCATCTGTTGTTCTAATTACTGCAATTGAACCACCGCTAGAAGTTAATGTTGCAGGAGCCTCAAATGTTTTAATAGGAGTTCCTCCACCATCACGAACACGAACAAATAAATCTCTACTTGCCAAATAGATTGAAGTAAATGACTCTGAAGTTGCAGTTGCAAGCTTATCAATATAGCTAATAAAATAATTATTGCCAGTTGTAGCATTGGAGTTTCCACTTCCTTGATAGGCAGCAGTCAATGTATACGTTGAACCTGTATAAGAAGTGTATGGTTGTTTTGTATATACTCCATTGTTATCTTGTACTCTGATCGTCCCAGCTGCCGGAGTGTCTGATGGTATTGCAGTTGTAACAACAACTGATGTTGTAACGTTATCTGTTAGTGTTCCATTTAGTGTATCAAAATCTTTTTCTAAAATGCTGGCTGCTTGAGGACCAACTAATACATAATCCTCCCCAGAAACCAATCCTGTAACAGTAAATGTTACGTTATTTGGAGGAATCTGGGTTGCTCCTGCAAGATCTTCTAATGAATCAGATTCTGTAATGTCACTTACAGCTACTCCAATTCCATATGCTCCAATAAGAGTACCTGTATAGCTTCCTAAGAATATTTTTGGAACAGTTTTTGCAGTTGAAGAACCATTTACTAAACATTCAGCATTTGAAGTTCCTCCAAGAATAGGTAAGTTATCAACTGGTGCTGTTCCAGTAAGAAGCTGAATATACATTGTACCGGTTGAACCATTGTCATCAAGGGCAAGTAATAATCCTGTACCACCATTTTTAGTATTGTCTAAAATTGCACCGATTGAGGTTTCAATTCGTGCTGTGGTAGTAGTCGCCCCAGCCCCTGGACCTGAATATTCCGTAATCACGTCTTCGTCAAGAAGGGTAATTGAGATATCATCAAGTGCAACAATTAATTTATCTGTTCCATCATCGTCAAGCACTCGGCCAGCAGCGCCAGCTGAACCAATTGTTACATAATTTCCTGGAGTAAATGGTCCGTTAGCAAGAGTGTCATAACGAATTTCAGTTCCCCAAACAATTGTTTCTCTTTCAGTAAAAGGCCCACCAGATTCACCATCATAAGGAAAGCTGTGAGTAATTCCTAAAAATAATTCTCCATTTATTGAATCTATGGTTTTTGTTGTTCCTTTTCCTGTAAGGTCTTTAAGGTATTCCCACATACCTTTTAAACCATCACCAGAAGTATCTGCACCATATGTCCATTCTGAATAGTAGTCTTGGGCTCCGTTACCATTTGATAAATCAATTGATTGAAATCCACCGGTAGGAGCATTTGCAGTTCCTCCGCTATTAACAATGTGAGTATACGCTGTAACTGTTCCTTGAGATGTATCATTTTGAGCATCTGGGGTTGTACCGATAGCAGCTACAGATTCTGCAAGACCTAACGTAACATTGAAGAAGTCGTAAGTATCGCCCCAATGACGAGCCTGTACTCTAATTCGTTTTCTATTAATATCAACTCCATTTACACGAGATTTAATTAAACATCTCATTAAAATACCGGCAGCTTCATCTCCATTATATCCTCCGCCTGATTGAGTTCCCCAAAATGGAGTTGCTGGAGTTGTTGTAAATTGATATAATTTGTTGTCCTGAATTACCATCAATTGAGTTGATGCATTATTAACGGCACCAAGTACCTGCAATCCAGAATATACTGTTGCGCCGCCGTCTTGTGTAATCGAACCACCATAAAGATACTCGGCAGCATCATCATCAATATTATAATCGCCGAGTAGGGTAATAATAGCGTCAGTTGAACGTTCTGATGGCGTATCACTTGTAATATCGACTAAATCATCACCGGAGGCGGATGTATCATCCGCCAATCCTTGTAAGAATCTGTGTAATTGCAATACTGTATAATTTGTAGTGCCAGATGTGTGCCGAATATCACCATTAATTGCCACCGAGAAGTCGTCTGCTATCGCCATTTATTAATCCTTTATTAAAAACTTAAAACTAGTTTATCTCAATATTGTATTTTTGTATATTAAAAATTGAGATCATTCCAAAGCATTTTTGAACTAAATCCTTTGAATAAATTTGCATCTTACCTATAGATATGTGATATTATTGCCAAAAGAACATAAAAACATATGATGCAGATAAATATCTTTAGAAAGAGAATTATATTATGAAAATTCCAAGAATAAAATTTGGTGAAGAATTTGAAAGTAGAAAGGATTCAGAAAAGATTTCATATCTCAAAGATTTGGCTAGTTCCATGAACAATGCAGCAGATATTATGCAAAAAGAAAGAAATGCTTTGGCTGTGGAAATAAAAAAGAAAACAGCTCTTCTTGAAAATGCAGAAAAAGCATTAATGATTCAAAAAACAATTGTATCGAATCAACTTAATTCAGGGAATTTACAAATTCAAGATTTAAGTAATCAAATTTTAAATTTGCAAACTCAACTAAAAGCCGCAAATCAAATTATTGAAAAAATGAAAGCGAATTAAAATAAATGGCTATTTCAATTACATGGGCAACCAAAGTTATAAATATTCCCCAAGCAGATCTAACAGATCTTGGTGGAGGAATTTATGAATTAGATATTGATGTGTTTCGATTGGCACTTAATTCATTACAAGCAGGCGAAGAAGGAATCACAGAATTAACAACTCACAATCATACAGCGCCTGTAACAGTTGCAGGTGTTACCTTGGCCCGCGTTGTTGAAATTATTAATGGATATACTATAACGTTTGAAAACGGTACTTATGCTGTAAATCTTGTTGGCGCGAATTCAAATATAGCAGACGTAACAAATGTAAATAGTGTATCAATCCGATCAGCAAATACTGCTGGCTTAACTTATTCAAAATTAATAGAAAATCAAGCATTTCTTAATTCTCGTGTTTGGATTGATACGGACACAGGAGAGGCAGGAACATTATTTCCTTTAGGTACTCCTGGTGCTCCTGTAAATAATCTAACAAATGCTCAATCAATTATATTAAATCGATCGATGCCAAACAGAATTAGTCTTAGAGGAAATATAGATATTTCTGGGAATTCTCTTTCTTATTATGACATTTTGGGAGCAGGAAGAAAATTTTCATTAATTGATTTTGATGGAAGTCCAACACAAGGAATGTTTGCGAAGGCGATTAGTGCTACAGGAATTTTAAGTGGAACTGTTCAAATAGAATTGGCCAAATTATATAATTTGTCTAATTTTGTTGGAACAGTTATTGGCTCTGAAATTAGTGGAACAATTACACTTTTAAATACCCAAGAAGAGTCTTATAGTTTTATTGATTGCCATTCAAATGCAACATCTGGTTCATTATTTCCAATAATTGACGCCAACAATTGTACAAATCCACGAATCAATATTAAGAATTTTGCAGGAAATTTATTGTTTAAAAACTTTTCAAACAATATTGGAATTGCCAATATTGAATGCAATTCTGGACTTGTCACAATTGATCCTACATGTGTATCTGGAACTATAACTGTTGCAGGACTTTGTCAATTAGTTGATAATAGCGGAGCAAACTGTAATGTTGTTCCATTGAATGTTGATGGTTCATTCAATGGAACAGTTAGTGGCTCATTTGAAGCGGATAATGAAGCTATAGCCACAGCTGTATGGGATCGCGTAGCCTCCTCAAATAATACATCAGGAACAATGGGATGGCTTCAAAATAAAATGCTAATAACCTCTCAATCAATTGATAAAATTAGAGGAGTCACATGTGGTCGCTGGATTATTGATGGTTCTCAAATGATTTTTTATGATGAAGATAATACAACAGAAGTAATCAGATATAATTTATTTGATACCGAAGGAGATCCATTCTTCAGCGAACCAAACGCCCCGGCAGAGAGAGTAGTTGTTCCATAGTTATTAATTATGTCCTTAATTACTCGCGGATTTGGAGTTATAAATGAGGCAATAATAACTCAAGGATATGGAATCAATATCGAAGAAATTATTATTGAAGCGATTGAAAGTGTTACAAGAAGAAAAGTTGTTGGTAAATCAAGTTCAAAAAGAAAAGATTACATAAAAGATGAAGAGAAGTATGAAGAATATACAATATTCGCATCTCTTATTTCTTCTAATGATCAACAATTATCTATTCCGATATCAAATGAAATTAAAAAAAGAATAGAAAATTCTTCTGCTATTAATATTAAGATTGAAGATATTGAAGTCAATATTAATAAAAAAGAAATTGAAGTAAAGGTTATTTTAAAATCTTCAACTCAAAAAAATAATAAATCTATTAAAATTGATGCAAAAAAACTGAATAAAGTTTGATTATTTTAAGCTCTTGAACATGCAGACTTTGTATGGTATGACTTGTCATGCCTAAAAAATCTACAAAAATTAAGGGAATAAAAACAGGAAAAGATCTTTTAGAGCGACTTTTACAGCTTTCAGAAGAACAATTAAATTTTTCTGTTTTATTGTACACAGGCTGGGAAGGTCCACAACACCTTCCAGTCAAGTTTGTAAATGTAGTACCGGCTGTCAAATCTGATAAACCTGATGAACTTTTTGGTTCTCCAACCTCTCCAACCAATGAATCTAAAGTTCCTCATATCTTAATTTCAACATAAATTATAATGATTTACTGCGTTAAAAGTGTGTAAAATTTAGTCAAATTCATCAATAATTACAACTAGTTACAATCAAAAATAAAACATCGATATGGTATAATATTAAATATGGCAAACAAATTAGGACGAAAAGAATTTCCAATTGGATTTAATGTAAACGACTTTCAGTATCAAGGAAGGCCGGCTAAAAACCAAGATGATTTTGGTTCAGATGTCGGCATTTCTGATATGGCTTGCGTTGATCAGTTTGGCGACTCCAACAAAGCTAAGTATTATCATGTAGGAGTTGTCCAGGCAAAAACAAAATGGTTTGTTTATCTTGAATGGGGCCGTGTATTTTCTGGGAAGTCATGGAGTCCAGCGTTTGCTGGCCAAGATTTTCAATTTATTCCATGTGATTCTGAAGAAATGGCTCGACATGAATTTCAAAAAAAATGTCGTGAAAAAAATATAAAACGCCTTGAGAAAAAAACAATTGCCGGCAAGGAAATTTGGGTTGGGAAGAATGGAAAAGATGGATACATCGTCCAGTCTCTTGCGACACGTGAACGAGGTCTTCCTGATGCTTATTTGATAAAGGACTCTTCAGGTCTTGAAGAAGTTGTCTCTAAGCCAAAGAAAAAGATATCAAAAAGCTCAACAAAAAATTTCCAATTACAAGTTGTTGAGCTGGCCAAGTCATTGGCTGGAGGAACAATGAAATATGCAAGAGATGCATCTGCTGCAACTGGAGTTGTTCCAACTATCGAAAGTATCATAAAGGTTCGTGACGATCTTCTTGGCGCTGCGATGTCTAGACTTTCTAAAATTGGAGACGATCCTAAAAAACAAGTTAAAGACAAAGACTTAATTGATATTTCAAATCTTGTTGCAGCTTTGGTTCCAAGGCCAATCCCAAGATATGCCTCAAAAGAAGTTCGAGAAAATGCTGTTATTTTATCTTCTGAGAATATCCTCCAAATTCAACAAGATTTAGATACATTTGAATCTTCTCTAAAAAATGAAGATTTATTTGAAGAAGTTGAACAAGATGCATTTGGAATAAACCCGAATGAAGTTCTTGGCGCTGACATCCTTTGGATTGATCCGTCAACAGTAAAAGGAAAATGGCTAAAATCGACTTTTGAATCAATGTCAAATAATCGACATGGCTATATGTCAAGCCAAAAGCTTCAAATCAAAAATATATTTGAAGTAAGTAGACCTAAATTTGATAACCTTTTTATAAAAGAGGTGAAAGAAGTTGCAAAAAAGAATGATAAAAAAAGATATTCCAATTTAGCAATTTTGCAACCAAATAATAGAAATGATATTTTAGATATTTCAGATTATGCAAAAAATGCAAATGTTTTTTTTGGAATTCATGGAACAAGAGCTGTAAATGTGCAGCCGATTTTATCAACAAATCTTAGATTGCCAAAACAGTTAGCAGGAAAAGGAGTTGTTATTACTGGAGCTGCTTTTGGACCAGGAATTTATTTTGCAACTGATTGGAGGAAAGCATATGGATATACTGGTCATGGCTCCGCAATTTATGGTGGCGGAGGTTCTGTTGCAAATCGTGGATTTTTCATGTTCTTAAATGATGTAATCATGGGAGATGCTCATTTGGCAAAAGAAAGCTATTGTTGGAATGAACCACCTGACAATAAAGACAGCATTGTTGCTGTTGGTGGAAAGACTAGAAAATTTGGCGGACATCTTGAAAATGATGAACATATTATTTTCAATCAAAATTATCAAAGAATAAGATATATCGTAGAAGGAGAACTAAAATGAGTAAATTAAATTATAATGAAACATTAGAAGAAACAAAAACTTGGAGAGATGCTGTTTGTATTGTTATAGATGAAAAATTAAAAAATTATGAATGTTTTTCATCCGGGGAAATAACTAGAGAAATTCGAATTGCCAGACCAGATCTTAGATTTAGCCACTGGGATGTAGGACAGTTTATGAGAGATCTCTATTATAATGGTTCAATGACCTATGGTCGTTATGACGATTGCACAGTCGCTGTCCATGTTCCACGAAGAACATCGGGAAATACAAGAACCCCAGCGAATATGGAAGTATTTGTTTATGGAGAAAATTACAATGTTGCAAACTCTCATAGATTTGAAGTAGAAATTCCAAGAGCGCAAGGAGATTTATCTCTTCCATATGATGAATATGGAAGCCAGCAAAACGAAGGTCCAAAACGTTCATTTGTAAATAATGGAAATGAAAAACTTGTGGCAACTGTTCAGGGAGATAATAGACTTGCAATTCCAAGAGCAGCCTTTGATTCTTTTATGCAAAAAACAGGAAAATCAATAGCTTTTGGAGACAAAATTTATATTGCATTTGACGAAACTAAAAATAAAGTATCTGTAACTCTAAATGAAAGTCAAAATACAAAAGCTTATGATTTAACCCGAGACCGAGGACGTGTTAAATATAAACCAGAGAATAGTATAGATTGGGTTTCTGGAGATAAATTTCAAGTTAGTATAACAAATGATGGACTTGAAATTGATCTATCTTGTGTGGCTTGACATTCCATCTTGATTGTGGGATGATGGGACGAGAAATCGTCCCATTTTTATTATCGGAAATAATATATGATTCAACAGTATTCAAAAGCAGTATGTTCTCTTATTATAAACTCAGATGGATTAATTCTTGCAACCTCAAGAAAAAATGATCATTCTATTTTTGGACTTCCTGGTGGAAAAGTAGATGCTGCCGACAAAACTCTTGAATCAGCAGCAAAAAGAGAACTAGAAGAAGAGACAGGAGTTGTGGCAGAAGGAGGAATTCCAATATTTACTTCTGTTTGTTATGGCCATGACAATAAAGGATATTTGACAACAACATTTATTTGGAATAAATGTTTAAATGGACCAAAACAAATTGAAGGAGAAGGTATTGTTGCATGGGTCTCTCCTCACATTATGTGCAAAAAACATTCTGGCGTTTTTGCAAATTTTGGGTTCTACAACTATAGATTGTTTGAATATCTTGATATCTATTCAAGTCTAGAACAAAGATTTTCTATAAAAGGAGATTCTCCTTTTGCTAAAAAAGATAATATAATTGTTAAAGTATAAATTTATGTTAAGTAAAATAATATTTTTTATTATTGGAATGATTACAATGTATGGACTAAATAAAGTTTATATTTATTATAAATGGAACGAATAACCATACTTATGATTAGATTTAATGGAAAGCGAAAAAAATATGGTAATGGCTGATAAAGATAAAATTGCTAAAACAATTATTCACATTGACAAAAAGATTAAATCTCTTGAAAAGCTCCATGAACGTGGAGACCATATTATAGTTTATGAATTAAAGCTTATTCAAAACATACTTCTTGGAAAGTAATCTTTAAAACCTCTTGATATCAAGAGGTTTTTTTGTTTGATATATAACTATTTATAGTTATGGAATTACCGTACAATAACAAATTTATGGGAAATGATGAGTTTACCGCGCTACTTGAAATGTGCTCAGCTTGTAGTGCAGAAAGTGGCGAAAATATGCTTATGGCAAATTTGGCAAAAATTCATGAATATTCTGGAGAGTTGATGTCAATGCTTTCAAAAGATTCAGAAGCACCTGATTGGGTTGAAGATAAAATTTCTAAAGCATCACAAAGCATAAGCGATGTAAAACATTATATTGAATATAGTAATAGCGCTTATGCTGCAAATGTTCAAATGGGAGGAGGAACAAATTTTGCAGCAGCTTCTTCTGCTCCTGTGTATTCTGGCGGTGGTTGCGGAGAAAAACAAGCCCAATCTGAAAGAATGCCAATTATGTCACAAAATCCTGCAATGACTCCTCCAAGCCGACTTGGCGCAGCAACTCCTCAATATCAACAACATGATATGGATATGGATGACGACATGGATATGGATGACATGGGCGATGAGGATGAGGATATTGATGGAGTTGTTTTATCTTTGGCAGAAGCTGGCCCATGGACAGGAAGAAATTTTGATGACAAATCATCTCCTTATGATGATGATTATGAATGGAAGGATGCTCCGAACGACCTTACATGGGAGGACGAAATGGCCTCAGACTGGGAGGAACATCTAAGTCCAAAAACTCTTGGAGATATTGTGTCGACGGGAAATCGAGACCGTCGAGAAGATATTCAAATGCTAAAGATGTATCCAAAAGATACAAGAAATCAAATTATTTCTCTTGCACAAAAAAATGGAATGTCTCCATCTGATTACTTAAAGCATCTTGGATTTGAAGACGATTCAGAAATGCAAGATATTGCAAATAATAAACCTTCTCTTTGGAACTTATAAAGTAATAATTTATCGAATCCTAAGCCGAGCAATGCTCGGCTTAATTATTTAATTAAATGGACTTAAAAATTTTCTTGCATGGTCAAAGAAAAAACCTGTTGACACCCCTACTTAGATCTGATATAGTGTAAACATCATGGACGCTCAAAACAAAGCAAAGGTTGAAGATTTCGGAACAAAGCCGAAGCCCTTATATCCATGTCTCCGTCAAACCTATAAGCATCGGTTTTATAGCTTGTTACAAAGCTTCTAAATTTCTGCCCGGTTAGTGAAACGGATATCACATAATCTTGCGAAGGTTAAATTCAAGGTTCAAGTCCTTGATCGGGCGCTTCTTCTAATATGCCTGATTATTTTAACGGATAGAATTTATCGCTTCGAACGATAAGATGGTTTTGGGTTCAATTCCCCCATCAGGTACTTTTGTTTTTTTGAAAATTAAATAGAAATGAACATGGGAGATTATTATCGAGGTATAGCGAAGTCTGGTTATCGCGCTTGTTTTGGAAACAAGAGACCGCAGGTTCGAATCCTGCTACCTCGATTAGTAATTTTAGGGTAGGACGCAGATACGGATGGCTGCACTAGACTGTAAATCTAGCCCGAATAAAGTAAGCGATGGGGGTTCGAATCCCTCCCTGCCCATAATTTAATAGGATGCTAGAAAGGATTACATTTTTACCAAATACAAAAAATCTTTTCAAATTTTTGCCTATTTTATTTATAATTTTATTTTAGGATGCTTTATAGGATTACATCGCATTTATTGATAAAAACATCTTATAGTTTTTGCCTAAAATTTTTAGTTCCTGCGCAAAAGAGGATTCCGTTGGTGCGTTGCGGAAACAAAACAAATAACGTCACAAATAGGCCCAACCCCATTACCTCCGGGAGTTGTGAAAGATAGATACGAATCTTTTAGTGAAGCCTGCTTGACAGCCGGGAAAAGACCGGCTTTTAAATTTTATTAGGATGAATATAGAAATACACCTGCTCGCTGTTAACCGGCGATTACACAAAAGTTTTATATTGTTTTGCCTAATTTTTTATGATTTCGGGAAGTGAGTGAGCATGGTAGTTACGCAGAGTTGAAGCCTCTGATGGCCTGGTTCGAAACCAGGACTTCCCATATTAGGATGGATACAGAATTACATCGCAATCGGTTTGGGGTTCGATTAACGGGGGGACTCGCTAATTGGGACGCCAATTCATCAATAACATTTTGTATTATATTGCCTAATAATTTATGTTGATTGACGACCAAAGAAGATTGGCTTCTGACTGTGAATCAGAATTTAGCGGGTGCAAGTCCCGTCAATCAACCTTTATGTAGGATGCTAAAAAGGATTACATGCAAAAATCGGTAGGAGATATCCTATAAAGCGCCGATACCCAATCTTTTCAAATTTTTGCCTATATTTTAATCCCTCGGAGATGCAATGCAAATCCGATTTTTGGTAGAGGATCGGCGTAGTCGGTCGTTTACCAAATCCTCCAAGCTCTTCGGCTCAAGGCCCTATTGGCTTGGTTTATGAAACTCGGTGTCGGGGGCGGCACATGGAGTTTGACTGGATAGCCGCCCCATTTTTAACCTCAAGTAGTCCAACGGCAGAGACACCAGACTTAAAATCTGTAAAGTATGGGTTCGAATCCCATTTTGAGGACTTTCAAGACCTATAAGTCCCTTACATAAAGCCCGATCTAATTAATTGGGAAGTGGGAAAAATCCCTTGAAGGATTGAGCAGACATGGAAAATACTGCTGGGTGGAGAGTGCCTTGATCGATCAGGCATACCTTGAAAAAACGAACTTATTCGTTCTCCAATTTATTTTGCGCATATGCTGAAATTTGGTAGACAGGCTCGGCTTAGAACCGGGTGATTTATTCGTGTGGGTTCGATTCCCACTTTGCGCATCAAGACAAAATAACATCTTTATTTAACTTATAAGTCTCGTAAAAGGTAAGTCAGAGGCGAAAAGGGGATTTTACGAGGTCCCTTTTTCAGTTATTTTGTGCGAGGGAGTTGTATATACACAATGACTTGAAACTCAAAAAAATTATATATAATTTTTGAGCCCTCTCTTTTATTTTTGCCTGAGTATCCGAACGGTAGCAGGAGGAAGACTCAAAATCTTTTGGCGAAAGCCCATGTGGGTTCGAATCCCATCTCAGGTATAGGGTAAGTAAGAAATATATTGGGTTCAAATCCCAACAAGAAATGGCTATATTTCTCTTGACCCGTTTCATTTGCTGTGGTAGTCCAATGGCAGAGACAATAGGCTAAGAACCTATCCAGCGCGAGTTCGACCCTCGCTCACAGCATAAGTTAGGATGTCAGATAGGGATTACATCTATACGGAAGACGAGTTACAGGTTCGAGTCCTGTTCCCTTTATATAAAGGGATAGCTTAATTGGTTAAAGCGCGAAAAAATATCTTTATCACTTTTGCCTAATTTAAATTTTTTATAATCTCCCAAATTCATTTTGAAAGGGCTTAAAATGCCAATTAAAGAAACAAAAAAAGAAACAGATATTATTTGTAATAAATGCGGAATCAGATTCGGCTGCGACCACTATGAGGTCAATTGTGAAAATAAAAATAATTCCCATTATGGGTTAGCAGAAATTGAGATCAATGGAGACCAGAAAGGTCTCTGTGATAGTGTTTGTTACTCATTTTCTATTTGTGATGAATGTTTAGAAGAAATATTTAAAACATTTAAGTTTCAACCAGAAACAAAATATTACTGAGTTGCCTTAAGATTAAAAGGATAAAAATATGAAAAATAAATCAAATAAACTAACTGTAAATGAAGCTGGTGGTCTTGCATACGATCTTGGAGATCGTGCTTCGTTGGCGCAAATTGCGGCAACTGGGTGTATTTCAGACACTTATTATGCATCAGAAGATGCTCAGCTAGAAACTGTTAAAAATCTTGTAAATAAGATTTCAGAAACACCTGACGGAACAGTTTTTATAGCAAAACTTGCGATTTATTCACGCAAAAATGCGTTTATGAAAGACATGCCAGCTCTTTTACTTTCTTATTTGGCATTCAGAAATCCAACATTATATGAGGAAGTTTTTCCAACTGTAATGGACAACACAAAAATGGTTCGAAACCATGTTCAGTTTGTTCGTTCTGGACTTGTTGATGGGAAAAAAAGCTTTCCAAGAGCAATGCGCCGACAATTAAAAATGTGGTTTGTGCGAATGAATAATAGTCGTCTTTTTAAAGATAGTGTTGGAAATACTCCATCAGTTGCAGACATTATTAAAATGGTGCATCCAAAACCACAAGATGCGCAACAGGAAGCTCTTTATTCCTATTTAATTGGGAACAAAGAAGTGAGTGGAAAACTGTTTAATTCCTCAGAAAAGGATCTTCCTGAAATAATTAAAAATTATGAAAATTGCAAAAGTGCAATTGCATCAAATTCGGACGAAGTAACAATTCCAGATCTTCCATTTCAAATGTTAGATAGCTTGGGACTAAATGATAGTCATTGGAAAGAAATTGCAAGAAATGCAAAATGGACAATGACTCGCATGAATCTAAATACATTTATGCGTCATAATGTCTTTGAGAAAAAAGAAATGGTAAATCTTATTGCTCAAAGACTAAGAGATCCAGAGGATATCAAAAATGCAAAAGTGTTCCCATATCAGCTAATGGCTGCATATATGAACACTGTATCAACAAAAGGTATGCCTTTTGAAATTACAGAAGCTCTTCAAGATGCTCTTGATATTTCGCTTGAAAATATTCCAAACATCCCAGGAAATATCTGGGTGTTTCCTGATGTATCAGGTTCAATGGGTTCGTCAATTACTGGACGAAATAAAAAACCATCTTCAATTAGATGCATTGATGTTGCAGCTCTTGTAGCTTCAGCAATTCTAAGAAAAAATAGACAATCAAATGTTATTCCATTTGATACAGCATTAAAAATGAATTTACAATTGAATCCAAGAGATTCTGTGATGACAAATGCTAAAAAATTGTCTGCATATCCAGGAGGAGGAACATACTCTTATCTTGGAGTCAAACATCTTGCAGAAACAAAACAAAATGTTGATTTGGTTATTTATGTTTCAGATAATGAGTCTTGGATTGGAGATCGAGCAAGAGGCCATTATCAAACAGAAACACTTAAATATTGGGATATGGTCAAAAAGAATAATCCAAATGCAAAAATGGTTTGCATCGATATTCAACCTTATACTTCATCACAGGCTCCAAATCGTGATGATATTCTAAATATTGGAGGATTCTCTGATACTGTTTGGGACACAATTGCACAATTTGCAAAACATGGAAAAAATGGATTTTATTGGCTTGACGTTATAAACAATATAGACATTTATAATAAAATATAAATATAGGATGCTTTTAGGGATTACATCTACTGTTAATAGAAAAGATTAGGTTCGATTCCTAACGGACACTTTGTGTCTGAAGTGTAAGGGCTGCACGTTAAAAATAATCTCTATATATTTTGCCTATGATTCTTTGTTGATGGCCGCATATTTACTAATATGCGGCCATCTTTATTAAGAGAAACAATAAGAAGAATTTTATTTGAATATGAATTTGATGAAAAAGAATTTATAGACTATACTCAAAACAGAGAAAATTCTGCATTATATAAAAAACAAAAAGAAGAAGAAAGACAAAAAATGGCCAAAAGGCCACAACAACCTTCAAACAAGATTAGTCCTGAAAAGGCAAAACTCTTTCAAGATATTGTAAAATATATGAAAAATTACATGGAAATTGATAAAATTAGAGAAAGATCAATTTTGAAAAAAGTTCTTGAAATGGATAGTCAAGCAGAATACTTTATCAAAAGTTATTTAGGATTGGGTGGAGAAGGATATCAGGAAATAAAAAATCTTGTCCTTCCTGGTTTGCAAGAGCAAGATTTAGTGGTATAGTATAGCCATATGGCTATAAAACATGTAATCGGCGATGCCACCAATCCTGTTGGTGCTAAAGGAATTAAATTCATTACTCATTGCTGCAACAACGTAGGAGCTTGGGGAAGTGGATTTGTAATTGCATTATCAAAACGATGGGGAATGCCTGAGCTAATTTATAGAAAATGGGGTAATGGAAATGAATATGAATTAGGTACTATTCAAGTTGTCCCTGTTGAAAAAGATATTATAGTTATAAATTTAATTGGTCAAGAAGGAATATGGACAGTTGATGGTGTTCCTCCGATTCGTTATGAAGCAATAAAAAAAGGACTTGACAACATCCAAGAATTAATGCAAACTTACGAAGGGAAGAATCCAACCCTGCATATGCCCAGAATGGGCGCCGGCTTGGCTGGTGGATCCTGGGACAAAATTGAAGAAATTATAAAAGAATCAATTAATGTAGACACAACAATTTACACTCTGCCTTTAGAGGCAGAGAAATATGGAATGAAAGAAATATATGAAAACTCTTCTTCTTAATCAAGGTTATCAACCGATAAAAGCAATTTCATGGCAGCGTGCTATTTGCATGCATTTTCTTGGAAAAGTTGACATTCTTGAAGGTTACGAAAAAACAATAAGTTCTCCATCTGTTGAATTTAATGTTCCGGCTGTTGTTAGATTGAGAAAATCAACAAAGGCTGAACCAATGAGAATTCGTTATTCTCGTGCAAATATTTTAAGCCGTGATAATAATACTTGTCAATATTGTGAAGGGAAATTTCGAAGCCAAGACCTAACTCTTGATCATGTTATTCCAAAATCTGTTGGCGGCAAGACAACTTGGACAAATATTGTTGCATGTTGCAAAACATGCAACACTGAAAAAGCGAACAGAACACCGCAACAGGCGAATATGAGGATTGCTCAAAGGCCCACTGTACCAAGTGTAAAAACAATGTATTCAGATTATGTTGATGGAAATATCCCTGAGCAATGGTCTAATTGGCTATTTGAAAAAAATTAAAGGATTTTATATATGAAAAATGGATTGATTATTGATGAATTTGGTAATAAAAGTTATTATTTAAATGGTCTTCTTCATAGAGAAGACGGCCATGCTTTTGAAGATTCAAATGGAGGCAAGGCTTATTATATAAATGGAAGACTTCATCGAGAAGATGGTCCTGCAATTGAATGGAAAAATGGATATAAAGAATGGTGCATTAGCGGAATGCGCCATAGAGAAGATGGACCTGCAAGAATATGGGAAGGACGTATCCAATATGAAGAATATTATATACATGGAACATATTTTCTCCATGAAGAAGACTATTGGAAAGAAATTAAAAGGATAAAATCTCTTAATTATATTCTTTCAAATCTTATCAAATAATAAACAATCTGAAATGGCCGAGAGGTTTAGGCACGGGTCTCATAAGCCCGCTACGTGGGTTCAATTCCCGCTTTCAGAATTTATTTGGAACGTTGGCTGAATTGGTAAGGCCCCAGATTGCTAATCTGAGTGAAGTGTAAAATCTTGAGTAGGTTCGAACCCTACACGTTCCGTGAAAGAAAATAAAAAATGGAAACAAATAAACATAATGATTAGGATAATTTATGGAAAGTAGGCAAATACGGTTGGTTGCGCACGCCTGGAAAGCGTGTTCGTCTAAAAAGCGATAAGAGTTCGAATCTCTTACTTTCCGCTCCAAAAAAAACTTGACAAGTTTCCCGAGATGCCCTATACTTATATCTACGATGCTGACTCAGACAAATCAAACTTGCAACAATGCAAACTTGATTATTCAAGGATGGACAGGCATTATTTAGCCAAGAACAAAGTCCATTAAATGTTCTTGGCCTTAACCTAAAAAAAATTGTTTATTCGGGATTCTTCTAGTGGTAAGAAAAGGCGCTTTGAACGCCTCAACAGTGGTTCGATTCCATTATCCCGAACTTAACCAACCATAGCTCAGCCTGGTTAGAGCATTTGTCTGATAAGCAAAAGGTCGAAAGTTCAAATCTTTCTGGTTGGATCTTTGAAAATTAAATAGAAGAAAATACTTTGTAATGAAGGCGGCTAGTTTAGTGGTAAAATAATTGATTCCAAACCAATGGTCGAGGGTTCGATTCCTTCGCCGCCTGTTTCTTAATTGTTCTGTTGTTCTTAGATGTTCCAGAATACTAAGAAAATGACAGCTCGGAAAGACGAGCAATTTTGCCCTTGTAGCTCATTTGGCTAGAGCGGTTGATTTGTAATCATCAGGTAGTTGGTTCGACTCCGACCTGGGGCTTGTTAATTGCGGGAGTAACTCAATTGGTAGAGTGTCAGTTTTCCAAACTGAATGTTGCGAGTTCAAGTCTCGTCTCCCGCTTGTATTTTGGCTTTTATAAGTTTGAGCCATAATCAAAACTTTGGAACGTAGTTCCTTCTTTTGTACTCTGTATAAAAAGAATAATTGGATGAGAGGTCCAAGTTCTTGACTCCGTAGCTCAGTTTGGTTTTAGAGCGAGAGTCTGTTAAACTCTGTCAGCGTAGGTTCAAATCCTACCGGGGTCGTTTTTTTGTAGTTTCGTAATTTGACATGGTATGCTTATACATGTCAAAAGAATCAGAACGAGTTAAGGTGTGGAGAAAGGCTACAAAAGCTCGAATAGTGGAATCGTTTGGAGGAAAATGTGCTATATGTGAATATAGTTTATGCCATGATGCATTTGATCTTCATCATATAGATCCAAAAGAAAAAGACTTTGCTCTTGGTGCGACAAGAAGCTCTGCAAAATCTTGGGAAAAAATTGTAAATGAACTTAGAAAATGTGTTTTATTGTGTTGTCGATGCCATAGAGAACTTCATGCAAATGTAATAGCTCTTCCAGAAAATTATAATTCATTCAATGAAGAATTTGCAGATTATAAAGAAGTTCAAAAAATATCAAAAATGACACCATGTAAAGTATGTAATAGTTTAAAACCTTCTTATAATAAAACCTGTTCATATGTTTGTTCTGCCAAGTTGGCCTATAAAGCAGATTGGGACTCAATTGATCTTCTTGAGGAATTAAAACATTCAACAAGAGCAAAAATTGCTGATAGGTTGGGAGTATCTTCGGCAGCAGTTGCAAAAAGAGAAAAGAAATTAATTAATGGGAAATCATCTAATGGCAAGATCGCGGGTTCTGATTCCGTCAATCAAGGTTCGAATCCTTGTTTCTCAAAAATAATTAACGCAGGATAGAGTAATGGTAACTTACTGGGCTCATAACCCAGAGTTGTGGGTTCAAATCCCGCTCCTGCTATAAGAAAGCCGTGCTGAAGTAGTGAACCAGCTAGCAGAGTGGTACTCTGTGATTGAAGCGATCACTATCGCAAATAAAACCCCTCGAATCGGAAGATTCCAGCGGCGCCACGTTGTTAAAGTCAAAATATGGATTCGTTTATTTTATAAATAAATGGAAGTGAAGTAATAGATTTATGGCGCAATTAAATTTCAAAGTCATTTCTGGTTGACAGATGCCATTTGGATGCTATAGTTTATGCATGAGCCAACAAATCCATCTTGAAGACAACTTGAAAAGGGCCGCCGATGTGATTACTAATGCATCAGCTCTTATTTTTTCTTCTGGGGCTGGAATGGGAGTTGATTCTGGGCTTCCTGATTTTCGTGGAGAAAATGGATTTTGGAAAGCATACCCAGTATTTTCTCGTATTGGAATTTCTTTTCATGATATTGCTCAGCCTTCTTGGTTCATTAAGGATCCAAGAATGATTTGGGCTTTTTATGGACATCGTTTAAAAATGTATAGGGAGCATGTTCCGCATCTTGGATATAGTTTTTTGCATGAACTTTCAAAAAAATATAATCATTTTGCAATAACTTCAAACGTTGATGGATTTTATAAAAAATCAGGATTTTCTGATTCAAATATTTGGGAAGTACATGGCTCAATTCATCACTTGCAAAAATGTCATCATTCAGAGTATTTTATGAATGACAAATGGCATAATTCTGAAGTTATTTCGGCAGATTCTTTTAATATTGAAATTGATGAAGAGACATTCCGGGTAGTTGGAGATCTTCCAATGTCTGAAGGAAAACTTCTTCGTCCAAATATTTTAATGTTTATGGATTATGCTTTTTTGCAATCAAGAGAGCATGAGCAACAATTAAATTTTGAAAAATGGGCTGAAAAATCTGATCTTTCAAGATTGGTGATTATTGAAACTGGTGCTGGCATTGATATTCCAACAATTCGTTCATTAAGTACCAAATTAGCTTCAAAGTATAATGGAAAATTAATTAGGATTAATCCAAGAGACTTTCAAATTTTAGGATTAAATGATAATGGGATTGAAATTTCAAGTGGAGCTGAAAAGGCTTTACTAGAAATCAAGAAGTACATGAGCTAATTTCTAGTATTTTTAGCTGTAAAAAAACTTGTAGAGCCATTTCTAAGAGATGCAGAAAAAGAATCTCCTAGACCTGGCTTTTTATTATTTAAAGACTTGACCAATAGGTTGTGCTTATTTACAGCTTGGCTTATATCGATTGGCGGAGGTCCAACTAATCGATATGCTGCATCTAAATATTCCTTTCCAGGGCCAAAGTGAGCAGAAAAACATTCTCCTTCTCCTCCTTTGTCTTCTTTGATATTGGCGCTATCGTCATCAAAATTATATAATGATTTTGAACTTGTATCGTCTTCTTCTTCTTTTCCAAACGGAAGAATTTTTACATCAGATCTTTTATTTTTATAATATTGCCAAATTGATCTTGCTTGACCACTAACCTCTCCTCTATCTGGCATTATTGTTTTTGTTGGAACCGACATCATTGCAATATCATACATTGTTGGGCCGAATCCTTTATTCGCAGCGACCATTGCAACTTCCCACGCTCCATGACATTTTCCAAATCCACTCTTTTTAGCCTTAATCATTCCAAGAATCATGTCATTAGAAAATGTAAAAGATTTATTTTTTTTTGTTTCTTCAATAAATCTTGGGGCATCATATAGTACAATATCTAAAACAGAACCTGTTGAATGAATCAAAAGTCCAAGATTGGAAATATCTTGAATTGCTGCTTCTTTTAATAATGCTCTAATATATTCTTTAATGATGTTCATAGATTTGGCTTTAGTATAAATATATAACATAAGTTGCTTTGACTGAGTTCCTAAATGGTTTAGGCTTTTGACTGCAAATCAAAATGAAATCGGTTCAAATCCGATCTCGGTCTTTTTATTAAAATTAAATTTTTTTCATATTTTTTGTGAGTTTTCTATCCATATGTATTTAAGGATTGGGTTTCTTATGGAGGGATATGAAAAAATTTTTCGGCAGACTTTTTTTATCTTTGACAATTATTTTATCTGGATGTAATATAAAAAATGATTTTAAAAATCCTGAAAAACAATTTATTTATATTGAAAATCATATAGAAATTTCACTATGCCATAAAAGCTCAGATTCTTGTATTGTTTCTAATGCTGGAAAAACAATGGCATCTGGTGTTTTGGTATCTCATAGCAAAAAAACAAATAAAAGTTATTATTTGACTGCTGGACATGTCTGCATCACTCCATCTTTAGAAAATCCAAATCAACATAAAGACTTTAGCACAATAGTAAAATCAGAATTTCATTTGATGGATTCTAGTGGACAAAACAACATTGCAACAGTTGTTGCTATTGACGAGAAACATGATCTTTGTTTACTTGAATCAAAAAAAGTTTCTATGATGCCTGCAATTATTGAAAATAAAAAAATCAAATCACATATAAAGATAATAAATATAGCAGCTCCGGCTGGTCTTTGGTCAAAAGAAACTGCACTTCATTTTTATGGAGAGTTTCAAGGAAATTACAAAGGACCACATAACGAATATAAAGAAGAAGTAGCTCTTTATTCAATAGTTGCACAAAAGGGATCAAGCGGCTCACCAGTATATGACCCAGAAACTGGAAACCTTGTTGGAATTATTACTAGCGTCATAACTCCATCATACGATATAGCATTTGGACCAACGTTAGAACAAATAAATAATTTTATTGATGAAAACCTTCCGTCTTAAATCATATTACAGAATAATTTTTGTTTTTTTATATTGCTTCTCATTATTCTAATTTGAGCAGATGAAAAACTTGCATTCTTATTTCTGGAAGTTCGATTCATTACATTTCCCATATTATTGCTAACATGCCCAAGTCCAAGATAATGACCGATTTCATGTGCTATTGTTTTTAAGTCTGTTTTGTCTTGAATTAAAATAAAAGATTTGCATAAACTTTTTGATTCATGAACCCCATTATAATTTGATTTAATTTTATTTTTATAAATTGTATCAACAAAAAATATATGAATTTTTCCATCATTTGATAAGTTATAAAATTCATCTTTTGTAGATTTGTTACTTAAGTCTGGATTTAAATCATAATCTGAAAATGAAATATTTATTTTTGGAGATATTCCTGCCTGTATAAACATTGGAGCAGAAAAACTATCCCAATACTCAGGTATTCTATATTTAATATCATCATTATTTCTTACATGAAATACAATTGGAATTTCTAATTCTTCAATATTTTTATTTTCATGAAAATTTAGTGAAGTTGGCCGTATGCAGCATGTTAGTAAAAACATTGCCATTACTATCATAAGAAAGCTGGCCAAAGATTTCATTACAAATATAAATATATTTTAAAAAAATATTATATAGAGAAACATAATGTATTTTATTGATTATTTATTGAGTAATGAATAACATAAAAGGAATTGATATTAGCCATCATCAAGGAAAAAAAATTAAACATACTCTTGTCTATAAGTCTGGGATGAGTTTTTGCATATGTAAAGCATCAGAAGGCCGAACATATGAAGACCCTACATTTGAAAGAAATATACAAGAAATTAGAAAAGTTTTAAATTCAGGAAAAGTCTACTATCCAGGAGCTTATCATTTTGCAAGACCTGATACAGATGGAGGAAATTATGAGGACGGACAAAAAGAAGGAGAAAATTTTTGCAATATTGTTGAAAGAGTCTGTGGGGATATTCTTCATGATTTTATGCCTCCTGCATTAGATTTTGAAAAATATTCAGAATCTGATATAAAAGAAAATATTCCTTGGATTGAAGGTTGGATTGAAGTTGTTGAGCGTCGATTAGGCAGAACTCCAATGATTTATACTGGCGCTAATATTTGGAAGTATGAAGTTGGAAACTCTGATAAATTTATCAATTATCCATTATGGCAAGTTTTTTATTCTAAAGATGCAGAAATCCCTGCAAAAACTCCATGGCCTAATTGGGCATTATGGCAATACTCTGGAGGAGGCTCTTTTCAATATCATCCAGAAGTTCCTGGAGTTGGGATTGCAGATATTAATCGTTGGTCAGGAACATTAAAAGATTTAAAAATTTTTGCATCTGCAAAAAAAAGATGTTCAAATCCATAGGTGGCTATGCTATAATGAAACTATGCCGAAACTAAATGAAATTTTGCAACAACCCGAAACAAAAGTCGCTATTATTATTGATAATAGCTCCTCAATGAGCCCTTTATCTAAATTTGTTGTTGATTCATTTAATGAACAAATAGATCATTTAAAGAAAATCAAAAATCAAAAAATTACAGTTACATTGGCTTTTTTTGACAGCCTAACTGATATTAGAATTTTTGATAAGCCAATAGAAGAATTTCATCATTTAAAACATGAGGAATATAGGCCAAATGGAATGACAGCGCTTAATGATGCAACTGGCCTTATTATAGATAAGTTTAAACAAACTTCTGATCCAAGCAAAAAAGACTTGTCGCATTTATTTGTTATTATTACAGATGGCGCTGAAAATGCTAGCAAAGAATATTCGCAAGTAAGTGTTTCAAATATGATCAAAACCCTTCAGTCAGAAGGATGGACATTTACTTATCTTGGAGCAAATCAAGATCTAAATAAAGTTGCAAAAACTTATAATCTTCCTGTTGGAAATACTATGGCCTTTAATGCGACAGGCGACTCTGTTATGGCTTCTTCTGTAAATCTTACAAGAGGCTTATCTAATTATTTTATAGGTAGAGAAAAAGGAATTGTAATGTCTGATTCTTTTTATTCTGATGTTGTGGCAGAAGATAGTGCTACAAAACCAAAAATTGAAATAAAAATTCATGATGGAAGTTCCTTGACAGATGCAACCAAGGTAGAGTATGATATCTTTATGGGAAGTCCAAACTTGAACCAAAATGCTGTTTCGGTTACTTCTCCTTCTAAAAAATAATTGTAAATAATTTACATTTTTATATTTTTCCGATATAGTTATATTATTATGAAAATGAACAAAAATGATGTATTAGCTAAGGTAATGGTCAAGGCCATTGAGCGAGAGCATATGTTATTCTGAATGATGATGTGACGTATCATTCAAAAACCGAAAGTCACATTTCGGTTTTTTTTTGCGAGATTAACTCAGTGGTAGAGTGTCACTCTTACAAGGTGAAGGTCAAAAGTTCGAATCTTTTATCTCGTATTGTCAATAAAGGGGAATTAGTATAACGGGATTACATCGCCTTTGCACGGCGAAAACTGGGGTTCGATTCCCCAATTCTCCATAATAAAATAAGGCTTCGTCGTTCAAAGGTTAGGATATCTGGCTTTCAATCAGATAATGGCGGGTTCAAGTCCCCCCGAAGTCAAAACAAAATAGAAAATAATTCTTATGCTTTCAAAAAAAGAAATTCGCAAAAAATTTAGAGATTCTGTCTTTAAAAGAGATGGATATAAATGTATTGTTTGTGGATTTCAATCTTCATTAGAAAACTGTGAAAAAGAATTAGATGCTCATCATATTACTCCAAGAGAGATTTTACCAAATGGTGGGTATGTAAAAGAAAATGGAATAAGCTTATGTGACCCAAGTAAAAGTCCAAAATTATCTATGAGTAAAGAACATGGATGTCATTGGAATGCAGAGCTTGTGCTTTTGTACTTATCAAAAAGCACGCCACTTGATTTTTTATCAAGTCATGATCTAATAAAATACACCCCAGATGTTTTTTATTCAAAAATAAAAAGTTCATATGATTTAGCTTATAATGCTAGTTTAAAATTATAATAATGGCTCTATCGTTCAATGGTAGGACGTTTGCTTGTCGCGCAAAAGATGGGAGTTCGATTCTCCCTAGAGCCGTTTAATTTAAATACAAAGATATTTAAGGCATGGTCTTAAATAATTCACTAACACTTGTTAGAGAATGGGCGACAAATTATTTAGATCAGATTTTTGATATGCCTTATGCATTTGGTTCCCAAGAAGCTGTAGAAATGCAAGTTCTCATTCTTCTTGAATTGATTGGATTTATAGACGAACCAAACGATTATTCGTCTTGGATTTTAGAGTCATATAATTTTTATTTAAAAAAATTAAATATCTATCCTCCATTATATAAAAATCAATTAAAGCAACAAGAATTCATTAAAATTCTTAGCCAATTCGCTCGTGGATTAGCTTGACACAAAAAAATTTTAGTGATATCATCAAAGAATGATAATTACAGCAATTCAAGCAATTTTAATCGCATTTGCTATTGGAGTTATTGTTGGTGGTTTTATTGGATGGAAACTAACATTCAATATGCGCCTTGTAAGACTTCAAGAACAGCAAGTCGCCATAAATAAGCTAAAGCATGAAAATGCAGAATATAGATCAAAAATTAGAAGTTATAATATTCAAAAGACAAAAGACAAGGCTAGTAATGCAGCTGTTGCTGTTGGAAACGCTGCATTGATTACAGGAAGCGCCGTTGGTAATGCAGCTGTTGCTGTTGGAAATGCTGCGATGGCTACAGGAAGTGCTACAGGAAATGCTGTGGCGGCAGCAGCGGCGAATATAAAACAAAAAATTTGGCCCAAAAAAGATTCTAAAACAGAAGAAAATCAAAAATGAAAAATGGATTAATTACTAACGAATATGGAACCAAGCGCTATTATTTTAATGATCTTCTTCACCGGGCTGACGGCCCTGCTGTTGAGGGCTATGATGGAAGTAAATGGTATTATATAAACGATAAGCTTCATCGAATTGATGGACCTGCTATCGAATATTGTAATGGAGATAAATATTATTTTTTAAATGGAATTGATTATTCTGAAGAAAATTATTGGAAAAAAATTGAAATCAGGAAAAAAATTCAAATCAGGAGAAAATCTCTTGATTTTATTCTTGCATATTATTTATACGATTATGAAAAATAATGAATTTGTAACAAGTGACCATCATTTCGGTCATGAAAATATAATAAAATATGCAAAGCGTCCATTTAAAAATAAAGATGAAATGAATTCTTATTTTATTGAGGCTTGGAATAACAAAGTTCCAAAAGGTTCAATAGTCTATCATCTTGGAGATTTTGGATTTTTAAATCCAAAAGAATTATCAAGCATTCGTCATAAATTAAATGGAACAATAAGGCTTGTTGTTGGGAATCATGATAAAGATATTGACAGTAAAGAAACACGTCATTTGTTTGAATGGATTAAACCCTATTATGAAAGCAAGACAGAAGATGGTACAAAAATTGTAATGTGCCATTACCCATTTTTGACATGGAATTCAAGCCATCATGGTTCTTGGAATCTTCATGGTCATTGCCATCATTCTATTGATTCTTTAGATATGAAAACAAAAAGATTTGATGTTGGGGTTGACACTACAGTAAAATACTCACCAAACACATTGTATGCTCCTTATTCTTTTTTAGAATTAAAAAAAATAATGGACAAAAGAACTTATACACCAGTAGATCATCACAAATAATATTAAGAAAGTTTGAAAATAAAAATCTCATGACAAAAAATCGAGACAAGCCAAAATTTATAAAAAACCTACTTTTTTATGGGAAGAAAGCATTATTAGTAGGTGCAGAAATGAGTCCATTGTTTGTCCATCTTGAAAAACCATCCCCAGCAGCCTTAGTTGCTGTTGGTGCAAAGCTTTTAACAGTAGTAGAGCATGCACGAAAAATTAATTTTTATGATTTTATTAAGAGTTGGAAAAAATTTGATGCAGGACCTATTAATGAATATTGTTTTGAACTTGCATTGGCTCAAGGGCTTCTTGGTCCATTAAAAGGAGTAACTCCTTCATGGCATGGAGATAATCTTTTTGAAGGAGATATTCACGGAGTTAGAGTTATTTGGCAAAAACAAAGTGAATATCCACTCAAAAATCCATGGCATGAAGATAATGCAGACATATCTAATGCATTAGGTCGACTAATCTGGGAGTCTGTTGGAACTAAAGCCAAACTCCAATCAAGAACAAATAATTCTTTTCAGCGTGAAATTGTCCCTGACGATCTTTCGTCTGTACTACCTTCTAAAAAAGGTCAGGATCTTTTTAAAGATCTTCAAAAGTATCTAGAGCGTGGACGTGGGAGAACAGTATTGTTGCATGGAGAACCAGGCACCGGCAAAAGTCAAATGATGAAATATGTTGCAAGTCTTGCAGGCGGAACTTCTTTTCGAGTTGATGCTCGTGACTTGGCGAATTTGGGTTTAGTAAAGATTTTTAATCTTCTACAGCCTTCGGTCATACTTGTTGACGATCTGGATCGAGCAAGTAATTCTTCGCAAATTTTAACTGAAATTGAATTATTACGAGAGAAAAAAGTCCTTTTCTTGGTCAGCGTTAATGATCCAAAGCTTCTTGATTACGCAATCTTGCGTGCTGGTCGTTTTGATGAATATATCCATATTGATAAACTTGATGAAGAAATCATCTCTGCAAAAATTAAAGGAGTTGACGAAGAGGCGGCAAAAATTCTGCGTTCTATGCCAATTGCGTATATAGATGCATACTGTGATGATGTTGAAATGCTTGGAAAAGAGCGAGCATTTGAGCGTATTGAAGAACATAAAAAGCGCCATGAACTTGTTCAAATGCTTGCCCAAAAGAAATAAATTTATGAAAAAAATAACTGTTGATCGATATGGAAATAAACAATATTTATTAAATAATCTTCTTCACCGAGAAGATGGTCCTGCTATTGAATGTAAACAAGGATATAAAGCATGGTATCTCTATGGAGAATTTCATCGAGAAGGAAATCTTCCTGCCGTTATTAATTCAAATGGAAGTAAATGGTATTATGTTCATGGAAAATTGCATAGAGAAGACGGCCCAGCAGTTGAATATTCAGATGGAGATAAGTATTATTTTTTAAATGGAAAAGAATTATCAGAACGAAATTTTTTGAATGAAGCTAAAAGAAGAAAATCTCTGAATTATATTCTTTCAAATATCAAAAAGGATCTTAATGAATCAAAATGAAAAAGAATTATATGGAATTTGCGGACTTAAAGGCCATGGAAAAGACACATTTTCAAATCTTATAATTTCTCAAAATAATGATTTTGAATTGTTTCATTTTGCAGATATGTTGAAAGACATGTGTCAAAAAATATTTGGTTTATCAAAAATTCAAATGTTTGATGCAATAAAAAAAGAAGAAAAATTTGAAAATTTTATTGTAATGGATGATTATTTGCCATCCATGAAAAAAATGACAGGATTAGATTTAGAACCAGCAAATTGTATTGCAACATGTGTTCGTGAAGTTATGCAATTTTTTGGAACAGAATATGTAAGAAAGAAAAATCCAAATTTTTGGGCAGAAGATTTATTTTCAAAAATTAAAGATAAAAAGAAAATCTTAATTTCTGATTTAAGATTTCCAAATGAAGCAAGTTTTATATTAAAAAATAATGGAACTATTATAAAAATAGTAAGAATTGATATTGATACAGAAGGAGACGAGCACTCTTCAGAAACTTCATTAAAAGAAATAGAATATGATCTTGTTGTCGGAGTTATGACCAATGATCTTTCTTTGCCAACAAAAATAGCAAATTTAATTTCTTGCAACAACTTTATTGAGGCTCAAAATTATGACTATAGAAAATTAAATCATAATTCTTCAAATGAAATATTAAATTATTATAATTTATAATTTATGTTAAGCAATTTTTGCTTGCCTCTTTCATGAGAACATGCTAAAACTCAAGCAACAAAGAAGAAAGAAATTATGTACTCATTTACACATATAGATGCATTTTATCAAGTTTCTAGATTTATAAGCAAAACAAATAAATCTGAAGCTGTTCCTGAAATTCACAAAATAAAAGAACCTGTTTCTTTTAGAGGGACGATCAAATTACATGGAACAAATTCAAGCGTCCACCATACAAAAGATGGAGAACTAATTGCTCAAAGCCGAACAAGAGTAATAACTCCAGTTTCAGACAATGCAGGATTTGCTTTTTTTGTTGAAAAAAAGAAGGATTCTATTTTAGAAATAGCTAAAATAGTTCGAGACTCTTATGGAATAGATCCAAACAATGATTTGATTATTTATGGAGAGTGGATCGGCCCCGGGATTCAAAAAGGAATGGCAATTAGCCAGCTTGTAGAAAAACAATGGGTTCTTTTTGCTTTCAAGGTTATTGAAGATGGTGGAAAAGAATACTATATTGATATAAAACCTTCTTTTGAAGAAAAGTTTAAAAAAGATAATATCTTTTCTGTGTTTGATATTCCTCAATGGAATATCACAGTCGATTTTGATAATACAGAAAGCAAAGAAAATGCTGTAGCTCAATTTACTAAATGGACAGATGAAGTAGAAAAGGAATGTCCTTGGGCAAAACAATGGAATATTTCTGGCTTGGGAGAAGGAATTGTTTGGCAGCCAATTGGAAAATTTTGGGGAAATACAGACTTGTTCTTTAAAACAAAAGGAGAGAAGCATAAAAATACATCTCCGAAAGAACATAAAGAACAATTAAATCCTGAAATTATTCAGAATATTGAAGATTTTGTTAGGTTCGCACTAACTCCAAACAGGCTAAACCAAGGAATTGAGGCAATCAAAGAAGCTGGCCATCCTCTTGAGCTTAGTAGCACTGGACATTATTTGAAGTGGATTGGCAATGATGTTGCAAGAGAGTGTTGTCTTGAGTTAGAAGACAACAAATTAGAATGGAGCCAAGTTTCCAAAGCCGTAAATGAAAATGCAAGAAAATATTTTCATCAAATGGTTCAAGATTTAAAATGACAAATAGCCCAAATAAAAAAGGATAAAAACATATGAAAAATGGATTAATTATTGACAAATATGGTGATAAATGCTATTATTTAAATGATAAGTTTCATCGAGAAGACGGTCCTGCATTTGATTCGGATCTTGGCAAAGAATGGAGAATTCATGGAAAGCTTCACAGAGAAGATGGTCCTGCGGTTATATGGCGTATTGGTTCTAAAGCTTATTATTTAAATGGAATAGGATATTCTGAAGAAGATTATTGGAATGAAATTAAAAGGAGAAAATCTCTTAATTACATCTTTTTAAATATTAAAAAGGAATTATCAAAATGAATCTTGATTCTATATGCAATATGTTTTCAGCAAAGATTATTCCAATCAAATCTTTGGTTGAATGCATAGATCCAAAAAGCTCCCTTAAAAAGGGGATTATTTATGAAGTTATAGATAAATGTGTATACGATGAAGAAACAATTAGAGTAAGAGAAGTTTGTGGTAGTGGAAATTATGTAAATTATGGAAGCTTCTTTCCATCAAGATTTAAATTTCTATCTTCCCCAACTATGAATTCAGGAAATGATTAAAATGAATATATTAGAAAACATAATTTCAATAATTAAAACATTGCTAATTGTTTCAGATCATAAAGGTCAAATCAGATGAATAATTTCGATTTAGTATCTACTGCAAAAATTTATGGAACTAAAGTCCATAAAGAAACGAATCATATGTATGGAATTCATCCGTATGAATATCATCTTGAAAAAGTTTATGAGAATGTTTGTTATTTTGCTCATTTGCTAAAAACCGAAAAAGAAGTTGAAATTGCTATGGCTGCGGCCTGGGTTCATGATGCCATTGAAGACGCCAGACAAACATATAATGATGTTGTTGCAAATGTTGGTGTCGAAGTTGCAGAAGTTGCATATGCCCTAACAAATCTAAAAGGAAAAACGAGAGCCGAAAGGGCAAGTGATGCATATTATGCTGGGATTGTGGATGCTGGCCCTGTTGCAATATTAGTTAAATTGTGTGACAGAATGGCCAACATGGCGGAATCAACAAATACAAAAAACAGAATGGCAAAGATGTATAAAAAAGAATTGCCAAATTTTTTTGAGCATCTTCTTCCAACAAAAGAACTCAAAGAACAATTTTTTGAATTAACAGATTTGTTCAATTTTATTCTTGAGGAAATTGAAGAATGAACCTTAATCAAGCATGTAGAAATATAATTGAAAACTTATCACCAGAACAACTGCTCTATAGTTATTTTATTCGGAATCGGGATCAACATAGCTATAGAGATTTATTAGATTATTTACATGAATTTAACTTTTCAGTTTCATTTTATAAAGAGATTTATAATCAAATAATAAAAGAATTTGCAGAAGGTAAACTTTTTCAACTTTGTTCTGGCGGCCTTTCTAGAACTAGATTTAGAAAATAAATTATGAATGATTTAGATTTGATTAAATTATTAAACAGCAATGATCAAACTATAAGAGAATTGGCTAATTCTCTTATAAATGAACGCGGAGGTTATTGGTTCGAAGCAACTGAACAAGGTACAAAAATTAATATAGGAAAAATGCCTAATCTCAAAATTGAGAATCCAAAAAAAGAAATAAAAACTAATAATAATTTAAATCCTTCAAAAGAAGAATATTATTCTAATATTTCTAGAATACACGGGCCATTTTTGGCCCTATATCTAGGGCATCAAAATTATCTAAATCCTTCTTATATTGTTATTGAAGAATAGAAATAAATAAAATAGGAAAATATGAAAAAACAAACAATAATCATTTTATCATTACTTGGCGTTCTTGGGTGCCAACAGCCAAAAGAAGATATCATTGTCGAAACTGATGACGGAACAGAAGAAACATCATCAGAAATGAGTGAGTCAGCTGATGAATTAGGAGATTTTTTGCAAGAATGCATCTGTGATTGCGAAACAAATCAACATGTCGTTTGCACAGAAGAAGAATATAATGAATGTGATTCTTTTTGCCTTCCAGTATAAAGGAATTTATGGAACTAAAAGAAATTACTGAAGAAATAAAAAATAATACCTTAAAGCTAGGACTAGCTGGGCTCCTGCGACGGTCGAACGATCACGAAAATGATTCGACCAGTCGAGTGCCTAAAGTAACTTTATATAAATTTTATATGGATTCACTTAAAGAAGTTGAAGAAAATAAACATTTAAGACTTGGCCAAGTTTTATTCAATAAATTATATGAAATACGCCCAGATCTTAGTGAAAAAATTCGTGCAACGAATATTGATCCTTTTTATTGTACATCAGAAAATGATATTACTGAATTTATAGAATTTCTTGAAACTAATTGGAAGCATTGATTTGTATGGGAATAAGAAAGTATTATCTAAACAATAATGGAATTCTTCATCGAGAAGGGCTTCCTGCAATTGAATATTTAAGTGGAGCTAAACGATATTATATTCATGGGAAGCTTCATAGAGAAGACGGACCTGCCATTGAAGGCCCAAAAGGATATAAGTTTTATTGTTTAAATGATATATCTTTTTCTGAAGAAGATTATTGGAAAGAAATTAAAAGAAGAAAATCTCTCAATTACATTCTGAAAGAATATTGCGAAAAGAAGAATGATTAAATTATCAGAAAAAGAACGCGATGCAATGGCTCATTGTATAGGTCATCATAGTTCAAAAAGTTGCAGCATTCATGGAGGAAGAAATTATTATGCAGCAGCATTTTGTGATGAGCCAATGTGGCTCTCGCTTGTTGCGCGAGGACTTGCATATCCCTCATCTCGAAATGAAGGAACTTTTCATTTAAATGATAATGGAATTAATGCAGTTGAAGCAGATCCTCGAAGCCAAAGAAAGGGTCGTGCTTATATCATTAAATTTTCAAATGGAGAGAAAAGCAATGAAATCTATGCAGAGACTCGATCAAAAGCGCAATTTATTGTTGCTCAAAGCATTTCAGATGCTCAAGATTGCTCAATCAGAGAAGCTTTAAAATTAATAAAGTCGTGTTGTTTAGCTAAAAATATAAAATAAATCTTGTTACTTGACTTTAAATTTGTCAGATGCTATTATCCCACGATGAACAATTCATCACAGATGGAAAGAGCAAGAATTGCACATGATTTGAGAAATTATGTTGGGAGCGCCACAGCCAACCAAGACTTTAATGAGATTTCTATAAATAAAGAAGATGCTATCTTTATTCTAGAAATACTTTCTAACACTCTACCAAGGGCACAAATGCTTGTAGATCAAGGACTTGTTACAAGCAAACGTCGAGGCGCAGAACGTGATGCTTTACAATACCAACTTGATGCATTGGGAAGAGTATACGCCAGGACTGTTGCATACGTTGAAGTTCTTACGGCACAAAATCAAAATTCAAGTGAAGCTTATGCTAAAATTGATTTACTAAATTCTAAGCTTGATGAACTTCGCATTCTTGCAGTCGAATTGCGCAAAGTTGCCAATGATAGAGAAGAATCAGTAATGGAATTTTATGAATTACTAGATGCAGTTGAGACTGCTGTTGCCATATAAAGAAAATGGAAGAAAAAAATATTGATATTTATAAAAGCTCGATAGCTCCTGAAGAAATTGAAATTGTTAGCAGGTGTTGTTGGTGTAAATGGGAAAAAAAACTTGCGTATAGTAAAGTTTGCATAGGACTTCCATCGGGCGGAGAAGTAAATCAGAATTCAATGAATCCAAAAGGACAATGTGGATACTATCAAGATAGTAATTTTACAACATTAATTAAATTTTTTGGCGGAAGAAAATCTAAAAAAATAAAAGTTTCAGAAATAAAAATTAGACCGAAATAATAAAATGTTAAAAACTGAATTGTTAAGATTGATAAAAAAAGGAATAGCTACAAACATCAAAATCGATTTTGACAATCGAACGATAGAAGCATATTTCCCACCAGTTTTGGAATCAAATAAAATTCCTCCTGTTTATTATGGAGATAGCGTAACTCGGCTACTAAATCTTTCAGAAGAAGATCTAATAATTTTTCAAAATTCCTTAAAATAAGGATGATTTATTGGAAAAGTCAATATTTTCATTTATTTACTATATTTATTGTCATGATTAAGGTCCCTAAGTCTAAACTTAAGCAACTTATAAGAGAAGTATATATAGAAGCCCTTTCTGATAAAAAAGCAAAGCAAATAAATGAAGCCAGCTTTTTAAGTAAAATGTTTGGTAAGAAGTCAGATCGCTGGGCTCGGGAGGCACAAGGACTGGGTCCGAAGAGCTACCAGGACAAGCCCCCTCATAAGAGTTCGAATTGGACGCCAGACTTTATGGCAGCACATAGAGAGGTTCATCCAGACTTTCCAGAAGGATGGCATGCTTTGCCAAGGGTATTTTATCTCAATGGCTGGGCCAAGGGTATTTTATCTCAATGGCTGGAAGGAGTTGCTTAGTTCAATGACTCCAGAAGAACAAGACCAATTTATGGCTATGGACCCTGCGGAACAGGAAAGAGTTGCCAAATTTGAAGACGATGACAAATTTGAAGACGATGACGATGATTATTTTGATGACGATAATGATTTTGACGATGATTTTCCAAAGAAAAATAAGGTCTAATAGCTTTCAAAAGCAGATTTAAGAGCAAATAATAAAGCTAGTTGACATCAGTTCTATTTCCTGCTACCTTCCTTCCATGCAATCCAACAAAACTTTCTTTTATCTAAGAGACAATAAAAAGCGTCCATTTGGAACTATGGCCCTTATTCAAGATGGGCCATTAACAAAAATTGGAATATCTTTATGCCGCCCAGGAGATCCCTGGTCAAAACAGATGGGCCAAAATATTGCCTTTGGAAGAGCTGAAGAAAAAAATGCGATTGTTTTAAATTATTCAGATAATCCTTCATTAGCGCAAATTTTGTCCTTGGCGAAATCTTCAAAAGATAGGCATAAAGATGGCGTTCCACTATATCGAATTAATGAAATTGATGAAGTTTCTGAAAAAACATTTAGTGTGGCTCTAGAAAAAATTAGAGATTCAAAATCTAACAATATGGATAATGTTTATAAATTTACCAAAAAATCATTTGGATAATTAATGAAAATTAAAGCAATAAACCTCAAATTGATTAAAGTTTGAGGTTTATTGCTTTAATTAAGCTGCAAGAGCTATCGATGTCTGTCCATCAGTCATCCAGTTGTCAGAAATATATATTCTTAAGAAATCATTAAATATTAAATTGATTATTTTTTATTTCATTCTAGAAATATAGAAAATAGTCTATGATTCGGTATTATCAATAAAAAATTATATTATGAAATATGAAGCGCATATAACAATTTCAATTTCTTCTGAGGAGGAAATTAAAAAAATTGGACTTAATTCCAATTGGACTTTTTCTAAAATTTTAGGAGATCCAATTATGGGAAAAGAAGCATATTGTTATTTAACCCAATACAAAGAAGATGCAAATGAACTTTTAAAAGAAATGAATGCTATTGTTTCTCAAATAGAAGCAAATAATTGCAAGGTTCTTAGATGTAAAATTGAACTAATTTGTTATGATACAAAAACAAATGTAAATATATTAGAAAATATTTCATCATTTCGTCATGACAATGAGATTCTTAATGTTGCCGAAGAGGCCACTCTTCGCGCTCGCAGGGCACAAGCCAAGTGTCGCGCACAAGATCTTTCCATGTCCAGCATACCAACCACCGAACGAGTTGCAGCCGCTATTGAATATGAAGCTGCTCGCAAAGCGGAAGAAAATGCGTGGAATGCCGTAGACTAATTTATGAAAATAACAAAAGAAGAAACAATAACAGAAACTATTACAGTCATTAAAGATATTATTTGTAATAAATGCGGAGAATCCTGTAAAACAGATATTGAATTTGGAGAATATGATGGATTAATAGAAGTTTGTGTTCGTGGAGGTTATTTTTCTAAATTTATAGGAGACATGAATTCTTTTACCTTTTCACTCTGTGAAAAATGTGTTATGGAGATGATTAAAACCTTCAAAGTCGAACCTCTTCAAAAAGTTGAATGGCATGATATTAGAGCTTAAGGAAATAAATATGAAAAATGGATTAATTATTAATGAATGGAAAACAAAAATTTACTATTTAAATGATAAATTTCATAGAGAAGATGGACCTGCTGTTGAAAATACAGTTGGAAATAAATTTTGGTACATCAATGATCTTCTTCATAGAGAAGACGGACCTGCTTGTGAATATGGGGACAAATCAGAGCCTGAAAGTTATTATCTAAATGGAAAAAACTTTTCCAAAGAAAATTATTGGAAAGAAATTGAAAGGAGAAAATCTATAAATTATATTTTGTCAAATTTCAAAACAGAAATATTTCCTGAAGGTCTTGAAAGAGAAAATGAAGAATTAAAAAAAGAAAATGAAGAATTAAAAAAAGAAATAGCCAATGTTAAAGAAGAAGCACAAAATTCCAATTCTTATTTAGAAAATATTAAAAAAATTCTCAATAATATAATCAAAGAATTACGTCTTGATCCTGGTGCTGATCCTGATTCTGAATATAATTCAGGTCTTGATGTTGGATATTCGGTAGCTCGTGGCCATATAAAAGATGCATTAAATTCTTATATGGATGAAGAATATATGGAAATGATATCAAATGATGACTAAATCTAACCGTGAACAAAGGTGGTCAGATAGAAAAGAATCAATGCCTAAATTCGAAATAGAATTTCGGGCTCGAACTGCTGCCATAATGTTAGATAATTTGCTTGGCCAAACAATCCCAGAATCCATTTTTGTTGATACTATCCGAAAACATGATAGATGGCTAGCAAATGCCAAGTTGGTCAATTATTCTGCACCACGATGCATGCTGACAGTTTGTACTTGCACTTTAGGTAACTCTGTGCTAGATTGTGAGTATGCAGATCTATAAGATATAAAAGCAGAGAAACATATTTTATGAACATAACACTAACTCTTCATCAAATTATTACAGCTCCGATCATCTTTGCGCAATTTGTGCTGGTTGTCTGGGTCTTAACTGGCCGCCGCAACCTTCTCACAGTTTATGGACTATCAACTTCTTTGCTTTTATATGTTATGTATTGTTCGTATTTCTTGAAAGGAATATAAATGAAAATAATTAAATCTTCTGAAGAAATCCAAACTATTACAAATTCAAGCGAGCTTGAAAATCATAGCTTTGGAATTAAGGCCAAAAATCTTCCGATTCTCATTGGATTGCTTAGAAATGATGTTTATTCAGACAAAATCTTGGCAATTATTAGAGAATATTCTTGTAATGCCCATGATGCAAATGTAGAAGCGGGAAAAAAAGATTGGCCGATATCTGTTTCTCTTCCAAATAAATTTGACCAAAGTCTAAAAATTAGAGACTATGGAAATGGGCTAAATCGACAAGAAATAGTAGATACTTTTATTAGTTATGGGGAATCTACAAAAAGAAATACAAATGATGCAATTGGCCAAATGGGAATCGGAAGCAAGGCCGGCTTTTGTTATACAGATAATTTTATAGTCACCAGCTTCAATTCTGGGATTAAAACGGTTTATAATTGTGCCATCGGCGAAGATAGTGTAGGTTCTCTTATTGTAATGCATTCAAGTCAAATGGGAAAAGATGACTTGCCTGGCATTGAAATTGTAATTAATATAAAATTAGCCGACGTTGAGACTGTAAGAAAAACAGCTTTAAACTTTTTTAAGTTCTGGCGCGTAATGCCAGATGTAAACTTTAATAAAGAAGAAGAAGAACAACTTCTTAAGAAAAAAGAAATCTTATTTTCAGGAAGCAATTGGGAAATTTCCGCTTCAAAACAATCATATAATTCTTATTATTCAGTAGATCAAAAAAGTTATGCAGTTATGGGAAATACCCCATATCCAATTGATTGGAATACTTGCTTTTCAAGTGCAATTGATTGGAATGAAGAAATAAGTGATTTTATATTATATCTTAGATCAGAAAGTTTTATTTTACAAGTCCCAATAGGTTCGGTGCAATTTTCTCCAAGTCGAGAAAGTTTACAATATACAGATCATACAAAAAAAGTAATAAAAGATCTTATATTAGAAGTGTTTGCAGAATTTAAAACAAACATTTCTAAACAATTTAAAAATTGCAAAAACTTATTTGAAGCAAGAAGTTTGTATGGAAAATTATTTTCAAATAATGGAAATTATAATTTGCGCCGCTTGTGCAAGCATATAAAAATAATATGGGCAGATAAATTAATAAATCAAGAATACCTTGACATTTCTGCATCTAATAGAAGAGAAAGATGGTGTTTTCTTTATGAGAATACCGGCGATAAAATAAAACAAAAATCGGCTAAGTCTGGTGTCGATAATATTCTTTGTTCAGAAGAAAAAAAGTTTCTCCTAATGGACTCTAGAAAAATAGGAGAAAAGAAAGCTGCTGAGCTAATTTTTGAAGAAAATGATGAAATAAAGTTTGTTTATGTTATAAAGTTTCAAAGCGAAGAAACCAAAAAGAAGGTTTTGGAAGGCGAAATTGGAACTTATCCAATGATAAAATATAGCGATTTGCATGAAACTCTAAAATCGCGTCGCGGACTTAAATCAAATAAACAAGAAAATAATAAAAAAGCAAAAGTAATAAAAATTCCAAATGTTATAAATGATGTGTCTGGTTTTGAATTCTCAAAAAAATATGAAACAACAGAATCATTTTTCCAATCTAAATTGGATTTAAAGGCAGAAAAAGGATTTTATATTAAAAAGGCCAATGGTCAATTTGATAGTGTTTTTGGAACTGATATTGGTTCTATTAGAAAAAATATTGATTGTTATAAAATATTATCAAATGATGTTGCTTTAAATAAAATTTATATTTTTGGACAAAAGATAATGCAATCTAAAGACTTTAAAGACAATGAAAAAAATTGGACTGAAGTCTCTCAATATGTTGATGAAGGACTAGACAATCTTCTGAAGCTTCAAAGCTTTTTAGATTATGGGGTTTTTCGTGAAGCAATGAAATTGGTCGATTCTGCAAAATGTTTGTCATTTATTTTGGAAAATGAAAAAATATTAAATGAGATCTTAAAAAATCCTAATTGTAAAGATGGTCCATTTAATGATTTTTTCACTATAAAAAGTAGTATAATAAATGGAGCAATAAAAAAATTGCAAGAAAACAATTTTCATTCTATACTTCATAGAATGAAAATTACAAATCAAGAAATAAAAAACAATGAATATTACAAAAGGCTTAAAAAATGCTTTTTAGATATAAAAACAACCTATCCAATGATTGGTTACTTCAATAAACCATATGGTATCCTTGATGGTTTTGATAAAATTATTATAGACTATATTGAAGATATGAATTCTATAAAGTCTTATAAGGAAAAAGATAATACTTTAGACCAAACTCTTATGAAGAGCGCTTAAATAGGAAGAGAAAAATCCATGATAACTACATCACTAACAAACAACAATCTAACCATTCTTATCATTGATGAAAATGGAGAATCAAAAACATATAGTGCCAATTCATCTCATCCAAAATGGTCTGAGATCCTGGATGCAATTAATGAAAAAAATGAAGAATTAATTCCAAGACTGTTAGATACTGCCAATTCGATTATGAAATATTCAAATGGAAATATTTCAATTGAAAGAGGAAACCTTTTATATAAAGGAGTTTCAATAGGCGGTGTTGTTGTTGATAGAATTCTTGAATTCTATGCTAAAAACTTGCCCTTTGAAACAATTGTTAGATTCCTTGAAAAACTATTAAGTAATCCTTCAAGAAGGGCAATTGATGAATTATACAAATTCCTTGAACATAAAAATATGCCAATAATTCCAAATGGAAACTTTTTGGCTTATAAAGGACTAACAGATGATTATTGGAGTATTCGCTCTGGAAACCTTACGCTTCTTTCTGGAAAAGTTAATGAAGGTGGCCAAATCTATAATGGTATAGGAGAAGAGATTGAATGTGTTAGGACTCAGGTTTGTGATGATAGCAGTATTGGCTGCTCTACAGGAATGCATGCTGGGAGTTTGTCTTATGCACAAGAGTTTGCAGGAAGAGGTGGTAAAGTTGTTATTGTAGAAATCAATCCTGCTGATGTTGTTAGCATCCCAGTTGATTGCGAACATCAGAAACTAAGAACCTGTAAATATAAAGTGGTTGCCGAATTTGAAAGAGCACTTGATGACACATATACATCTGAATATGATGATAGTTCTGAAGAATATGACAATGATGATGACAATGATGACAATTATGATGATGACTATAGTGACTATGATGACGACGACGACAGCCATTATGATGATGGGGAAATAGATTATTAAGTATGGATATCGAATTAATGAATATTATACAAGAACCCACAATGTCGTCAAAAAGTAATTCTGTAGCGGATTCACTCCTTGATTCCTTTCAATTTTATAAATTCGTCTTTTTAGTAAGTACAATAATCGAACTACTACTCATCTCGTTGGGGATTTTAGGACCTCTAACAGTATTGGGATGGATTGGATTCGGCGCCTTGATAGCGATCTCTATCCTGCTCTTGATGAAAAGAATAACTCCATTCTACATGTTCTTGCTATGTGCCGTCGCTAATATTATGTGTATATTTGATCATTCTAACGATAAATTGTGGGTTGTTGGATTATATGGGTTTACCACTGTTCTTTGTGGTTGGATGGCTTGGTTTATGCGAAATGAACCAACAGAGCGAGAGCTACTTTCCCAGATAAAAGACAAATAATATATTTTCATCAAGGCAAAAATGGATAATTTTAATGAAATTAAAAATAGAATTGAATATGCTCAATTTAATCTAACAGATGACGATCTTTTTAAAGAATGTGTTTCACAAACTATGCAAGATCTTAATTTGGAAGATATAGTTTTTGCTAATAGTTTGGCAGTTTCTAGATCTACAGTAAATCGATGGAAAAATGGAAAAGCAATTCCACATCCTTTGATGCGCAAACCTGTATATGAATCCTTAAAAAGATTTGCATATGACAAATTCTATGACGAAAATTTCTAAAAGAGTAATTTATGAATGTAATAAATACAGAAGAACAAAAAATAATTTATGATGAGCCATGGAAAATTGTATCTGAAAATAATAGAATTTATTCTGAAAGAATAAAAGATTATTACTCTGATTATGCTTTAAAGATGCAATTAAAATTATCAGATGAAAAAAATTTAGAAACTATGTGGTCAAAAATGATTAGCTCTAAAGGATGCTATATTGGAGCTATGAAAAGTCCTTCAGGAACTTTATTTTGGAATTCATTATCTGAACCAGTTTTAAATAATGGAGTTCCTGAAATAAATTTTGATTTAAAACAAAAAAATATAATAGCTCAATCAAAACATTTAAAAGCACGTTTTTTGTCAGAGAATTCACTAAATGAAATAATAAGCATTCATGGAGAATGTGAATCTGATATTTTTGATTCATTCCTTGAGCAAATAGCTATAGAAATTGACCACGAATTATTTTTTAATATGTTGCATATTTGTGCAGAAAATAATTTTATATATAATTCTGATATAAAAAATATAAAAGAAACAGTTATTAGGGCTGCATCTGCAATTTATTCACGGACACATAATTCAGATAAAGTTACTGTTTTTTCGGAATCAAAAGAAATCTGTAAAATAATCAATACTCAAATTATTACTAATTTTATAAAAATAGAAGCAGAGCATTCTCCATTCTTGCCTAAAGAAAAAATTATTTTAGCGCAAAGAGGAAAATCATTTTTAAGTCCATCTATTCTTATGAACATTTATTCAATTTATTTATGTAAATCTTCAAATCCTAATGATAGCTTGCATTCTATTATAAGATCTAAGATTGAAATAATACAACCAAAAGCATTTCATGTTATTGAAATTATTTGACTCCTATGAATAAACAAATTAGAATTAATAAAATTACCAATTGTCATCAATGCCAACATATTTCGGAGGAGAAAACACCAGGAGCAGGTTATGCAATTGATTATTATTGCAATGCAGTTACCCCTCGAAAAATTGTTGCAGGTTATGTAGAGTGGGATAGAGAAAAACGTAAAGGTCATGACTTCCCAGACTTTTGCCCTCTTGAAATGGGGTGTCTCGATCTTGAGCGACAGCGGGATGATGCACAGCCAGTGCCAAAAAGCCAAATTACAAACCTTCCTTTACATGTGCAATTTCCATTTGAATATCAGGCAGGACTGGACGAAGAGCGTAGTGATCTGATCTCATATATTTCTGGATATGTAATATATGGCAACGTAGACAACCCCGAAGAAAAAGAAAAATGGGTGGCTGCACTTATAGATCAAGCAATCTCTATCGGAAAACGAACTAACCCATCTGTTAATAGGTGTTATGGATAGAAATTCAAAATCATTACAAAGGCACATCAAATCATGAAGGCATATATTCAACATGTGCAAGGAAATGATATGACAATAAATTCATTTCATGCCTCAAAAGGATTTGATATTTTAGGCTATGAGGTAATTCCTTTTGAGATTAAAGAACTTCAAGCTCCAAATTTTGAATATGAAAAAGATGATATTTTATTTGGGGGAATTCCAATTGTTTTAGATGCCATGACAAAAATGGGAATTCCACAACCAAAAGAAATGAATTACCCAGAATCATTGGAAAAATTTCTTCATAGAAAAATAGAAAAATCAACAATTGATTTTGCAAGGCAAGAAGCAAATAATGAAAATATTAAACCTTTTTTTCTAAAACCAGTCAAAGAAAAAGAATTTAAAGGATTTGTTTTTTCATCTTTTTTAGATTTATTGCAGGTTGCACATTTGAAAAAGGGAACTGAAATTTATATTAGTGAATGCTTAGAATTTAAATCGGAGTACAGAGTTTATTTTTTAAAAAATGAAATTGTCGGATGCAAACATTATCATGGAGATTCTTTAATTTTTCCTGATAGAAAAATTATTGAAGAAATTTTTAAATCATATAAAGAAAAACCTGTATCTGGATCAATTGATGTTGGAGTAACTAAAGATGGAAAAACTGTTCTTGTTGAAGTAAATGATTCATATTCATTAGGGAATTATGGAATAGGAAGTATTCTTTACGCAAGAATGATTGAAGAAAGATGGAGAGAACTTAGAAATGATGGATAGAAATTTACAATTTACTAAGGTTGTTAGAGGCGGAGCACCTTTTCCAACATATATTATACATCCAAAAGAAGAGAATCCACTCAAGGTTGGCCCAGCTCTTTATGGAATTTTAAATAATCAAGGGTATCCTACATTTATTACACACTCTAGAACCCCAGTTGCATGGGCATCAACCAAAAATGATGATACATATCCATTTAATGATACATGGAATCGTTTAATTCTTGGAATTGAAGAATTAATTTCTAATAATTCTATTTGTATGCTTGATATTGTAGATAGTTGCGAACCTGAAAATTTCTCTGAATGGATGCCTGGAACCGATGATTTTATTTCACTTCCATACAATATGGAAATAAAATGACCAAAAAACAAAAACAACTTTATTGCCAAACTTGTAATGAACCAATAGATGAGGATGTTTGTTGCATAAATTGTTCTTGCGGAGCATGTGGAAGTTATATTGGAAATAATGAATCTTGTCTAGTATGCCTGACAAAGCGCCCAACAAAAGAAAGTCGACAAGCCGAAATTAAGTCATTTGAACCATTAATTCAAATCTTCTCAGAAGACAAATATTTTGTATCGCAAATAAAAAGAACAATAGCAAATATTGAACGTCTTATAGAGATTGAAGAAAAACAGCGAGGGCGTCGTCATGAAGCATCGAAGAACAAAAAAACAAGCGCTTGAAACGGTTCAAAAGGCGATGAGAGATTTAAACTCTCCAGATCGGATAATGGAAGTAACGGTTATCGAACGACAAGGAAGTCATTCATATGCAGTTTCGCGTCCTATACCAAACAATTCTTTCAAATCCAAAAAATATAAAAAATCTTATTTTATGAAGCATTTAAGCCTATTTCTCCTTGAATTTATTGCCCGATATCAAAAGCGCTGGCTAGATAATATTGAAGCAAAGATTAGAATTCAAGTTCGTGACATTCCAGAACCAAAAATGGGAGAAACTCCGCCAACCCTGACTTCAGCTCTTGAAGATATGAAATCAAAAGGTGCATCAAAAAATTTAGTTCGCCAAACAGCAAGACTTATTAGGATGGCCTTATATGAGAATCCAAGACTTGAAGCTGATATTAGTTTTGAATCAGGGATTGTTGAAGTCTCATGGAGAGGAAGTTCTGACATTATTTGGATGATTAAGCCAAGCAGCATAACTCCAGGAATAAATGTTGTTTGCATTTATTGGGAAGGCAAAAAAATAAAAGATCGATCCTTTTGGCTAAGCAATTCTCTTATAGAACACTTTCTATCAATTTATAAAGAATAATAATTATGGAAAAAAACAAAATTTTATCATGGCCAGAAATTGAAGCCCGCATTCAAAAAGCGATTGAGAAACCTTATGATGAGCTTACTCCGCGAATCATTCCTAAACAAGCTGCTTTATTTAGAGCTATGATTTCTCTCTGCGAGCTTCATACAGGACAGCTTCCAAGTAGGGTAAATAATTCTGCCAATTCAACATTGGTTGCCTATTATTTTTTAGATAATTTTCCAAACTATGGACTTCTAGAAGTTTGGCAAGGCGATGACAATCCTGAAGAGGGTCTGGAAACAGTGATAGCTTGGGAACTGCGAGCTTGGGAACCCCCAAAAAAGATAGTTCTGAAGAATGGAGATTCTACGCCGAAGAATTGACATTGGAGCAAGCAATCAATGGGGAACAATTCAATGCAATGCTTGATGCACTCAAAACACAGAAAGCAAAAAATGAATAATTTAAATTATATAATTAATAATTTTATTTTAAATAAAGCTTTATTTAAAATGATCATAGAAACTAATAGAGAATTAGAAAGGATAATGTTTGAAGAGGAAGAACAAATATTTGAAAGAAAAATGTTTGAATTCAATAATGATGGAGAATAATAAGCGAATATGAATAATTTAAATAAAATTCTTACAGAATATAAAATACATGCTTGGAACAAATATTATATTGATTGTATTATGGATTATGTTAATCTAACAAACAAATTATTAGCCAAAGATTATGAAATTAAATACAATATTAAATAATATAAAAATATGCAGCAAATTGCATATGCAGATTGTAGAATCTGCTAGATCATCTGAAAGAGATATTTTGAGTTTGGCCAATAGCTTTGTTAGAGTTGACTCTTTCAGCACAAATATAGGAAAGGGCGAAATATTCCTAGACTATCATGGAGATATAAATGAAGTAGAGCTTTATAATTTGCTTAAACCCTTAATTTCTATAGCTGTTAAGCTTGTTATTCATCGAAATCCTATAAATCAATATGAGTAATCTAAATTCTATCATTTCAAATTATTGTTTTAATAAAATAAAGCAAAATAAACCACGTTGTGAGGATTGCAATGGACCAGCACTTTCTACAGATTTGTGGAAACTTAAATCTAAAATAACAGGAAAATTATATACCGTTCTTATGTGCGAAAAATGCCAAAAAGCAAGAATGTTCAAAGATATGATATCAAGGCTAAAAGCTTGACAATGGAATAAGTTCTTGCTATGATATCGCTTGAGATAAGACTATATGAGAAAAGATATGCATAAGCTTCTTTGTCTAAGGCCAAGACTTGGTGGAAGCTCAAGATCCAAAGACAAAATGAGAGCCATTCCAAGGAATGAAAGAAAGAAATGTAAAATTGTTTCTGTAGAAGATGAAGAAGGTTATTTTATTGAATCAGATGCCGACAAAAACATTTCAATGAAAGGTCTGGGAAGTGCTGGCGGCTCAAAATATTTAAATGAATATTTCTCGCCAATTAAAAGATATTTGCAAAAACAAATTGAGCATTGATCATATAATTAGAAAACTTAGCAAAAAGAAGTTTCTTATTAAGTTTGAAATTGGCCAAAATAAAATTTGGCATTCAGTAACATATTCTGACGATGTAAAAGAAGAAGATTTTATAAAGCAATATATTCAAAGTTCAAAAACTTATATTCGAATGTATGGCCATCCAAATTATTTAAAATCAAAAAACTTTTCGCAAAGCTATGAATGCGATAAAAATGGAATCAGAAAAAAAGATTCTGATGGAAAATGGATTATAGTCCCTGCAAAGTCTTCATATAAAATAGAAGCCCTTTCTAAAAAAGAATTGAAGGAATTCAATTTATCAAATGAAACACCAGAAAATAAATCTATTGACAAAAAATTTAGACATTTACAATAATAAAATGAGATTCAAATGACAAATATAAAATCAAAAAAAACATGGTTCATGTTCGATTGTCGAGACCTAAAATCTGAGATGGTTAAGATCGCCCTTGATAAAGAACTTGAATTCTCCGAAATTGAAACAAAAGTTGAAGCCCTGGCCGATCTAATTCCAGGACTAACCGACGCACCGCGATTTGCAAAACATGTCAGCAAACTCTGTAAGGCAGGGAATTCTGAACGAGCATGTAAGCTTATCAACGTTCTAGAAGACTTTGTTCCAAAAACATGGGTCGTTCGTTCAATAATCATCGGAATGTTTGTAATGAAATGGTCACTTATTCTTGCAGCAATCGGATTAGTTGTTTGGTTTGTAACAAATCTATGACGAATATAAATTGGCAAGTTAATAACTCAATTATTAACAATGGAGTTATTTATAGTGGTCCTGTATATGGCGGCCGTGTCGTCTAAATGGAGAATGGCATCGAGAAAACGGCCCAGCATATGAAACATATGATATAAAAATATGGGCTGTAAATAATAAGAAACATAGAATTGATGGACCAGCTTTAGAACATAGTGCCTTTCCTCAATGGTGGATCGATGGAAAACAGCTTTCTGAAAAAGAATTTATTAAAATAACGAAAGATTATCAAAATGTTCATGATCAATAATATGAATTATTTCTCGCGTTATAGCAAATCAATCATTTCTTTATACGACCTTCCAGGCTATTCTGAAATGATGTTCTTCCAAATCTCTTCTCGATTTATCTTTCCAATTACTGCCTGGGAAACGTTGTATTTATGAGCCAACTTTCTTTGACTCATTCCCTTTTTCAATAATCTCCGAATCTCAAGAACCTCTTCATCCAATAATTTGTTCTTCTTATTCGATATTCCCCTCATATAATTTATTATCCGCTGAAACTCTTCAGCCGTTCCATCAGAACGCAAGCGCGAAGCGCGCGCGGAAATAACTTTAACATTTCCAAGAACATATTCCAATTCTTGATCAATCCTATCCAATGTTGCGCGACGATCAACTTCGCTCTCGTTTATCTTTATTCCAAGAACCGGACAATACTCAGGCAATTCCGGCATCTCTTCAATCTTAATTTTAAATTCTATTCCGTGCTCCTTGGCCTTCTCGCGCGCTTCATTAAATATCCTATCCTTTTCCATGGTTGATTCCATTATTGTAATATGGTAATCGATCAAAATAAAGAAATCTTTATGAAAGATATAAAACAAACAAATATAATAAATCTTGATTTGGCCAAGCGCGCTGTTGCATGTGCAGACTTTTCACTAATCCAAGGAATGAGAGCTTTTGATACTCAGCGCGAAGTGTATGTAACGATTGTTGAAACTCCAAACCCAGCCAGCAATTCTGTAATTGTTTGTGATTTGCAACCAAGAATGATGGACTTTTCAAGGTCGATTATGTGGTGGCTAAAAGAAAATTTGGTACCTGATCTAGAGGACCCCGCCACAATTGGATGCTTTCTTGAGCTTATTCAAAAGGCGTTAGGGCGCCATATCAAGGTCGAATGGGGCCGTCGCTGCGAAACGGTTTGTCCAAACTATGGCGAACCAATAGAGTGGTTGGTATGGGGCATGGATCTCCCTCTATTAGCAAAAGGATCAACCAAATCTGAAGCTCTTGTAGCTGCCCTCGAAGCCGCTCAAAAAAAATCTTCTTAGAGGAATTATTTTATGAAAAACACATTTATTGATAATGAAACAAATCTAACAATAGAAAAATTCAATAAGATATATTCGAACGAAGAATTTATTGATAATTATATTCAGGACATTCTAAAGAGGCCATCAATGCATGCCCTTTCTTTGGAGGCGATGGAGAGCATGTTATATGTCTTGCTTGTTATGAGGATTCGTTTGGCGCAAGCAAATATCGATGCAAACATGCCGCTACGAGAAATGGCGGCTAAAGAATATAATATAAGGAATAGATCTGTCTCTCACGAAATTACTCATTTTTATGGGCATTTTTATGGGAAAGATATCCTCAATCCAAATCATTCTAAATTTGAAGAGATTATGAATTTCTATAAGAAATGGGTCGCAGCAATTCATGAAGCAATTTTAAATGAGAAAATTCAAGAAGAGACGGAAAACACCAATATGGAAGAAAACAAAGAAAACAAAACCGAAGAACATATCAATAAAACAGATCCTCACGAAATCTATATGACAATGGTTCGAGCCGCAGGCTCATTCGAAGTAGCAAATAAACGTTTGGCAGATCTTTTACGAGCAGCCGCCAACCAAATTGAAAGAAATAGCTGCGAGCCAGGAGTTTATGGTTGCGAAATTCCTGAAGGAAAAGGGTTTACCGGAACCGATCCAAAAACAGGAAAACCAAATCTTATGGGCAAATTTAGCGTTATATTTACACATCCATGGGGCTGCTAAAATGAGAAATATATGAGAACAATTATAGAAAACTTATTAACCCCCGAAGAATGTCAGCACTTTATTGACTTGGCAGAAAAGTCTGGCATGGAACAAGCTTCAATTACAACACCAAACGGAAACAAAATAGATACAAGCTATAGAAATAATGATCGTTATATTTTTGATGATCCTGATCTAGCTCAAAGTTTATTTGATAAAATAAAATCACAATTAATATACAGCGATCTAGAATGGCAACCAGCCGGCCTAAATGAAAGATTTAAAGTTTATCGCTATAAACCAGAGCAAAGCTTTGCATTGCATACAGATGCTTCCTTTATAAGAAATGAAAAAGAAAAAAGCTTCCAAACTTTTCTAATATATCTAAATGAAGATTATGAAGGCGGCGAAACCGAATTCCTTGGAATGGAAACAATCTCTCCAAAAATCGGCCAAGCTACTCTGTTTCTTCATCACCTAATGCATGAAGGGCTTCCTGTTATTTCTGGTGTAAAATATGTCTTAAGAACTGATGTTATGTATAAATTAAGAACAAAGGAAAACTTTTCTCAGGAGAATGGCCAATGACCGATAACACGATATGGATCCGTCATAAGTTCAACCCGCGATTAGCAGCTCCACGAGAAACCTCCGCTGTCGATTTAGTCGAGCGAGCCTGTGAAAACGAGGTATGCAACCCCGCAAATTTATTGGCCGCTAAACACAATCGCCTATGCGAGATCGTCGGCCATATGCTAGATCATATGCTGACAGCTGGAGCTATGTCTCCTTCGGACCTACCCGCGATCATTGGCTCGTTGGGTGATTGGGAAATAACAATCCAGAAATAAACGGGGGTTTAAAGCTTAAATCGGTCCCTTGACTTTTCTTCTTCCTTGTGTCATCCTTCTCCCAGGAAATCCAAATGAAGATCGTAACCCAATCCATTAAAAATATGCCAGAAGGTAGCGTAGTTTCAGCAGAGCTTCGAAAACTCGTTTTAAAGCTCGGGTCGCAAAATCTGCTCCTGCTCCTTTGTGTAGAAGGCAATCTTAAACCTCCATATATTATATCTACAATCCCATCCATGCTGGGCGATATTTCAGCCGCCTTGGTTCTTGCCTTGGGCGGACTTTCCAAATGCCGACTCATCCTTTCAAGAGGATCGGAAACAGGGTTTGAACCCGAGATTCTGGCAATCGGTCATGAGTGGCTGGATACCTGGGTCTCTATCAAATCTTTTGAGAAGAAAGATGAAACAAGTTGTCCCGAACTTGTTCGGCAGCAGCTAGAATACATCAATTCTAAACGAGCCATATTCGGGCAACCTGTTCTCGACCCAATTAAGGCCGGCTGGGGCGCCAAGGATATCGAAGATGAAGCACGAAGACTCCATTGGCATTTGACCTAAGAATGATAATAAGAAATATTATCGCGTTCCAAAATTCTTGATACAATGTCACTTACCTCTTGCGGAATAAGAATATAATATTCTCCGTCAGGAAGCAAGGTTCCTGACATCATGTTATCTACCTTCTCTTCCGAAAATCCACGAGCCATCAATAAATCTGAAATAACTTCAAAAGACTCGTCGTATTTTGAAAATACTTCCCGATTTAAATCTCGATTGCCTCGAAATGGCCCCTCAATAGGTATATAAATTCCAAAAAAATATGCTTGTTTTAAAAATTCATCAATCGTTTCAATGCGTTTCCCGTTTATCCAAAAACTAGAATTCTTTCCTGAAACAATGGCTGGTCCGTCTTCATTGTGACGCTTTCCATTGAACCAATATTCTCTATCTCCGTTTGCCTTTTCAACAGCAGGAAGACCTCCGTCTCTGTGACGCTTCCCTTCAACCCACCATTCCTTGTCTCCATTTGCCATTTCAATGGCAGGAAGATTTCCATCTCGGTGACGATCTCCATCAATGTACCAATATTTGCTACCATCTCCCTGTTCAATGGCTGGGCCGTTTTCATTGTGCAGCACTCCGCTCGGAAGAGTCCACTCAATCGCTCCGTTTTCAAATTCTTGCGATTGTGCGCGCGCCTCCCTCAATATTGCCCTGTAAACATTCTCTAACAGTCTCATATAAACTATAAATATAAAACATAAACATAAACATCTATAAATTCCTAATTTTCAAAAATTTTCCCCAAAAATTTTTTCGACCCATATATCAAATATTTTTTGATTACATTTTCGGAAAAATGTAATCATTTAAAAATGTTAAAAATTTAGAAAATTTTTGCGAGGGCTCTTAGAGCAGGTCCATAAGGGGGCGATTAGTGACGCATGGTAGGGGGGTGTAAGGGGGGGTAAACAGGGGGGGTCTAAAGGGGGGTGATGTAGGCGGGTATCCTACCGGGAGGAATAGGAGCTATGCGGCCCGAGCGCAAACCCGGCGAAGCTAACATATCGAAGAAAACTAATATACCCAATCCTCCCATATCAAACATTAATAACAAACCGAACATGGCGGCCTTGGCGCGAAAGCATCAAAGCTGCCAAAGCTATTTAAAATTTACCTATCAATCCTAACAATCCCAACATAGCATCCATTCCTATAACTAAATTTAGAACAATGTTAGCCTACCAAACCTAACATCTTGCATACTTCATGCCAAAGCATAACCTAACAAAGCTGAAGGGATATAAGGCTCCCATTCCTAACATTAGTATCAAAGCTATTGGCATAAGGGTTGCATGAATCGGATTTGTTAATTAAGAGCTTTTGGAACAAAGCTAACATATCGAACATGGAGACATGGCATAGGGATTGCATAGAGAAGGATTGTTAATTAAGGATGGGCGAGCATAACCTATCAACCCAGACATATCCCATATATCTAGCATAAGAGATATAAGGTTAGGTAGGAATAGGAGGTTTGATTTGGCTGGGTTCTCCTCCTCTTTCTCTCATTCCTAACTTTCCTTCCTAACTTTCCTTCCTAATCTATCATTCCTAACTTTTGTGGTTGGCATGCCTTGTGCATGCCTTTACCTTCTTAATTAATAACTCCCATTTCTAACTTTCCTTATATTTCTACCAATCCAAACATAACTATCAAAACTTCGAATTCGAATAGCTAGGATCATTAAATATGAATGATTCGGCATTTTAGCTTTCTTGGAAATATCGCTTTTGTTAGCTTTTTCCATCCTTTTGTTTTGCTAGCTTTCTTTGATATTCTGGAAATAATGAAATAAGGGGTTATTAATTAATGCGAAATGTTTGAATTCGTGGAGTTAGGATCATTAAATATGAATGATTCGGCATAATAGGTTTTTGAGGAATGGTAGCCTTTTAACTGGCATGAAATATGCAAGAAACTGATCGTTATTTATAGCGGCTAATATGTCAAAAAGCTCCCTAATCGAACATAGCTATCGTTTTAGACAATCCCAACAATTCAAAAAATAATGATATAATTAATATTCAATATTTTGAAAAACTAAGGAGATAGTAAAGTAAGCTTTACTATTTATAATAGTTTAAGCAGTTATTTGGCCAAATATAGCAAAACAAACATATTAGATATGGCAGGAATGTTTGAAATGGTAATTGGGCCATTGATCCATAAGGGAAATGGGTTATCTGATTATTATTAGCTTTAAATGGTAATAGGAGAGGAAGGAACGGAAGATATAGAAGGAATTATGAAAGGGTTAAGGAAAGTTAGGAATTTGATGGCATATAATTTGTATAGAGTTAGGAAATAGTTGGTTATAGGAAGGTTAGATTTATTATGGGAGAGTTAGTTTATGGAAAGTTTATATGTAGGCAAGAAACCTTCATAGGCTGTCGCGCGCCAGGATGGATTCTGCGAGGCGATAGGATGGGGGGCGATAGGACCATTGCCCCCATGTTTCACGCCAAACCTGAGGGATATGGGGGTCTAGCATGATGTTTAGCCATGCTGGAACGATGTTTGCGAATCATGCGCGGAGTGTTTCAAGTGATGTTGCAACGCATGAAACGATATGTAAGCTAGTTCACAAAAAGGGGTAAGGAAATGTCATGAGGAAAGCTTATATGTAGGCAAGGATGGGATAAGGGTTAGTTATGTTATTATGTCATTGTTTACTGAAACATTTTTATTGAGACATTGATTAGTGTTTCAGCGAACACTGTGACAGCGTTTACTGTAACGGTTGCGAGTGAGACGGTTAAGATGTTTCAGTGTTTATTGAATCAATGAATGCTGTTACAGTAAATGCTGCAACGGTTTACAAGCTGGGATGGTGTCATACATGAGGGATATTTGATTTTATTTCCCTTCAATATAAGTTTTTTGTATAGGTTATGCGGCGCGTGTTTACTTCTCTTAGGTTTCCCCAAGTCTCATGACATTTGCCTACCTTTCATTTCCTTGGATTATCTTAGGCTACCTCTTATTACCTTTCCCGATGTTTGCCTACCTTTCATTATGTTTGGTTATATTTTATTATCTTTGATCCAATTCACTTATATGTCATGACATTATCCCAGACGTCATGACCTTTACTTACATGGTGGGAGGTTTGTTTATGATTGATTCCATCTCTTTACCTTTAATTACATTTCATGAGGTTTGCTCACCTTTCCTTATCTTTTCTTGTGCGCGGCTTGCGGATTTAAGGGATTTTGGCGGTTTCGGGCTTGGATCGGCGACTAGCAGCGGTTCTAGGCTCGACGCGCGAGGATTGACGGAGACGGGTTTTTAAGGGTGACCCCTAACCTCTCCCTTGTTTTGGCGATCGCCTCGCCATGAGCCTTATACGACGTCCCAGCCCTATGCCTTAAATGTTCAATGATTTTGGCTTGCTTTGGAGCGCAAACCTTGCGCTGGCATCTTTTATGCATATGCCTGAGCTATTAATTAATAACGTGCTTTTTATGCAAGATCTGATCCAAGGAAGATCCTTTGCAAGATTCGATCCATAGGAATATTAGTTAAAAGAAAGTTAAAAAATCGCTTATGTTAGGAATTCTGATCGGCAAGATTGGTGCCAAGTGTAAGTGATTGATTTAATTAGGTGGATTTTTTTCTTTGCGTATCGCTTGCTTAATCTTGATCTCGGACCATAATCAAATCGATCCTGATTTTTTCCCGATGCGCCGCTGACCGGTGCCGAAAGCGACAAAGCTACCATGTCGAACTTCTCCTCCAAAGTGGTAAAGCTCCTTAAGATCGTTGCGCATCCCGCGACTAGCTCGACCGAAGCGCTTAACGCGCGACTTAACGCGTGCAAGATCTGCGCCGAGCATGGTCTGGATTACGATGCGCTCCTCGCGCAAGCTTCGCGGGAACTGCGCGCTGAGAACCCGGAGCAAGATTTGCGTGCGGCTGCGCAAGCCGCGGCCGATGCTGCGCGAGAGTCGCAGACGTGGGCGCAAACCCCGCATACCGCGTACACCGCGGAAACCAAGTACGATCCGCATAGCACGCAATCGCGCGAAATGCTCGCTGGCGCGATCCGCGATGTTCTGCTCATTGCGGGGTTCGCGTTCGCCAGCGAGACCGCGGGATCTCCGCTGACTCCCGGTGAGGAGATCTGGGTTCGTGAGGTTGGGCGCGACTCGCGCGGCATGCCGATCGTGGTCTCGGTCTTCACTTCGATTGTTGGCGGCAAGAGCGCCAACGGCAAGCGCGTTGGCGGCGCCGTTCGGCCGCTCGGCTCGGATCAGATTCGGATCTGCGCTCCCGGCGTCAGCTCGAAGACGCGCGACCAGCGCAAGGGTCACACTGTGAAGCGCGTTGGGCGCCTTGGCACTTGGACCGAAGGGCGCGATCACCGCCACTGCAACAACCCCGGCATGCTTGGGCGCATTTACCGCGAGATCCTCAACGTGACCGATGAAGCGCTCCGTGCGCATGATGGCCAGGCTGCGCCGGATCCCGAGCGCGCCGAGACCGCGTTTGATCGGCTCAATCGGTTGATGCGCGACCTTCGCGCCGACATCGCGCGAATCCCGCATCCCTCGAAGATCCATGCTAACAAATCGATGGTTGATTATGTTTTGTGGGTTTTGTCCGACGAGCGCAATCATTTCGACGCGAAGGGTAACGATCGCGTGAAGTTCGCGGTCGAGAAAATCGAAGCGGTGCTCGGTTAGCGCCAATGGCGCGGGTTGCAAGATCCGCGCCATTTTTTATTAATAGCTTTTGAAGGGCGCTTTATGCGCCCTTTTTATTTTAATGTTTCGGCCTATTTTTTGCATCGAGAAATTCATTAATTAATAAATTTGGCTCATGCATAAATGATGCCAAAAAATAAATCTTTAAGTTGGCTTGCCTTGGAGCATGTCCTTTGCTATAAATTTGTGCGATGGCTATCGAAGTTTTTTTCTGGGGTTCCAATCCTGCCAATGGTAACGATGATTGTCATTCTAGCGTTTCGTTCGAAACGGAAGCTGAGGCTTTGGAGTTTTTTCACAATCCTCACGATTCAAAACCTCTAAATAAAATGTTGGTTTGGACAGCTTGGCTTGAGATCCCAGATTTGGGAGTTTCTCGCCGCGTCAAAACTGACGCAGAAATTGCGCAAATGAATGCGCAAAAGGCGCATGAAGCTGCGCAATTCGAGCGTGCATGCTTGGATGAAATGGCAGTTCATGCAGGAATGATAGGAGGCGCTCACGCCTTCAACGAGGTTATGGGTTTTGATACCTTTGACCATGATCTTTGGTACGAAAGCGATTATTTCATTTAATCCTCCCAAAGCTTTCATTTTGTTAGGGCGCATAAAGCGCCCTTTTTTATTTAACTTTGGTCCATTTTTTGCATAGAGAATTTTAATTAATTAACGCCCAGAATTTAAGCAAGATTTGGGCCATTTTTTGGAGGGGGGTGGAGGCTAGGGTTCGATCTTCTCCTCCGTTTTTGGGCAGCGCCGGCCAGATGCTAGCATCAAAGGAAACATTGTTATGCGCCTTGCTGAGCCGTTTTCGGCCTGTCGGGCGGCGAGGGTACCGGCCGAGTCCTCGCCGCCTTCTGGAAGCTTCTAGGAAGCCAGCTTATGCTGCGAATAATGTGCAACAAAATAAAGACGTTGGCATAGAAGGTGTATGGCTAGGGGTTATTAATTAATAATTTAGGAAACTTAAAGCAAAAAGGGCGCACAAAGCGCCCTTAAGGAATGTTTGATTTTATCCTGTTTATTCACGAAACTCCTCTTCATAATCCCAATCCTCCTCATAGTCACTTTGCGTGCTTTGCATAGCATTCACCATCGCATCACGATCACCATCCTTGTCGACTTGGACCGACATAAAAGCAACCGCCTCGGTCAAGAATCGAAGCTTAAAGGTAGCGATCTCCTCGCCATCGATTTCGACGATCCACATGTCTTCGCTCAGCCAATGGCCTTTTTGGAAGTATACGCTACCATGCGTGAAATAATTGCACGCAGAGTATCGATGCGGATTGTCCGAATTGCGCAATTCGTTCGCCTGCCAATAGACGTTCTCAGGCATAGAGAAGATCGAGAGGGTCGGAACCATTTGGGTCGCCATGCAAAGGAACTATAAATCATGATTGAGAAGATGCAAGCAACCTCGGTCGATTTATTTTATGCCGCGCCTTTGGCGCTTTGGCATCCTTTATGCATAGTAAACTTTATTAATTAATAGCTCAGGAAACTTAAAAAGAAAAGGGCGCTTCAAGCGCCCTTAAGGATCCGAAGAGAGCGGCGCTAGCTGCGCAGCAGAACCTCGACATCCTCGACTCCGAGTCGCTCGCGCGCGATCTGCTCAGCTTGCTCTTGCGCGTTGTCCGCAAGTTCCGAGTAAGCAAGCTCTGGATCATCTTCAATCGGAACGACAATCGTGATCTCGTGAGTCGAGCCGATGGCGGTAGCGGTGAAGGTGAAGCGGACGGTTTCCATCGAAGATCATTCTAATCGAGTCTCGGCCGAAGTCAAGCAACGATTTATTTTTTATTTATGCCGCGCCTTTGGCGCCTTGGCATCCTTCATGCATATTCAAATTTATTAATTAATAAATTGGAAGTCTAAAAAGAAAAAGGGCGCCTTATGCGCCCTTGGGAATGTTTGATTTGTTATGCATCATTCATGCATTCCATCATATCCTCCCAAGCTCCTTTTCCCAAGCGGCTTTCAAGCTCGGCTCGGATGGATTCATCGATTTTGTTCACAGTATGCGGATCGGCAAGCATGGCCCGAGTCGAACGATTCTCCCATGAAGTGAAGCCATATCCGCGACAATCCGAACAATGCCGACTTTCATACTCTGCGCATGCCGCGCAAATCGAAAGTTCCTTGACCTGCGCGAGAAGCGCGCTGTGAACCTCGCTTTCCACGAGGCTGGTGAAACTCGCGCAGAAATCATGCTCACAAATCGCACGGGTTCGGACTTCAACCTCGCGCTCGAAGTTATCTTCGCTTTGCGCGGCAAGCGCGATGGATTGCTGCCATTCCTGGGCCTGTTCCTTGCGCGAATTGCGAACGAGGGAAGCAGCGAGGAGGGTTTTGAAATTTGCCATCGGATTAACCTTAGCTTGGATTGGCGAGGGGCGCAAGCCATCTTTGACGATTTATTTTATCATGCGCCTTTGGCGCTTTGGCACGATTCATGAATAATAAGCTTTATTAATTAATAAACTCAGGAACTTAAAAAAGAAAAAGGGCGCTTTGTGCGCCCTTTTTGAACGTGTGACTTGTTAGAAATCCCACGAATCCATGATCTTTTCGAGCTGGATCGCCCATTCTGGCAAGCAGGTGTTCAGAAACGCTTTTGTTACTTGCACGCTTCGATTGTCCATGGAATACAGAAAAAACACGCGATCTTCTACCGTGGCTTCTGGGTTTTGAAGTTCGATCAATACGCCGCCAATCGCCTTGTGAGTTTTCTTGGCCTCTTCCAAGGACTTGAAAAGATCGCGCATCTTTTCCAGTGTGTACTGGCCTCCTGAATATGCATTCATTTGAACGGAAGCCGAGGAAGCCGAGCATCCCGCTTGCATGAGAGAAATCCCGATGAGCTTTTCTTCGAAAGTGAGAAGCATTGCAATCCGAAGCATAAACCAATCAAAGAGTTATGCAAGCCGCATTGACGATTTATTTTATGAAGCGCCTTTGGCGCTTTGGCATGGACTATGCATGAAGGATTTTTATTAATTAATAATTTAGGAAACTTAAAGAAAAAAGGGGCTTTATGCCCCTTTAGATGCGGCTGGATTTTTTACATGTCCTTGAGTTTTGAGAGGCTTTTAACATAGGGAGAGACTTGTTCGGTTTCGTCGCTTTGGAGCCAGTCGACGACATTATCCATGTAGTACACACATTCACCATCGGGGTCTGTATCAGTAGCCTCTCCCACGCCGCAAGTTTTGCCGCGCATTGCTTCAATGAAATCAGCTTGCAAGTTTGACCACGGAAGCAGTTGCATCATTAGCGATTTCGGAAAACCACCTCCAAATGGTAATCCAGTAACAATGTCAGTTGCAATCAAATGGAGGAGATACCGCTTGACATCGACAAGAAATGGACTGGACATGACTTCATATTAGTGTGGATTTACATAAGACGCAACCCATCTTTGACGATTTATTTTATGCCGCGCCTTTGGCGCTTGGCATCCTTCATGCATAATAAGTTTTATTAATTAATAAGTCGAAAACTTTAAAAAACAAAGGGCGCATAAAGCGCCCTTTTCCAAAGTTGTGTCTTTCCTCTCAGAAAGGACAGGGCAGGCCGGTCGGCTTTCCGGTCGGCTCGATAAGCTGACCAGCGTCGTCGCAAGTGTAACCCTGCTCGGCGAGATCGCAACCAGAAAGAAAGAGAGAAAAAGCGATGATGGAGGCGATGATGAACTTTTGCATGGTTGGGTTCCTTTTTGGAGTCAGGTTTATCTTATCAGAGTCTAGAGAAGATGCAAGCCTTCGGTCGATTTATTTTATGCCGCGCCAAAGGCGCCTTGGCATCCTTAATGCATGATAATTGTTATTAATTAATAACTCAAGAAGAAAAGGGCGCACAAGGCGCTCTTAAGGAATGTTTGGTTTGTTTAGTGCCTAGCGCGAACCCGATCTAGCTCAATTTCGGCTTGCATCAATTCGAGCAAGAGCCCATATAATTCTGTATTAATTTTTGGCATTAATCGCGCGGAAAGAATTAGGATTTTTTGTTTTAGTTGTTCCTCCGTATCGTATCCGAACACAACCGACAAAAGTTCATAATCCTCGTCATTTCCAGTAATTCGCGTGTAGTCTCGGCCACCATCAATCGAAACTGCGCCACAAAAACAAGTCACAAAGTCATGGCGATTCTCGCTCAGAATGTAGCTCGCGCATTTCTTGCATCGCGCAACTTCTGCGTCTCCCTTTTCGTTTGGGAGCGCCAAGCGCGAGGATTGGAGACCCATCACGCGAGCAAGACCAGCGACAGCTTTGGTTAGTGCCATGACTTCAGGATACCATGGCCAAGGTAAGATGCAAGCCCAAATCGATCTTAAATTTTTTGCGCCTTTGACGCAATGTTCTTAATTAATAAATTAAGCCATGCATGAACCATGCCAAGGCGCCTTTGTCGCCGCAAATTAAATCGTCAAAGGCGGCTTGCATCCTCGGCAGAATGCCTCATACTTTGAGGGTCGGCAGCGGAGAACTTCTCCCGCCAGAAAGAAACCAAAATGACGACCGCTTTCATCGTTTTTACCTTTGTTTTCTTGATTACGGTTCCTTCGGCCATCTTCTCTTCTGTCTGATTCAGCCATCTTCTGTCTGAAAGGACAAAAATGAACAAATCTAATAACACTGCGCGGGCTCCTCCGAAGCGATAAGTCGCTTTCAACCCCTAACAAAAATTTCTGAAAAAAAGTGTATTAGAGCCAATGGCTCGACTGGAATGGTCCAGATAAAACTAACTCTTAGCTCCGCCGAAAAGTCGGCGGACAGCTTCTTAAAGCCTGTGACGCAAGTCTAAGGGTTGACAGCTTGGAAAGACAAGCATTCGACCAAACTTTTTGGCTGTTTTGCACACTTGGTCGGGATTAACTTGGAATAACAGTCTTAAAGGCGGCTATCCGGCATAATAGCACCTGGATCTTAAAAAGATATGCTTGACAGCTTGGAAAGACAAGCTAAAGGCTAGAAAGTTTCAGCATTAACAATCTAGTTTTGATCAAATCTTGGTATGCTTGACAGCTTGGAAAGACAAGCTAAAGGCTAGAAAGTTTCAGCATGAACAATCTAGTTTTGATCAAATCTTGGCATGCTTGACAGCTTGGAAAGACAAGCTAAAGGCTAGAAAGTTTCAGCATGAACAATCTAGTTTTGATCAAATCTTGGCATGCTTGACAGCCTGGAAAGACATGCGAGAAAGGGAGCCGGTCGGGCTCCCTTTTTTATTTAAATTTTTGCCAAAAAATCAAACGAAAAAATGGCTTGCGCTTCTGATTTTTTCTGCCATCATTAAGCATATGAAGGTCTCCACCCAAATGCTCATTTCAGACATTATTACTTGGACAATGGTTGTTGCAACCTGCGCTGTTTTTGGAATGTGCCTTTTCGCGCTTTATCTTTTGTCAAGTTCTTTTTGGGACTGGGCAATTTAAATCGCACCAATAGCTTAATGGGTAAAGCACTGCACTGATTTTTGCAAGAATTAAGTGCTACCAGCGTTGTCTGGAGGGATATAGGTTCAAATCCTATTTGGTGCAATGTTCCAAAGGAAATCCTTTGGAACATTTTTTGCATTCTTAAGATTAATTAATTAATAACCTGATACCTTAAGCAAAAAATGGCGAAAATTCGCCATTTTTTCGTTTGATTTTTTTACTTTTGGTTTCGGAATGCTTGAATTAGCTCGGTTAGAAGTTGAGGATCCAAGTTGAGGATCAAATCATTTTCTTTTTCGCGCTCCTCGCGCTCAAATTCCTTGAGTCGCTTGCGCCTTCGGAGCCATTCCAAAGGATAGCTACAAATAACAATGAGGCTCCAGCCAAGAATCCAGCCAATCATTGTGCCAACAACGATTCCCACGAAAAACATTAGGATTGTGGTCATATGGGTTTTACCGGATATTTGAGAAATCCGCGGTAACATCCCAAATCCAATGATCCTCTTGATCGAGGGGACCACCATCATGGTTACAATTGAAAGCTTGACAACATGACTCGGCGAGGCGGGTCAGATTGACATCGCCGCTGATTCGATCGGTGTAATCCTTGAGGTTTCGAACCATGTATGCTCGGGCGGCGGCTCGGGTCATTTCTTGGCCCTTGGACTGCTGCTTCCGGTTTCGTTGCGTCTTTCCCATACTCCAAGGATAACCTATCCAAATCAAGATGCAACCTCAAATCGATCTTTAATTTCATGCCGCGCCTTTGGCGCCTTGGCATGCCTTGTGCATGAAGAATTTTTATTAATTAATAAATGTTTTTGGCAAAGAAGAAAAGGCGCGTAATGCGCCTTTAGGTTTAGCTCCTTCGTTTCTTGTTTAGGAGCAGCGAAACGGCTATTCCAGAGAATAAGCATACTAGAATTGTTAGAGGCATACCGATCGCGGTCGTCATAAATCTAGTCAAGCCGAACGGTGCAGCTCTTGCCCCAAACACCGCAACAAACCGCACCCTGAACACGCTGGCCATTTGGACCTTTGGCCACAAACTCAGTTGCGAGGGTATCATCCTTTCCGCAGCTATACCACGCATGATCACCGAGGTTGACCTCAGTATAACCGGCTCCCTTTAGCACGTGCATAGCCCGATCGCTGGGCACGGTGCAGCCAATAAGAAAGCCAAAGCAAAGCACCAAAGGAAGAAGAAAGTTTCGATTTCGCATGATGTAATGATACCTCATAGAAGCCAAGATGCAAGCGGACTTTGACGGTTTATTTTATGCAGCGCCTTTGGCGCTTGGCATGCTTCCTGCATGGCTTTTCTTGTTAATTAATAAGCCATGATCTTAAAAAGAAAAAGAGCGCGTTATGCGCTCTTTTGATAAGCCTCAATTCCACCATTGGCATCGACCATCGCCCGAACCTTCTTAAAGAAAAGATCAAACTTTTTTAGGATCTTTTCGGCCGATGCCTTGCCATTGCGCCAGCCCAGCTTTTCGCTGCCCGCTTGCGGTCCCTTTGGGCTGTAAAGCCTATTTCCTTGGAATAGATCAGTTTGGATCGATTCCGGCAAAGATTCAAGATTTTCGCCGATGTAAATGAAAAATTTGTTCAGGCTCGGATCGTTTTCAACGATTCCGTTTGTTTGCGCTCCAAGCGGAAGAATCGTAAAAACAACATAAATTTTAAAGGCATCAGCCTTGCAAAGTGACCGGTGAATCTGAGTCGAAATGAATCCGTTAGGGAAGCTTTCAGTAAAAGAAAGATTCAACTTGGAAATAAAAGACTCGGCGGTTTCCATGAGAGAGTTATACCTCGAAAATGATGGGATGCAAGCTTAGAACGGAATATCGCCATCCTCGCAAGGTGCCTGCTCGGGCTCGACTCGCGGGAAGTAAACACTACGCCCAAGCGCATCACGAATCGCATACCAGACATCCCCGCCATATCGCCGATCCAGCATTCCAACGCGCCAGCTAGCGCCACCAAAGGTTTCGTAGCTTGCTTCGCTTTCGCGGTATTCGCGGTAACCAGTAATTCCATCTGTAACAGGATGGTAGGTCGGCGCAACCTCCACAACATAGAAAGGCCGAGCAGCTTCAGCGATGGCGATCTGGCGGGTCATGATTATAAGTCTGGCCGAGAATCCGAGAGAGTCAAGAACGAAAATAAATTTATTTTAATCGTTGCTCGCTCATTGGAGGATGCTATCTTGTTAGGGATGAGCCAGCCAATCAATGCTCCGTTTGCTGTCCTCTCTTTCGTTCCTAGCGTTCCTGGTAATGGAAGCGGAAGGCGAGTTTTTGAGGGAGAATATCATACCTTCGAAAAGGCTTTGAAGATCCATGCGGAATTGAGCGCCGAAGGAATCAAGGTCGAAATTGTCGACAATTCTTACAAGTCGATTGTTGACTCTCTTGGAAAGATGGTTGTTGCCTCCATTATCGATTATGATGGAAAGGAAATTGCACCTTCTGATTCCGAGATTCTGTATCGTGCAATTACCATGCCGCTCTGCACAGCGATTGATGCGAGGTTCCCTTACTTTAACAGTCATGGTGGAGGTTCTATCTTTTTTCCCGTTTATGCTTTGATGCTTGACGAGGAAATCGGCGAAGTCGGTCCACACTCTGGCTGTTGGACGTCAATCGATTCCAATAATAAGTGCGAATAATTTGAAAAGGCGCATAAAGCGCCTTTTTCATTTAAGGTTCCGTTATTAATTAATTAATAAAAACTTTCATGCATAAAGGATGCCAAGCGCCAAAGGCGCGGAATAAATAAATATAGACAGAAGGTACTTGCATCTTGTCTTTCTTCTGGCATTATTAGCTTATGGCTGATCCAATACTCAACAACGAAACTCAAAAGGAGATCGCGGATGCTGCTCGCAAATACGGCAAGCTCGCCAGCGATCTGAGCTTTCTCGCAGTTACTCAGTTGCCGGCCGTCTTGTCAGCAATTACGGCTGCGGCACGAGCGATTCAAATTGCGGCCGACACAAAGCGCAAGTCCGACTGAAAAGAAGCGCCTTTGGCGCATTTAGCATTAAAATCTTAATTAATAACAAGCATCATGCATGAGCCGTGCCTTGGCACGGCAAAAAATAAATCATTAAGTCTGCTTGCATCCTGTCTTTCTTCTGGCATTATTAGATGGTGACTGACCCAATCAAAGTTCCACTGTCCGAGCTTGTAGACGGAGATATGTTTTGGAGCGGTGCCAAACACAAGCGACTAACACGTTACGACGAGCGCGGAAGGTTGGCTGGCTATAACATGGCATCGGGACACTTGTCCTGGTTCTTGCCAGAAGTGGTTGTTATTCAAGCCCAGCCACACCCGCACGATCCGCCGGTTCCACGTCCGCGCAATTGGCAAGGATGATAGATCATGAATAATAATTCTATTCAAATGACCATGGCAGATGTTATTGATGCTCGCATGTTTCGCGGATGCACGGGCCATTATGGCTCGCCTCTTGCAATCACGAGCACCTTCCAAAGCTCCGCAAGCGGCTCGATTGAGCACGACCCAGAAAACCCATGGGTTCGTGAAAGGATCTCTAAATTTCTAGCTAACCTTCAATAACGAGGAAAGGCGCTTTAGGCGCCTTTTTTTTTAGGATTTCTTTCTTGCTTTTGGCTCAGCATGAATTAGACTCTATATATGGAGAATCCAAAGTTTGTGGTCGTTCTTGGCGGAACCTATTATGGACATCGGATCTTTGTTTGTGAAGATTCGGCTCCCGAGCTTCGCACAGACTTGAACAAACTTTGCATTTGGGGAGGCTCGGATAAAACCAGGATGCACAAAGGAAAGCGATATGTTGGATACGAATTTAATACGAATAATGCCTCTACTTTGGTTGCTGCAATTGGAGCATGCGTTTTAAACGGACTAAGCCCAAGTCCAGCCCAAAACTTTACACTTTATTAATGGAAAAAGAGCGCAGCATTTATTGCGCTCTTTTTATTTTAAAGAAAGTTATTAATTAATAATTAAACCAGAATGCAAAAAGGATGCCAGATTTAATCTGGCATCCTCGATTCTCAGAATGGTGCAAGGTCAGCAGGCTCGGTCTTCGGACGCATCCATTCAACGATCCGCGCCATCATCGCATCAATCGCAACCGATGCGGGCTTAGTCTTGGTTTGGTAAATAAGATCGCAACCTCCATAGGGGGATCGCTCCGTTACGGGCGCGCGGACCACCACGGCGGTGTTACCGCTATCGTAAAGTTCGATTTCGATCACGTAGCCGTTTGTGAGGTTAACTCGCACAAAGCCAAATTGGGTAAATTCCTCAGCAATAAGCGATGCGAGATTGGGATGGATGCAAGCGGTTTGGTCGGAGAGATTATTCATATAGCGGTGACTCAGCCAAGCATAAAAGAATCTCGGATATCTTGCCGAGCCTGACGGCGGCGAACCTTCGCCACAAAGCGCTTGATTCGCTTGCGGTCTGAACCGGAAATATGCTCGGGCCAGCCATGCTCGCAAACAACGGTGCTTACAGCCCGAGCCTGGCCTCGCTGAACCTTCACCAAATAATCTTGCATGGCAGGAGTAATTGTCAAACTGCCGCGATCAATCATATGTCCTGGAACCGTTCGAGTAGTGCGTGACATTTTTCTTTAGCTCCTCTTCTGATGATAATGCATTCCAGCTAAGATGCAAGGCCAAATCGATTTTAATTTCATGCCGCGCCTTTGGCGCATTGGCATCCTTTTTGCATGGGCTTAATTTATTAATTAATAAAAAAGAACATTTAAAAGAAAGGCGCTTTATGCGCCTTTTTAGTGGATCGTTTCATTCAAGACGAACAAAGATATCACTAAGCAATGATTTGGCAGTTTCGTAGGCACAAGTTCGGCCTAAAGCATTTTCTCGGTGAAGTGCATGTTCATTTTTGAGAGAATCATCATGAGCAAACTTGCGAAGGCGCTCAAGTTCCCTAATCACAATATTTACCTCATCATAAAGGGTGTTATACCCCTTAATCGGGTTGTCATAAACATTTCCTGGATAAAGAGGCTTGTCTTTCATCTCTTTTAGCATGAAGCATTTTTCCGAAGATGCAACCTCAAACCGATCTTTAATTTCATGCCGCGCCAAAGGCGCTTGGCATGGCTAATGCATAAGGCTTGTTATTAATTAATAAAAAAGAACATTTAAAAAGAAAGGCGCTTTATGCGCCTTTTGATTTACATTGGAAAAGTCTTTCCAAGATAATACTTTTGTGCCTTGACAACCTCTTTTTCGATCTTAGCGCGAAATTCTTCTCCGCAAGCGCGGGAAGCGGCCTGATTCATGGCCTTTGCGCCAAATCGCTGACAGGGCTCGACAAAGATATACTCCGAAGGGTCCTGACAAAGCATAAAGGTTTTAAATAGACCTTCAACCGCATATCCATGAATGGTTAGGAAAAAGCCTCGGCCGCCGAGCCTTCCCATTCCATCCTTGATATACCGAACCTTTATCTCCAATTCATTTCGCGTGCCTTCCTTTTGATTGGCGCTGTCAGGCATCGGAATCTTTGCCAGCAAAAGCTCTTCTTTGCTATTGGTGGGCTCGGGCTTGAGAGTGATAGCGGCGGCTTCGGTTTCCATGATTATAGGATGGTCCATAAAGGTCGCTCGCGCAACATCAAAATAAATTTATTTTTGGCCTTGCATCCTGATTCGGATAGGCTATCCTTTTAATCATGGCCAGCCTAAAGTCACTGATGAATTCTGCGAACACTTGGACCAAGCCGCAACCTGATTCGCAAACAAAGTCCACAAAGTCACAGCGTCAGCAGCGCCTTGATTGGGAGAAGATTAATTATCCTTCTCGGGCGACTTATTTGGTACAGCGGATTTGTGCGAAGAAGCATTCTGTAGGCCAAAGTAAAGGTGTTGACCAATACTTCTCTTTCGATTATATGGGCTCGGCCGAGTTTGAATTTGGAGCTTTGCCGAGCGCCTTGCGAGAAATGCGAGCTTTGCATGCTGTCAAGGCTCTGTCCTTTAAGGAAATCAAAGTTGGAGATAGCAGCTTTGGTTGGTTTGTTGGCCCCGAAGAAAAGTTTGATATGGCAGTCATGCTGGTTGAAGACCAACATAACGATCGGCCAGCCTTGCGCCATAAGGAAGAACCACGAATGAAAGATCTAAATTATATTGGATGGTTTGTTATTGATGCCAGCTTTGTTATCTTTCGAGACAGTAAGGATGCCAAGCTTTGGCTCGGAGAAATGACGGCCCGATAACCAAAAGGCGCATAATGCGCCTTTTCTTTTAATGTTCTTTTTTAATTAATTAATAAATTTTAAGCATGCATAAAGAATGCCAAAAATAAATCACTGAACTGGGTTGCGTTCTCGCCAGAATACGTTATGCTTAGTTTATGGAAACCAAGACCAAGACCAAGACCTTCCCGCGCTGTCCGTGGTGCGGGAACATTTGGATCCCTTCGAGCTGTGGAACTGCCAAGTGTGCCTGCCAATGGCCGGCCGTGCCATCCAGGCGAGACTGACTCTGGTAACATTGAAAGATGCCAAGCTTGGCATCTTTTTTGCATATCGTTAAATTATTAATTAATAAAAATTGGCCATGCAAAAAGGATGCCAAATGGCATCCTTTTCTTTATTCGTATCGTTCCTGCCAATTGATATTTTCGATGTCTTTTTCAACGGAATCTGCTAGCTTCCTCAGCGCAGAAACAAATTCGATTGCGTGGTCCTGAATGTTCATAGAAGCCGAAATTGCCGGATATCCAAAATATTGGGCAGATATTTCAAAATTGATGCTCTTCCCAGTATCCTCAACCGACATTGAGATTCCGCCATTGTCAATATGGATATGCTGACAATGGACTTTATCCATTCGTGTCTTGGGAGCGTCGATAGGAATCCAATTGTTTTCTTTTTCAATAAGAAAATCCAGAGCCCGCGCAGACATTGCCATATCTTCAGCTTCGGTTTTAGGTTTGCGAACTTTCATTACTTGGCTTCCTTATAGGCGATGCTGCCGATCGTGTTGCCATTGCTGTCAAATAGGGTATCATCGCCCTCGGGCCAGGAACATACGCACCCTGGTCGCCGGGCTTGAAGCCGTGGGATCTTGTTAGCGATCTGTCGGATAACGAGAGCCATTTCCCCATCAAAGTTATCCTCGAAGGCGGCGCCGTCAGTAGAGAAAGAGATCTTGATCGTCGTGGTGCTCATGATTTGGTTATAGCCTATATTTCGAGGGAGTCAAGGCCAAAAAAGATTTCGATGATTGTAAAGAGCCTCGGCCGCGAGCCTAAAGAATTCGGCTCGGTCATGCCTCCACAAGCCCGTAGCAGTCGCTTTTCCTCCACAAGCAAGGGACAGGGCTCGCTCGGTCGCGGACGTGTTTAGAAGGAACATAACAGCGTTTCCAAGCGAATCAAAAACTTGAGGATCTTGAAATCCATCAATCCTAATTCCTCGATAACATGAGGAGATATCAATCCCTCGCGCGAGTCGCGCCAATTGAGACTCGCTCATGCCAGCAGCAAGCTCGGGCGAAACTTCAACGACAATTTTCATTTGCCTGAACATGTTAAAATCCTAGCATGAGAAGGTTTGATGTCCAATTAAAATTTCGATATGGCTGGATTCGAACCAACTATAAATCTAAATAAATCCTTAGCTTTCGCATAGATCTTTAGATCTCTTGCACCGGGGTGGCTTGGTGCAGACGTGCTCCTATTCGTCTCATACCGTCAAAAATGAGGATCCAGGATTCGAACCCGGGAGAAAGCCTGCCAGCTTGCGTGTTCCTGGAAATAGTGACCTTGGTTCTTGGCAGAGCCCCTTGGTCTTTCCTTTATCTCGCCTATCCTCAGACCTAAAGATAGCTTATCTAAATCAGGATGCAAGCATCTTCGGTCGATTTAATTTATGCCGCGCCTTTGGCGCTTTGGCATCTTTCATGCATAAGGCTTGTTATTAATTAATTAATTTTTGATGTCCATAAAAAAAGGTGCGCGATTGGCGCACCTTAAATTAAGATTAAAATAATATGGTGGGAGGGGAAACCCTCCCACCATTCATGGATTACTCCGCGGCGCTCGCCTCGTCGACCATCGGAGCCTCGGCCATGGGCTCGGCCGCAACCTCCGCAACCGGCTCAGCAGCCATCGGAGCGTCGGCAGCGGGCTCGGCCGCAACCTCCGCAACCTCCGCAACCTCCTCAACCGCAACCGGATTCGCCGGTCGGCCGCGGCGCGGCGTGAATCCCGCATCCTTCACGGCCTTGCTGAGCGTGGCCAGTGAGAACATATGCTTCTTACTCGCCGGCTCACCTTCAGCGGGGTTCTTGACCTTGACGCGCGAGCAAAGCACGGCATCCTCCCGGATCTCGGTCAGGGTGCGGCCCTTTTCAAACTCGGCAAGTAGGTGCGCGAGCTGCGTGGGATTCGGACCCTTGCGACCGCGCGGTCGCATTTCGACGCCAGAATCGCCCTTGGGCGAACGGCCAGCGAAGTGGTAGTAAAGCGCGGCAGGGCCGACATTGCACCAGGGCTGACTACAGATCTGCGCGATGGTCTGGCCAGAGTCATAGAGCTGCTCGGCACGAGCCAGGGCCTTATCGGAGATCTTGCGCGGGCGGCCAGCGGGCTTCGCGGGAGCGGTGGCGGTTTCGGTGGCAGCGGGAGCGGTGACGGTTTCGGTGGTCATGATTGGTATCTTCTTTCTTTTTGGTTTGGTTGGGCGTGGCGGGCTCTTTCCCGACCACCCTCACAGTATGGACGATAACCTTCGAAGTGCAACCTCGGCCGGTCTCTTTTTCAGACAAATCTCGCAAGCCATTGAAATCATTTCCTTTTCGGCAAAGATGCTTCCGATCCTTTATAGTGGTCCCGCCAAGCAAAGGCTTGGCACGGATGCTGCATACCATTTATTTTGTTTAGTAATAATTTTGGATTGATGCATAAAGGATGCCAAAGGGTGAAAGAAATTTGTTGCGAAGGTTCCTTGCGTCAAGTCGGCTTCAAGCTATCATGAGGGGGAGACAGGAACCTTACCGAACCCGAACAAACGAGACAAAATGAATCACGACGAATTTATGACGATCTGTAAGGCGCTTGGCTATCCTAATCATGGATGGCAGAAGGCCGCGACTGACAAGGCTAACAAGCTTGGACATAGTGTTAGTCAGCCAACGATCTCTCAGACTCTCAATGATCCTAGCAAGTCTATTAGCCCTCGTCTTGCGCAAACTATGCGCGCCTTGGCTGATGCGGTTGCTTCGGGCGATTTCGCTCCAGGCTTCGCCCGATCTGGATCTGCTCCTGCTACTCCCCGCGAGGCGAATGAATTTGTCTATCAGGATCCTGACGATCTTCTTTCGGATGATGAAATTATTACCGAAATTGCCGGTCGATTTGAAACCTTTGAGGAGTGTGTCGAGCAGGTTGTTTTGGGCAATCGCCCGAGCACTCTGATCAGCGGCCCTGCCGGTTGCGGCAAAAGTCACTGTATCGGCAAGTATGCCGAAAAGGCAATCGAGGATGGAATTTACTATGAATTGATTAAGGGGGATATTTCTCCCATCAATCTCTACATGGCACTTCATCGCGCATCTGAAGGTGGCGTGCTTTGCTTTGATGATTGCGATAGCGTTTTCAAAGATGAAACGACTCTTAATCTCTTGAAGGCAGCGCTTGAAGTTTTGCCGCCGGGAAGGGCGCGCAAGATTTGCTGGCTCAAGGAATCTGGTACTCTTCAAAAGGAGGATATCCCAAATTCTATTGATTTCCAGGGTCGAATTTTGTTCCTGACAAATATCGATTTTCAGCGAGAATGCGAATCTGGCTCCAAAAAGGCCGAGCATGTCAAGGCGCTTCTGTCGCGCTCTGGTTACATGAATCTCGGGCTCTTTTCAAAGCGACGGCGGCTTCTGCGCGTTGTTCAGGTTTGCCAGGATTCTGGGATTATGGTGGAAAATGGGGTCACTGACCCCAAAATCCAGCAAGAAATTCTTGACTTTGTTCACGAAAACGTGAATAAGTGGCGCCAGCTTTCCTTGCGGCTCATTGTCCATCTTTGCAACTATCGCATGCAACTGCCTGGTGAGCGTTGGAAGCATCATGCTCGCATGCTTCAAATGGTAGAGAAGCGCTAAAGGCGCCAAAGCGCCAAAAAATAGAATAAAAAAATGAAAGGGCGCATTATGCGCCCTTTTTTATTTCCATTAAATGGGTTGCGCTTCATTTGTTATATGGTATCATAAAAGCATGAAGGCACGCGAACTAAAGGAAATGATTGAGAAGTCGAACTTTCAAGACTCTTTGGCCTTGATTGAAAACAATCTAAAGACTGGTCGTGAAATTAAAATCTTCGCTACTTTTTGTGGTCTTTCATCTATTGGAAAATTGTCAGAAATTAAATCTCGAATTGCGAACCTTTCAAAATCGGCAGTTTACATGGGTTCCACACTTACTACATGGGACGCATGTTCTACACTTGGAATCGAAATGAATGTTCTTCAAAGTTTGATTGACAAACTTGAAATAAGGCTTCTTGATTGTGGGGCTGGATGTTCTGAAATTTCCATATTGGATATTGAAAAAATACGTAAAGAAATTGAAAAAACGGATTGATAAAAGGGCCGATGGCCCTTTTTTTGCATAGGCAATTGTTATTAATTAATAAATTAATCCATGCACAAACCGTGCCAAAGCGCCAAAGGCGCAGCATAAAATAAATCGCCAAAGATCGCTTGCATCACCCCGTTTCCAGTGTATCCTTTGTATATGGAAGCCCTGATGAAAACTCCAATGGTCGAAACCTTTGAGAAATATAGTGTCGAAACCGTTTATCGGATTTATAATGATAAGTCTGGTGAATACATTGAAGTCGGTCCTGATGCTGATGGTATTGATCTTGTCGAGGTTCGATGCTATACTGATGATGGAAAGGTTGGCAATCGGATCATGGGAACGCCGCTCGAAATGAAGCTGGTTGCCGAAGCAATCCTTAAGTGCTGTGGATAAAATCCATGAAATGTCCAGATTGCAACGGTCGAGGTTTCCTATTTGTTTACTCATGTAATCCATGTAAGGGCAGTGGCATCGTTCCAGATCCAATTAGCCCAGTCGCTCCGATGAAATGGTTGATCGACGGCCCTGCTGTTAGTAAGGCCGAATATGAAAAAAGGATTGGAAAAAAATCAATTGTTTAGATAAAAGCAACGGCTTGGCCATTTGCCGGGTTTTAGGGCCTATAGCTCAACGGTAGAGCGAGAGACTTTTAATCTCAAGGTTGTAAGTTCGAATCTTACTAGGCTCAAATTTCTAAGATTTTTCATCTTCCAAAGAAAGAATATAAAAAATGAACTTGTCAAACAACATGATCGATGCTTTGATGTTTGCAGTTGACGAAATGGAATTTTCTGTTAGTCTTTACTCTGGTCGCGGAATGTTCGGTGAAAGCTGCTTTTGTTTCAATTCCGATCCAGAATCTAACGCAAGCCCTCTCCAATTTTTTGGGAAACTTATCCCTTGTCTTTTTATGTTTGCGAGGAATAATTGTGTTGACGATGAAGATGATCGACTGGACGATTTTTTTGAAGAAATTACCCAGTTTTTTGAACTTGAATGGAAAACTGATTCACTTGGCTTTGGATGGGTTATTTACTGCCCAGAATTAAAGGAATCGTTGTTTAAAGACGAGCGCCGGTTTGGAACGTCATCAAGTGCTGATTACTCAAAATTATTTCATCGTTCTGATATCTGAATGATTTTTTAATAATAAATTGGCATTAAATGGAATTATTTTTTCATTTCTTGCCAAAAATTAGAATCAAATCACAGCATTTAGCAAGCAGCAAATCTTTGCAAAAGGAATAAAATGATTAAGGTTGACTCCAACGATTTTCCGCGATATCAGCTTGACAAGCATGATATCGAGGTACACCTTATTCGTAATGTGACTCAGAATTATTCTGATACTCATCGATTTTCAGTCACTCTAAAATTGGCCAAAAGTGCAGAGACTCAGCTTAATGCAGCTGGTTATTTTCTTATTTCTCGCCATCTCTGCAAGTGGTCAGGATTTATGGAAGATACAGCGATTAGGTTGGTTGCCGCCACAAAGGCTATAAAGTCCTTTAATCCAGTAATCGATCTTGTAGATACTGCAAATAATTCACAAAATTATTTCGCTTATGCAACGCCAATAATTCGCAGTTATCAAATCGAACCTGGCCTGGCAGTCATCGGCTACTAATTTCCTTTCATTTTTTAGAAAGAAAAAATAAATGTTCACAAATCTTAATGAGAACTGTCTTATGGCAAAGATTGGCGCTAAAGAATGGCTCAAAGTCCAATATGATTCAGGGTTTGACTCTGGGATGGCTCAGCGCCGAAAGGAGGAGCGAGATCAAGGTGCATATGGTTCTGATTTTATTCCTCAATCAATGAGTCGCCTTGAACATAATGAGAGTACATGGCTTGGATTCCACGGGTTTTGTGATGGTTATTTTTTGAGGAAAAAGAGGGATTATACCATCATTGATTGATTCGTTACAATCCTGCCAAAAAATAGATTCATTTTTTAAAGAAATAGGAAACTAAAAAAATGCAAATTATTAAATGTTTTGAAGTAATGGGCCACACCGACACAATGGAGGGTCGAGGCCCTATGAAAGTTGTAGCGCGATTCTCCAATGAACGGGCTGCAATTAAGTTTGTGAAGTCGCCGGCATACGTCCGCTGGTGTGTAATGGGATATCAAAGCGAGAAAGCGGATATCAACAATATTTACGAGACAGTAATAACAATTCTTGATACCTGCGACGAACTTGAACTTCAACGTCGTGAAGAACTTAAAGTTGAAGCCATTTCTAAGCTCACCAAAGAAGAACGGGAAGTCCTCGGACTGTAAATTTTATTATGCCAATCAAACTCATATGCCTATCGGATGGATGCCTGTCCCAACGTAACAGCGGTGAACGTTGCGTCCGTGGCCAGTGCCTTGCCGTGCAAAGCCAGCTTCGAGTGATCGACGACAAGGATCGGTTTATTCTGAGTTCCCAGTCTTTCTTGAAGGGTATCGAAGGTGTTCTTGTGGAAGCTCTAGAGGCAGGTGTGTCTCTGCGCGAGATTTTAGACGCATGCGTGCCAGCGATTGAGAACCTACACAGCGAGAAGCCCTAGAGCTGTAGAATATATGATTAAATATACTTCATATCCAGTTTTTCTCAAAAAGTCATTGGCTGTTGCTTATACAGTTTTGTATTCAATGGATGATAAAGCTTATCGTCATTTTGAAGATAATGAAGAGTGTGTTTATCTTTATGATGTCATGACAAACATTGATCAAAAATATGAAAATGACAATGAATGTAAAAAACTCTCATGGCCAATTTTGGAAACATTTACCTTAGACGATATCGAAGTGTGTCGATTTGAGATTGATGGTGTTTCTTATTGGACTCTTCTTTCATTTTAAAAAGGAAAACAATCAATATGTCATTTGCAGATCAAGTTTCAAAACAAACAAATGAAAAGCTCAAGGAAATGCGTGCAGCTGCCGCAAAGCAAAGCCTTATTGATTTGATTCAGCAAAGGATTGAAGAAAATCCTTTTTATTCTTTTGGAAGTCTTTGGGATGAGATTAAGCGGTCCAAGGGAGTAAAGGAACAAGTTATGGAAATTCCATTGACGGAATTTGCGCAATTGTTGATTCCTCAAAAAAATGAAATCTTGCATCGCCGAGATGATTATTTGATCGAGCCTCAAAAAGAGGCCATCGACATTCAGCAAGAAATGGATAAAGTTATCAATTTTTTGAGCCGAGACCCAGCATCCAGCTTTGGCACCGCAACTATTGCAAAAAGGACTTCAATTCCATATCAAAGGGTTTTGTATCGGACAAATAAACTATTAAGCCTTGGAACCATTGTTAAAGATGATTCTGGTTTTCGATTGAATACTCTTCCTGCAAGGGAATTTATTCTTAAGTGCCTCAAGTCTGGTCCTTGCACCAAGGCAAAAATTGATTCTGTAAATGAAACAAAAATCAAGTTTATTTTCGAGACAGTCGAAATGCTTGTTAAAATTGGAACAATTAAGCGAACCGACAATCTTCTTTCGACTTAATTTCAAGAAAGAAAAAATTCGAGCCACTTGGCTCGAATTTTGCATAGCTCTTGGTTATTAATTAATAAGTTCCATTAAAAAGAAAAATGGCGAAATTTCGCCATTTTTTCATTTCATTTTTTAAATCATTCTGAATGAATGATATAGGATTTTTTCAAAAATCTTAAGTAAGTCCTCATCTGACAAGTCTTCAAATTTAATTTTTGAAGCATGAATATCATTCAATATAGCATTTTTCCATCGATATTCATTTGAAAAATTTTGTGATCCATTTTTATGAAATTCAATTTTTGATAGAATTAGTTCTCGCATAATTTATTCCTTATTAGTTATTATTGGGCGAACCCAGACTACTGAATCTGAACCAAGATGCCCAAGCTTCAATCCTGGCACTGGACAAGGCGCCCAGTCGCCTCCAGTTGAATCATACATATCGGTTGCCTGCAAGGTGTCTCCGGCCTTCAATCGAATCCCATAGAGCGGACGTGAGCAATTTGGGGTTTTATGAAGCTGAGCTTCTCGCTGGCCAATGTCAAAAATTTCTTGCAATTCTTTTTTAGGGACCCAAGAAGAACCTGTATCATAATCATTATTATGGCCGTTTGTGCTAATTTTATATTCCATATTTCCATCGGTGCTCGGGAAGCGAGCCCAAACAGTACCAGTTGAATCCTGAAAGTCCTCACCAACTTCAAGATTTAGAATGCTTTCAAATTCGTCCTTACTCAAATTCATAAGCTTGAGTATACACCTAAAAAATGAGTATGCAAGAAATTTTTTTTGGATTGCATCACGCCAGATATGGGCTATAATATGTTGATGACCCAGCATTACAAAATCGGAGCTATGGCAGATATCGACGTTCTTATCGACCAAACCGCTACTCTTGTTGAACAGGATGATGAATCCATCATATTTCATCTAAGCGATGGCACTACCTATGCTTTTATTCATTCTCAGAGTTGCTGCGAATATGTTTATATTGAAGATATTTCTGGCGACTTAAGTGATCTTATGGATTCTCCGATATTGTTGGCTGAGAGTATTGATAATGAAGGCGAAGACCGTCCTCATCCAGACAACGCTGAAAGTTTCACTTGGACATTCTATAAATTCGCTACAGTCAAAGGTTATGTAACTGTTCGTTGGCTTGGTAGTAGCAACGGTTACTATAGTGAAAGTGTTAATTTTCAAAAACTGGAAAAGATTTAGAAATCCAGATCAAAATCTCTTGCCCTCCCACCATTTGATGCTATCATTCTTTCATGAATCTGCTGCCAGGAACCTTGCCTCCTCCTCATTTCGACCCAAAATCTTGCGATCTTCGAACGAATTTCTTGGATAAGCTGGATGAGATTTCAGACATTGGAAAGGTTGGAGATTTGAGGGAATTGGTTCTTGAAGCTGCAACCGCTCCCGATCTGAGTATGATGGACTTTCTGGAAGTTATGGAAGGTGTTGTCTCGGCTTGGGAGGAAATTCGAGAATGTAAAGTTGTCGAATTTGATTCTGCTGCTCTTGACGCTTTTATCTCGTCTATCAAAAAGAAGAAGAATTAAAATGAATCTTAAAATTTATGTTCAAAATTTAAGTTGGCGTGGTTCAATTGTTGTGGTCTCTACTTCTGAGGCTTCTGCTCGTGAATTAATGAAAGATTCATACAATTATGATCCAGATGTAAGCGTAGAAGAGCATGAAATTAAAGATGGTCTTGTTCATGTAGATTTAGGAGATTGCTAATGATTAAAATTGACTCAGAACTAAAAAATACAAAAGATCGTTGCACTTACTCAGATTCATATTTGGTAACTTTTATGATTTTGGAAGATGGTCATTGGATTAAGGGGGAAAAAAGGTATTATGCAACCAATAAAGATTCTCATGAAGAAGTTGGCTGCCGATGGGATCAAGATTATGCAGGAAAAGATGTAAAACATATTTGTACTACATACGAATAAAATTTATGCGATTTCTCCCTTGACTTTTCACTTGGCCTCGTTTATACTTTAGAATACGCATCAGTAGCTCAGCTGGATAGAGCAACGGCCTTCTAAGCCGTAGGTCATAGGTTCGAATCCTATCTGGTGCAGAGGCTCCAAAAGCGGGGCCATGGATTTCAACAAATAAAAAAGAAAGAAAGATTCAGGACAATGAATTCCAAAATCGAAGATCTTGTTGTTAGGTGGCGCGCAGAAGCTGATCGCCTTGAAAGCCAAGAGAAAACTTTGACGAATGATCGCCCGTCTGGCTATAAGCGCGGGGTGTATGAAGCCGAAATGAGGGAGCGTGCTCGGACCTTGCGTTGGGCTGCTTCCGAGCTTCATTCGGAATTGCTGAATCAAAAATTGCAAGCCCTTAAAAGCCGATCCAAAATTTGGGAAATTGATTGACAATAAACTCTAAATATATGATTAGTTAATTTTAGGAGATTAGTTCAATGATTAACAATGTTTCATATTCTGCTCAAGTTCTTTCCCTTAATGAAGTTCTCACTTGCGAAGCGAAGGAATTTCCGCTAATGCATCGTCATGGCTTTGAAATTTCTGAGGCCAAGTCTGGTTGGGCTCGGTGGGTTCGATTTGGGAGCGATTCTGAGTGTCAAACTCCCAGCGAAACTGCCGGATATATTAAGGCTGCCAAAACCAATATGACATGTGCTCGGCCTAATATGTCAGATATTCGAAATCTTTCAATCGATGATTTTTCAGAATTTTTTATTCGATATTAGTAGATAAAAAAATGGAAGAACAACTACCAAAAAAACGACCCGTTGAAATGCATGGGGATTTTGATGATCGCGTTGAATGCCAGGTATTCGCAGCAGCGCTTGAGCTAACAAAATCATATGGGTCTACAACCGCTGCTGAAATACATCGCCGACTTGGACCCACGCCACGCGGACGATGGGAATTTGTGAGGGTAGCCATGGCGCTTACTGCAATTGCTTCGCGTCGAGTCGATATGAGCGGCATCGGCAGTCTGCAAATAAGCGAAGGAACCCGTAACCGTCAATTTTCACGTTATAGGGGCAAAATGATGCCGCGACGTTGGGTGGCGATGAAGAGCTAGAAAATAAAGGATTAAATATGTTAAATAAGGCAAAAAATAAAAATCACATTTATGGAAAAACAATTCAGTCAATTGATACTACTTGTATCAATATGTGGGTAATTAATTTTACTGATGGAAGCAGTATTGAATTATTCACTGAGACAGATGGTCCACTAGGAATCCCTACACTAAATTTAGAAAATTTTATTCGCGGGAAATCTGATGAATAGTCCAAGTCCAAAGCATGGTGATTGCAGACTTGTTCAATCAAGTGCAGATCATTTTATAATTGAAATTTATATCGAAGATGAGTGGTGCGATGGAATCGCTTCTGGATCTCGTGAATATATGCTTGAACTGGTTGAAAATAACGAGAGATCACATCGTAAGCGAGCCACATATGAGCTTGCTCATGCAGAAGAATATCGAGGATGGGCAGAGATTCTGCGCCAAAATTTGACTACTGAATCAGCGCGAGAGCTTGCGCAGCGGTTGCAAGGAATCGAGCCTGAACACGACCAGCTCAATCTTCAGGAGTGGCAGAGTCTTCAGCGTTGGGTACAGCAGCGAGTGGCTGCAATACTCAGTGGACCACCAGGTCCGACGAAATATTGTAATGAAGTTTTACAGAATACAATCATCGATGTGATTTGGGACGAACTTGGAATTGATCCAGAGCAAATAGTAGCAGAGGTTATAAAAAATGAAATTAAACAATACCTTACATAAAATTATGAGAAATAAACTGATTGGAACAAAAATCGGTTCTGCCACTATAGATGATATTGGACGAATCCGTGGACGTTGGGTTTTTTATTATCGTGCAGAAGATGGATCTTATTGTTGGGATTGGCTTAATCAATGAATACTTCTTGGACATACTTGTTCAAAAAATGGATACATTCTTTCGCACCAGACCTCAAATCAACTTATTGTGGTTATGAGCCAGATCATTATTTGGCTCTAAAAAAGGGTTTTAGAGCTGGCGTTTATTCATGCCGCAATAATGAAAAAAATGATTATATTTTTGAGTTGAAAATCCCAATTCTTGATCTCGACAAAAATCCTGATGATTTGGTTGAAAAACCCATTGCCATGCATTTTGATAAATGCCCCACAGTTGAAGATGCAAAAGCCATTGCAGCAAAAATGAATGAGAATAATGAATTATCCTCAATTGAATATGAGCTAATTCAAAAAAGTTTGAACCAAGTTTTTATTGAAAAAGATTTATTTGCTTTTTGCCCGATTCTTGGGGGAGAAGTTGAAGGAATTGGAGGATTTGTCAATATTCAAGATTTTGATCTTAAAGATCCTCGTTTTGATTTATCAACAAAGTCTTGGTCTTTAAAAAAACACAAACTTAATAAGATTTAATTGGAAATATATTATGTCAACAAGTCTACAAATTGATGATCTTAATCTTATTGCCGCTGAATTATCTACTAATGATATTAATTGGCGTTATGATAGCGGCACTTGTCTTATTATTAGTGAAGAGCATGTTCCTCATGCCCGAGTTTTCTGGGAATAACCAGGACTGCGAAAATGAGGGTTGGGCATGGCGCATTGCTTATCGCTACGGAGGAGAAGAATCTGGCCAAATTAATGAATTAAGTGATGTGCAAGATTTGCTTAATGCAATTACAAGAGATTGTGACGTAGACTAAGCAATTTTCAAAAAGAAATACAATATTGTATTTCTTTTTTTAATATGGTTATTAATTAACAATAAGTGCCCATGCAAAGGATGGGCCAATAAATTTGAAATTAATCATAATATGGGTTATAGTGATTTTCTGACAATATTTTTTCAAAAATTGTTTTAATTGGAAGAGGATATTCTAAAACTTCTCTTACAAACTCATCATATATATCAAATATTTCTTGCAGCATTTCCCATTTAATGTCATCCCAGTAAGGTGTTAAATATTTTTTAGGCATACTGCAATAAAGATAATATTTCAGTACACCACCTGCCGGGTATTTAAATGAGTATTTTTTATGTATTTTTTCTCTAGATTTTTTGAGAATTTTTTTTCTATAATCCTCATCATATCCTTTTATTTTTAAATAACTTTTTAAAAATAAATCTAACATGACTTCGAATGAATAAATGTTTTCAGAATAAACCATTGGAGATTTCAAAATACATTTTATATCTTCTTCTAATATTTTTAATGATCTATAATCAATATCTATATAACCCATATCTTATGATATAAGATTTGCATTTATTGTTTAGATAGAACAGCCCAAAAAAAGGATGAAAGATAGCCTTGACCCTTCGCCAGAAGATGCTATCCTTCAAGAGATGCCAGGGAAGCTTGGCAGCCAAAATCCCCAAGGGTTTTCGAATTGGTTTTTGATTGAAAATGTTTGGGGCAGACTCGTCGATTAAATAAATCAATATCCTTGAGCAAGATATTGTTGGTCCACGGAATCTGGGAGGCTTATTTCTATCTCGATACTCTACCCATACCAAATGGTTTGGTCCATTGAAATGTAATGGTAAACAGGGGTCGGGCTAGATTTTTTCTGCACCTATAACTCAATGGTTAGAGTGCCATTCTTATAAAATGGAAGTTGATGGTTCAAGTCCATCTAGGTGCATTAAGTGATAACTGAATAAACTCTTGTGAAAATGGTTTCACTTGCGTTTCTTGTTCTTGGTTTTTCGCTTTTCATATTTTCAGTTATCACTTAAATATGCGTTCGTAGCTCAACAGGATAGAGCAATGGCCTTCTAAGCCATAGGTTATAGGTTCAATTCCTATCGGACGCAAAAATTTTTAACATCAAATAAATTATTTCAAAAAAAGGAAATAAAAATGGAAACCAAAATTGCAAAAGTCATTTATTTTTATAATGCCAATGAACATGAGTATACAATCAATGTTCCGGCTAACTTAGATTTGGAGTTTGTCGAACTAATTTTGATGGGGTTGCTTTATGAAAGTGATTGGTGTCCAGGCGAAAAAATTAAAATGTTTCTTGACGATGTAGAAATAATCAGGGACGCACACTGTATGAATCCAGACTGTTGTCCATAAAGGCTATACAATCATGAAAAATAAATTTACTGTTTCAACCTTTGATTTTAGCGCTCTTTGTGAATATGATGAAGTTCGTTTAGATTCACGAAGTTCTCGCCAAGAAATTTATCACAATATTTTCTTTTTTCTAGAGCCTGAAATTTATAAAAAGCTTGGAGCATCAGCGTCTCCTGTTCTTGAGCTTCAAATTAAAAATGAAGAATTTGTCATCATTTCAACAATGAAAGCTTTCCATAATGGATTCGCGCTTCTACCTTATGCAAATGTTTGGGTTCGAGTTCAAAAGTTTATAACTCAAAATAACCTTGAGCCAATTGGAACGCGAGAATTAAATTTATTCATTTCGAAACATTGCCGTGAAGTCTGAATAAGTTGAGCACAAAACAAAAAATCAGGCGAAAAAATTAAAATGTTTCTTGACGATGTAGAAATAATCAGGGATTTGGATCCAAGCCTTGTTTTTGACAAGATGGCGGCAATGGGCAGCCATGTTTCCTGAGATAAATAAAACATATAAACAAGAAAACGGCCATGTTGTTGAATGGATAAATGGAACCAAAGAATGGTGGGTTGAAGGAAAGCTTCACCGAGAAGATGGTCCTGCTGTTGAATTTGCAAATGGATCAAAATTTTGGTATAAAAATGGAGAACTTCATAAGCTTGACGGCCCGGCATTCTCATATTTTGATGGATATACCTTATTTTATATAGAAGGAAAAGAATTTTCAGAACAAGAGTATTGGAAAGAAATTAAACAAATGAATAATCCATATCGAATTCCTCCAGTTACTGGCCCTTCAACTCGATTTGAAAAGGTTAGTGCAAAACTGAAATTTTCATTCAGGCATTTATTGAACGTGTTGGATAACTGGTCCGACCTAATTATTCCATTTGGGATTCTCATTCTACTTATTTCGGGATTTTTAGGAATGGTATATCTTCTTGAGGTAGTAGTTTCCAGCTCAGACCCAGAAAAGAGATGGTCAATTGAATGTCCAAGTCGTGAGCCATGGATATCAAGCCCTGGTTATATTAAAGATGGAATAATTCACGCACATGATATTGATGGTAATCCAATGATGCTTTCAAAAGACTGCATGGTTACCACAATTTGGCTTGAAAGCGATTTAAAAGAAAATGAATAAAAACCATAAAGTCAGAAAGAATCAAAATGAATCACAAAAAAAATTATAAAAATCATTGGGGGTTCTCCCTCGCTCAATTCTTACTATTTTTTCCAGCCATAGTTTGGAGTGGCTGGGTCTTGACTCAGCTATGGGGATGGTTTGTGGTCCCTCTTGGTGTCATTCCGATTGGGATTTGGCACGCTGTTGCGTTGTGGTCGATTTGTAGTTGGCTTAGCGGATCCTCTTCTGTTATTATTTGGCTTCAACTCGACAAGAGTGAAATAAATCAGGACCAGGACGATCTAGAGAAAAAGCAAAAGCAAGATAAAGCCAATATGAAACAAACCTTTATTCACTTTGTTTCATATTATATGATTTTTCCAACAATTGCTTGGCTATTTGGAAAACTATATCTATACGCAATGATCAATTTTTAAAATGGGATATTTCATTTTTACAATAATTTTAATTCCTGTTTTTGGAATTCCTTTTTTCTATATCGCAAAGAGAAACAAAACATTAATTAATTTTCTTGAAGAAGAAAAAAATAAAAGGTTGATGCTAGAAGAAACTCTTGTCGAGGTTCTTGATGATGATGGAAATATTCGCGGCCAATTAGCTTTGCCTGGCGCCAGGCTTGATTCAGAAGTTCAGCAAAAAATAACAAATGCAAATGAAGAATTAAATTCTCTTAGAAGCACCATCGAATTATCAACAAAAAAGCTTAAAGAAGCAAATGAAGAACTTTCCCTATCTAAAGAAAGAGAGAAAAAACTTGAAAAAGTAATGGCAGAAATTGTTGATAAAAATGGTGCAGTTTTGGCACAAATAAGATTGCCAGGGAAACAAATTCCGCCGCCAAACAAAACTCCATGTGGAAAATTATGTCGATTCGCTAAATGGTCTGAAGATGTAAATGGCAAAATAGATAGACAATTTAGATGCCATGCTGATCAAGGAAAACCTGTTAATTATTCTCGGCCATTATTTTTGGACGCAAATAATCAATGTACAATGTTTGAAAGAGAAGCATGAATCCTATAAATGAAAAATGTTTGATAAAGTTTGATTCACGACCAGCTATAAAAAAATTTGCTTTCATTAAATTATCTTTATCCGAACAAAATAAATTAAAATTATTTGGAACAATTAGATGCCAACATTTTCCCTTTCGGCATCTTTTTAGGAAGCCTTACAAAAAATCTAAATCAATTAAATTTAACCAAAAAAAGAAACGACTTTATGTATTTTCTTATATGTCTTTAATTAATTGTGAATTAATCGGTTGCCAGTGTGGAAATTTGTCAGGTTGTAAATCTATTATTAAGGCGAAAGAAACAATTCAATTTTATAATAGTAAAGAAATCGTAGCTCCAGGACAATATGTCAAAACAAAACATCCAAAATTTGGAACTTTATGGTTTCAATATTGTAATCTAGAAGCCATTTAAAATTCTTGCTCCTCTATTCGTCTCATGCTATCCTCTTCTTATGAGCACCAATCAAAAATCCCTGAGCAGCATTATGGACTTTGATCATATTGTAACGGTTCATGAGGACGGTTCTGTTACGGACGGACCAAACTCAATTTCAGCTCCTGAATTGTGGGAAGGGAAGCTAGACTCCTCTGAGTGGGAACTTCTATCTGGGTTTTCTAGCCAAGCTGGAAGCGGACCTAGCGGCCGATATATGGGACCCATTATGCACAATTCAGAATTTATTGGTGGCTATCTCGAAGATCATATTCTTAGCCATCCAGGAATTTATGTTGCAATTGTGTCCAATTATTTTCCTGAAGAAGATGACGGAGAAACCGAAATGGATGGATGGGCTGTTGCTCGACTAATTAAAAATCCATGATAAATAATGAAATTTGGCTGGTTCTTTTCTCTTTCTATGGTGGATGGCTTGGATCCCGAGCAATAAAAGGAAATAAAATAATATGATTATGGAATTTTGGTCCCTTGACGTTTTTTTTGATCTGCTTCAAATTGAAGAAGTTTATAATCTATTCTCAACTGAATTCAATTGGGAGAGAGGTTCTTTTGATATTATAAAAGGAGTCTTTAAAGATGGCTCTTTCCATTATTATCTAGATCCTCCTACCGATCTAAATGAAGAAGATGTTCGAGTTTGTCAATATCAACTTATAGAAAAATTTTTTGACGGAGAAGAATGGATTTTATCTGCTTGGTGTTCTGACCCATCCCAAGCTGATTATAATAATCATGATTTCTCAGCATCAAATGAGAAATTCTCCTGCAATATTTATGATAACTAAAGAAATTATTCGAACAATTCACCTTTCTACGATGGACGGAACTCCTCCAAAAAGAGCAGTCAAACAAAAATTAATTTTTGTTGCTAATGATTCTGGCATCTTTCGGCTCCAATCAATTTCTGATATTGGGCTCCCTTTTCTTTTGAATTAAAACAATTAAGGATAAAATTATGTCACGCTCAATTCAAATAGTTGGCCTTACTCAAAGTGCATTAGATTTTGTAAAAGATTTGGAGCCTTTGCCATCAGATACCTCTACTATTTCTACATTTTTAGAAATGTATGAAGAGAAGACTCCATTACGAAAATGGAAGCATCCTGAGCGCGGAGTAATCCGTGAAAAATTGCAAATAGCTCCATGGTCAAGTGGACCCATATTATTTTATTGTCTTGAATGGGACATTCAAAATGGTGCTATATTCGAAATGCTTAGCTGGGTTGCAGATCCTCGAATTAAAAATGACTTTGATAAAGAGAAAGGGATTTATTGGGTTTAAAAAATTATGACAAATATTACAACACCAAAACAAATACGCAACAAACTTACAGCCGAAAGCTCAGAGCTTTCAATTAAATTGTCAAAAATAATTAACGATCAAATTAATCGAGCGGTTTCGATTCCTTTTGAAGTAAAAATTTCAAATCATCCAGACAAATATCCAAACATTACAATCGAAGCCGCTCTTGATCGTTTTCGTGCTGCTGGATGGTTTATTTCATATGGAACTACAAAAGAACATGTGGCTGATCAGCGAGGCGAAATTAAATATATTGAAATGACTTATACTTTTTCTGATACAAAGTCAGAAAATAATGGATATTTCGACCGATGATGAAAAATATGAAAAATGGATTATTTATTGACCCAAAAGATGGGATCAGGGTTTATTTTGTAAATGATATTCTTCATAGAGAAGATGGTCCTGCATGGGAGAATCCAAAAGGAACCAAAGTTTGGTATATCAATGGAAAACGCCATCGAGAAGATGGTCCTGCTGTTGAATATTCTGACGGAACTAAATCTTGGTATATAAATGATCTTCTTCATCGGGAAAACAGCCCTGCAATTGAACATTCCAATGGAGACAAATGGTATTTTTTAAATGGGAAACGCTTCTTTTCAAAAGAAGATTATTGTAAAAATTTGAAAGTTAAAAAACAATTAAAAGGAAAAAATAAAATGGAAAAAATGATTTATTTTATGTGGTTTTGCGGATTTCTCTTGAGCGCATCATTTATTGGATTTTTATGTTGGTTCGCCATTCAAATCCTAAATAAATTTTAAAGAAAATTCTATGCTAAATATCTATTTTTATGGAAAGGGAGATTCTCCCGGTCATCATTTCTATACCTCATGTATGACAATGCCGACGCCCAAGCCAGGAATGTCAGGGAGAGAGCCCGAGCTTCGAGGGATGACTTTCATCAACAAACCACAGATTCCGTGGGGGTGGGAAATCGACGGAAAGATGCAACCACAAGGAATTCCGGGAGATTCCCAACCTCTTGGCGTGGCTTGTCTCCATCATAAAAATGGTTGGACAATGCTTTCGTTTTGGGATCGAAGCGGAGATCCTCGCCCAAACTCTAACGGAAACTTCATTGTCCAAGGAACGCTCGATTTCGAAATGATGTGGTCATTGGCCCTAGAATTCTTTCCTGATCTTATGGCTCGAATTGGACCATTAAAACTTCAAACCTAAATAAGATTTAAGATGAAAAATCATAAAATTGTAAAACTCCCAGATTCATCTAAAAATGCAAAGATAGGAAGTATTTGGTGGGAAATTAAAGATAGCCAAAGATATCCATGGATGATTACAGATTTATGTTTTGGCTATTCTTATGGAGGGCCACAGATTTGTCAAAAAATAAAACCATTTGTTTGCCAAGAAATTTCTGTTGTTCTTGAATCGGCCGTTGGTCCATATGTAGAATATGCATCAGGAGCTTCTGTGGAGGCTGTAGAGGCGTCTTTTCCTGAAGGATGGACATCTGACTTCTCCAGCCAAATCAAGCTCAGAGAAGGCGTGTATCGTTCTCCTCTTGTGCGTGAAGATTTTGTAGACTTTGAAAATTATGAAAAAAAATTTGATCCTCAATCCTTAAATGAAAGGATAAGTAAATGATTTCTTTATCTGAAAAAGAAGAATTTCTAAACAATATTCAAAAACTAGAAAAAAAGATCGAAGGTCGACCTGGTTCAAGATTCATTATCCATGATCTAGGCCACTGTTTTGATATCAAAAATAAATTTGAATCAAAACATGATTTTATGCTAAATCTATTGGAAATGGATAAATTTTATAGTTCTTTATCGTTAAAAGAAAGAAATCAATCAGAGAAAAATGCATTAATGTATGAAATTTCACTTTACAATATGCTAAATCAAGATTTAGATTTTATCAGTATAACAAATTTTATATTTTATAATTACAAATTTGAAACAGATATTGATAATGAGAACCAATATTATCAATCTTCTAAAATTTATAATGAAGTTTGTTTAATGGCGGGTGGTCTATCTCCAAACATTCAAAAAGAACTCTTTCTTTTTTCAAAAGATATTATTTCAAAATGGGCAAAACCACCATTCAATCATAATGAAATGTTTTATAATGACAATTATGACGAAGAATATTATAATGACAATCAGATTGCCGAAATAGGTGGTCGGCTATGAACAATGAACAACAAAAATGCATTATAAAATGTCCTGACGATGGAAAATGCCATCATGCTTGTGTGTTAGCCTGTTGGCGTGTAAAATTCTGTTTGCCACTTTCTTCCTATGGTGAAAATTGGACAAAAAAAGATTTGGAAAATAATGGGACAAGCGAAATCAAATAATAAAGCCACTTGTGAAACATGCAAGACAATTGGACCTTCTCGTGGAAAAGATGCAGTATCAATTGGTTGGGGAACTCAATCAATAAATTATCAATCAAAAAATAAACCTCCTAAATGGTTTTGTCCGTCTTGTTATGTTGATTACTTGGAAAAAGAAAAAAAAGATAAGATTAAGCAAATGCAAAATTTGCAAAAACAAATTAAGCCTTTTCTCCCATTTCTTTTTCCTCCTCGGCCATATTGACATCTTTTTTTCGTGTGCTATTCTACCATCATTGGAGCTTCAAACATGAATCTACAAGAATCCCTTAAAGAACTTGAATCAGCAATCTTTGCGCCAACCACACCTGATGAAGATATGGTTGATGCTCTAGAAAAAGTGAAAAGTATAATTGATTCAATTCATAAAGAACTTAATGCTCTTGAAAAAATGGATCTTATACTAGCTTCTTCTTATCGAGATAATGAGCATTTAGATTCTGCACAATATCATGCGGGAAGAGCTAAAGCTTTTGCAGTCGCAGCTGAGCATATACAAAACAATACTAAAAATAGTAGTTAAATGCGTATTACAAACAAATTTCGACGAATCATGAATTCTCTTGCCTTTGCTCGCGTTGAAGCCGAAGTCGCCGAAAAATATGCGCATAACTCTCGATTCAAGTTTGTTCAGCGTTTATGTTTAGCCGTTAAACAATTCATGTTTGTTATGTGTGCTCAGCCAGTAAGAACTGAATATAAATGGTTCGGTTGCAGATACCAATATATTATTACCTATGAACTTGGTCAAGCTGAATTGAAGTAAAACTAAAACAAAAAGGAAATCACATAATGAAGTACGAAATTTTGACTGGCGAGCAAGTTAGCAATGATTATCCTTATGGAAGGCTTCGATGCAAGATTACATTTAATCTTGAATTCAAACCAGGAAAAGGATATCGATTCGTAACTCAAACAACAAATCCAAGCAATGGCAGGGTTAACGCTCCAAAGCGTTCAACTTATTCAGACTTCATGGCAATGATTCGAAATGAAGAAGATCATGTCAATCATATTTCTTTTGATTTTCGAGGATATGAAGATATTGCCAATTTCATTTTGTTTTTGAATGATAATGAAATTTCTTTTACTCCCGAGCAAAGTCAGCATCTTTGGGCTGTTTGTATAACATGCATTCGATGGAATGTGTCCTATACTGAGCGGAAGGAAGATGTAACCTTGAATGAGTTTCTAAGCGCAACAAAGGTTGGAAAAATGATCGAGCTTTATAAGAATAAAGTTTCGATTAGCGAAATTATAAATACTGGTTTCAGCATCCTCGAAATTACCAAATTGACCAAAAGCCGTTATGGTAACTAAAATGAATACTTTAAAAAACTTTGCAAACGAATTCAAACATCTTTCATTCTCGATGGGATTTCATAATAATGAAGTCGAAGTTGAAGAAATGTTATTTTATAGCAGCGGTTATGACAGAGGCGGATTTTTTGTTTGGATTGATGAATCATCTAACAATATTTCAATTGATCGTGGAGAAGACATTTCAGATTATTCGGCAGGGCTTATGGGCTCTGAACCTTCAGGAAATCCAACAAACTTTAAATCCACCAAAGAAGCTGCTGCTTTCTTGCTAACAATTTTATGGAAATCAAAATTAGATTATATTACTTGTTTTGGAGATGGTTCTGACGAAGTAGATTAATTTTAGAAAAGAGAACTTATATGAAAAGCATTAAAAAATTCATTCCTTCAATTGTTTTGCTTACTTTTTTATCTGGTTGTTTCAATTGGACCGGTGCCAATCAGCAGCAAGCCGAAAAAGAAGCCAAATTTTATGCCAAAGAAGCTAGCGCTGCTGGTGCCGATGTTAAGTTTGTTTCATGCATGAAACATGATACGGACTATGATGGATATTTAGCATGTTCATTTCTTGTCAATGGAAACCCTGTAACTCTTGATTGTGCAGGAAAGGCATTTTTTATGCAAAATCATGGATGCAAAGAATATATCGCAAAAATGCGACCAACGAATATCTAATGACAAATCAAAAAATAAGGCTATATGATTATATTCTTTTCAAGCCTGGATTGAAAGTTCATTGGTGCAACTTTAGACCACATTATCTCCATGATATGGAAAAAAATGCTCTAGGAATCGAGCACATTATTGAAGAATATATTGGGCCAAAAAGATTTTTTAAAGGACCAATTTCAAGTTTGCCAGATCCAAAAACTTCTGAAATTGAACATTTTTTTGGAAATAATAATAAAATAGAATACAAAGGAATGCAATCAAATTATTCCTTTATATTTGACTCAAATGAAGAAGTAATAGTTTTTGAATCACATGACCCAAAAACCATGTATGGTTGGACAGTTTTTAAAGAGCCTTTAATTGGGAGGGTCATTAAAAAAGAAGAGAATAAGCTTGTTTCTTGTTTGGGGATTGTATACAGCGTACTTGTTCAAGACCAAATATTTTCTGTTCCTGCAAAATGTATGATTCCTTTTCTTCTGAAAGAAGAAATTTTAAATCAGTCAAAACCAGAAATTGAATTATTGGAAGAGGTTCGCTTTTTTTGAATACTTAAAATTTCTTGCCACACCTTGAAAGACGTGCTATTCTTCAAGCATGTTCATCAAGAGTGATTATTGGGGTACTTGGTCAAGACTTCTAAATAAAGGATTTCATATCCCTTCAAACAGTTTGTTTGTGGAAGTAAACCTAACTCCACTTGGTTCTAATTGGGAAAGCGATGTCAAACCAATTAGAATTAGGACCCATTTTACAAATGGAAATAAAAATAATCCTTTGCATGAGTTACCAGAAGATGTTAAAAATTTGATGATTGAGAAGCTTGGAGGAGAGCTTACAAATCGTCTTCTTTGTGAAGATTTTTTGCCAATGATTGATTGGCAACTTTATCGAAAATTTTGCAATGGAGGAGCTAATCTTGAAGATATCAGAAAAAAATAAGGAAAATTATGATTCGCATTGAAAATATTGATGAATATCCAAACCTAACTGCCAGAGAATATTATGATAACTCCAGTGGATTTAGAAATAATGTTAAATATGTATGGAGCGTATCAACTCATGATAAATTGCATGCGCGAGATTTGCAAAATGCTTGTGCTGCCGCTTCACATCTCTTAGAGAACAAAAAAGAAAATATTTCTTTAAATGAAGCAATTTCCAATTATAAAGAAATTTACTTAAAAAATAATACATTAGAAAAATTTGGAGAAGATTAAATATGGGACAAAGCCCACAATCTGACATTATTTATGGTTTTGTATATACATTCGATTGGGAAAGCGACGAAGATGACCAATCTGAACATTTCGATAAGCTTAGCGAGGCATGGAATGCCATGGTTTACGAAGCGGTCGGAATAAATCCAAAGGATTACAATTTCAAAGCAGAAAATGCGGCATTGCGAGAAGCCGGGCAGCTCATCTTGTGGGGAGTGCCATATGATGGAGATCCGAGCTATGCTTTTGGCTTTAAGTTTGTCTCGGGTAGCTGGGATGCTGCTCAAGAGATTGGAGACCTTTCCATCCCTGACAATGCTGATGAAAAGCTTCGAGAAATTGCTAAATTCTTTGGGGTAAAACCGCAACCAGGAAAGTTATTGCTTCTTACATCTTATGGATGATACAGTTATGGAAAACAATAAATCAAAACCAAAAAATGGCAAAATTGTTGATGATGTTTCAATTAAATATTATTTAAATGACAGGTTTCATCGAGAAGACGGCCCAGCAATTGAATATCTAAGTGGAACCAAATATTGGTGCATTAATGGAGAAATGCATCGAGATGGAAATCTTCCTGCTGTTGAGTTTTCTAATGGAGACAAATTTTACTATATTCACGGAAAGGCTCATCGAGAAGATGGACCTGCTTCTGAATATGTAAATGGAACAAAATTTTATTATTTAGATGGAATAGAATTTTCTGAACAAAATTATTGGAAAGAAATTAAAAGGAGAAAATCTCTGAATTATATTCTTTCGAATATGAAAAAGAAATTTGGGATAAACTATGAACAATAACCATCCAAATATTAGAATTCTTGGAAAATTTGAAGCAAATGCTTTATTGGAAAATCCAAGTTTAAATTCTTCAATCTCTCATGTAATTTCAATAAATGATCCAGGAGAAAATCCTCCTGCAAATCTATCAAATCATAATGGAGAACATCTTGTTTTATCATTTTATGATTTGACAAAAATTCGTGGAGACATGATTTTGCCATCACATAATGATATGGTTCAAATTATTGATTTCGCAAAATTGGTCAATAAAGCTTTTAACGATTCAGAAAATAAAGATAATGTAAATGTTTTAGTTCATTGTGGTGCTGGCATTTCTAGAAGTTCTGCCGCTGCTCTAGCAATTTTAGCACAAAGACTTGAGCCCTCTCAAGAAAGTGCAGATTTGGCAATTAATCAATTGCTAGATGTAAAACAACAAATTCTTCCGAATCGTCGTATGGTAACCTTAATCGATAGAATTCTTGGATATAATAGAAATCTTCTTCGCTCTTTAGAATCAAATATTATAAAAGATACTAAAATCTGGTATTGATCTAGTAGTTGCATTGAGGCAACTTACATGCTACAATCAAAGAGACCATGAAGCTATGGTGAAATGGATATCACACAATTTTCCTAAAATTGTATTTCTGGTTCGAGCCCAGATAGCTTTATAAAAAAGAAAGATTAAATGGAAATAAATAAACGCCTTGGATACCCTTGCATCAATGACAGGCTTCAAAAAGAACAAGGAATTTTTACAAGTAGAGGAATGATTAAAAAAACTTTTGAAGCTCAAAAGACTTCAAATAAAAAAGTATCCAATTTGGCATTGCAAAATATTAAAGATCTTGCAAAAATTGTTGAATGGAATGAAAAAAATGGAATAAAATTTTTTCGTATCTCCTCCAATTTATTTCCATGGATGTCAGAGTACGAACTAACCGATCTTCCTAATTGGTCCCTTATTGCAAAAAATTTGAAATTGGTTGGAGATTTGGCAACTAAATATAATCAAAGGCTAACCTTTCATCCTGGCCATTTTAATGTTTTGGCATCACTTAATCCTAATGTTATCTCCAAGACAATAAAAGAACTCAATCAACATTCTCAAATTTTTGATGAGATGGGATTTGTTCCGTCTGTTTGGAATAAAATCAATATTCATATTAGTACAACCCAGGACGGAAAAGATAAAGCTGCTGTAAGGTTTTGTAAATCATTTGAAGATCTAAATGAAAATACAAAAAAACGTCTAACTATAGAAAATGATGATAAGTCTTCTCAATATTCAGTAAAAGATCTATATGATCTTGTTTATAAGAATATAAATGTTCCAATTGTATTTGATGTTCATCATCACAAATTTTGTTCAAGCAATATGAATCATAAAGCTGCTGCAAATATGGCGGCATCTACATGGCCAGACAATATTGCTCCTGTATTTCATTTTTCTTCCACAATAAATCATGAATCGCCTGACCAGATGGCTAGGGCGCATGCAGATTGGATTTATGAAGAAGTTACTGATTATAAAACAAGTGCCTGGGTAATGTGCGAGTGCAAGGCAAAAGAATCAGCAGTTTTGACTTATATTCAAAAAGGCAAAAAAGCCTCTAACTATGTCGAACCTGCTTTCCTAATCCCTTGACAAAAAAGTATCTTGATGATATAAAGACTGGAATCCTATTATGATTACTAATGACATCGTTAATATAATTCATGACCTTTCAAACAAACATCCAGGTCATACATTTTCTATCTCTTGTAAATCTAATCTTGAACCAAAACAAGATAAGATCGGAGAATACCATGTTTTATATAAATGGCATGTTGAAACAAGCATTTGTATTTTTCTGCCATTTGGAACTTCTATAAATCATAAAATTTATGGTAGTTCAAGACATTCTATTGAAGACGCTGTTAAGGATTTAGAAACAAATCTTAGTCTGCACGAAGAAACATTAAACTCTGGCTTTGTTAATTTTGGAAGCGGAGTATTTCGAAGCGTTGAAAAATGAATAATGCAATTATTCTCCCTCCAAATTGGGAATTTAGGGAAAAGGGCTATGCTGTTGATAGTGGACAGACCAAAGCCGAGCGCCAACAGCCACACTATGTACGCTCATGCAGGGCCAAAGAGGACGGTAACGTCATTACATGGTCGCAGGACGGAAATGGCGTTCCAGCTAGTGTCATACTCGCTTGCATCAAATCGATAAGCACAGAACCAATTTAACTAAAATGAATAATTCTTTATATTATACAGTTTATTTCAATGGGTTCCTTGCAAATAAGCAAATGAATTCAAAAAATGCAATAAAATGTCATTTTGAAAAATTGGATGAGGCATTAGATCATGCTTCTGAATATGTTGGAGAGAAAGTTTCCATTAATTCTATCATGGCCATTAATGGAAATAAATGGTATTCTCTCTCTTCGCCATCCCTAATTGGAAATTTAGAAATTAGGTATGAGAAAACTTTAAATTTATATCCAAATTTGGATATAGAATAATTAAGGATAAAAATATGAAAAATGGATTAAATGTTGATAGTTGTGGAAATAATTGTTATTATTTTAATGGTTTTCTTCACCGAGAAGACGGTCCTGCCATTGAAAGGTTAAATGGAACCAAAGAATGGTTTGTTCATGGAAGACGTCACCGAGAAGGAAATCTTCCTGCCATTGAATATCATAATGGAGATGAATCTTATTTCGTCAACGGGAAATATCATAGAGAAGATGGCCCAGCTTATAAATGGGAAAAAAACGACGAAAATAAAAATAATTATTTTTATTTAAATGGGAAAAAATATTCTGAACAAGATTATTGGGAAGAAATCAAGAAAAGAAAATCCCTTAATTGCATTCTTTCAAATATTAAATGTTATATTAAATGTCCTACTTTAAAATAATCAAAGATGACTTTGAAAAGAAACAAACACAATTTTTAATTTGTTTGGCATGGCTATTAAAAACTGAAGATAAATTTGGATTTAGAGAAATTTTATCATTTAAAATTTATGATTTTATGCATCCGCGAAGTAGATCTGAAAGGAAATTATCAAATGACAGAATCAAATAATACTTTTAACATTCGCTCAGTAATTCTATCGATTCTAAATCATCAAAGCAGCATAAGTGAATATTCTCGATTAGAGTATTTAATCTATGTTTTAAAGCAGCAAAAACTAGAACCTGCCAAAGAGATTAAATTTGATTTTAATCAATGCGGCCCTTATTCAAATGAAATTGATGAAGAATTTGAATTCCTTATAAAAGGTAAATTTATAAAAATTGATAAATTCAGTGAAAAAATGAATCGAGTTTATAGCCTCGATACCTTGCACCCAGAATCTTCAATTTATTCATTGTCGTTAGATGACAATAAAAAGATTATGGAGATAGTAACATGTACAAAATATCTTGACAACCAAACACTATGTTTAGCAGCTTCGTCGCTGTATCTTGAGAACAAGCTAGAAATAAGCAGGCAGGATGCGATGGAGCAAGCAATTCTCCAAAACCATGATACAGAAGAATTCCAAGCAGAAGCAGAGTCTCTTTTAATTAAACTTGGATTTGGAAGGAAGTTATATGTTATTAAGAATTAATTTAAAATTCATTTTTGTTATGTCTTTGATTCTATTGAGTGGTTGCCGAGAAAAAGCATTTGATTGTTCAAAGGCAGATTCTAAAGTTATAAATCAACTTTTTGTTGATTGCATCAATTCATCTAATGAATGGTATAACCCAGAGAGAAAAACAATATTCTGCAAAGAAGCAGCTAAAGAATTAATGTGTGAGGAAATTACGGATGTCGGCAGGAAAAACTAAAGAATAATAGAAGACTAAAGGCAAAAACAATACTTCATCAGCCAGAGTATGGCGAATCTTATGGAATAGAAGGCTATAAGATTCCCAATCACAAAAGAAAAAAATAAAAAGGAATAAATAATATGGGATGTTGGAATAAAACTTGCATGGTTTCAAATTTGCATATAACTGCTGGTCAAGAAGTAGTTGTTTTCTTGTTAAGAAAAAATAAAAGTTATGATTATGATTATTATTGTGACATATATTCTTATTTCACTCCATGCTTAATTCCATTTTATGGAAAATATAACGATTATGGATCGGTTGAGAGTTGTCATGGAGAAGGACTGGATTTACTTATTGAAAAAGTAAAAGAAGGATTGGTTGAATTAGAATTGGGCGAAAATGAGTGCCATGATATTCCAGCAAAAAAAGAAACCTTTGACATTGATCAGCTATTTGAATTAGATCATGAGCAAAGGCTCTTTTTCAAAGATATAGATGGAGAAGAACATGCTTTGACTCATGTTCAAATTCATAAAGAAGTATTTGACTATATTATTGAAAATTTCAAATACAAAGATTATAAATCAAATCATTCATTTAATGATATTCTAAAGTTTTTGCCAGATTATATTTTAGGAGTTCATGAACAAATCAAGTTACATAAAACTCCAGAGTACAAAGATCTTCTTTCCTTTAAAGAATCAATTCTTACTTTAGGTTATAATCAGAAAAACTTGGTTGCAAAATATATTTATTCATTCATTAGAAGTAATGAAACATTTGGGTTATTTTTTGAAATTCTATCAAGTGAAGTAGTTGAAAAAATGGAAAATGATAAGCTTCAGTTGTTATTAATTGACATTTTAAAAGGTGTTTGGATTAATTTATTCTTGAGAGAAACAAGAAAGCCTTGGATTAAAACAATTGGAGAAGGAAGCCAAAGCTGCAACCACAACGGATATAAAATTTTAAATAAAGCAATTAATAATGTTTTGAAAAATGAGAAGAAAAAATGGCAATAAAATTTCTTTGCTTAATCGCTTCAGAAAAAACTTGACAAGCGAATGGTTCGATGATATAGTTAGAACATGCCTCGGAACAAAAAATCTTCCGAGGCATAATTCCCTCCTATAGCTCAATTTGGTCAGAGTGTCCGTCTTATAAGCGGGAAGTTGGTGGTTCAAGTCCACCTAGGAGGACTTTCAAATGAATGAACAAAATCTAAATGTGATTCCAGGTACCAATATACCAAAACCAAAAATTCAGCTACCAATTCTCAATGTTCGGCCACGACTTACTCTAATGGCCTGTAGAAAGGTATTGCGAGAAGCTGGCGCTCCTGAAGAGATAATTCAGACATTTCTTAGCGAAGCTTCATCTAAAGACCATTATCATCTTATTTCTACATGTTTATTATACATTGATGCTGTTTGACCTGCCTGCCTGCCTGTATAACTCAACGGCTAGAGTGCCTGCCTTCCAAGCAGGGAATACCGGTTCAAATCCGGTTACGGGCTTTCCTGTGTAGTTTAAAGCAATTTTATTATCAACCAATGTTATAGCATATACGCGTTACCTTGTTATAATACGTTGATTGAAATTGCATGCGTAAAACTAACGCTCCTTAAGGCGGACATGCTGGTTCGAGTCCAGTCGCAGGAATTTCTCGCATAGTTTAATGAAAAATCGGCGACGGCCAGATGTCAGCTCGTTACTGACTGCGAGAATTTTGGAAATGTTTGGAAAGCTTGTGAAATGGTTTTCAAGTTTTCATTATTTTCGTTTTTCGTTTTTCATCAAACATTTCCAAAAATTGGCCTTGTAGTCTAAAGGTTAAGACGGTGGCCTTTCAAGCCGCTAATCTGGGTTCGAGTCCCAGCAAGGTCATATGTCAAATCAAACAATTCAGGATAATCCAATTGTTTCATTTCCAAATGCTGTTGAAAAAACAGCATTAGATGTTCGTGAAATTATTAGTTGTTCGGTCACAGAACATACTAAAAATAGAGATTATTTTGTCAAAGGCAAATTTCGCAATAAAGATTCTTATTCAATTTGGTTTAGCGGAGACTCAAGTGAACTTGATGCCATAGCCGCTTGGAATTTAATTGTTGATACGCAACGAACAATATATTCAGAAAAAATTTCGCATCCGTATCGATGAGTTAAATGGAAAATTCTAAACTAAAAAAACTAGAAGTTCAATTTATTTCATTTGATATAGATTGTATGCAAATGGCCAATAGATTTTGGCTGGATATGGAAAATTGGAAATTATTTGATGTTGAATTAGTTATTAACATTAATAACATTAATGGAAGAGCGATTGTTCCAAAATATTCCAGATGCAACCATCCTCACATAAATCCAAAAAACACTTCCGAAAAGAAAATATTCCCTCAAGATATTTTAGTTTATAAAGGAAATGTTTATGGAGTTATGTATGCTTTGACAGGAAATCAATTTGCCTTATCTGAAAAACATTTAACTTCATCTTCTCATAAAAAATGTTTTTGTTATAATAATTCGCTTTAATACTTCTTTAAGTGTTTTATATTATATTTATGAGCCGTTCAAATCATAATGGATGTGGAAAAACTTGCGGACTTTGCCGGCCACATAAAAAATGGAAGTCAAATAGTCCAAAAAATCAAACTCCAACGATTCAAAGAAAAAATCAAGAATTAGATGAAATCGATGAGATGATAATTGTCGAGGAAGAAAATGAATGCAAATAAACAAAAAAGACATGATATTTCTGTTGCAAAACATGAGATGTATATTTCAATGAAGCTTTCTGGTGTTCTTGTCAATGGACATGTTCGCCGAGGACAAAAAGAAACCAATCGTCACAAAGTTGAAAACAAAAATGCCTGCCGAAAATTTAAATGGGAATAATGAAATAGAAACGCCATATCATAATAGTGCTCTTTCTGAGGGTATTTTTATGATTTTAATGTTATTTCTTGGAGCAATTTCATCTTATTTTTGGCCACAAGCCTTAGTTTTATTTTTATCTTTATTTCTTGTTTCTTGCTGCATTTTCTTTTTTCTTCCTGGCCGATCATTTTATTGGATTCTTGCTATAGTTCTTTTATTTGATTTTATGTTTGGAGCCGGCATCCAAAAGCTTTTATATTCTATTATTAATTTAGGCTAAAAACAAATCATGAAAACTCAAAAACAAAAAAATATTAAAAAGATTATTAAAGAAATTGCCAAGTACAAGTTGGGAATAAATTCTTTAGAGAGAAGATGGAATGATGATGATGATTTTTATGAGCTTGGTGTTTGGGAGATAAGGGCGGCGCTAGAAGAAGCCTATAATATGGGAAAAAAATCAAATTTAAAAAAGGAAATATTAAATGAAAAATGAATTAATTGTTGATGAATCTGGAACCAAACGATATTATTTAAATAACAAGTATCATCGAGAAGATGGTCCTGCTATTGAATTTCTAAGCGGAACTAAACTTTACTATATTCATGGAAAACTTCATCGAGAAGGGAATCTTCCCGCTTGTGAATGGTCAAATGGAGAAAAACAATGGAGAATTCATGGGCTTTTGCATCGAGAAAATGGCCCAGCACTTGAATGTGCAAATGGAGGAACCTATTATTATATAAATGGATTTTATTATTCTGAAGAATATTATTGGAATATAATTAAAAGGATAAAATCTCTTAATTATATTCTTTCCAATCTTAAGAAGAACGCATAAATAAATCTTCCTTGCCTTGCGAACCCTTTATGCTATCATTCAAGGGGAGGCAAAGAAGACATGACTGAACAAGAAAATTCATCCAAAGAAGAAACTCAAAGTGCATCCGAAAAGCTGTGGGAATCATGGCACGGACTTTTCCATTTTTTCAATGATGAACTATTTGATTCAGAGCTAGATAAAAATCGAGTAATTCTTAATTGTTCGCGGACTGCTGGTCGATCAACTCTTGGATTTTATATGGGCTTTTTGTCCGACAATCGAGGAGCTTGGATCGAAAAAGACGGAAAAGAACAAAAGGCCGAAATTTCAATGAATCCTGCCAAAATGGTCGGCTTTTCATTTGAAGAAATTATGGCAACTTTTGTTCATGAGCTTTGTCATTTTTGGCAAGATCTTTACGGCTCTCCAGGAAAGAACGGTTATCATAATAAGCAATGGGCAGAAAAAATGATTGCTGTTGGACTGAGGCCAGTAAACAATAAAAGCCCGTCAAAAATTACAGGATTGAGCATGTATCACTCAATCATTCAGGATGGAAATTTTTCTCAAGCTTTTAAGAAGTTGCCAGAAAATTTAAAGCTTCCATTTCTTGGATTGTCTCAGCGTCGGCCAAGTGTGCAAACTGGTTATAAAAAGTGGAAGTGCCCTTCCTGTAAGCAAATTTGCCGAGCAAAAGAATCAGCTAGCATTGCTTGTGGTTCTTGCTCTTCTGAAGAAGAAATTATCTTTATGGTATAATTTATGACCAAAAAAAATAATTTAGAATTTATTAAAAGACTAAATTTATTAGGACAAAAAATTGACGATCAAGTGCTGCGTCAGTTAATTCTTCATGAAGTTGGACATTTGTTTTGGATGAAAGATTTTAATATTTCTAAAAATTTTAGAATAAATCTTATTGATTTATATGATACAATTTCAAAATTTTCATTTGAAGAACAAAATCTTTCAGAAAGAAATGCATTACTTTATGAAATAAGTCTTTGTAATTATTTGGAGATCAGTCCTTTTCTTGAAGATATTCCTAAACATATTATGATGAATTATAAAGGTAAAAGTGAATGGCATCCATCGGATGTCGTGACACGATCTTATATGTTATATGATGAAATTTGTTGCTTGTCAAAATCTTTATCTTTAGATACTGAAAAAGAATTTTTTACATTTGCAGATGACACCATAACAAAATGGTTGTCATAAAACTATTCAGAACATATCAAGAAGGAATTAAATGACCAAAAATTTACTTAATCTATTAAATGAAACCATTAAAGAGAAGCTTCCAAATTTTCTAAAAAAAGAAAATGAAGGATTATGGAATTCGACTGAAGTTATTTATCATGCTCCGCGAGTCGAAAGGCTCTGGATGCAAATGGGAGAACATCGAATGTTCCTTCATCGAATTTATCCGTGCCTAAAAGCAGAATCTTTATTTCATCCTCATCCGTGGCCATGCGCTGTAAAAATTGTTAATGGAACTTATGAAATGGGGATTTCTACGGAGTACCCAGATGAAGATAAATTTGAAACCGAAAAAGAACCTGCATGGACTTCAGAACATGCTACACTCATCTTGAGCACAGGTTCTAGCTACGAAATGAACGACCGAACCGCTTGGCATTATGTCCGCCCTATCAATGAACCTTCTGATTCAATTATGATTATTGGGAAACCTTATTCTCCGGCAGTTTCTATGCCAAGTTCTCCTAATCAAAAACAACCTTCTCTTTCTTCTGAGCGATTTAGCCAACTTATGGAAGAATGGCGAAAGCGATATCCATGCTAAAAACACCAAATCTTAACAAAGAATATTTAGAGCGTGCAAAACAATTTGGATTTTCTGTTGAGATCCTTGAAGAAGGATCAATTCTAACAGATCTAGAGTTAGAAGATATTTCAGAAGAAATTATTCTGAATACATGTCTTAATTATCCAAAAATTGAAGATGTTCCTGGCTATGGAATTTGTGATAGTCCAGATCAATTCTTTAAAAAATATAAAGAAGCTCTGATCTCAGATCCAAGAAATCTCTGTGTCCATTTCAAACATATGGAAAAAGATCCTGAAGTTGGATTTCGATGGCATAAGTGGGGAAGGTATATTGGAGAAGGAACCCCAGACAACGAATATCTTTATAAGTCATCAGGGTTTGAAAATGGAGTTTTTGTATTTGACATTTGCCAGCTGAGGCTGCTATGATGAGGAGGGAAAGTTATGCCGAGCTGATTTTCTGGGTCCTCGTTGCGGTGGTTGTTCTAGCTGTACAGGTGTGCGGGCCGGTATGAAAAACAAACAAGAGATTGATTTTATTGATAGGCTTTTGGATTTTTCTCGAAACAAAGACTCACTATCAGAGTTAGGAAAATCTGAATTAAAAAAATGTGAGCTTTGGCTCAAATCAAAAACAAATGGTATGCGAATTCCTCTTGAGCTAAGCTAAGTGGAATATCCGAGGTAAAAATAATGTCAGAATCTAAAATGATTTTTTTAAATGGGTCTAAAAACTCCTTTCGCTGTGTTTGTGGGTGTAATGTATTCACGCTGCTAACTGAGCCCGAAAAGGAAATTTGCCATACCTGTACAGGCGAGTCCAAGATTAGATATGAATGCAATTCATGTCGAGAAATTTGGATTGGTGCCAAGTAAAACTTGATCATTTCACATAAAAGAAAGATATTAATATGACCATTTATAATACAAATATCGCAAAAAATTATGCTCTAACTGCCGGGTTTAATTCAGCATGGGCTGGCATTCGTGAAATCATTCAAAATGCTTTGGATGGACATGATAAAGGTCATTTTATGCGAATCGAGCATGGAAAGGCTCGTGACCGTTCGGGAGCCTGGGCGCTCAAGGTGTCCAATGAAGGCGTGACGCTCTCTACAGACGCTTTGGTGCTCGGGTTCTCGACCAAGCGAGAAGACTCGGCTGCGCGTGGACAGCATGGAGAAGGTCTTATTGTTGGAATTAATTCTTTGCTTAATTTTGGTCATGAAGTTTGGATTCGAACAGGAGACGAAGCTTGGATTGCAAAACATGTTTTAAATGAAAATGGATTAGAAGTTTTGGTTATTGACATTAGGAAGCAACCAAAACGCATCAATGATTTTATTGTTGAAATTAAGGGAGTTTCTCCGAGCGATTGGGAAGCTTACAAGGCTCGACTTCTTCATTTTAACAATAAAAATGATCCTCGGATTAATTTGAAGAATGGATCTATTCTTCTTGACCCAAAATATCAAAATGATCTATTTGTCAAAGGAATTTATGTTTGCAAACTTCCAAACAATTATAGCTTCGGATATAATTTAAATATCGATCTGAATCGAGATCGAGAGGTTGCCAATCCTTGGGATTTGTTTTCTACAATTCGTGAACTTATTATGGAGGCAACTGAAAAGAAACTTTTCAAAGTAGAAGAGATTCTTACTGTTTTAAATGATGATTCTTGCGGAGAAAGCCAGGCATTTGCGTATACTGATTTCTATGGGTATTCTGGTGGATTTAATAAAATGGTTGCAGATCATTTTATTTCTCAAAATGGAGAAGCTGCTATGCCTGTCACTTCCATTGGGGACAGTCAGCGTGTAGAACACTTTGGAAAGAAAGGAGTTGTTGTTTCTCAGTCCATTAAGAACATTATTGAAAAGTATGTGGGGAAACTTGCAGACCGTCTAAATAAGAGTGCAATGGATAAAAAGACAACCTATTCTTGGAACGACCTAACTGAAAATGAAAAAAAGAATTTGGTTCGAAGTATTGAACTTGTTTCTTCCGTTGAATATTGGCTAACAATGAATATCATTAATGTTGTTGACTTTTTAGGAGATAGCATCAAAGGGACGGCAGAAGTTGTTCATGGCGGCGAAGTCAAGAGCATTAATCTTGCTCGAAAAATTCTTGATAATGAATCAGACTTGCTTCAAACTCTTGTTCATGAGGTTGCGCACAAGTACGGTGACGATAGCGACAACAATCATGAAAACAATCAATATCGAATTTTTGCCGAGATTATTTCTTCAAACCTAATGAAATAAAATTTATGAATCTTGCTGAAAAACTAAAAGAAAACATTTCTAAATCTAAAAAAAATAAACAATCAGATTTAGATAAATCTCTTCAAATGGTTAAAGAGACAGCAGAAACCTTTGTAAAATATATAGAGGATGGAGGCACCAAAGAAGAGGCTATTATCTACATTCCATTCTTTCCACTATCAGCCGAACCAGACAATTGTTTTGATTTTATTAGCCTTGCTAGAAGTACAGTGAAATCAGTTTCAAAAGAACTTGAAATTATTAAAGATGAAGATTATTGTAAAAATCTTTACAAAATTAAAGTAAAAAATACTAAAACAGATGAAGAATTAGAATTAGAGAAACAAATTATATTAAAAAGAATGCAAGAAATTAACTCTAAAGTGAAAGAACTTATCAAGGAATTGGAAGAAGAATATCTAATTTTGGATAGAGAAATTACTTGTCGACATGAAAAAATATTTTGCTTTCATCCTTAACAAAACCAATAGGAATCCTTGAATGACTTTATCTGCATTTTTAGTAAGTTTGTTTGTTAGCATATTTGCGTCTTTATTTTTCAATATGTTATTCTATTTTATTCAGAGAATAAAAATATGGTAATTAAATCTTCTTGACTCCCAATGAAGAGGTGCTACAATCACTAAGGGACAAAGATATACCAAAAAAAATCTTATGAAAAAGACACTAAACCATAACGAAATACTTAATATTCTTGCCGATCATCTTGATGTAAAGATATATGATCTCGCCATTGAAGTTCAGCCTGGAACCATAGGTCAAGGCCAATGTTATGGAGGGCCGCTTGGTGATGTTCGTCGCTCAACCCAAATCAAAATCTCATACGAGAAGAAAGATTAAATAAAAATGACTCTTGAAACACAACAGCAACAAGGTCTCAATATAAAAGAACGAGAAAATCATTTTTTGGCTGGATATGATGATGGCCAAAGAGATAAACAAAATAAAACTGGGCGGCCTGTAAGCAATGAATCAGCTGACTATGGAGCTGGTTATGTGGCCGGAAAATATGGTAAACTGCTTGGAGTTAAAGTCAAAACACTAAATGAGGCACTTGATATTCAAACCTTAAACATTTGGACAAAGCAGCAAACGAAGGGATAGATTATGGCTACAATTATTTCAGAAGAACATGGTCTCTTTTTTGTCATTACTGATGATTTTATTTCTGAAGAGGAGCCAGAACCTCTTACCTTGGCTTACTTTAAGTATAAAGAAGACGCTGAAGAATTTATTGATTCTGAAAATAAACTTAATGATGCTGCCGCCGGAATGACACTATGTGAAGAATTATGTGAAGACTTAGACATCGATGAACAGGATCATGATTACAATGATGATTATGATCATAGTGACGAACCGAAAGGATATGGTGCTAGTTATGGCTGCGACTAAAAACGAACCGAAAAAAGCCAAAATTCTAAAAGTCCCAAGTCCTGAAACTGGATACAAATGGGTTATAAAGGACGAAGATGAAAATGGAGATTATTATTATCTAATGAGTAATCAGGTAGTTGGCAAACCAGAAGTTGGAACAATCGGACTGATTCAATATCAATCAACTTCAACTCGTGGCTGGTTCACTTTTACTTATTAATTAAAGAAATAAAATTATGAAAGATTATAGCTCAAAATTCAGGATTAGATACACTATTGACCTTGTTATGGATGAATTTGAAATTTGGCCGGATGGAAATTTCCCACCTGAGCCAACCATTCAAGATGTCTTTAATGAAATAAAAAAGTATAGTAGAACCTCAACAAACTACAGCAAAGAACCTGATTCAATCGAGCTAAGAGACGAGGATGCAAAAAAGATTATTGATGACTGGAATCTTGTTGACTTTGGCGTTCTCGAAATAACAAAAGAAGAAACTTAGCCATTAAATGCTGGGTTTCTTGCGATTACTTGGCCATAGGTTGAAGATTTCATTTTTTCTAGATCTTCATTTGATCTCCATGATTCTCTATCGTCAGAAAAAATTAATCTATCCATATGGATCAATTCCTTATCCCATAAAACAGCATCATCAACAGCTTGTCGAACCTGAATATCTGGGGCCGTTTCATCCATTTCAAAATAATAATCATCAAAAATAACAAACATATTCGTTCGATTCATAATGGCTTTAAAATCAGCAATTACTGCATCGTAGGTATGGGCTCCATCGATATATACAATATCCCAAGTTTTGTCGGGCATATGATTATTCAAAACTTCTAAAGATGTTCCTTCCCATAGTTTCATTTTTGACAACCAGTTTTTAGGAAAAATCTTTTCCATATTGTCAAGATGGGTTTTATCATATGAAACATCAATAGAATCAATAGTTCCATCAATTCTATTATTTGTCATTGACATTGCTGCACACATTGACCAATATCCGCGGCCAAAACCAATTTCCAATAATGATTTTGGCCTATAGCGCCTAACCATGGAATCAATTAGGATTCCACGTTCATAATTTGGACGAAAAAAACATCCTGCTGAATTATAATATTTATTTGTTGGTTGTCTTGCTTTTTTTGCGCAGTATTCGCCAATCTCATCGAAAACACCAAGAGGAACATCTTCAATATTGGTATCTAACGATTTAAGTTTATCTTTGATAAAAATTCTTTTCATTTTTTGTTCAATCTGTTTTAGGAGTGTAGCAGAAATTTATAAAATTGGAAAGTCAAAATTGTCTTGAAAAAGAAAGAACAAAATGAAACAAATAAAAGAATCTTTATATCGAGAGTTGCTCAACTTAATTGAGAAAAGAAAAGATCAAAGTGCTAGAAAAATATTAAATAAATATTCAGAATATCTTGGCAGTGGATGTTGTAGAACAGTTTATAAATTAAAGATAAAAGAATATGAAGAGCCAGTTGCGCTTAAAATAGAATGGGAAGGCCCAGATAGTAGCGACCACCAATTTCATAACCAAAATAAAAAAGAAGTTAATAATTGGCTTAAATCAAATCATAAATTCTTGCCTAAAATTTATGATTGGGATGTTAAGGATTTTCGATGGCTAGAAATGGAATATCTAAAAGATGCAAATTCAACGCCTCCAAATCATGAAATACGTGCTTTTGCGCATGAACTAAAATTAGATCGTTCAGAGCAATATTCCTTGCATCATTGGGGAAAGAATGCTAAAAACGAATACAAAATATGCGATTTTGCATGTTGAGATTTTAAGATTTAAGGAATAAAATTATGAAAAATCAGTCTATAATGAACGGGTTACATGTTGATCTATATAAATTAGGAACCAAGTGGTATTTTTTAAATGACAAGCTCCATCGAGAAGATGGACCCGCTTTCGAAGATAAATATGGTGGAACCAAAGAATGGAGAATCCATGGAAAACTTCATAGAGAAGACGGCCCTGCTATCGAATGGGGAAATAAAGATTATGACTATTATTTAGACGATAGAAGATATTCTGAAGAAGATTATTGGAAAGAGATTGAAAGGAGAAAGTCTCTTAGTTTTATTCTTTCAAATCTTAAAAAAGATTTCATTAAAATTTAAAATATATTAGAATCATGAGCGATATAAAACAAGTTATAGTAATTAGAAAAGATTTAAAAATGAGAAGGGGAAAAGAAGTCGCCCAAGGTGCCCATGCTTCTCTTGCAGTTTTTTTAAACTTAATGAAAGAACAAAATTCAAACAATATTGATTCAAATATAAACAATGAGTATTGTTGCAAGTTTGTTCATAATTCAGAGGCCATGCACAAATGGATGCAAGGCTCATTTACAAAAATTTGTTTAACTGTTGATTCAGAACAAGAACTTTTAGATATTTACAATAAAGCAAATGATTCAAATATAATTTGTTCAATAATAAAGGATTCAGGAAGGACAGAATTTAAAGGAATTGAGACCTATACAACTGTTGCAATTGGGCCAGATTTCTCTTCAAAAATTGATCCAATTACCAAAGATCTTAAATTATATTAAAGATAAAGAAGAAAATTAAATGAGTAGAATTAAATTAAATTCAAAAAATCCAGAATATGAAGTTGTTGCCGGACTTGACAAGCCTTTGAATACTTTTTTTATTTCGGTAACAAAAGAAGGCGAAGATGACGATATTCTTATAGAGTTCAAAGATTTTTGGTCTCGCTCTGAAGTTATTTCAAAAATTGAAGAATATGCAATTGATGATGAGTTGGCAGAAGATGTAAAAAGAGCAATATTTCTGGATTTGGACCCAGAAGATTTTTTAAAAACTAGAAATTATAAAGAAACTTATGACTCAAAAATCAACTAACCAATTAGAAACTATTATTGCTCGCGCAACCAGAGATAATTTTGGGGAAGATCCATACCTGATCAGGCCAGACTCGCTAGGCCATCGAATACGCTTCTCTGATAGCTCCATCTACGATATACGCTGCGTTACGTGTGGAGAGACTGACACGCCATGGGACAACGGTTTAAACTCAGCTTGCCAATCGCAGTTACCAGAAAAAGAAGAAAAGGTTGAAAAGTGATATTTCCAATTATTGGAACAGAATCTAATTTGCCTAAATTAGAATATGTTCGTGATCTTGAAGATTTTCAAGGACCTTTATTGTCTGAGTGGATTGGTAAAGATGGAGAATCTTATATTGAAAAATGGTGTTCTTGCGATTTAACATGTGAGCCAACCATTACAAGAACTCTATTTGTTCGCTCAGAGAAAAAATCAATTAAAGAATATCTTGATGGTTTGTTGACAATGCATGAACTACTTTCAAAACACAGCTCAAATGAAGGGCTTTTATGTGATTATGGAGCCATTTTAGAAGAGAAAGTTCCTTCTGGTGAACTTTATATGCGATCTCGCATAACAAAAGTAAAATTAGATGAGCTTCCAGAGAAATATCTTCCATCACCAAAAACATATCATGATCCTCTTTTACGTCCTTTTGATTTTGATCAAACAAAATGACGAATTCAATATCAATTATTGATGATAATTCGGGAGTTGTTAATTACTATCCTCCAAACATTGTAAATTTTGAAAATCCCAATTTGATTTTCGAAAAATTATTTAATTCAATTCTTTGGAGGCAAGACAAAATTTCTGTATATGGAAAAACACATAATGTTCCACGAAAACATCAATGGTTTGCCGATAGTCCTGATATAGTTTATATCTATTCTGGAATAAAACTTGAACCAATTTATTGGTCATCTTCTCTTTTAGATATAAAAAATAAAATTGAAGGAATTTGTAAAACAACATTTAATTCTGCCCTTGTTAATTTATATGAGACAGGTTTGAATGTTGTTGGCTGGCATTCTGATGATGAATCAGAAATTGGTTCAAAAATTGCAAGTGTTAGCTTTGGCGCCGAACGAGATTTCTTATTAAGAAAAAAAACCGATCATAAAAATAAAAGAAAAATAATTCTTGAAAATGGGAGTTTGCTTTTGATGGAAGGAGAAACTCAAAAAAATTGGGATCATTCTCTTCCTAAAAGAACTAAGGTTTGGAAGCCCAGAATTAATATAACTTTTAGAAATTTTCAGACCTAATAAAATCAACAAAAATGAAAACTTGAAAGAGTTGACTTCTCATGCAGAAGAGTTACAATGAGATCATGAAGGTCAAGGTTATTTATGCTCAATTATAAAGAAGAAAATGAAAAGATACAAATCATCAATTCCTACGAAGAAAGAATCAGATTCTTAAAAGGCTGCATGCATGAAGATCATGCGGTAATTATGAAACTTATTTGGACACGTGGAGTTTTATTTAGTTTATTTCTTGTCTCTTTATTTACCATTCTTGTTTTGATCTATAAATAATGAACATTATAAGTCTAGTCAATGCACTTGGAATTTGTATAGACACTTCAGAAGATGACGATCCTCGCCTTGAATATATTTGGGGGGATGAAATGTTTTCAGATTGGGGAAGCCAACTTGCTTGTGTAAATGAAGCTCCAATCGTTTTATATAAAAACAACTCTAATCGTTCTCGCTCAGGAATTCTTCATGAAGCTTGTCATGCAATATTTGGAGACGAAGATGAAACAAGAATTTTTGCTTATGAATGGCTAGTTGCAAAAGAACTAACAGGTGAAGATAAAAAAAATTGGGCTAAATTTTTTTCTGTTTGCATTGTAACGGCCGATGGAGATGAAGGCGAAGAGATTCTTAAATGCCAAAATCCAAATAAGCTTCCAGAAGATTGGAAACAAGCATTTTTTTGGCTTGAAGAAAATGGATTTTCTCATAATAAAATGCCTGTTTATGGCCTTGGCCCAGCAAAATCCTTTCTTCGTGGAATTAATAAAAATACATACTACGAACACGTTTACAAGCACAAAGGAAGAAATAAAATATGAGAAATGGATTAATTATTGATGCATATGGAACCAAACGATATTATTTAAATGGGCAATTTCATCGAGAAGGAAATCTTCCGGCCTGCGAATATTTAGGTGGAGATAAATCTTATTATATAAAAGGGATTCTTCATCGAAAAGATAGTCCGGCTGTTGAAAATTCAAGTGGAACCAAATTTTATCTTATAAATGGAAAAGAATTTTCTGAAGAAAATTATTGGAAAGAAATTAAAAGGAGAAAATCTCTTAATTATATTCTTTCAAATTTGAAAGAATTATTCAATAAAGCAGGAAATATATCCAAATGAATCTTGATATCATAAAAAGTCTTCCATATGTTCTTGTTGTTATTAGAGAATACTCTTCTATAACTTATGGATTTGGTGCTTATGATGCTTTAGATTCATATAATTCATTATATGAATTTTCAGATCAGAATAACCTGATTGAAAAAATTTCAGAATATGAAGCACAGCCAAAGGAAAATTGGCATGCAGAATATGAATATAAGCTTTTTACAAATGAAAACCTCCCAGAAGATTTTCAAGAGCTAATAAACAATGCAACTTATGAAAAAGTTTCTATTAGAAAAAAACAAGAACAAGAAGAGAGAGAACAAAAAAAACAAAAATCAGAAGAAGAGCAGCTTAAAAGAGATTTAAAAGAATTAGAACGCTTAAAAAATAAGCTTGGAATTTAATAATGAATACTTTACCAGATACTGCACCAAATAATGGCAATTTTGGAAATGTTGTTGACCAATACAAAGGAATGACAACCGAAGAAATCAAAAATGAAATCCAAAAATTAACTCTTCCTTTTGCTCCAATAATGATGCAGATTCATGGAGATTTTAATTTTTCAACTTTGATCAGAAATGGAAATGCATTTGGTGCCCAAGAAATTTTTTATTATGGTCCTCGAAAAAAGTTTGATAAAAGAGGAGCAATCGGATCGTACCACTACTCAGATGTAATTTATCTTTCATCAATTAATCAAATTATTGATTTGCGCAGCAAATATTCACATTTTATTGCAATGGATATAATTCCAGGAGTTTCTACCCCATTAAAAGAACATAAATGGGAACCAAATTCTTTGCTCTTTTTTGGAGAAGAACAGCAAGGATTGCAGCCAGAAATCCTAGAAATTTGTGACAAGGTTGTTCATATTGAACAGCGAGGCTCAGTAAGAAGTGTTAATGTTGGGACGGCTTCGGGAATCGCCATGCACAGTATATCAATGGAATTATCAAAATAACGAAAGATGACAAAATATGATAGGATTAAACATTCCAGAAAATATTTGGAAAATAAAAGATAGAAATCTTCATCTAATTCCAAATCATCCAATATCAATTATCAAAAAAAGAATCCAATCATTCTTTGGTGAAGAATTTAAATGTTTTGATTCTTTAGATCCTATTGTTGAAATATATGATAATTTTGATAGCCTTTTGATTCCAAAAGATCATGTTTCTAGAAGCGTTTCTGACACTTATTATTTAGACAATAACAAAGTTTTAAGGACGCATACTTCTGCACATCAAACATATTTTCTAAATAAAAAAGAAGAAAGGTTTTTAGTTTCTGGCCCTGTCTTTAGGAGGGACGAAATTGATTCTTCTCATTATCCAGTATTCCATCAAATGGAGGGAGTAAAAATAATCCCAAATGCATCAAAAGAAGACATTGAAAAAGATTTATTGTCAACTTTATCTTCTTTAGTTTCTTATTTATTTCCTGAATGCACATATGAAATTACAAATTCATATTTTCCATTTACAGAACCTTCATTTGAATTTGAAGTAAATTGGAATGATAAAAAATTAGAAGTTCTTGGTTGTGGAGTAATTCATCAAGAAATTTTGTCTAATTGTAAAGTTTCAAATTTGGGATGGGCTTTCGGATTGGGACTTGAAAGATTGGCAATGATTCTTTTTGAGATTCCAGATATTAGACTTTTCTGGTCAAAAGACGATCGCTTTTTGTCTCAATTCAAAGAAGGAGAAATTACAAAATTTCAACCTTATTCAAAATATCCTTTATGCTATAAAGATATCTCTTTTTGGGAGCCAGATAATTATTCTCCAAATGATTTTTATGAACATGTTAGAAATGTTTTTGGAGATTTGGCAGAATCTGTTGTGCAAATTGATAAATTTACAAACAAAAATGGAAAAACTTCATATTGCTATAGAATAAATTGTAGATCTTTAGACCGTTCTCTTTTGAATAATGAAGTAAATAATCTAAATAACTTACTTCGAGATAATCTTATTTTAGAAGGTTATGAAATTAGATAGGAATAACTTTATGGATTTTATTAATAATTCTCCAAAATGGAATCGCCCACAGAATAGCTCCATAGCGCAACCTGCTAAAAATGCGGAGTTGCACGAACAAGAATTAATCATGTTAATCATTGGAGAACAACCTGACACGGCGATAGGATGGACTATTGCAAAGCTTAAAAAGAATCTTTCTAATGAGCTGTGGAATAGTCTAAGTAATCATATGCGTGGCAAACGAGTCGGTTTTAAAGCCCAGATCGATAAAGACCACGTTTTTTATACACGTGACGTATTAGCTTGGCTTTTCTCCTTACACAATCCATCCAATCTTGCCACTACAAAAACCCTAGAAGAAAGAGTAGAGCATTTAGAAATGTTGGCTGTAGTTCTAGAAGAAGCAATTAGAGAACTTGAATTGAAATTAAAAAAACAAAGTAACACATTAAATCGAATAGAACTAATAGGAAGATAAATATGAGAAATGGATTAATATTGCCATATTGATTGATTTTGGTTCGATTCTCCTTGACTTTCGATGGCTTCGCGCTATCCTTTAAGCATGAGGAAGCGAATCATCAAGCAGTGTGTTGCGATGGCTCGGGCGAAGAACAACCCAGACTCGCATCCTGAATATGGCTCTTTTCACCATTTTTCGTTTATTATTCAAAATAATAAAATCTTGGAAATGGGAATGAATCGAAAGGGTCCGCCACTTGAAGGCTTTGGCTATTCCCAAGATTTTGGGAAGATTCACTCTGAGAACGATGTTTATCGTAAGGCAAAGGGAATCATCGACTATCAAAAGCCTTTTGACATTTTGAATATTCGTCTAAATAAGAATGGATCGCTTAGGATGAGCAAGCCTTGTTCCTGCTGCTCCGCATTTTTGGATGTTGTTGGTTGTCGCAACATTTATTTTTCAACCAATGATGGATTCGCAAAGGTTGTATAAAAAATATAAAGAAGAGAAAACTATTAGGAAATAACTTATGGCATTTCAAAAAACTAACCAATCAGTTTCAATAACTTTCGACAAATGTGTTGTTGTTAGGCATAATTCAACAGACACAGTTTATTTACATATTGCAAAAAAGGATATCTTTGGAAGAGATATTAAAGCAGTTCAATCACTTCATAATGGATTTGACGAATTTAATACAAGAGACTTGACAATAAAAACAGTTCTTGGAAATGGTCCAAATCTTGCAAGAAATCTTGGATGGATGTTAAGAATTGAAATAATTGATGCAACAAAAAATGCAGAACATATCTTAAGCTATATTGAATCTTGGGAAAAATCTGACAAAATCAATATTGGATCCCCAGAATTATTTGATAAAACACTTCGAACTTTGAATGAGATAACTGACTACTGCGATGAAAACCAAAATGATGCCATTGTAGAATTGCTTGATGAACTCGGCTACAAATAGAAGAAGTATGATAAATTTTTGATCAGTTGGTTGCCGAAATATTTATTTTTCTACCAACGATGGATTCGCAAAGGTTATTTAAAATGAATGACAAATTAAACAAAACTTTTATAACTCTTCAAGAATTTGGTCAAAATTTGACTGATGAAGAAATTATTTCATTACTAAACGAAGATGGTTCCTGGAAATCAGACATTTCTAGCTCTATCAATCTTATTTCTATTCGAACTGGTTTTAATTTATTGTTGGTTTCAGATCTTTTAACCGCCTATATTAGTGTAAATAATCTTATGAGGCGACTAAATCCCAAACCTCTCTTAACACTTTTGCAAAATTGATAAAATCGATAAAATCGATACCAAATTATGAACAGCTTACAAAAAACAATTCAAAAACTTTTAGAATTTGGCGCCAATCTAACCAGAGAAGAAGTTGACTCTCTATTAAATGAAGATAATTCTTTTAAATCAGATATATCTCATACTGAATCTTTGGTTTGCAATAGAACAGGACTTTCTAAAGAATTGGTATTTCATTTTTTAGCATCCTATATCACAATTAATAATCTTAATAATCAACTAAATCAAGAACCTCAAGAGCCCAATGAACCAAATTTAAATTTTTTATTAAATTATTTAAATTAAAAAAGGTTATGAACAAAAACATCAAAATTTTTCATACTTCAGATCTTCATTCTGAACTAATGAAAATTGTTCATAATAAAATTCATTTGATCAAAAATTTTGATGTTTGGGTTGATACCGGAGATTTCTTTCCTAATGACCCAATCATAAAAATGGGTCCAAGATATATTGAAAGAGTTCTTGATAAAGATCATGAAATTGAATTCCAAAAAGAATGGTTAAAGAGAAACAATATTCTTGAACATATTACAAATTGGTTAGATGGAAGACCATTTATAAGCGTATCAGGAAATCATGACTTTATTTCATTATCAAATGAATTAATAGAGTTTGGATGCCCAAATGTTTTTGAAATCAATTTGAATTGTTTTGAATTGGTTGGACTTAAGTGGTCAGGTTTTCCAAATATAAATTATATTTCAGGAGAATGGAATTATGAAACCTCAGAAAATGATTTATATGAAATTGTCAGAAAAATGGGAGTCCTTGAACCAGATATTTTAATTACACATTCTCCACCTTTTAAGATTCTTGATTGTGGTGGAGATTTCAATAATGAAAATTATGGAATTAAAATATTGTCATCATTTCTTTTTATGGAAGAACATAAAATAAAGCACCATTTTTTTGGCCATGTCCATGAAAGCGGAAATAAAACAAAAATTGCAAAAGAAATTGCCACCAAATTTTATAATGGTGCAAGAACAGCAAAGTTGCATATAATTGAGATATAAATTATGAAAAATGGATTAATTATTAGTAATAATGGAGTAAAGAGATATTGGTTAAACGATCTTCTTCATAGAGAAGATGGTCCTGCTGTTGAATATAATAATGGATATAAAGCATGGTATCTCTATGGAGAACGGCATCGAGAGGGAAATCTTCCTGCAATTGAATTTGCAAACGGAGATAAGTCTTATTTTATTCATGGAGAATATCATAGAGAAGACGGACCAGCTTTTCATACAGCAACAGGCGAAACAGGCAGAATGAGTCATTATTATTTAAACAATTATATCTTTTTTACAAAAAAAGATTATTGGAAAGAAATTAAAAGGAGAAAATCTCTTAATTTTATTCTTTCAAATCTAAAAAAAAGATTATCAAATGAATGAATTAGATCCAAGTTATATTTTTCTTTCAGGTGCCGTTTTAGGATTTATTTTAGGCTGGCCAATTTCTTTTGCAATCATTCAAACAATAAATCTCTTTTTCTCATAAGATACTATACCAATGGTTGAAGCAACATTAACATTAACTAATTCTGAATATTTAGAATTAATAAATAAAATCAATACCTTAACACAAGAGCGTGACGAAGCCCGACGCGTGATTTGTGATCTAGAAGGAAAGAATTTCGCATATCCTTCTACCTTAGATAGTTGGAGTTATAATTTTGAACGTGGACGGCGTTATGCTGCACAGAAACGCAGTTGGCTAGGTCTTTATCCTGATGAGTAGAAAGATAATGATATTCTAAACAAAGACGTTGTTTATTTAAGCTAAGGAAGGTTGACTTCTCGATTCAAGGTGCTATCCTTTGAGCAGGGGGAATAAAGCTTATGGTAATCCAACCTACTGAATGGCAAAAACTAGTCAAATCTCCATATATTCCTAGCAATTACCAATGCGATTTTTTTGATTGGATTGTTAATGGCTCAGGTAACGCTGTTGTTAATGCAGTCGCAGGCGCCGGAAAAACGTCAAGCATTATTTTTGGTGCTCGCCTCATTATTGGAGATGGAGTCTACATCGCCTTTAGTAAGGCTGTTGTCGATGAAATTGAGCCAAAACTAAAAGATACAAACATGACTGCGCGGACCGCGTATTCTATCGGCTTTGGTGCAATTCGTTTTTGTAATCGAAACGTAAATGTTCAGGTTGAAGATCCCAAACGACAAACTTACAAGTATAAGTCAGTTATCAATCAAATTGAAAATGATCTTCAGCGAAATGGAGGATTTCTATTTGGCAAAAAGCTTGATTATGATGAAATGTATGAGTTGCGTGGAAACTCCGAAAATGGAGAACTTAAGCTTCCTTCAAGCGTCATCATGAGCCTTTTTGATAAGGCACGACTTAATTTAGTTGATTTTGATGGACGCGAGTATCCAAACGTCCTTTGGGATTTGGCGAACCATCATAATATTGATTGTCCTCAAAATCTTGATCGAGTAATCTCTGAGATTATTAAATATCTTGCAGATTATGGCAAGAAGAATATTTCTCTTATTGATTTTGTGGATATGGTATGGCTTCCCCATGTGAATCGATATACTCCAAAAAAGTTTTCATGGGTTTTTGTTGATGAGTGCCAGGATACTTCTCCTGCCCAGCTAGATATCATCAAAAAATGCACAAAGCGTGGTGGACGCATTGTTGCAATTGGGGACCCATTTCAATCCATTTTCGGATTCATGGGAGCCGACGCAAATAGCTTTAATCAAATCATTAAAGATTTGAAGGCCAAAGTTCTTCCTCTTTCTGTTTGTTATCGATGCCCAACTTCTGGGATTGAGCTTGCAAAAAGGTGGGTTCCGCAAATTGAGGCTCGCCCAAACGCGCCAGAAGGAACAGTTTCTCATATTAAATATGATGAAATGAAAGATATGGTTCGAGAAGGAGATATGATTCTTTGTCGTCGAAATGCTCCTCTTGTTAGTGCTGCCTTCTCAATTATTTCAAAAGGAATTCCAGCCGTTGTAAAGGGTCGCGCAATTGGAGAAGGACTAACAAAAATCATTAAAGTAATTCTTAAGTCAAGCAATTTCGATTCTTTTGGACAAGGAATTGAAACATGGCTTGAAAAAGAAAAGAATCTTATTCTTAATCGAGGAGGAGATGAATCAAGCATCCAGCAAAAAATTATGTCACTTGATGATTCGGCCGAATGCTTAAGGGTTATCTATCAACGAAAAGAAGTGAATTCAATTCAAGATATCAATAATGCAATTTCTGATCTTTTTAGCGACAATCGCTCAAGCGTCACTCTATCATCAATCCATCGTTCAAAAGGGTTAGAGAACAAAAGAATCTTTATCCTTGGACCGACTGAAATTAATTTCAAAGGCCAAAAACAATGGATGAAGGATCAAGAAAGTAATTTGAGCTATGTTGCTCATACTAGGCATATGGAAGATCTTGTCTATGTAAAAGAAAAAGAGAAAGAAAAAGAAACTCAATCAAATGAGTCTGCTCCTCCATTTGACATGGAGCCTATCCACGCATTATTACCTACTCGTGAAATACTTAATCGTGCAAAACTGACTGCAATAACTGGTGAGAACTTTATGAATTATGGAGATTACTCATCAACTGATGTATTTGAGGCATCTGATAAGTAAAATGAAATATTCAAAACTTTTAGTGCTTGATCTTGATGAAACTCTTCTTTATACTGTTGAACAAAAAGAAAGAGAACCGTCGTGGGAGCCTCACTGGCAATCGTTAGACGGTTGCAGAACATATCTACGTCCTAGCATTCATCACTTCTTAGAAGGCGTCCTAGCTCGATTTGAAGCTGTTGGAGTTTGGACAGCAGGAACTCATGACTATGCTTTGGAAATGCTAAGGTTAATTGCAACCCCTGAACAAATCTTGCAGTTAAGATTTATATATTCCAGAGAACGTTGCCATCTAAAACGAGACTTAGAAACAGATGAGTATTGTTGGATTAAAGATATTAAAAAATTGAAAAAATTTGGATTTCATAAAAATCAAATTTTGTTTATAGATGATACAGCAGCTGGTCTTCAAAAAAGTTATGGCAATTTAATAAGAATTCCAAAATTTGTTGGAGATCCAAATGACAATCTTCTTCAGAAGTTATTAATTTATTTAGATGAAATTGGCGATACTGAAAATGTCAGAAGCATACAAAAAAGAATATGGAATACAAAGTGATATCATTTAGAGAAACATGTAAAAATATTGCATCGCTCCAAAGATATTCAAGAGGGTTGGTTGGATGCGCATGTCCTACATGTCGTAACGGCTCAGAGAGATATATCGCCTATGAAGCAAATGGAGGTACGATGATTAGCCCTCGTACTTTCTGTTTTTCTACCAGAGTACGAATGTCAAATCGGCATCAAAACAAAAATATAAAAACCAATCTTTATGAAAAATAAAACAACAAAAACATTAAAAAAAATAATGATATCAAACATTATACTCGCCACAATATCATTTATATTGGCAACTATATTTTTGTATTATTATTTGTTTTTAAATTTTATTACCTTAATATTTCTTGGAGTTACTCAAATTCTGCTTTATAAAAATAATGAATTAGTTATTAGCTCGATGCCAATTAATTCGGAGAATAAAAATGAATAAAATAAAACTATCTAACAAAATCGAAAGTCCTGAATCTAAAATTAGAGAATTAAAACAACAAAATGAAAAACTTCAATCAAAAATTGAATCTCTTGAAAAGGGTCGGGCAGCCATATTGAAAGAAAATTTTGTTCTTAAATCAAATAGAGAAAAAATTATATATAAAATAATTTATTTTCGACCAACTTTGACTGGCGAGAACAAATACCCAGTAGCAAGATTACTTAAGTTAGACTTAAAGGGCTTAGAAGTATTGCCACTAATCGTTCATAAAACTAAATATAAATTTGTTCCATTAATAGAAGATATTCTTAATCTGGGTTTAGACATTATTTCTTCTTCTAATAACTGGGATAAATTGCCGGAATCTATTGGCCCACACTTTGAAATGGGCCAAGAATGCTCTTGCACTGAAAAGCTTAAACTGGTATGATTGATCATGGCTCGGAGAATCCCGAGCCCTTACAAACAAAGGAACAAAAATATGTTTTCAGCACTAAAACAAAAAGCAATTGAAAAAGCAGCCAATGTAGTTATTTCCGTTCTAAAACAAGACATTACAATGTTATTGGGAACTGATGCACGTCCAGAAGATATTGAAATTATCTCTGCATATTTTGATGACGGTGCAGCTTTAGCGAATGTAAAGTCTGCATTAGAGAAAGCAGGAATTATTTGAAGATAACAGATAAGACTTATGATAAAACACTTGAAAGGTCTTTTATCTTTTAAAATGAGTTGGTTATGTAGAGACTGTAATATAAATACCAATGTTATTGGTGAGTATTATATGATTCAAAATGATTTATGGATACAGGTATGTGGCGAAGATTATCATCGCATGTTTTGTATTGGCTGCGTAGAAAAAAAAATAAAAAGAAAACTGACAAAAAACGACTTTACAAAATGTCGTATAAATGATGTAGAAGACCTAAGCTCAATTGGGTTTATTGATTTAAAAAAATCAAAAAGGCTTCTAAATAGACAAGGATTTCTTTAGGTATGAAATACTTTACATATACAATTGAAAAAATAGATAACGAAACCGCAGAATTTAAACATATTGAAGTAATAAATGAAAAAGACATTCCAAAAGGTGTTCCTTTATTTAGTTCAGTAGAAAAATCACAGAAATATTGCGATCATACATTATTCAATCCTACTCGTCCAAATCCAATAATTCCTGATAAACTTTCATAAAAGACAAATTATGACAGCAAATAAAAAAGAAAATTCTCAATCTCTTGCCGTGCGTTTTAATAAATGTATGGTTGTTAGAGGCATTCAAGACATAGTCTATTTTACATTTAGTAAAGAACAACCACTTCTTAATCTTGAGAATCTGCATGCAGGATATGAAAAATTCAATGACAATGATTTTAAAATTGTTACTGTAAAAAATAATGGGCCAAAATTGGCAAGAAAATTAGGCTGGTTTTTCAAAATTATGATTGTAAATTCTAACAGCAAATTAAATGATGGCCCATTTTTTTATGTTGATGATTTAGATTTTCAATGCAAAGAAATTCAAATAACCAATTCATTATTCTTAGAAATGGTCGATTCAAAATGATTTGCATTATTTTTTCTGCCTTTATTGGGTGCGGTATTGTAGCAGCCGTTTTGATTATAGTCCTAACTATTTATTTTGGTGCTGAATTCGAAAAGCATCCTCCAAAATGGGGAATCACTTCCCTTATTGTACTTACACTTTTAGGTGGAGCATCTTGTGGGGCTTATCATTCCAATGAAGCGAAATGCCTCTCTCACAATCCATTACCAACTAATTCTGCACTAGATCATTTAAATTAATTAAATTAAAAGCATTAATTAAATTAAAAGCATTAATTAAATTAAAAGCATTAATTAAATTAAAAGCATTAATTAAATTAAAAGCATTAATTAAATTAAAAGATAATATTGATCTCATGACTTGTAAAGGCTTTGAGATCAATTTATTTTAACTTAATAGCAAGTCAAAAAAATTTAATTGTCTTGACTTTATCCCTGAGAATTGATATACCTTTGTCTCATCTTCCCATAAAAGGAAATTATGTTTAATCCATCAAACGTTTCAGAATCAGCCCGAAAAATTATTGTTAAAGCAGTTGAACAAGCAAAAAGACTAAAACATCAGGAGTTTACAACCCTTCATGTTTTGGCTGTGCTTATTCATGATGAAAAAAATAAGGCTCTAATTAAAAATGCAGGAGGTTCTCTTAAAGACATTTCTTTGAGTCTGAAAGAAGAACTAACAAAGATTCCTAGAACCAATAGGTTTGGTGATCCCAGAAATTCAAGCGATATTGAAGAAATGCTTAATGTCGCTGCAACAAAAACAAAAAATACAATATCTGTTGACCATTTAATTCTTGCAATGATGGAATTAAATGCTACCAAACATATTTTAGAAGGACTTGATCTCAATAAAGTTGTGTCGCCCAAAGAATATGGAGAAGAGCTATCAAATTATACCAGGGACCTCACCAGGCTTGCAAGGCAAGACCAGCTCGACCCTGTAATTGGTCGAGATCAAGAAGTTCGTCGGGCAATTCAAACTTTAAGCCGAAGAAATAAAAATAATCCTGTTATTATTGGAGAGTCTGGGGTTGGTAAAACGAGCATCGTTTTTGCAATCGCTCAAAGAATTGCAAAGAATGATGTTCCTGATTCTCTAAAAAATATTACCATTTTGCAGCTTGATCTATCAAGCCTTGTGGCAGGAGCCCAGTTTCGAGGACAGTTTGAAGAAAGACTAAAAGGAGTTATTACCTCCATTTCAAAAGCAAAAGATATCATTTTATTTATTGATGATCTTCATAACATTATGGGAACAGGTTCAAGCGAGAGTGGCCAAGATGCTGCAAGCATTCTAAAACCAGCTTTGGCCAATGGAGAAATTCGTTGCATTGGCGCATCTACAACTGATGCATACAAAAAATATATTGAAAAAGATCCACAGCTAGAGCGACGATTTCAGTCAATCCGAATCAATGAGCCATCAATTGAAGATTCAATTGCCATTTTGCGAGGATTGCGCGATAAGTTCCAAAATCATCATGGATTAACTATTCAAGATTCTGCCCTTATTGCAGCAGCAAAACTAAGTGCTCGATATATTCAAAACAGAAGTCTCCCAGACAAAGCTATTGATTTGGTTGATGAGGCTTGCGCAGAATTGAAAATGGATATCGAAAGTCTTCCGGCTGTTATCGATGAAAAAGAACGAAAAATTCTTCGGTTGAATGTAGAATCTTCATCCCTTGAAGAGTCAAGAAAAAATAAAGAACGAAAAATCAAAATAAATAATGAAATTAAAAAATTAGAATCTGAAGTTGAGAAAATGAGAGCTTCTTGGGAAGAAGAGAAAACAGCAATTGGCAAAATAAAATCAATTACTGAATCAATAGAGGCATTGAAGAATTCCGTCAAAAATGCTGAAAAAGATGATAATCTTGATTTGGCAAAAAATATTTTGAATGTTGATATTCCTCAACTAGAAAAACAGTATTCAAAATATGCCGATCTTCTGAAAAAGATTCAAGAGTCAGGATGTAGCTATCTTCGAGACAAAGTTGAAGAAGCAGATATTGCAAAAGTTATTTCTTCATGGACAGGAATTCCTGCTGAAAAAATGCTTCAGCAAAAAACCCAAAGTTCTCTTATGTTAATGGAAGATAGATTGCATGAAAGAGTTGTTGGGCAACACCCAGCAATTTCTGCGATTTCTGATGCTATTCGCCAAAGCCGCGCAGGACTAACCGATCCAAAAGCGCCGGTCGGAACCTTTCTGTTTCTTGGTCCTAGCGGTGTTGGCAAAACCGAATTAGCCAAGGCTCTTGCTGAATTCTTATTTGATGATGAATCAGCAATTGTAAGAATTGATATGAGTGAATACATGGAGAAACATTCTGTTTCCCGTTTGGTAGGTTCTCCTCCTGGATATGTTGGATATAGTGAAGGAGGGCAATTAACTGAAGCTGTACGACATCGACCATATTCAATTGTTCTTTTAGATGAAGTAGAAAAAGCACATCCAGATGTTTGGAATATCATGCTTCAAGTTTTTGATGAAGGAAGATTAACAGATACTCAAGGAAGAACAGTTGATTTTACCAATACAATAATATTGTTAACTTCAAATATTGGCTCAGAGCTTTATTTTCAAGATCATGACGAAGAATCTCTTAGCGAAGCGAGAGATAAGTTGCTTCAAAGCAAATTTCGACCAGAGTTTCTAAATAGAATTGATTCAATGATTTACTTTCATCCTCTTTACAAAGAGCACATGATAAACATTCTTGATATTCAAATGAAATCTCTTCAAAAAAGACTTGGTGAAAGAGATTTAAGTTTAGAACTTTCAACTGAAGCTCGTGAATGGTTAGCTGAAAATGGATATGATCCAAAATATGGCGCACGACCTTTAAAGAGGCTAATGAAACAAGAAATTTTGAAACCTCTTTCTGAATATCTTCTTACAAACAATGTAAAACAAGGAACCGTTGTCAAAATGGTTCTTAGTGAAAATAAATTAAAGATCAAATAAAGGATTAAAAAATGCTAAATGGATTAATTGTTAATGGCCGTGGAACCAAATGTTATTATGTAAATAATAAGCTTCATAGAGAAGATGGGCCTGCTATTGAATGGGTGAACGGCGAGAAACAGTGGATTATTAATGGACATCTTCTTCATAGAGAAGATGGGCCTGCCATTTTAATGCCAGACGGAAGAGAATATTTCTTTTTAAATAATATTGAATATTCTAAAGAAGATTATTGGCAGGAAATTAAAAAGAGAAAATCTCTTAATAATATTCTTTCAAAATTTTGCCGAAATATTAAAGAGAGATTTATATGATAAATAATAAAATTTATATTAACAAACCAAATATTTCTCAAAATAGATGGTATTCAATTGGAAATGATACAGAAGCCATGAACGTTCCAGGAGGATGTATTATAAAATCTATTCTTATCAAATCAAAACAAATCATAAATTATCATAGAGGAAATGTTTTTAATGAAGATATTCCAGCTGGAATATCGACTTTATTTCTTCCAGATATATCTGTTGTAAAATGGTATAGTTTAGAAACTTTTATGGATGAACAATCTTTTAGATTGGGGATTGTTGCAACTCCAAATTTTGAACTTGAAAAAACAATAAATACATTTAATGAACCTCAAAAATTCTTTATGGCAGATGAGGACACCCCACAAGAACTAGAAAAACCTTCTGATGAATTTATTAAAAAAATAATAGAAAATAAAACAAAAATATACAGGTGGGAATAAAATATGAAAAATGGATTAATTATTGATGAATCTGGAACCAAATATTATTATTTAAATGGTCTTCTTCATAGAGAAGGTGGTCCTGCTGTTGAATTTCTAAGCGGAAATAAATTTTACTATCTTCATGGAAAACTTCATCGAGAAGGAAATCTTCCTGCCATTGAATGGCCAAATGGAGAAAAGACTTATCTTGTTTATGGAAAATATCATAGAGAAAACGGTCCAGCTAGAGAGTTTGCTAATGGAAATCATTATTACTTAAATCATATAAGATTTTCCGAACAAGATTATTGGGAAGAAATCAAAAGAATAAAATCTCTCAATTTTATTTTTTGCGAATACTTGAAAAAAATAATAAAAAATAAAACAAAAATATATAGATGGGAATAAAAATGAAGAAAACTGGAATTTTTATTAAAATTAGTGATAAGGCTAAGCGACATTATTTAAACGATTTTCTTCACCGAGAAGACGGGCCAGCAATTGAATTCCCAAATGGAAATAAAGAATATTATATAAGTGGAATTGAATATCTTGAAGAATATTATTGGAAAGAAATTAAAAAGAGAAAGTCTCTTAATTATATTCTTTCAAGCATTAGAAAAAAATATAACGAACCCGATGTTATATTTTCAATGCATTCACCCGATTATAAACCCAAAGTTTTAAATTGTCTTGTTCAAAAAAATCGATGGACGCCTTGACACAACATGAAAGCAATGCTAACCTCTTATCATGAGCCATCTTCTTCAATACTTAAACCTTAATCATTCCAAAAGTGATTATGAAGCCATTAAAAATGATTTTTCTCAAAAATTTGGAGTAAATGTCAAAGAAGAAGATGGATTTTTTCTTTTTAAATATGGAATGATTACGGCCAATTGGGGAGAACCAATTACGAAAGAATGTCGTGGCTCAATCCTAAGAAATGAAAATGGAAATTGGGCCTTTATGGCCCGACCATTTGATAAATTTTTCAATCAGCATGAAGGACATTGCCCCATCTTTGATCCAAAGGTTTTTAATGAAAGGTTGCCAAATTTAAGTTTGGCAATTAAGTCAGATGGGACATGCATTCAACTTTGGCATTCTGGAATTGAATGGAAAATTTCTACTCTTGGCTCAATCACGACATTAAATGCTCACGAAGCAAATAAAACATTTGAACAACTTTTTTTTGATACAATTGGAGACATTTTTTGGGATAAATTAAACCAAGAATTTACATATATTTTTGAGCTTTGCACAGAAGAGAACAGAATTGTTACAAAGTACCCTTTTGATCATGCTGTTTTGTTGGGAGCAAGAAATCGTAATTCTGGGGGGTATGAATGTAATATTCAGCTTTATGATGAAATATTATATGGGGCATTTTCAGAAGCTAATATTGTAACTTCTCATAGAGTTTTCCCTGGGTTGCTTGGTTATAAATCACTAGAAGATGTTAAACTCTTTGTTGAGAAAATGTCAGAGATAGAAGATCATGGAAAATATCCTGAAGGATATGTTGTTTATGATGAAAATTTGTGTCCAATCGCCAAAATGAAGAATGCAAAATATGTTAGCCTTCATCATGTTGGTGGTGGAGATATTGAGCACAGCAAAAATCAAATTATTGATTCAATATTTTTAGGATTTATTGATGATGTTTATGATGTTCTTAGCGATCGATTAAAGTTATTTGCAGACGAAATTAAGCATAATGCTTCAGAAATCGAACTAAATGCAATGAATGTTGCAGAACTTATTTCAAAGAATGAATTTTCATCCAGGAAAGATTTTGCGATTTTTGTGCAAAAGCATGCTGATCAAAAGATTCAATCATTCTTCTTTAAGAATTCAGCAGAATTTATGACAAATCAAATTGATGATGTTTTGTCAAAATTTGAATTGTGGCTAAAAGAAAATTACAAAAAGTTTGAATGGAAAAACAAAAACTAATTTATAAGGAATTATAAAAATGAAAAATGGATTAATTATTGATGAATTTGGAAATAAGAGTTATTACCTAAATGATAGACGTCATAGAGAAGATGGACCAGCATTTGAAAATATAAATGGAGACAAACAATGGATGATTCATGGAGAAACTCATCGTGATGGAAATCTTCCTGCAATAGAATGGGCGACCGGAAAGAAAAATTATTATATTAATGGACGGCTTCACCGAGAAAATGGACCTGCCATTGAATTTTCAGATGGGGATAAAGAATATTATTTAAATGGAGAAAGATATTTTGAAGAAGCTTATTATTGGGAAGAAATTAAAAGAAGAAAATCTCTAAATTATATTCTTACCGGGCTGAACAACCTGGTCGCCGTCATCAAAAAGTAGTTATAAATATGAGAAATGGATTAATTATTGACGAATTTGGAAATAGGCGACATTATTTAAATGATATTCTTCATCGAGAAGATGGACCCGCTTTCGAAGATAAAGATGGAACTAAAGCTTATTTTATTCATGGAAAGTTTCATCGAGACGGAAATCTTCCTGCTATTGAATATTTTAATGGAGATAAATCTTATTATATAAATGGCCAATATCATAGAGAAGATGGACCAGCTATTGAATATATAAAAAGAGGATATAAAGCTTATATCTTAAATGGAAAAGAATTCTCTGAACAATATTATTGGGAAGAAATCAAAAAGAGAAAATCTCTCAATTATATTTTAACAAATCTAAAAAAATAATAATTTATGCAACAAATAATATTTATATTTGCAATTACAGTTTCTTCTATTCCTTTCATTTTGGTTTTATTGTCAATACTAAAATGGAAAAAATGGACCAAAATCTTAATAGATGATGAAATGGACGATGAAGAAATTTTGGAGGAAGAAGAAAATGGAAAAATTAGATTAAAAAATTATTTAGTTGATTTATTAAAGGGCTCAAATCTAAATGAAAATGAAATTTCACTTCTTACCAATTTATATATTTCTAATTTATTAAAATACCCTAATCCTTTTATCTATAGTGATGGAGACAAAAATTTTTGTTTTGAATGGATTGATGGTGATTCCTCTATTGTCCTCCATTTTAGTGAAAAATTCCTAAAAGGAAGCTCAACAAACTTTGTTTCAAATGAATATAATAATTACAATTTGCCATGGACTTATATTGTTGATAATAATGAGTCGTTTGAAAATTTATTAAAATGGCTATTTGAGAAACCTAAAGAATTAGAGCCCCATCCTTCAATTATAGAAGATGATCTAACTCCAATAATTTAATCTTCCATTCTTTCCTTGCGATCAGGGCGAACGGTGCTATACTGAATCCATGACCATCATGAACCTTTTGGAAGCACTAAACAGTCAGCCTTGGCTATCAATGGGCACCCTTGTCGAGCTAACTGGTTCTGACCCTGTTATCTTGCGTGTACAGCTCGCCAGTCTTATCGAGTCTGGTGAAGTAAAGAAGACTGGAGAGAAGCGCGGCACAAAATATGGAATGGCAACAAACGAAGCCCCAGCAAGCAACGCTGGGCTTGACTACAAGGCAGAAATTCTAAAGGTTCTAGAAGAAGAAAAAGGTCGAGTTTCTCGCAAGCTTTTGTGCGAGAAAATTGGAACTTATGATGCAAAAATTCGACCTTCTCTTTTGGAGCTTGTTGAGAAGAAAATTGTTCTCGATAACAATAAAAAGAAGGGCCAGCTTTTTTGGCTTGCTCGTCATGAATCAGAAGGACTAATTGAAGAAATAGTTGAAGAGGAAAAGGTAGAAGCACCAGAAAAAATTGACCGAACAAATTTGGAAAGCCTTCCAAAAGTAAAAGACCCAATTGAACTTGTTCGGCTTGGGCTTTCGCAGCTTCCTACTGGCCCCAAAGCCGCCCTTACAATTGAAGAGCTTAAGTCTCACATTATGTCATCTGCTCGTCATGATTTTTCACATAGCACGGTTTCAGATGCTATTCATGCCCTTAAAAAAGATGAGTCTTATGGCCGACTAAAGCACGAATTCCGAAATTATAATGGTAATCGCGTTTTTTATTGGGTTGAATAACTATGTCATCTAAAGAACTTAGTCCATATAAGTCAATAACCAAAACAAACCAATCGATATGTGCAAATTGTGATTATTGCTTGAAAAAAACTCTGAATGAATATATTCATTTTCATAGCGATCAATGGAAATGTTCTTTGGCTCTAATAAGGCCAGATTATGTGTCAGGAGACCATGTATATGGCTTTTGTAAGGACATTAATGAAAATGGAGATTGTTCCAATTATAAGGAGAGTCTGCCAGAAGTTAAAGTTACATTTTGGCGAACATTTTGGCGAAAAATAAAAATTTGGTGGCTATTACGCTAATAAAAATTCCATAAAAAGAGATTACAAACAAAAGAAAGCCAACAAAAATATGATCATTGACAACGTTCTAAGTTCATGTTACTCTCGTTCAATGCAGCATTGCTTTATGATTCAGAGTAAAAAACACCCTCTTGTTTACTTTCGAAATGAAAGGGCCAGATTCTGGGCGGATAACACAGTAAAAATGGGACAAACTTGCACAGAACACATTGCAAATTTGGCTTCTTATAAAAAAGAAAATTATCTAATTGTGCATCCAGAAGAAAATGAGAAGGACATTCCATTTGATTACGAAGGACATGTAATTCGTTATAATCCAGAACCTGCTAATTTTTCAAACTAAAATTAGAGGAAGTGTATAAAACTCCTTTTATATATTGTAAATTAGCCATTCCCGATAAATAAATCGGTTATATAAAAATAGAAAGAGAAGAAACTAATATGTTAACTAATAAAATCAAAACCAAAAATACTATAATTGCTGCAATTTTTGCAACCATGCTTACTGCATGTTCAGGAACTTCATGCAGCCCAACCGACGATGTTGATGCTGTTGAAACTTCAACCACTGAATCATCATCAGGCCCTGATCTTGGCTCTACTGAGACCGGAGATGGAGATGGAGATGGAGATGGAGATGGAGATGGAGATGGAGATGGAGATGGAGAGCCATCACTTTCAGAGCCACAGGCAATGGAAACCAATCCAACAGTAATTATTGTTAAATAATAAATAAAATCTTCAGAATGTCGTCACAAAATATGTTTTCAATTCCACAAGATAGTAAATCTTCAATAGCCGTTGAAGGAGATCGTTATATTCTTTGTAGATTTAATCTCCATTACGGAACAATAGTAGAAGATTCTTCTAATTTTTTGGAAGAAATGCTAAGAAGCATTCCGAACTTTTTTTGTGGCGACGATTCTGAAGATTTATATGTTTGTGAAGTTTATGAATGGTGCCAAAGCTCTAGAGATCCATCAGATTCTAATCCATCAAAAATGAAAACTTTGTTCAAAATTGAACACTTAAATGATCCTTCTGAATAAGAATAACAATTATGCAAATTTTAATGACAGATAAAGATATTGAAATCTTGAATAAGTATGATGATTCATGTCGGGCGCGTGCAATGCTAGAATTAGCAATTGTTGATTGTTTAATTGACGAAGCTAAAAAAACTGGGCATATTTTAAAGATTATTGATGACGAGAAATATGAAGAAGATAAGGAAGACATTTATTATGATGAAGATATAAAAGATCTTCTATTTAATTTAGATGAGGCAATTGTTTATATTTTTGAAAAAGAATCTGATGAACCTATTGGATCAATTTTTCTTGTGTTTGGAAATTATGGATATGATTTGATTTCTGATTATAGTACCAAAATAGAAAATTTCCTTGCTCCTGTCCTTGAACTTTCCAAGAAACTTGGAGCATAAATTATGTCAAATAATTTACTTGATCAACTAAATAAAAACAGAGCAATAAAAGAAGATTTTGAACGGCGAGAACTAGAAGTCGCAAAAACATCAGAATTTTTGCGGCTTAATAAAGCAGTAAAAACATTTATTTTTGACATTAAACATCATGGTTCAATAAAAAATAGTGTAGAGATTTCAGGCTTGGAATATTTATCAAAATTAGAGGTTATAGCTGAAGTCCATAACATATCAACAGAATTAGAAGTCCAATTTATGATTCATCAACCGGATCAAAAAATTCCAGGCAAAAAGATTTACACTGTTAGAATTATTGGTTCATAAATAAAGAAAGTTCAAAAATGTCAACCGCAAAAAATCTTGAAAAAGATAAAGACTTTAAAGAGGATTTTTTAAATCCAAAAAAAATAAAATCAACAAATAAAAAATCCTCTTATAAAAAAGAGAAACCGGTCTCACATTTTCCAATTGATTCAAATATCGATAATAAATCATTGTCAGATTTGATGGATGAATTTGCTGCTGCATATTCTGTTGTTAGTTCTGCCGCTCTAAAAGTTTTAGAGCATAAATCAACAATAAAGAATTTTCTTCTTGAAAACTTTTCTAAAAACTGGGCGAGAGAAAAAGAAAGACCGCCAACAAGAACATGGAAAGCGTTACGATCAAGTGTTGATTATGTGATGACAAGTTATGTAAATTTTACTGCTGAAAAGCAAGAAAAAATTGAAAAAGAGCTTAAGCTTGATATGAGTGATCAATTTGAAATAACCGGATTTAAAATTGATCTTGAAAAAATTAAACAAAATGAAGTTTATTTCAATGCATTTCTAGATTTTGTGTCGAAAATCTCAAAAGAAGATCTTGATAGTGATGAATTTATTTCGAGAACTTTTAAGTTAAAAGAAGATTTCTTTAATAATTTGGCAGAATTTTGCGACCATAATCCAGATCGCCTATATAAAATGTTGCAAATTCTTGAACCTCGTGCAAATTTTAAAAATATTCTAACTTCAGATAGTGAAGAAAATTTATTTGATTTTGTAAAAAATTTATAGGAAAATATTATGATGGGAAACATTATTAGAGACGGATTGATCATTAATCAATATGGAACGAAATTTTATTACTTAAATGATAAATTTCATCGAGACGGAAATCTTCCTGCCATTGAACGGAAAAATGGAGATAAAGAATATTGGATTCACAATAAACTTCATCGAGAAGATGGCCCCGCTTGTGAATATACATATGGAAAATTTTATTTTTTAAATGATCAAGAATATTCTGAACAAGACTATTGGAAAGAAATTAAAAGGATAAAATCTCTTAATTATATTCTTTCAAATATTTCAGGATATAAAAAAGCTACGTTCTGCTTTGCAGATTGTTTGGGTCGCCCTAATGAAATCCATGAAGTATTTCAAAATTCGAGGGGAGATTGGGGGGTTCGCGGAGGTTTAGAACCTTTACGAATGGCAGATAAAGTTGTTACTGAAGATGGAATTACTATTAAGGATCGCTATAATTAATGACAACGCACGAACTCAAGACTTGGCCAAGTCCGTTTCAATCGGTGCTCGATGGTTCCAAGCGAGCCGAGTTTCGTCTTGCTGATCGCCAACAATTCCAAGTTGGCGATGTCCTACATCTGCGCGAGTACAGGCCGTTTGAGCGCTGGCCAGAAGCTATTATCATCGACGGTCATAGCGAAGGCTATACTGGTCGAGAGTTGACTTGTGTCGTCACACATATCGTTAAAGGTGGCCATTTCGGCATCCCAGCTGGATATGTGATGATGTCAATCTCAGACGTTAAAGTCGTTAAAGACATTTGACATCTTCTTTTGGCATGCTATTCTGTTAGTGAAGGGGGCACTATATGTCTCAAACTAAAACGATTGACAAGTCTGAATTTAAATTAAAGAGGCCAAAAAAATATGTTGTACTTTTTCATAATGACGACTACACGCCAGCCACATTTGTAGTCGAACTATTACAAAAAGTATTTCATAAAACAAGAGAAGAAGCAGAATTTATTGCTTCTGAAACACATAAAAAAGGAATTGGAAGCGCAGGTTCATATACATATGAAATTGCTGAAACCAAACTTCTAGAAGTTACCAATATTATAAAGCTTACTGAGCATCCTCTACTTGTAACAATTAAAGAAGAATAAATTATGAAACCTTCATATCCAGAACTCCTAAAAGCATTCAAACTTTCTTGCAAATTTTCTTGTAATCAAGAAAAATCAAAAGAGTCGCAAGAATATATCAAACAAGTTATTGAAAGACTTGTCCAATCTGAGGATGTCGACCAAGATCTATCACGCCACTGGAAAGAAAAGATGGCAGCAGAGAGGGCAGCAGAACAACGTATTGCCAGCCGCTCCTATTCCCCGAATGACTCGGCAATGGATACAGGACACTTTTGGCCTGAGCGATATTGAAAGCTACAAATTAGCGATAAAAAAGTTTTATTTATGACAATATTTGAGAATCTAAACACTATCGAAATGGCATTAAATGCACTAAATAGTATCGCTCCACTTGCTGCGAGAGATGCTATTATAGCACTTGAATCGTTGCGAACTAAATTGGATTTGAAAAATAAAGAAAATTATGATCCAGTTTTATTGGATCGTATTTTCGGCCCCGGTAAATTAACCAACATAGATGAACGCGCTCGTGCCTCCACTAAAATTTATGTTTGCTCTACATTTCAAATTAGTGAATATTCACCAAAAGCAACTGGACGCTGCCTTACTTCTTGGGAGGCATATAGAACATATGGATTAGATATTTTAGTCGAAATTGAAAAAGAGGGTCAAGCTTTACTTCCAGGACAACCATCCAAAAAGGAATAAATAATGTCACTCAATCTTACTGTTAATTATGTGGACCAAGACACTGGCATTTCCATAAACATTCCCATTCTTCAAGTTGGGACTATCGACACCAAAAATATTCTAAAAGATCATAAAACAGAAATTGGCTCACCTACCAATTTACAAGTTCTAAATAAATATAAAGAGTATATTTGCAAAATCTCAGAATTTGATGAGATAAGTTATTATTTGGACAAAATCGAAGATATGCGCCTACTTAGTGCGAAACTTCTTATCTTCGCTTCATAAAAATCTTTATTCAGAAAGAAATAATATGTCAGTCATTGAATTCGTTTTTTTTGTTTTTTCTTTTATTTTTGGATTTTTAATTTTAAGATTATTTCTATTAATGAATCATCTACAGAATAAAATTTTTGATCTTGAAGAAAAAGTTATTCTATTAAAAAAATGTTTAAAAATGAATAATTTAACGCTAAAATCAAAGCCTTCTTCCAAAAAAATTATCGATATCTAAAAATTGGAGATAAAAAGCATAGCACCTTCTCCATTGACATGCGTTCAGAAGGTGCTATGCTTTAGCATGGCCTTCAACCTACAACAACAAAACTAGAAAGAAAAATGAACTTTATTTCACATGCAGTTAGGGTTGTTTTTATCTACTGGCTTCATATGCTCTGGGGTTCTGCCATTGCATTTGCTTTCGCCTATTTTGTTTACAGTTTTATCCTTGAAGTAATCAAGGCTTCATAAGAAAGAAAAAATGACTATTGGAATCATTATTTTCATTGCGATTACAGTTATTGGAACGCTCGCATCACAAGGAGATGCAAATGGTGGTCTTTCAATTCTAAAATATATTTTTGCATATATTAGCATCATCATTCTTCTTATTTTTGCATGCGCAACTGCTTATGCATACTTAATTCATCACCTTTGGAACCTTTAATCTAAAAAAGGATAAAATATGAAAGACTCAAAAATTCCTGAAGATGTAAATTTTGGTGAAAATATGGAATATTTCCAATACAATGGAGACATTATGTATGCACCAACGATTGACAAAGTGGCATCTGTTGGTGATATTTTAGAGTATGAAAAAAAAGGATATATTGGACAAATCAAATTCAAGGGACTTCGTTCTCTTCTTGAAATCTCCCCAAATGGAGAAATCAAACTATGGGATGCTTTTCGAAATCGTCTTTATATTGAATTGTCCGAAGGACTAAAATCCGATCTTCTTGAACTTCATGGAAGTCTAAAGTCATTAACTCATCTTGTTTTGGATGGAGAATTCTTCTTGGATGAAGGAAAATACAAAGATCGATTTATCGCAAATGATGTCTTAGTTTGCGAGGACAACTATCTTGTTGACATGCCGACTCTAGAAAGGTACAATGTACTTGATTCAATCATGGGAGAGCAGGGAGAACTAGAAATTGAAACTGGTCTTTCTTGTTCTATTTATGTGAGAGATCACTTGTGGCAGGCAAGAACTTTTATTTATGGCCTAGCCAATGAATTTTCTCGTCTTTCAAAATCAAATCAAATTGAAGGAATGATCTTGAAAAGGTTAGATTCTGTCCTTGAAGAAGGAAATACAAAAAACAATAATGCATCTTGGAATGTCTTTGTAAAAGCCTAATATAATAAGTGTAAAATATAAATTCTGCTAAAAATTGACAAGAAATAAAAATGAACAAAAATAATACTTGGTATCACTCAACCACCGAACTTGCCTGGTCTCAGATCCAAAAAGATGGACATCTTTGGAGCATTACCCCAGAAGGAAAACGACATACTTACTTGACCAAATCTAAAGACGAGGCTGCAATGTATGGAGATATTATGTTACGTGTAATATATGATCCCACAATGGATCTTGATAATAATAATTTTTCACCAGAAACTGACGAAATGGGCGAAATCAAAGTTACTGCGCCTATTCTAATTTCAAACGTTAAAAGAATTTCATAAATTAATTTCCCCACAATCATCTGACATAAAAGAGGTCTGAGAATATTCTCAGACCTCTTTTTCATTTTGGTATACTCAAATCATGACTACATCAGCAGTTATTTTATCCATATTTTTATCATTTATTGTTTTCTCTTTTTTGTTTTATTTTATATCAAAAAAATACAATGAAAGAATTCTAAAAAATGCAATCTTAGAAAGCGAACAAGAAAAGAAGCGACTATGATCCATTTGCTCTTGATGATGGTTTTCATGGTCCATTCGGACCAAAAAAAATCGCTCTTGAAGATGGAAAATTAATATAAATTAAGGGATCAAAGGAAAAATTATGAAAATAGATTTAAATAAAAAAAATAAAAAAAATCAAAAAGATGACACTTATGTTGTTGTTACTTATACAACAAAAATAAAAATAAAGATTACAGAAGATTATTATCAATATTTAGAACAAAGGATTGACAATTATGAAGGTGAATTTAAAGATGTAAAAAACCTTATGAATGATAATGAAATACAAGCTCTTTTAGAGGAAAAGATGAATTGTATTTCAGAAAAAGATATTCAAGAGTATTTTGAATCTGCTCTTTCTGACGGATATTATTCGTCAACTATTGATTATATCGCTGCCGGTTTACAAGAGGGAGGCAGTGAACAAATAACAGAATCTTTTGATGTTGAGATGATTCCAAAAAAACCAACAACAACTAAAAAAACAAAGGCAAAAGCAAAAATTTGCCCTAAAAAATAACTTTGCTTTTCTTGGTCCTGTCTTTAAAGCTTGACATCAAAAGAGAATGAGGTTACTATCAGAAGGTCAGAACAAAGGCACCTGTCAAAATGAAAAGACTCATTCACTTCAAATTCAAAAAAAGCACAAAAGGAACTCATTGTTATGAGGAGGTAGACAGCGGGGGCCAAATTGCTATAGGTACCTTATATCTAAAAAAAGATGTACTAAGGTCTGAGCTTGGAAATGATAATGCCCCGCAAGAAATCAAAGTAACAATCGAAATATAAACTTATGTTTATTAGAAAAATAAAAGATTATGAACGAAAACGAAAAAGACAATCCAACACAAATAAAATTTGATAATGGAACAGTTGCAAAACTTGCTGGAAGATATAAGTTTGAAGATGATGATGGAAATGATCAATATCTAAAAATTTATACTGTCGAGAAGGATGTAGCCCTTAAGCCAAAAGATAGAGAGACTTATGTCCTTACTCCAACTCTGCATTGGACTCACCAATTAGGAGATAAACAGTGGCAAGCTCTCCATAAAGAAGGAAGTAAATCCATTGTACTTCATATTGATCCATGGGAAATTGGACCAATAAAGGAAGCCAATGAAATTGAAGTTTTTGATTATGCACAAAATGCATATGTTTCAAAAAGTGGTGATATTTTCAAAATCATAAAAACAACTAAAGATAATAGTTCAAAGACCAATTCATTTGATGAGATTAGCGAGAAACTGAAAGAAGAGAAAAAATATATGAGCAATACTAATTCAACCCTAGACATGATCAAAGTCGCCGGAATCGATGCGGCTAAAACCGTAGGAGCAGCACAAGTTAACGGAATGGTAACTTCTGCGATTATCAAAGGAGCAGAATCACTTGGCCTGCCAAGCGAATTTCTAGAATCCGAAAATGGCAAACGAGTTTTGGCCCTTCTTGGACCGCTCGCTATTCATTATGCGGCTGACACCCAGGCCGAATATATTGATAATCTGATTGGTGACAACGCCTCAGAAAACATTAAAGAGGGTTGCAAATTTGCGACTCAGGCCGCGCTCCAAGATGTTATGGAACCTCTTCTAGAGTTCTTGGTTCCACTTCTTAAAGAAATTGCTTCTGCTGGGGCCGCTACTGTAGGCAATGTCGCAAAAGGTATAGGAACGCCGGCTGCAACCTCAAGCCCAGCAACTGACAAAGTTCAAGAGCTTCTAAACAAAAAGACAAAAGTCGCCGCCAAATAATTTCCTTGGAAGCTGGTTGAATCTTCAACCAGCTTCCAAGGTTAAAAGGACCAAAAAAATGAAAAATGGAATAATTATTGACAAATACGGCACTAAACGCCATTATTTAAATGATATGCTTCATCGGGAGGGAAATCTTCCTGCTGTTGAATGGAAAGATGGCACTAAGCATTATTATGTAAATGATGAGCTTCATAGAAGCGATGGGCCAGCAGTTGAAGGACATATGTTTTATACTTATTTTATTCATGGGAATCTTCATAGAGAAGACGGCCCAGCAAGAGAAGAAAATTGGAATGGGAAAAAAGACTGGGCTCTTGATGGCATAGAATATTCCGAAAAAAATTATTGGGAAGAAATCAAAAGAAGAAAATCTCTTAATTATATTCTTGCAAAAATTGCAGACAAACTCAAAGGATCCTCAAAATGAAAAAAACAATAAAAACATTTATATTGGCAATTGGCATTTCAACCTGCATTTCTGCTTGCTCAAATCAAGAGCCAAGCAATGAATTTCTTCAAAGAAACGGAGAAACATGTCTTATTGATTTCATTGACCCTCAAGACAAAGAAGGATTTGTTGATGAATTTGAGCTTCGAGGAATAATTACTGATTATGAAAAAACTTGGGCTGACAGAAATTTTCGACCGGTAGATTCATTTTATTCAGAGAGTAACCATCTCTATATTATGAATGGAGATTGTCCATTCGTATTAGATTTCAATATTGAAAATATTGAACCTTCTACATTTTATAGTGTCCCAGCTCCAATTGTTTTAGAAGACCTTGGACATGGAGATTATTCAACGTCAAATTTTCCAAATGATCCACTTTATAAGCATCAATGGAATTTTGAAAAGCTTGATATGGAAAAAGCTTGGAAAAATTCAAAACAAGGAGAAGGAGTAATAGTTGCAGTTATTGATACTGGTGTTGCATATAAAGACTATGAAGGGCATGCTGCTTTAGAAGATTTAAATAATACAAAATTTACTAAAGGAGTAACTTTTAGTTCAGGGTTGCCTGATGGCTTAGACGATCATTCTCATGGGAGTCATGTTGCAGGCACAATCGCCCAGTCAACCAACAATGGACGCGGGGTCGCTGGCATCGCTCCAAAGGCCACCATAATGCCCCTAAAAGTGCTGAGCGCTCAAGGCTATGGTTCTGTCGAAGATATCGCATCTGCCATTAGATATGCAACTGACAACGGAGCCAAAGTTATCAATATGAGTCTCGGTGGACCATCACCTTCTAAAATTATGGAAGATGCTGTAAACTATGCTTATGAGCATGGAGTAACTGTTGTTTGCGCAGCAGGAAACGATAACTCAAGGCATGTTGGATATCCTGCTGGTTATGATAATTGTATTTCTGTTGGAGCGACTGACAAAAATGATGATCGTTCTTTTTATTCAAATTATGGAGACGGAGTAACCCTTTCGGCTCCTGGAGGAGATACAAGAATTGATCCATTTGATGGAATTCTTCAGAACACAATAAATCCACGAAAACCATCTGAAGCTGGCGCTTATTATGCCTATCAAGGGACTTCAATGGCAGCTCCCCATGTTGCTGGAGTTGCCGCTCTAATAATTGGAGAAGGAGTCCTTGACCCTGCTGAAGTTGAAAGGATTTTAGTAGAAACTGCAACAGATATTGAAAATAAGGATATGGGCTCCGGCCTTCTAAATGCCAACATGGCCGTTATTGAAGCGAAAAAAGAAAATGGCGTTGGTGGTTGGCACACTTGGAAAATTATCCTTATCGGGGGTCTAATTGTTATTTTACTTGTCTTTATTGGGTATAAGAGCTATAATGCCATAATGTCAATTGAAAAAGATTATGATAAATATTATGGAGATTCTTTAGAAGAAGATGATATTGGATAATGAAAAATGGATTAATTGTTGATAGCTTTGGAGACAAGCGATATTTTTTAAATGATCTCCTTCATAGAGAGGATGGTCCTGCTATTGAGTGTCCAAATGGTGATAAGTCTTGGTGGAAAAATGGAAACCTTCATCGAGAAGGAGATCTTCCTGCTATTGAATATTCAGATGGAGACAAATTTTATTATGTCCATGGAGAACTTCATCGAGAAAACGGTCCAGCTAGAAAGTTTGCTAATGGAGTTAAGTATTTTTATTTAAATAATATAAAGTTTTCAGAAAAAGATTATTGGGAAGAAATCAAGAAAAGAAAAATTATAAAACAAGAACTTGTAGAGAAATTAGGTACAATAATTAAAAATATACCCAAAAGGGATAATGAAATAATTTTATCAAAAATAGAACAAGATGAAATTATAAAAATGCTTGATCTCGCATGGGCCATTATTACCAATGCTGATAGTGGAAACTGGGATAAAGATTTAGACTGGAATCAAGCTGCTTCCGAATGGAGAGATCGACTTTTTGAGTGGCAACGCATATCTCCATTGTATGCTGGTTACATAAAGTCACTCAAATCAAAAGAAAAAGAAGAAATTATGGCAATCAAAAAAACAAAAAAATCAAAAAAAACAATTAAATCAAATTTGTTTACAGATGCAAACATAACTTGTTATGACTATTTTATTCCAAAATGGAAAAAATTTGGGGTAAAAGAAATGAAGATAATTGCTGATGAAGAAATTGATCTTAGTTTATTTCAGCATAAAAAATTAAAATTTGCTATAATAGATGAAAATGAAATAATTGAAGTTTCAGATGAATCAGGTACAGAAGAGCACTTTTTTCCAATTTCTCTTTTGAAATCAATAGAAAAAACAGTAGGGCCAGTAATAATCGATATCGAAGAAATAGATGATCCAGATGGTTCTAATCCTGAAAATTTTTCTAATTCTCAAATAACATTTTATGAAAATTATATTGAGATAACAAATGAAGACTATGATCATCATTTGCACATTTCAAGAGAACATGCGGTAAAAATTGCTGACCTATTTTCTTCTTGGGTAAAAAATCAGTCACTAGAAAATTTCCTAAATAAAGATGAAACTGAAGACGAAACTGAAGACGAAATAGAGAAAGATCCTGACGACGAAGATGATGATGATGATGAGGATGAGGATGAGGATGAGGACAACGATATGAGTCTAGAAGCAGTTTCTGAAAGAATTAAAGAAGGAATTGTTTAAATATAAAGCCCTGACATCAGGGCTTTATTAATTGAAAGAAATAAAATGAAAACTTATCCATCGATAACCAAAGATATTATAAAAGAAAAAATTTATGCTTTTGATAAATTGGATGGCTCAAACATTCGAGTAGAATGGAATAAGAAAAATGGATTTCATAAATTTGGAACCAGAAAAAGATTACTTGATAAAAATGAGCCAACATTTGGAAGGTCTGTTGATTTATTTTTAAATAAATATTCTGAAGATTTATCAAGAATTTTCATAGAAAATAAATGGAAAAATACGATTTCTTTTTTTGAATTTTTTGGGCCAAGCAGCTTTGCTGGGGTTCATGATGAAAATGAAATACAAGATGTTGTTTTGTTTGATGTTGGAGTAGAGAAAAAAGGACTCCTTGAGCCATCTCTATTTCTAAAACTGTTTCAGAACATCTCTCATGCAGAGCTTTTATATTATGGAAATCCAAATTCTGATTTTGTTGACTCTGTAAAAAATGGAACACTTCAAGGCATGACTTTTGAAGGAGTTGTTTGTAAAGGAAAATACAGAAGCCCAGGACTTCCTTTGATGTTTAAAGTAAAAAATGAAGCATGGATATTAAAATTAAGGGATTTGTATAAAGACGATAAAAAATTTCAAGAAATGCTTTAATTTTTATGAATAATTTAAAATCATCATCTAGTCAATTTGAATCTTCTAATAAACTTGCAAATTGTCGCACTATCTTACAACAACAATCGCCACTTGGCCCATCCCAACAACAACATGCCCTACTTACTCTATTGATAGATAGATCAAAATGGCTTATGTCTGTTTATGGTTTATCTAATGGAAGTATAATGTTTGTATCTGAATTAATTAATAATTTTGAAGGTCAAATTAAGAAAGATTAATTTTATGGCAAAAAAAACTAAAAATTTATTACCGCCGCGATGGGACCTCGGACCAATCCAAGAAACCAAACAAGAAGAAGGACTAAAGGCTTCTATACACTGCATGCCGGACTGTTACGAGCTTTATTCTTCAAGCCCAGACGAGTATGGTCAGATTGATGGCGATGCTTATCGTTCGCTTTATCAATCATGCAAAATCAAAGATATGGGAAGTCATGAATATGATTTATATATTGATGAAAAAAAGCTAAGAACAGGGCTTCCAAAAAAAGGACAATGGGCCGTACTGTTTTTCCAAATTGACAAATGGGATATTATTGAAAATAAAAAACCATACATTTTTGGACAAGTTGTTGGAGTTACATACGATGGGATTGTTTTTTTGGTAAATGATTCATTGCTCTTATTTAAGAGAGATTCAATTAAAAATTTCTTTCTATTTAGAAAAAATGCTAATATAAAATTTGGAAATGATAAATATCAATTTTGTCTAAATTTGGATACAGAAGAATTGTCTTTATTTAAGAGCAATGAAGTTATTTGGTCTTGGTATTCCGCATCACAAGCAATTGACACACTAAATGCAATGCTTGCCGGCACAAGTAATGATGAAGACTATCCAGAATCAATTCCTGAAACTTGGTCAATAAGCCGATCTTGGTTCCAAATTGATGGAGAAAAAATTCTTACAAATCATGATTTTCATGAGGCGATAAATTGCTTAATGGACGCTCTAAGAGATAATAAATTTGATTAAAATAGCAAATTTGCATCCAAATATAGTATAATGATAGAATGAAGTCATCTGCAATTGAAAAAATAAATTATCAAATCTATGATTTAGCCAACAATAAATACCATTTAGATATTACATTTAAATCCGGTGATAAATATCGATATTTGGATGTTCCTTTGTCTGTGCTAAATGATTTTGTGAATTCAGATAGTCTTGGCAAGTATTTTCAAAATCATATTAAAAATAATTTTAAATATATAAAACAATATAAATAAAAGGACTAAAAAATGTTAAATGGATTAATTATTAATGAACATGGAGCCAAACGATATTATTTAAACAATCTTCTTCATCGAGAAGATGGTCCTGCCGTTGAATATTCAAATGGAACAAAAATATGGTTTTTAAATGGAGACAGGCACCGAGAAGACGGCCCTGCATTTGAAGGGCTAAATGGAAATGGACATAAAGAATGGTGGATGAACAATCTTCTTCATCGAGAAGATGGTCCTGCAATTGAATATCCAGAAGGAAGTAAAGAATATTATTTAAATAATAAAAGTTATTCTGAAAAAGATTATTGGACAGAAATTATAAGAAGAAAGTCTCTTAATGTAATTCTTTTTAACATTAAAAGTGAGTTAATAAAATGAAAAATGGATTAAGAATTGAGTATGGTGCTAAGCGTTATTATTTAAATGACAAGCTTCATAGAGAAGATGGTCCTGCTTGCGAATGGCCAGACGAATGTAAAGAATGGTTTATAAACGGTAAAACTCATCGAGACGGAAATCTTCCTGCAATTGAATGGATATGCGGTGACAAGGCTTATTGTCTTCATGGCAAACTTCACAGAGAAGATGGTCCTGCTCTTGATTATATTTCTAAATCATCTGATAGATATTATATAGGTGATCTTTGTCAGAATTTAGAAGAAGCCCATAAAAGCAAAGATAGTCCTTATTACTTAAATGGAAAAAATTATTCTAAAGAAGAATATTGGAAAGAAATTGAAAGAAGAAAGTCTCTTAATATAATTTTGCTAAATGTCAAATCAAAATATATTTGATAAAATTTCAAGGCATCTATTAGCTCAAAACAAACAAAGCTTAAATCTTGATTTATCAAGCGTTTATAAAGACATATATGGAAATAAGTCTGCAATTGGATGCCTTATTAATGATAAATTATATGATAAATATAATTTAAAAAATATTTGTCCTTCAACCGAAATTTTAATTCAGATAATAAATGAGTCTGGATATCAAATTGATGAAAAGATATTTGATATGATAATTGTATTAGAATCTCTTCATGATTGCAGGGAACCAAAAGATTGGCCAAAAAGACTAAAACAAATAGCAAAAGAGTATAATCTTTATGGATAAAATCAAATCACCGAAAAACAAAAAATTAAAACTTCCAAAATTGCCACCAGGATATAATGTTTCATATGAAGATACAAACGACCCAGAATATAACGGTTGGATTATTTATGTTCGCGGAGATCATCATGATGGCATAGATCCAAAAAATTCAGAATCTGAAGCAATTGATGCTGCATGGGAAAATTTTAAGCGCTATGATTCTGATTGTGAATGGAATAATTTGATTAAAGAAATCAAAGATCTAAATAAATAAAGAATAAAATTTTATGATAAAAATTCCAACACCTGAAGAAATAACAAATATTCATGCATTCAAGCTTATTTGGGAATGTGTTCGAACAATAGAAGAATGGTTTGTTTATTATAAACAAAAAAAGATAATAATAAGTGTTGATATTGGTTCATATTCAGATGAGACTGTCGACATTGTGATTGCGAAACTTGGTGATTCTGGTTGGCTAGCCAAGAGAGAAACAACGTCATTAATCAATCCACTCAATCCATTCACTACTGACAAAATTCCTGTTCTTATTATAAAAGATAAAAGAGACATTCTTTGATTGTAAGCATTATGGAATTTCCAACACCTGAAGAAATCTCAAATTATGATGATGTATCTGATCTTACTTGGCAATGTTTTCTCGCAATAAGAAAATATTTTGTCATGTATAAACAAAAAAAGTGCTTAATCTCTGTTAATATTGGATCATATTCAGATGAAACTATCAATATTGTAATTGAAAAACTTATCAATTCTGGCTGGTGTGCCGAGCCAAAAGAAGATGATAAGGCCGATTATCTTATTATAAAAGACAAAAGAGATATTCTTTGATTGCAAATAAAGTAATATGAAACTATTATTAACAAACTATTATGATTTAATGCTTTCGGAGAATGCTCTTTTAAAAGCAAGAGAGCTTGGTGCTCCATGGGCGAATAAAAAATACATGCCAATGGTAAAAGAATTGGATCGAGAAGAATATATTTTTTATTCAGAAGATTTCAACAAGGACAATGAAAAACAGCATGTTTTTTTTAATTTTGATGATGGAGAAAAAGAACTTTATTGTGCTCCGTACAATATTCCGAGGAATGACATTTATTTGCTCAAACTATTTGAAGAAATGGGAGGAGACCTTAGCGATGGATCATACCAATTTTTTTTAGTTGACGTCCCAGACGATATACACTATAATGTCTCAACCAACAATAATAATATTGAAATGGTAACAGAATCATACAGAACCTGGAATTATAAAGGAGAATGCATTTCTTTTCCAGACTATTCAAAAGATTCAATATGGAATCCTTATTAACATATTTTGGGAATTTAGATCCAATCGAAATCCTTACAGAACATGATGGATTTCCATATATTTATATATCCAAAATATTTGATGATTCTTTAGTTATTGCATATTGTGCAAATGATGAATTGGAAAACAATTCATGTCTTTATTGGGTTTGCACAACAACTCAATCAATTATTGATGCCATGAAAAATGGAAATATTTATTTTAGAGATGCTATTGAAAGAGGGCATCTTTTTATTGTAAAAAAAGATGCCAAAAATAAAGTTTTTTCAGTTGAAAAATATAATGAAATGTTTTGGCCAATAGAACGTGGTCCTGAACATGACATTTATTTGTATAGATAAATAAATAAAATAAAATAGTAAAATGATATATAATATTGACAAATGCTTGTCAATAAATATTTTACTAGCTGTACCGCTTGTGGGATCGATTTGCTTCCTATGAGCGGTTTTGTTTTTAAAAAAAATAATGATTTTATTGGTATTTGTCGAGGACTTCAATGCATCAAGCAAACAATTCCTGAAGAATTGCCAAAATATCAAAAATTTATAGATGATGAAAATAAAGAAAAGAATTCTTTTGATAGAGAAGCAGTTCTTCGTGCTGAAAAGGCCGGATTATTCAAATATCAAATTGAAGGAGTAAAATGGCTGACTCGACAAAAAAATTGTCTTTTAGCGGATTCATGTGGACTAGGGAAAACCCCTCAGATTCTTATTTCGTTAGACTTAAGCTTTGGAACTTTGGTAGTTGTTCCTTCCCATCTAAAACTAAACTGGAGGGATGAGGCAGCCAAATGGAGACCAGAATTAAAGGTATATATCGTCAAGGACGGAAAAACATTTAAATATCCAGAGAAAGGAGAAATTGTAATAACAACTTATGGACTTCTTCCTGAAAAATTTAAGCTTCCACCAAATAAAAGAAAAAATCCAAACCTGACAGATGAGGATTATTCTTCAATGGCAAAAACTGTTCTTATTTTTGATGAAGTTCAGGCATTAAAAAATAATAAAACAATCAAATTTAAAATAGCAAGAGAAATGATGAAGCTTGCTTATAAAACTATTGGAATTACTGGAACTCCAATATTGAATAGAGAACTTGAATTGTGGAATATGTGCAGAGTTATAGGAATAGATACAATTATTTTTGAAAACTTTTCAAACTTCTTGTATTTGTTTGGTGGAAGGCAAGGAACATATGGATATACGTTTAGTCAACCAAGAAAAGAAACTCCAAAAATTCTTCAAAGGGCCATGCTTCGTCGAGAAATAGAAGATGTGGAAATTGAATTACCTGATAAAATCTATATTGAAATACAAGCAGAGCTTCCAGATAAAGTAAAAAAGGTTTTTGATAATGCTTGGGATGTATATAAAAAAAGCAGCTATTATGAAAAAGAAGAATTGCCTTCTTTTGAGTTTCTATCAAAAGAAAAAGAAGCTCTTGCAATGTCAAAAGTCTCATGCCTAAATCAATTATTGGATGATTTAGAATCAAAAGACATTGTTCCTTTGGTTTTTAGCGCCCATCAAAAACCAATTGACGAAGTTGGAAAAAGAAAAGGATGGAAAACAATTAAAGGCGTTGGCTCAACATCTTCTCAAAAACATAAAATAAAAGACGAATTTCAAGATGGAAAATTAAAAGGTTTGGCTGTAACAATTAAATCAGCTGGTTCTGGCCTAACCCTAACCCATTCCCGCGTTTCAGTATTTAATGATCTGGATTGGGTTCCGGCAAACAATGTCCAAGCAGAGCACAGAAATCATAGAATTGGACAAAAGGCTGAAAAAGTTATTATTTATCATATTGTTGCTGATCATCCTCTTGAAAGACATATTAGAAAATTAATTTTTAAAAAAATGTCATTAGCAAAAAATGCCTTAAATGTTGTTAAAGAAGATTTTGCTCCGAATGAGAATGACAAAGAATCGGATTTTATTGAAAGACTTGGAAACAAGAAAAAGAAAGAAAAAATATTAAGTAGAGAAGCGATTATTAGCAGATTAAAGTTTTGGCCGACATCAGATAAGGAAGTTTCAGATGAAAGACTTAAACAACTTGAAGAAATTTCTAATACATTTAATCCAATAAAAAACGATGCACAAATTATTAGATTAATTAAATTCGCTGGGCTTATTGAACAGCCAGAAAAAAAATGTTTTGATGCAATTTTATCTCTTTATGAGACCCCTAAAAAACTTTGTTAAAAGAGGTTGACATCCGAAAGAATGAAGTGTATGTTATCGCAGCAAAGCCGAATTGGCGAAAAGGAATACAAAATGTCAAACTTAAACAAAACTTTCAACATTAGCCCTGCTGGCGCCCGTAAAAGCATCGTTCATCCTAACGAGACTGATATCAAAGTCTTTGAGGCGATGCTAACCTTTACTGCGTCACCAGAAACCCCTAAACTTCAAATGGACTGGATCTCAACAGTTAGCGGGATTGATAAATCTGAAGTTCAGAAATCAATTAAATGGCTCAGTAGCGCCAATAAAATTGAAACCGTAAATCGTGGTCGAGGAACTCACTATAATGTAACATCAACTATTGATGATTTGCATGTTGTTGATGCTTCTGGTGACAACTATCGAAAAACTGGTGGTCCAACTGTTAAACAGATAGTTAGGGCTGTTTTCAACGGCCTTGAGCCGGCTCGTCGTGTCGCTCCTGCCGAAGTAAATCAAATTGCTCAGAAAATGTATCCTGATAGCAATCTTACTCGTCAGAGCTTTGGTCAGGTATTTACGAATATGGCCAAAGAAGGACATTTACAGTTTGAGGGGGAAGGCCGCTCCCGCAAATATTGGCGCGGAATGGAACTTCTTGAAGATGCTGCACCAAGCCCAGATAATTTTGATTTTGATCAGTTTTTCAATTCTTCAGATTCCACCGATTCTTCAAATGATGACTCTGTAGAAGACACCATTGTTATAGAATATAATGAAAAAGATTTTGCAGACATTGAAGAAGATACTTCTTTAGCTGTATAATTAAAAGCAAAATACATCACCAAATGGTGAAAAATATGGGAGCATGTCAAAACATGCTCCCATTATTAACTTCAAACTTTAAAATTCTATGCTAATAGCAATCAAAACTATAACCTCTCATATTTCTAAAATAAATGGAATCAAGGATGAAAATGAAGAAATAAAATTTTCAGGTTTTTATTTTAATCTAAAATCAGACTTTCAAGATTTAAAAGAAATTAAATCAGAAATATTATTAAAATATTCTTCACTAATCTCTAAAGAAAATATAAAACTTCTATCAAAAGAGATTGGAGGGATGCCTAGAAAAATAATTGTATTTGAAACAATTTCAAAAGAATGGTTAGATATAGGTTCATTGAAATATCTATCAAAAGTTTTTGCTGTAGATGTATTCGCAAATATAAATGACAATTCTAATATCATTCTTGCAGATGATTATAGTAAAATTTATTATCTTAATGAAGATAACTTGATTGAAGAACTTAAATAAAAAAGGGAGTATATGCTCCCTTTTTATTATTCCGAAGATAAAATCAAACCTGATATTCGAGCCTCAATGACTGATTCATATTCGTCAATAATCTGATTGCACATTTCTTCCATTTGATCCATCTCTTGAAACGAGCCATCTGCCATTTGGAATGTATCGTCTCCTAAATAAGAAATTTGGCCATTACTTGATGCCTCTCCAACCAATCCACATAATAGATTTATTTCTTTTTTTCTTTCTTCTTCATTTAGTTTAATTTCTTCTTCCAAAGAAGAAACTGTTAGCTCTAATTTGTCTATATTTTTTTGCATCTCTTCTTGATGGTTTGGAGAAGAGGCACAAGAACAACCCGACATAATAACGCCTGACAATAGAAGTATTGAAATTATTTTATTTTTCATTTAAACCGATCCTTTTTGTAATGATTTTTGGTAAAGGGTAGGTTCGAATAACATAATTAAAAAGAATATAATCAAGAGATTTTCTCTTTTTAATTTCTTTCCAATAATCTTCTTCAGAAAATCTTACATCATTTATATAATAAAGATCTTGCAATTGTGTTCCGTCCTTACTTTGTCCTATCTTCGCAGGACCGTTTTCTCGATGGCACTTTCCATTAACAAAATACCATTTATCTCCATTTTCCCATTCAATTGCAGGAAGATTTTCTTCTCGATGAAACTTGTCGTTTAAATAATAAAACTTAGCACCAAATTGGTCAATATGTAATCCGTTTTTCATTTTAATAACTTCCTTTTAAATTTTCAATTATATAATTAAGAGATTTTCTCCTTTTGATTTCTTCCCAATATTCTTGCTTTCCAAAAGCATGGTTATCTAAATAATAATAGTTGTCCCCATCTGAATATTCAACAGCAGGACCATCTTCTCGGTGAAGATATCCATGGATTCTCCATTCTTTGTCCCCATTTTTATTTTCAAATGCAGGACCATCTTCTCTATGAAGGAGGTCATTTAAAAAATATTTTTTGGTTCCGTATTGATTAATAATTGATCCGTTTCTCATAAATTATTCCTTTTGTTTTATTGTGATTCCTCGACAATAGCACATTCAATTGTTAGCATAAGTCCTGCAATTGATGCTGCATTTTCCAATGCAGTTTTTGGAACTTTTACAGGGTCAATAATTCCAAATTCAACCATATCTCCAAATTTTTCATTGAGAGCATCCCAACCAATTTGATTTGTTGAGTCCAAAATTTTATGAACAATTACTTCGCTTGCAATTCCTGCGTTCTTTGCGATTTGTGACAATGGAGCCTTGCAAGCCTCTTTGATGATTCGAGCCCCAGCTTTTTCTGCATCATTTTTAAACATCTCACGATATGGTTCCATTTCTGGATCAAATTTTGAAGCATGCACCAAGGCGCATCCTCCACCTGGGGCTATTCCTGCCTCAACCGCTGCTTGCGTTGCACAAAGCGCATCGTCAACCCTATCCTTTCTTTCTTTCATCTCGACTTCAGTTGCGCCGCCGACTCGAATAATTGCAACTCCACCAGCCAATCTTGTAAGTCTTCTTTTTAAGAATTCAATTTCACCTTCTGATAAAGTTGGATCTTCTAATTGAATTTTTATTTCTTCAATTCTCTTATCAACATTTTCTTTGTTGTCTTTTTTAGCAACAATTGTTGTTGCATTCTTTCCAACAATAATTTTAACTGCTTCTCCAAGAATATGTTGATTTGGATCTTTTGCATTTACATCAGAAATTTTTATTCCGCTTTCATCTGAAATAACTTTTCCATTTGTTAATATTGCAATGTCCTCAAGCATGTCATGGCGAGCACTTCCGAATTCTGGGGCTCTTATTGCACAAATGTCAAGTGTTCCCTTCATTTTATTTACAGTTAAACTGTTTAATGCTTCTCCATCAATATCTTCACATATCAAAAGAACACTTCTTTTTGTTAGAAGAATTGATTCAAGAATAGGAAGCAAGTCTTTCATATGTTCAAACTTTTTGTTTGTTATTATTACAAATGGTTCCTTTAAAAGATCTGCTGTCATTTTCTCTGAATTTGTTACAAAAAATGGAGAGACATAACCTCTATTAAATTGCATTCCATTAACAATTTCTAATGTTGTTTCATGACTTTTTGCTTCTTCAATTGTAATAACTCCATCTCTTCCAACCTTTTCCATTGCTTCTGCAAGCATTCTTCCAATTTTTTCATCTCCATTTGAAGAAATTTTTCCAATATTTACAATTTCTTCATTTGATTTAATTTTTCGACTATTCTCAATCAAATTTTGGGAAACGATCAAAACAGCTTTGTCTATTCCTTTTTTTATATCTGTTGGATTAAAGCCTGCTCCAATTAATTTTAGTCCTTCTTTATAAATTGAATGCGCAAGAATAGTAGCAGTTGATGTACCATCGCCCGAAATATCAACGGTTTGTGATGCAACTTCTTTAATCATTTGCGCACCAATATTTTGGAATTGATCTTTTAGATTAATTGATTTTGCAACGGTAACACCATCTTTCGTAACATGAGGCGCTAATCCGATTCTTTCAATAACAACATTTCTACCTCGCGGACCAATAGTTACACGAACTGCATTTGCAAGAATATCAACCCCTTGCAAAATTTTCTTTCTTGCTTCATCTTCAAATAATAACTGTTTAACTGTCATATATACAGTCATTTTATCATTGATAAATGTAAAAGTATATCCTTTTTACCAAACATAAATAATAACAAGTCCAGAAGCTCCGCTTCCACCATCTCCACCTGTTCCATTAGCGCCACACCCGCCTCCGCCGCCTGCTCCGCCAGGAAACCCTCCATTTCCACCAACTGTTCCGTTTACCACACTGACAGTACCATTGGATGCTCCGCCACCACCACCACCACCAGCGCCAGATGTAAAAATATGATCTGCATCAATTCCATCGGTTCCGAGAGTTGGAGCTGTTGTTGAATTTACTCCAGCTGCTCCACCACCACCACCATCTTGGATTGTTCCGCTACTCCCTCCAGCTGTTGGTGGGCGGCTTGTTGAGCTATTATATCCTCCACCTGTACCGCCGCCGCCACCACCATGCAAAGAAGTTCCGGCAGGCAAACTAACTGACGATGCGGATCTTGCACCTCCGCCGGCTCCTCCCCATTCAGCATGAGAAGCTTGAATTGTGTTATGTCCGCCTCTAGTACCTGTGCCACCTGATGATGCAACTCTAGTACTTAATAAAACAGATAATCCAGGGCCTCCTTCATTTGTTGATTGGGATGCTCCACCACCAACTGTTCCATTTGCACCAGTACCACCACCCCCTCCTCCTTGTCCAGCTGCTCCACCGCTACTTCCTCCCCTTCCACCTCCACCACCACCAGCATAACAAAAAAATGGAGAAGAGCCAAACGATGAGGCAGTACCATCCCCGGCATCAGCCGCAGATGTTGTTGAGCCAGCACTGAAAGAACCAGAAGCACCAACAACAACATCTTCTGTAGAACCAAGCAAAGCAAGAGGAATTATTACGACTTTTTTTGCTCCACCACCGCCACCACATCCGCCAGAACGAGGATTAGTTGTGGTTGCATTTCCTCCGCCAGCACCACCTCCACCTCCTCCTGTGCATATAATCATTGCCATAGAGCCAGAAGGAGGTTTAGTCCATCCATTAGTATAGGTGCCAGCGACATCGAAAGTTTGAGTCTCGATTAATTTTGTTGGTGCGCCACTTAAAACAACTTGACCATTTGACGAAGATACAACTGTAATATTTTGACCAGCAACTAAATAAGAATCTCCATTTGACAACCTTGTCAAAGAACCTGAAAACCCTAAATTCGCTACAATTTTATTTGATGCTGTTATCGCACCAAGAACACCAATAGAACCGGTAGCTTCAAAAACATTATTTAGTCCAGAACCTTGAAATTGAACAGCTCCGGCATCAACTGTGACTGTCCTTCCAGCTCCGGCTCCGCCAGAATCATAAGCTTGATCAAGTGTTCCCCCACTTCCTGTTAACGCATTTAAAACAACTTGACCATTTGACGAAGATGTTATTGTGATATTTGAACCCGCAACTAAATAAGAGGTTCCATTTGCAAGCCGTGTCAAAGAACCTGAAAATCCAAGATTTGCAACAATTCTATTTGATGCCGTTATTGTTCCCAAAACATCAATAGAGCCTGTTGCCTCAAAGACATTATTTAGTCCAGAACCTTGAAATTGAACAGCGCCAGCATTAACTGTTATAGCTCGGCCAGCACCGGCTCCGCCGAAATCATAAGCCTGATCAAGTGTTCCTCCTCCGCCACTTCCAGTAAATTCTGGCAATCCCAAATATTCACTTGCAGAAAAAACCCCGCGAACGACAATATATGCAGAATTTTCATTATTATCGGTTCCAAACTGAACATTATTTGGAAAAACAACTTTATTTATTTTTTTAGAAAATTTTTCTTTTTCTGAATAAAATTCAATAAAAGGAAGGTCTTTATTCTTGATGCCCATATAACAATATATATGAGCAGATCATATATACTAATATAGGGAGTTTTTATGTCAATCAAAATTTCAAAAGAAAAATTAAAAAGAATCGTTTTAGAAGAAATGCGCGCATTGCATGAATTTAGTTCAAATGATGAGGAAGAAATGCCACAAACAAGTGGCCTTGCAGCAGTTATGCAATTAGCAGCGAGATTAGCAGCTGATCTTCAAAATAAAGTTGAAGCAAAAGCTGCTGCGCATCAATTAGATCCTGAAGAATTATATCAAGCAGTTTTAAGCCAGGTTAAGCAATTAAAACACTTCAAAGCAAAAAGACAAGAAGAATAAATTCTAAATGGATGATATACAATTATATCAAAATACAATCAAACAAATGATTGTTATGCGTGATCTTGGGTTACTTTCAGAAGATAATGAAGGCGAGATTATTGAAAAGCTTGATGATATTTGGCGTGATCTTTCGATGGACCAAAAACAACAAATTGAAAATTGGTTTAAAATAATATAATTCAATAATTAAAATTTTAAAGCCAAGATAAAATTTATCTTGGCTTTTTTATTATTTCTTTCTATTTAATTTTTCCATTTCAAAATCTCTTGCTTTTAAAATTGCAGACACAAGAGATTTTGCATATCCAATTTGCTGTTTTGTTTTTCTATTTACTATAATAAATAGTTCTTTTTGGCGAATTGGTTCCCATTCATCAAGATTCATTTCGAGAATAGAGATTGCCAAAGCCAACCTATTCATTTCTTTTTCCTTTCAAAAAAAAGCTCTACAAGAACTATTTTACTATAATCTTTTTTTGTCTTTTTAATTTTAATTCAAACCCTTGTTTTTCTATTTCTTTAGTAAAATTAGTTGCATCTGTTGGGTTATTACATTCTCGCAACTCAATATCACGACAATTATCTAAGACTTCTTGTCCACTTAAAAGTTCTCTAGCCATGTATTTCATAATTTATGATATCATAATCTTTGGAATGGTAAAAGTGCTCACCTGGACTTGAACCAGGATTTTCGAATTCATTAGGTTCGATGTTCTACCTTTGAACTATAAGCACTTATTCTATTAATTTTTTCCCTCTTATCTTGTATCCTTCAATATATCTATTAGATCCTTCTGTCAAGAACAAAGCTTCTTCGTATGAAACTGTAGCTCTTAAAAGACTATTTTTATGGCCAACTATTCCATAAATACAAGGACCTTCTGATAGACCTACCTGTACCAAGTCAAGAAGCCAAATTTCATGATTTTGATTTTTTCCCTTAATAAAATAAGCAAGATCTTTTGAAAATGTAAGTCTTCTAACTTTATTAGATTTTACAATTCCATAAATAAGATCGTTATTACATGAACATTTATAAGATTTTTGACCCAAATTGGGCTGACTGTCAATGGCTCATAAATCTAGTATATTATTTTCAATAAAGTTAGTAAAATAGATTTATTAACATGAAATTAAAATCATATAAAAAACAATCAATACTAAGAAAAGGATTAGAAGAAATTTTATTATCAAATATTAGACTTTTAAGATCTAAAGGAAATTTATTTGATATTGAAATTGAAAAGTCTGCATCCAATAAATTTAATATTTATAAAAAACATTATCTTAAGCTTCTTGATGATGCAGAAGACAATATAAAAAACATAAAAAATACAATTATTTCAATGGAAGATATCAAATCAAAAGAATTAAAAAAAGCTAAATTTGATGATTCGGTTGGTAATTAGTAATATGGAAGATATTTTTGAAAATCGATATTATAAAAAGAAAAAAAAGAAGAAGAAAAAGAAAGCTGCAAAAATGGGATTTGTTGGGTTGGGATGGGGTTATCCTTCTTATTCTTTAAATGGAAATGAAAGCTGCTCATCTGGAGAGGTTGGAGGAATGGAAGAAGCCAATTTGCGCAAATATATTCGTGAAATACTAATAGAGAACTTTTAAACAGTATTTTTGCAAAATTAGGTTTCAACAAAATAATATAGGATATGGACTTTATAACATTCAAAAAGGTAGCAAAAATGCTTCCTAATAATATTTCAGTCCTTATTCGAGGAAAGCATGGAATAGGAAAAAGTAGCGTTATAAAGCAAATTGCTGAAGATTTTAGCCTTCCAGTAATTGATAGGAGATTATCTCAATTAACTGAAGGAGATCTTCTTGGACTTCCAAAAATTGATGGAGAAAGCACTTACTTCTTGCCACTTGATTGGTTTGTACGCGCAACTAAAACTCCATGTGTTCTTTTCTTAGATGAGTTTGATAGAAGCTCTAAAGAAGTCCAACAGGCTGCGATGGAGCTTATTTTAGACCGTTCCATTCAAGGAAGGATGATTCATGAAGATTGTAGAATTTACTCTGCAATAAATGGAGGAAAGCATGGTTCAAATTATAGCGTAAACAATATTGATCCGGCTATATATGATCGTTTTTGGATAGCAGATATTGATCCTTCAGTAGAAGAATGGATTGAATGGGGAAAAAATGAAGGTGATATTTATCGACCAATTCTTGACTTTATAAGAATAAATCCTTCAGAGCTAGAAAAAGAACCAACAAAGAATAGCTATGATGTAATCCCATCTAGAAGATCATGGACGAGACTTTCATCAGTTTTCCAAAACAATCCAGATCTAGCAAAAAATATAAATAAAAGTTCATCATTATTTATTGCAGTTTGTTCTGGCTTTGTCGGAATTCATTCTGCTGGGTTGTTTAAACAATACTTGCTAAGGCCATTTGAACATATTACAGCAGAAGATATTATTGATAGATTTGAAGAAAATGAAGATAGATTAACTCAATTTCAAGTAGAGCACTTAAATCTTGCGATAAGTAAAGTTGTTGATAATTGTATAGATAAAAAAATAAAACCGTGGACCAAGCCTCAAGCAAAAAATATATCTAAATTCTTTAGAATATTAAAGCCAGAGTTACAAATTTCATTTTGGGATAAGCTAACAGTTGTTGAGACAAAAATGGAAAATATCCAACTTCTTTCAAATTATGTTTCAGACATGATGATTGCCGCGACAACTCAATGAAAAAAAAAGATGAAGAAATAAAGGGTGAAAGATGGAATAAGTATGATTTTGAAAAAACTCTTTCAAAATTTAGTATAGATGAACCATTTTATGGTCACATATCAGCGAATATAAACAAATTCAAAACAAAAGAACTTGAAACTGCTGGTGTTTGTATTCAAAATGGAAAAATGATATTATATTATAATGAAGATTTTTTTAATAATTTATCATGGCAAGAGAGACAAGGACTTCTAATCCATGAATTTTTGCATATTATTTTTAATCATACTACTTCAAGAGCAAAAATATTAAATGGAAAATTAGATCGTGCTTGGAATTTTGCAACTGATTTTGCAATCAATTCTTTAATTGACGAAAAAAGACTTCCTCCTGGCGGGCTAATTCCTGGAAAGTGGATAGAAATACCAGAAGAATATAAGCATTTTTACAGCCAAGAAACTTTAAGCCAAATAGAACAATTTAAAGATCTTGTGATTAGTTGGCCAAAAGGAGAATCGGCTGATTGGTATTATGAACAAATCAATAATAATCGTGATATTTTTGAATCATTATTAAATGCAAATATTATTGGAACAGCTGATGATCATGAAGGCTGGGCTCCTTCTGATGGTATTTCGTCTGAAGAAAAGGAATTTATTGAAAATAACATAAAAAGAATTATTCAAGATTCTGCCGATATGTGCAGTCGAAGCAATCATTGGGGAAGTGTATCGAATGAAATGCAATTAAAGATTCTTGAGTCAATTAAGGAAACAGTTGACTGGAAAGACTTATTAAGAAATTTCATTGGAAATAGTTGCACAATTGAATACACATCATCATTAAAGAGAATAAATAAAAGATATCCATATATTCATCCAGGAAGAAAAAGAAAGCGAATGGCAAGAATTGTCATTTGCATTGATCAAAGTGGCTCTGTAGATAATGAATCTTTGGCAATGTTTTTTTCTGAATTAGGAAAATTGTCTGAATATACAGAGTTTATTGTTGTTCCTTTTGATTCAAAAGTTATTGAAGACAAAATTTTTACTTGGGGAAAAGGAGAAAAAATAAACCCAGATCGGGTTGCTCGTGGAGGAACAAACTTCAATGTTCCAACTTTATGGATTAATGAAAATTATTCAAAATTTGATGCTGCAATCTTTATGACAGATGGATTTTGCTATAAACCCTCTGATTGTAAAATTCCTAGATGTTGGGTTCTTTGTCCTTCCGGCGCATTGAACTTTGAAACAAACGAAATAACAATAAAGATGGAAGATACTTAAAATAGGAAGGTAAATCTTTATGGAAATTGGGAAACAATTATAATAAAATTCATAAAAAATTAATTGTTTTGCGAGCTCTTTTAATTATTCAAAAAAGAAAAAATGAAGAATTAAAAGAAAATAAAGAATTATTAATAAAAATTAGAAATATTTCAATTGCCAATATTGAGAATCCATGATATAAAATTTTCTGTCTTCCAGTAATTTGGGGCATCAACCCATTCCACAAATCCACATTTTTTCAAGTTCTTAATTGAAGGAGGGTTGTTGATGCTTGTGTAGGTGATAACATTCTTTAGACCTAGGGATTTTGCCATATTAACTCTTTCATTTATTAGGATTTGTTGAATATTTTGCCCTCTTTGTTCAGGCAAAACGCCAGCTCTTGCTAAAAAATAACTTTTGTCTTTTTTAGAACAACCTACAGCATAGGCAACTGCTTTATTGTTTTCATCATAAACAAACCACCAAGAATATTTGCGAAGCCCTAAAGGCGCATAAGAATCTTCTGGAAAACAGGTATCATCCATTTCTCTAAGAATCATTAAGTTTTTAAATGTTTTTCTAACTCTTTTTATTTCAAACACAATAGCCTATTATACCATATGTCATCAAGGAAAGAAGATCTTAAGTTTTGTGTTGGAGAACTTGTAAAAATAGATTATAGTTCAGAATTAAAAAGAAAAAAAGAACTAAATGAACGGCAAGCCGGAAGAAACAATCGATTAGCTATTATTTTGAATGTTATTGAAAAAGAAGAAATAAAAGACTTTAATTCAATTGGAGTTCTTTATAGGTATGAAGTTGTGGTTGGTAAAGAAATTATTGAAATTGACCAATCTTGTCTTGTAAAGATCTGAAAAATTTGTTGACTTCCAAATTTTAAAATGCTATAAACTAACAAAGGAATTATCTAATGAAAAATGGATTAATTATTGATGCCATTGGAACAAAGCGTCATTATTTAAATAATAAACTTCACCGAGAAGACGGTCCTGCTGTTGAATGGCCTGGTAATATGAATGTTTATTATTTAGATAGTCATCCTTTTACAGAGCAAGGATATTGGGAAGAAATCAAAAAGAGGAAATCTCTTAAATCTATAATTGAGAATTATCTTATTTTTAATGGGGTTATGAGAATTGAAATGGTTATAAAAATAAACAATTTTTGACAATATCTATAAATAATGAGATATATAGAACCAAATGTTGATAATAAAAATAAAGCAGCAGGTATTCTGACTTTTGCTATGGATTCTGGCCGATTTCTTCTTGCCTTAAGAAAGGAAGGAGTATATTCTACAATTGGAGGGTTTCTTTGTTGGGGAGAAAACCGCGCAGAAGGAGCAATTCGAGAATTTGAAGAAGAAACAGGGTATGATGGGCCGCTTATCCTTTTAAAAGGGTATACTCATGAAAATCCTATGAAGAATTTTTCTTACACGAACTTTATTGGTATTTGCCCGCAGGAATTTGAACCAATCCTTGATGATGAAAATATTGAAGCAGAATGGTTTACCATCTCCCAGCTATATGGAGGAAGACTTCCTCTTCATAATGGATTTGAAACATTTATATTTGAAGCTAGGCCGCTTATAGACTCTATGATGAAGGATTTTGGATTTTTAAACCCGTAGATGGGGCTTGACATCGGGCTAAACTGGGCTATCCTTTAATCATGCTCGCCCTACTAAACCAAGGCCACTTTGATCATACCACTCAAAACCTTCCTGTTGAAACTCTTCAGGAAATGGAGCTGCCAAAAGTTCCTGATGATATCAAAGACATTCTTTCAATTAAATGGAAGTCTAAATTTGGGGTTGCTGCCCCATCAGCAATTGCAGCAGTAGCAGATAAAAAAGGGCAGCCAATCGTTGTCTTTTCTCTTAAGTGCTATTCTTATACTCATGAAGAAGAACATCCATTTAAGCATGCAATGAGTGAATTTGATATTTTTTCATCTGTTGCACGAGATTTAAAACATGAGCATGAATGAGACCACAAAACGACTAAAATGTCCCATCTGTGGGTCAGCCCATCGAACCTATCCATCCCGCTGCGCAGCGGATGCGAATCGCAGTATACACTCATACATCATTAGGTATTACGGACATTATAAATGGTCAAATCTGGATGGGCTCCTTGAAATCATCAAAACACAAACCATATATCCACATGAGAATGTAGGGTACGCCACCAGCGAGATTGAGCGTAAAAAGGCGTTTGACAAATGGTGTTCTGAAAGTGGGCTCTTCAAAACATGAATGATCAATGTTTTTTAGAACAATATCAAACATGCGCCAATCTAACTGAAAACTATCAAGATTCTTGTTGATCCAAAAGAATTAACAGTTCTTGAATTTGAAGACTAAAAAGAGAGAAAAATGAAAACTGAAATTACTAAAATTGAATCTTTTAGCGGAAATTATAGATGGCTTTCTAATTTTGCACCTGTCAAAGTAACTTTAGATGGTGTTGAATATCCATCTACTGAACATGCTTATCAGGCTGCAAAAACATTAAATCTATCTGAAAGAGAGAAAATTCAACAACTCGCGTCTCCTGGCCAGGCGAAGCGCGAAGGGCGCAAAATAACAATGCGTCCTGATTGGGAGGAGATTAAAGAGTCGGTAATGCTTGATTTAACTCGCCAAAAATATCAAAATGATTCAATGTATCAAGTTTTATTACTTGGAACAAAAGATTTAGAAATTGAAGAAGGAAATAATTGGGGAGATGTTTATTGGGGAATCTGCAAAGGCGTTGGAGATAATCGTCTTGGAAAAATTCTTATGCAAGTACGCCAAGAAATAAAAAATTCAAAAGGAGAAGAATGAAGATCGCAATTACACCACACAATATTGAACCTGACTGCGTCAAGGCTACAAAAGCCACATTGGCGATGCTGCCAATGTCACCTGTTGAAAACATGTCAGAAGACCTAGACGACAAAGGCCGAATCATCGGTGAGACAAACACTCCAGGCTTTGTCAAGTTTATGGTGGAACAGCAAGGCTATGCTAAGTTGGTCGAGCAAATCGAGGTTCCATGAAAACAAATACAATTATAATGCATATGGGATATGCCGAGACCAGCTATTCGTCTTATGTTGCTATAGGCGTCCCACCAGATGATTCTTTTAATTCTGCAATTGAAGCTGTACAAAGTTTAGCTGAAAATTATTTATTCAAATTTCTTGAAGAAGGGCACAGCCCAAATATTGAAGATTTAGAAGGCTTTATTATTGATAAAGCTCTACAAAACATGGATTCTTATGGAGAAAATCTTGAAGAATTTGGTCCGTGGGACGAATTCTTATATGTTCGAGATTTATTCCGAATCCCTCCAAATGAAATAATTGAAATAACAGTTTATGCTGAGCGAGTCATTTTATTAGCCCTTACAGGAAATGAACTTGATAACTCGGACCATAAATATCATAACTTTTCAGAAGAATATAAAAATTCTGTCAAAGAATATAAAAAACGGAATAATCATATTTTCATTATGGGTTCTCTTGAATCTCTTTTAGAGGATTATAGAATAAATGTCGAATAATTCCTCCTATGTATATCAAGTTCATACTTGGCCAGATGCATGGAATTTTGATAAATCACAACTTCTTGGAATTTATTCAACGGCAGAAAAAGCACTAACAAGGATCGAACAAGGATTTAAAAATTCAGCACGTATTGCGCGGCCAGGATTGTATTATGGTTGGGCCGAGCCAGCATGGAAATGGTATCGCGGCGGACTGCTATGGGATTTCGCCGCTACTCGAAAGGCCAAATGGGGACCACAACGAGTAAACTATAGAATCGAACGCATTACATTAGATTTTTGAAAATGGCCTCAATTGAGGCCATTTTCATTTAAGCTTATTTGGAACAATTTGGCCATGCATCCAATGCTCGTCTGTTGTTACATGGCCTTTTCTGACAAATTTTGCTACATGATTATCAAAATTTGTTTTTCTAAAACTAGAAACTGTTCTGACAACATAACCTTCAGAAATATCTCCAAAACTTGATGTTCTTGGATATAGTTTTTTTATTATTTTTTCATTCCATATTCCTCGATACAATATTGGAGCGATTTCAATATTTAAGGTTTTGCATAAGCTATCAATAGAATCCCAATCTAAAGCAGAAATTTGATTATTCTGCTTTCCTGTTTCATTGCAAAGACGGCAACCTTCCCAATATTCTGACTCTCCACCTGCACCTGTCTGGTATCTGACAATTATTTTTCCACGATCGCCGTTGCATTCCTCGCATGGATGGCCCTCATTTTCAATAAATGCACCATAGCATATGAAATAGCTTGGAAGCTGAGAATAATATATGCTATGTTTTGCATATAGATTTTCTCCAACAATTTGAATATTTGAAGGAATTTTATATGCAATTTCTGCGGCAAGTTGCCGAACCCAGTTTCTTGAAGGATGAGAGGCTGAAGACAACGATCTTGCATGGGTTTTTCCATCAGAATAAATTGATGTATTCTCCCCATCAAGTTTTTCTGTTACAACAACTTCTTGCCCAATAAAATGATTAATTGATTTTAATATTTTATCATCCGACGTGGCTCCTTCGGACCATGGTAAATGAGGAGTCCTTGGATATTTTTGCATGTCCATAGTTCACCATATCATAAAACCAATTGAAACTCAAGGTCATTGACTAACAAACAAATTACGGATTTCAGCTTCTGTCTCAAAATACTGTTGATCTGTAGTATTGTAAGCAAACCAAGAAGGAAGTCCTTCTTGATCAATTTCAATCGATAATGTCCAAGGATCTGTGCGCCAAGTAAGGCAGAGGCATTTATCCTCGCCCGCCATTGCTGAAGGTGGGCCCTGAAAAAAGACTGGCACGCTATCCCATAGCTCTTGAGCCCGACCTATCTGATGAGATGTAAACCCGTGATCTGGCGAAGTAAGCCAAGCCAACCATTTATTTATTAGCTCAACATTATTGTTTCTTGTCTTCATTTTTACTCAAAGGGACAATTTCTATATCAATATCTGGCAGAATGACTGGCAAGAAAGGAAATTCAATTTCTTTTTTATTTTTTATTTTTACCTTTTGCCAATAGGACAATAAGAATAAAGAAACAGATAAAAATGCCGAAATAGAAGTCGCAGAACATAAAGCCAATAAGGAAAATATAGAATGTCCTGCCAAGCTAAAAGAAGCTAAGGAAATGCCCAAACTTGAAAAAAAGGTATAAAGAATAACTCCCTCTATTCTCATTGCTATAATAAGCTTCATTTTCATTGGAATTTTGACTTCATTCTTCATCAAAAACTTCCTTTATATTTCCATTTTCATTTAATAACAATTTAAATTTATTTTTCTTCTTTTTCTTCTTTTCAATCTGAGCCGGAGCGAGTTCTCCATTAATTGAAGAATCTATTTTCCTAAGTCTTTTTTCAAGTTCAACAACTTCTTTTAGTGATTCTTCCAATCCCAAAACCTCTCTTCTTTTGTGGAAATCAACAATGAAAGCTATTGGAAGCCTTTTTAATCGATCTCTGATTTTTTCAGGAAGTCCATCACCAATTAATTCATTAATAATGTTTTCATCAAGAGTTTTTACTTCAATAATATCATCAAATCTTCCTGGCCTAATAACAGCAGGCTCTAAGCTTTGAACATCATTTACAGAAACCATTAATAATTGAAGGGTATTATTAAACCCTTCAAGAGCACTTAGCAATTTTGTTGAGTTTTGAGTTCGATCAAAATCATCAATCATTAGCGTTGAAGGATTTAATAATTCAATCGCCAAAAGAATATCTTCTGGGTTCAAATGATCTAAATCTCCAACATTTATTCTAAGAGAATTTTTTCCAAATTCTCTTGCAATATATCTCATTGCACTACTTTTCCCGGTTCCAGGATCTCCATAAAGCATGATGCTTCTGTTATATCCTTTTTCTAAGAATTTTTTTGATCGCTCAAGAATTCCTTCGGCAACTTGGCTTTTGTGAACATTCTCTTGACGATCTGGGCGGAATACAGAAACACCTGCTTCCCAAACATCTTCAACAATTCCTTTCTTTTTTCCCAATTCGCAAGATGATGTTCCAATATTTTCCCAAACCATTTTTCCGAGAACTTTCATATATGTTTCTCGTTCAATATGATTTTGGACATAAGGACCATTTATCCCTTCTCCACTTCCAAAATCCTCCCATCCAAATTTAATTCCATCAATTTCTATAATTAATGATTTAATGTCATTACTATCTCTAACAATTTTATTTGGATAATTTCTTTTAGAAATATCATATAAGAAATCTTTATATTCCCAAATTTCAACTAAATGCCATCCCTTAAAAGGGTGACCTTTAATTTTTTCAGAATGATGAAACCATGAATTCGCAACTTTTAATGAGATTGAAACATAATCAGAAGGTTTTGGATCATCTCTTAAATGAATTAAAACCTCACTTGCATCTGAAGCAATCTCTAATAAATGTAGAAAATTTTGTTTCCAATCGAAATTTTTTATTCGTTCTTTAAACGACATGCGATGATTGTACCACATCTAAACATGGTTCTCTAGCCCAAAAGAAGATTTTTGCCTTCGTTTACGATATTTGAAGTGTTGATCATTCTTCTTTTAGAGGAAAGAACATCTTCTGCATATGTAAAATTGTTTTCACGATATGCAATTTCATTTTGTCCTAAAATTCCACGATTTCTTAAACTATCTTGTTCTATTTCATTTAATGGTGTTTTCATGATGTCCTGTACTTTAAATATTACCATATTCGGCATATTTATAAAAGTATGACAAATCAAAGTCTTTTAGACAAAATAAAAGGATATTTTCCACAACAAAAAATCGATAACAAGATTGTTGAACCAAAAGAAGAATTGAATTTTAAACCAAGACCAATAAATTCAATTGAAGCCGATGACGACGATGAAGAAGTTGGTGCCAAAGATGAAAAAGAAGAATTTGTTTTTCATGATTTAAGAAAGGCCAAAAGAACAAAAGAGAGAGGGCTTCCTGACGGCAAAAGAGAATGGAAAAATGTTAAGGGAATAACATTACATCAAATGGCCGTTCATATTATTAAACCAGAAACCTGCATCAATATTCCTTCTCATGGAGCCATTATCAAAAATGCAGATATTGTTCTTCTGAATGATCCAACATTAATAATGAGTCATGGACATGCATTAAATAAATGGGATATTGGAGTTGAAATCTCTGGGAGGGAGCCAGGAGTTATAGGCGAGCCAAAATCTTTTGGCCTTTCTAAAGAAGAAAGGGCTGCTGGCAAAACCTATGAGGACTTATTTAGACCGGTTTCTGATCGACAGATACTGGCAGCCATTCATCTTTGCGAATACTATATAAATCTTGTTGCAGAGCATGGAGGAAAGATTGAATTCATTCATGCACATAGACAAGGAGACGATTCTCGCGTTTCAGATCCTGGAGAAAGAATATGGAAAGGTGTTGCAATATATCTTATGAAGAAGTATGGCCTTTCTTGTGGTCCTGTAGGATGGAGAGTCGGTGATGGAACCCCAATTCCTCAAATTTGGGATGAAATAAATGGAAAAGGTATAGAATATAGTTGGAAAGTTAAAGGATTCTAAATTTAGAATTGATTAAAAACAAATAACCGGCATTTGCCGGTTATTTTAATTAATAAAATAAGATTTTACATTGTCAAGCTATTTGGATGAATTCTAATTTTTTGTTTTTGAAGATGAGTTTTCCCATCGTGCCCAATGACTTCTACTTCCGCAATTTTTTCATTTGATTTAAGTTCTTGAATTTGAGGAATTGGCAATGGCGGTGGCGAAGGTTTTGTTTTTACCATTATATGGTTTTCTGATTCAGAAGGAGCGTCAAATTTTTTCTTTGCCAATTCACAAGCATTTGAAATCATTTGATCTATTGACTTATTGACATTTTCCTTTAATGTTTTTGCAACGTCAGAAGGACTAGTAAAAACTTGCCCATCAATTTCATCTAAATTATAAAGAGATTTCCCTTCAGGCTCCCTTACCAAAAAGGAAATTTTCTCTCCTTCAATAGTCGTCTTTTGATTTATTTCCTGCACTTGTACAGGAATTACTGTTTGGGTTTTTGGAGAGATAATATATAAAATCTGTCCAATTGTATATAATTTGGACATTTATCTCTTTATTTTTTTGCTTGTTGCGCAGCGACCAAAGTCTCGGTTAGGACAAGAAAACTTTGTGCTTTTGGATTCTCTTTTTGTTGATATGGAGTAAGGTCCAATCTTAAAAGTTCTTGAATAAGCTTATTGTTGTCTTTGCGTCCACCGTGAAGGTCGTATGTTCTAACTAATTTATCGATTACTGTCTGATGTAATTTCATAATTATAGTTTAGTCTATTTATGAAAAATGTTTATTATTTTGACTTTAATTTAACCATTTATCTTTTTCCAATAATCTTTTTCGCTATAAATGATTCCATGGAGCCAATATTCGTTATCTCCGGTTGGATATTCTACAGCAGGACCATCTTCACGATGTTGTTCTCCATTGATATACCATATATTTATACCATTTTTTTTCTCAACAGCTGGTCCATCTTCTCGATGGAGTTTTCCATTAATATACCATTTTTTTTCGCCATCATTTCTTCTAACAGCAGGACCGTCTTTTCTATGGTATTTTCCATCTATCATCCATACTTGTGTTCCATTCGCCCATTCAATGGCTGGCCATGTCTTTTTGCTAATTTGACCAGAATTATTCAAATATTCAATTCGGTCCTTATATCTTAATTTAAATAAGTCATCAGTTAATTTGTCTTTTATAAAAAGTTCTCCACTTCTATTTTTAGATATATCTATTGGATTTTTATTATTATCTCCATAATGACTTTCATAAATTCCAATCATTAGCATTCCATATTTAGAATTTGGCCAAGCATACTGAAATGAATTTATAACTCTTTTTTCTCCAAGATGTTCTATTGCAAAAACATATTGATCAAAAAAATCATCCTCTAAAAATTTTGCAATTTCTTCATCTGATACATCATTTCCTGTTTCAATTTTCTGAGAAATTGAAACAGGAACTTCTGGAAGGTTATTTAATGCAACATCAACAATTTCCTTCCAATCAACATTATTTTCTATTTGAATATCTTGTGCATCAAATAGTCTAATTTTATTATCGAATTCTTTATCTAATGGTATAGACATTGCAATTTTATCAAAATTGTCATTTTTAGGACTTTTCTTAATTGCAAAATAAAATTTAATTTGCCCTTTGGTATAATTGTTCCACATTGAGGGATTTTTTTCTGTAATGCACCATTTTGTTCCTTTTCCCATTAAGGTGCATGCTTCATGTGTATCAATTCTATAAACAAAATATTCTTCAGTTTCTCCAATCTTTGTTGAGCCTTTAATTTTGCTAGTCTTTTTTTCGGCTGTTTTTGATTGAAGAGGAACCGAATCAATCAATTTAATCAATTCTTCAAATGATTTATAATTATTAATATCTTTTTTATTTGATTGAATTCTATTTGAGATTTTATCGAATAACTGAATAGCAGTAATGACTTCTTCAAGATCTAAATTATTATCAGAATTTAATTGTTTGGCCATCCATTCAATATACTTGTTTGACGAAGACGGATCGCCTTTCGCCAAAAGATCAATATTTACATTCGGATATTTTTTTTGAACATCTTGAATTCTTCCTTCAATTAAAAATTGAAAAATATATTCTTTTAGTATCATCCGTGAAATCCTTGCCTTGTCCCTCCTGGGACTCTTCCGCCACTTGTTCGGCCGCTTCCGCGAGAGACCCCAGCTCGTTGATTTTTTGAAATTGAAGGAGGGCTACTTATTTGAGTTTTATTTAAAGTAGAATTTGCATCTCCATAAGGATCCAATGGATTATCATCTTTTTTTGGAGTTTCTTCATTATTCCAAGGAAAATCTTGTCCAGGGTCGAGAACCTTATCAAGATGCTGGTCCCAATGTTCATTAAAACTCTGGCCAGCAATTACCAAATCTTTTACATCATCAATCAAATAAGACATATTCAATATTTTGGCTTTTTGAATTGTCGCTGGATCCTTTTTATTTCCAAGTACATTCGCAATAGCCAAATCTTCAATTTTATAGTTTGACGCAGATTCTTCCGGCGAAAGTTCTTTTTCATCTTCTATCCTTCTTTCTAAGACACTTACAATAGCCTCAATTTGATTTGCTGTCAATCCATCAGTTTTTGGATTCCACCCATAAGATGGGCCAAAATGAGCAATATCTAATCCTCTCTCTTTTAAATCGTCTATTAATTGCTGAGGAATCCTTTTTGTTACATAAAACATTTCGTTTACAAATGATCTTGTAAATTTTCTAACAGATTCTTCAATCTTTTTTAATTTCTTGTAATAAAGTGGATCTTCTGATAAATGATCCATTGCAATTTCTCTTGCCAATTTTGGATCGTCTGTATGCTCCATTTCATGACTTATTCCATCCTTTAAATCAGCTTTATTGAAATCGCTTGGAATAGAATTGTCAGCAAGACCGCCTGAAAGTCTATCTTTATATCTACTCATTTTTATTTTACCTTTTTAGGTTTTTTGTGAGTTGAATTTTTATTTATAAACTTAACAAGAAAATCATCTTCTGCATTTTCTTCACCAAAATCTAAAACATCTTCCATTTTAGCTTTTATTTTTTGATTGGTTGGGTCGGCTTTGTATGGCATCCATCCAGGCAATCCAGGATAAAGATTAGGATATTTTTCTTCTTCGTCTTCAGTGGCTTCTGGGTGCATTGTTGGTTTGCCATTTTCACGATAATTTATATTTGAATTACCAGAAGTTCCCGTTCTTCTATAATGCCATGAATTTCCGTCAGTTCCTTCAACAGTTTCAAGCAATGGCTCTTCTTTATATATAGAGGCAATAACATTTCTTATTGCTTCTTCTGGGGTTTCTCCCCATTCTTCAGCATCTAATCCGAAATCATCAGATTGTGCAGTGGCATACCATTCTTCGCCATCCTTGCTTATTCCAATTCTTACAGATTCATCATTGCTAATTTCATAAACACTAGCTCCGGTTACTTTTTCAATTCCAACATAAGAAAGTTGCATATCAGGAAAATTGAAAACTTTTGGAAGCTCACCTTCTTCTTCAAAATAATTAATATCTTCCCTATCCTCTATTTCTCCTGGAAGATCGGGCTGTTCTTTCATTTCCTCCAAATACCAACGAGACATACCAGAATCAGCTCCAGCATATGGATTTTTCACTTCGTTCCATGTTCCATCATATGCCTTAAATCCTGGGCCTATTCCACCTTGAACCGCCATTTCTCCATTATGCAATTTACCACCCGATTCTGATTCAAATAGTGAATATCTGTTGTCAATGTCAGATTCAGATAAAATTGGATTAAAATTCTCATCAAATTCAGGAAGATCTTCTTCATTTATTGTTTTAGAGCCTGGCCTAAAAGCCCCAGGATTTGATTCTGCAATTTTTTTAAAAAGAAGATATTTTGCATCAGATAAATCTTTATATTTTTCTCGATAATATCCTCCGCCAATAATCTGTCCAAATGCTTCAGATTGAGATGGAGAATAGCTGGATACGTTTGATTGATTTACAAATCCTGGGCCGTAGCCACCAATTCCAGAAGGCATTATGCTTTCATTAATCGACTTTAAATGATCGTTGTTTTCCTCTTTTTCTTCGCCAAGCAATTTGAGGAATCTATATTCATCTTCTTCTATAAATGAAACATTTTCAGAAATATGCTTTCGATCTTCTTCAAATTGTTCTTCATAGCTTTCAACAACCTTATGACGAGCAAATTCTAAATCATCGTCATCAATCAATCCTGCAAGTAATAATGTTCTATCTGCCATAATAAACCTCTATAATGATAAGTATGGGCTAAGCAATGTCTTTCTACCTTAAATAAAAAAACCTCCAATTTGGAGGCTTTTGAGATTTAATATTTTATTATTTTCCCCATAATCTATCCGCACACCAATCAAGAATCTTATCTAAATCGATAAACGAAATAGTTCCCCAACAACCTAACTCAATAGAATCTGACGAAAAGAAAATCTCCAAATTCATAAATTCCATTTTCCCTTTATCTGGGCTTGGAGAGCCTTCATAATAATAATTTCTAACGGAAGCAATTGTACTTATAAGTTCTGGCGATATTTCTTGTGCGTCATCTTCACATGTATTGTCATTCTGTTTTGCTATTAATTTTTTTCCATCAAAACGAATATTAATGCCTGGAACCTCTAAAATCTCAATAGGTTTTTTAACATCTATAATTTCTAAATTTTCAGCTCTAATAAAAATTGAATATCCATCTTCATAATGAGAGTCAGATTTGGTTTCTACAAAAATTCCATTTTCTTTAGAAAAATCAAAATTTGGATTTGGGATTTTTATAATTCCCTTTATCTCTCCAAAATACATGGCAACATTTCTCTCAATGTTATAGAAATCATATCCATCAAAATTGTCATAATCTGCCTCATATCTTGCTCTATTTTGAATCTCAATCTTTTTTGATTTTTTAAGCTTTAAGACAACTTCTTCTCCTCCATAAAATAGATTTCTTAAGTCTGTTTTATTGGTAACAGTAAGCTTATAAGGGTTATTATTAATTTCAACAGGCTTTTTTGGTTTAGATTCTTTTTTAACAGTTTTCTTTTTGCTGGAAGTCATTTCAGGTCGTTCATATCACATAATTTGTTTTATGTCAATGACCATTTATTCCTACCCTAAAAAAGAAAACCTCCAAATTGGAGGTTTTGAGGTATACAAAATAGATTATTTAATTAATTGCTCTCTATTGGTTTCTTTTCGGCATTTGCTATAACTCTATCTGTAATTTCTTTTCCTTTTTTTGTAGCTTTATCAAGCGGATCAAGCCCAAAAGCTACACGAACTTGATCAAGAAGTTCTGGACTTAATACTTTTTTAGCTACACCATAATTGAAATAAATGTGAATATTTGTATCGCAGATAGGAACATCTTCACCAGATGGGCCGGGTTCAAACTCTCCTGTATTTTTATATTCCCAAATAAATAATTTATCAGGGATCGTTTCTCCGACAGGGATCTCAATAAAAGGAATTTCAGAATCATTCTGATAGCAAATTTCTGAATTCCCATTCCATTTCTTTTCTTTTTTATTTATCATATATGTTTCCAAGACCTTCCAGTCTTAATATTATAAACTATATCTTTGCTAATAATAAGAATATCAGCAATCTCAGATATTTTAAAATTTTCACTCAATAGTTTTTTTATTTTTATTGCATCTTTTTCTGTAATTTTACAAAAATGATTAGATTCTCCAAGTTTTACACCCTGGTTTTTAGAAATATTTTTTTTGTGTTCATTTGTTAATTCTCTTCCCAAAAGCTTTTTAGAAATTTTTTCTTTTGTTTCTTTAGAAACTTTTTTACCCAATTGAGAAGTAGCCAACTTCTTTTTATGCTCTTCAGTTTTTATGGTTCCAATGAGAGCCTTGGAAATTTTTTCGTTATGCTCTTTTGTATTTGTTTTTCCAAATCTATGATTTTTATTTCCTTTTTGAGCTTCTGAAATCTTCAAACAAACATCTTTTGATCTTGGTTTTCCAAAATTTGGATTTTTATTTCCTTTTCTAGAATTGGAAATTTTTTCTTTTGTTTCTTCATTTAGTCTTTTTTGGCCATATCCACCATGTTCAATATTATACCCATTTGGAGAAACGCAATTAAGTTCCTTAATTAAATTAATTTCACTTTGATCAAGATTATTAAAGTCACATTCAATAGTTTCATATGAAAAATTTTCTTTTCCATACTTTCTAATAGACCTATGAATCAATTGATCAAAACGATTTTTTGAAGGGGTTTCAGCAAGCATAAAATGTTGCTTTATTCTTTTTTTTATATCCTTACTTTGTCCAACATATTTTTTACTATTTACATTATTGGTAAATATATAGAGTCCTGATTTCATATAGAAAGTATATCACAAAGATTCTATTTGCTTAATACCAGATTGATAAATTTTCTTTAGACCTTCAGGCATACCATTCATTTTTTCTGTCATGTTTTGAATGGCAATATCTTTAATCCCCTTCTTGCTGCTCCCAACAACCAATTGTGCAACTTTTTTAGTTTCATCTTTCCCTTTTTTTTGGATTAAGGTAGAAAACTTGCCACCTGTTGCTTTGTCAAGAGATTCTGTACTCTTCAAAGAATCTATATGCTCTTTCGTCATCTCTACAACACCAGAAACGTATTCTTCTGTCATGTCGATTGCATCTTTTTGCATTTTTTGAGCAAGTGGACTTTCTTCAAATGCCCTTTCTAATTCGGGAGCGTTTTTAAATGCGCCAACAAGCTTTCCAAGAAGTTCTTTTATTCCTTCTTGAATTATTTCTTCATCTCTTCTTCCAATAAAGGCTTCATCATGAGTTTTTCCATAAAATCTCCGACTATAATCTTGACCTTTTGGTTGTTTTTTTTGCTCTCTCCATTTAAAATGTTTCATAGCAGGTTCGGCAATAGGTTTTTTTGCCCCAACATCAATTGCTATAGGTTTTGGAGAAGATGGACCACCACGCATTCTTCCAATATGTCCAAATCTTCCGGTCACTTCTCGTGCCCGATCGGTCATTTGCTTTACACTTGGATTTCCTCCTGCAAACATATCAATGAGACTTAGAGCAGTTTGAGGAACAGTTTTCAATATGCGGCCAGTTGTATATTTGTAAGGAGAAAACAAAAATGCCATAAGAGCAGCATCTCCAGTAAATAAATTTGCTTCAGTTCTTGCAAAGACTTCTTTATATTTGTCTTGAATAGAATTTAATCTTTCATTATGTTGTCTTTCAAATTTTGAATAATTCGCCTTATATCCAGGAATACTAAATGCCAATACATCTTCAGACAATTTTCCGGCAAACTTTTGTACTTCTGATGAAAATCTTTCAACAAATGCTGCTGTATGCCTTAATGGATCAATAAAGGCATCAAATATACCTTTTATAAAATCATCAGAAACTCCTTGACCGCCACTTCCTCCATAATCATCTCCACCATCATACTCCTTTAATGTTTCATTTAAAAAATCTCTAAGAAGTTGTTCTTTCTGGTCTAACATAATCATAAATATTGCCACTAACCCATATTTCTTATTATTATGTTTTTTGCATAATTGGCTAAAGGCTTTTGATATTGATAAATTTCTGGCAGGTTTTCGATTGAAAACCATTTTACTTCAGATATTTCTCCAATCTTTTTAGATATTCCATGTTGTGGATTTAATTGTTTTGCCAAGAAAACATGAACAATTTTATTTTCTTTATCATTGGACGTAAATACGGGGGATAGTTCATATAAAACGCGGGCAACGACCCCAGTTTCTTCCCATGTCTCTCGAACAGCACATTCTTCAATAGATTCATTTTCTTCTAAATGTCCCTTTGGAAATCCATATCTATTATTCTTATCTTTTTCGTGCTTAACTAAAAGAAAATCGATTCCGCCATTCTCATTCATTCTGAAAACAACACAACCTGCACATATTGCATTTTTCTTATTGTTTCCCATAGCACTCTATATAAGTATAACATATAAACTAATGCCAATGGTAGAAAATTATAAATATGGAATTTTTTGTGGCTCCTTCAAGCCTTTTCATATAGGACATTTCAACATGATTGAAAGAGCGTCTAAAGAATGCGACAGATTGATTTTGATAGTCTCATTGCTTGATAGAGACATAATAAAAGGTTCTGATATGGCAATTATTTGGAAGAATCATATATTAAAAATTCTTCCAAATAATGTTGACCCAATATTCTTAGAAAGTTCTCCCATCAAAAGAGTTTTTGAAATATTAAAATTAAGAGATCAAAATAAATCATCTCCTTTTTCATTTTCAATTTATTCTGACAAAGATGATTCTTCTAAATTTAGCGATCAAGTGTTGTCAAAAATATGTCCAAATATCTTGGGAACAAATTCATTAAAAATAATCTCTATATCAAGAGATGAAACAACTCAAATAAGTGGAACAAAAATGAGAGAATATATTAAAAATAATGACTTCAATTCTTTTGAAAAATATATGCCAAAAGAAATAAATTCAAAAGAAGTTTTTAATATATTAGCCTGCAATCATAAATAATGACAATGGAACATTTGTTTTATTTCTTATGCGAGATTCGTCACTATAACGAATTGCGGCTATGACTTGATTCATTTGAGCAAAAGCACCTGTTATTTTATATATTTTATTATTTGTATATTTGAATACAAGTCCCTCTAGTGTAATTTTCTTATCTCCATTTCCAATTTTTGAATCCATCAAATTTAATAAATCTAAATGTTTGCTATTTTCTTCTTTTTTAATAATGGAAGAACATCGTTCATATTCTTTAATTATTCTATTTGATTCATCTTCGATATTTTGAATATATTCAGATTTTATTTTAGACAAAAAAGAACAAGAAAATTTATTTACAATATTTTCAATTGGACCCATTAGTTTTGAAATGATATTTTTTTCTTGCTCTATCATTTCTTTTATAGCTTTTTTTGTGCTTACATCTCCAAGCTCGATCAAGGCTTTTGCAGAGAGTGCCCCAGGCATTTTTACAAGCGACTTTGAAGCGCTTATTCGAATATGCTCAGGTACAGAGATGAATCTTTTCATATCAATCAATAGAACAGTAGACAAATATGTTCGAATTGTAGAATTGTCTGCAATATTGTATTGTTTTATAAGTTCATCTATTTTAGAACATGCATTACTTGGAATGGAATCATCAATTGAAACAAGTGGAAACTTCTTTGATTTTACAATTGTCCATCCTTCAACATTGTTTATTTTTGAAATTAATTTTTCTAAACATTCTAAATTTCTTGGAAGGGCATTTGAAATTTGTTCTCCATCTATACCAAATAGCATTGGACTATATTCATGAAATATAATAAATTTAGAATCATAATGAATCGTATTTGGAAGATCTGGGTTTATAATCTCTATCGGAAACCAAATGTTTCCCATGCTCCCAAATATTTGGACTTTAGAATTATAATCTAAAAGCTTTATTCCTTTTGATAAAGCTTCATAGGCACCAAGGAATAAAGCTTCAACTTTTGGCCGATCTCCAAACTTTAAAGAAAGTCCATAATGATCAAGTCCGCCATCTTTTATATTCCCTTTGTTTCTTGCAACGATTAGTTTGTCTTCAACGAAGTTCCATCCAACAAATAAGCTTTGCCCATCGACTTTTTCATATGTATCAATATCTGCATGTCCAAGAATTTTAAAAATTGTTTTTAAGTCTCGAAATCTAAGATCTAAATCTTCATACAAATGACTTATATGCCCTCCAAGGGCAGTCATTTTTTAGATTCCTCAATCTCTGCATATCCCTTATTTATTGCCTGGGAAAATGCTTCTTTTATAAATTCAGAGATTTCTAATTCCGAAACATCTTCTTTCGGCTCTTTATTAAAATGGTGACGAACTATTTTTAAAAATTCGTCACCACATTCAACTTCCATTCCATTATATAAAACAATTTTATGTTGCATTTATATTATTTTATCAAAAGAGATCGAATATGTGTTCTATATTCTTCAGCTAATTGACTATTTCTTGGGCCGACTTGAATTGGAGGACTTGTATCTTCTGTTCCTTTTGACATTCTTGACATTTGTCCTGGCGGTTGTGGCCTTTCGCGTTGTTGTTTTTGTTGCAAAGCAGGCTTTGAAGATTTTCTAGGTCGAACCTCTTCTCTTTCTTGATCATTTGCATCAATTTCTATATTCTCATCACCTGGATCCGGTGCATCTTCTGCCGGTTTTCCTGAAGTAATATCTCTTAATGCACTTAGAAATGTTGCCAAAGCTAATCTTTCGCTATCATTTAATTGATTTTCAAAATATTTTCCAATTTCAGCAGAAATTTCTGGTTCTTTAAATGACCTTCCTGCTCTTATCATATTCAATGTGGATACAAGTCCGTCAGTGGTTATTTCTCCCAATTCCAAAGTCAATGGAGTTGGACGTGACTCAACCTTTTTAGGCTCAGCAGCGGGCTCAGCAGGTGCCGGTTCAGCTGCCGGTTCTTCGGCAGCAGGCTCTTCATCCCCCATTCCGGCTAAAGGATCATCTTCTCCTCCGCTATCACCTGATTCATCATCAGCTTTTTCATCTCCATCTTCTTTTTTGTCTTCATCTCCACCTTCAGAACCTCCTCCAAAAAGAGGATCTTCTTCAAATAAAGGGCTAGAAGAAGATAATTCAGACATATAAGCCCGTTTTACACTCTCTTCTGCTAAAACCTTTAAAAAAAGATTTAATTGGGACGAATTCATTATTTTAGCAGGCATTACCGACCCCAGCGAATATTGTTGTGTGGCTTTTCGTATGTTCTCATAAAGAGTTTTCTAGCGAATTGTTCTTTGTCGTCTTGTTTTATGGATTTTTGTTTGGTTTCTTGAACCAAAATTTCATCCATGAATTTGCCAAATTCAAGCTCTTTTTTAAAGTCTTCAGGTCCTTCAATTACAAAATTAGACATAATATAAAATCTCCATATCTAATAACTATCTGTAGACAACAGTTATTACACAACCCGACTGCATTGGAGTTTGTTCAATTACAAATCTTTTTATATCCATTCCTTCTATATTATATTCTACCAAAGTATCTGTTCCTAATGATAAAGATACTTTGAAAAATATATTTTTCAAAAAAGAATGTATATTTTTTTGATCGGTTAGAAAACTAAATAAAAACTCTTCGTCGGTGCCAAGAGAATCTTTTTTATGTTCATGCTTTATTAAAATGCCAGGAACAGTAAAATTTTTAGATTCTATGCTTATAATAATATGATCATCTGCCTCTAGATCTTCATCGCTATCATTTCCAAATTGAGATTGGTCGACTAAATCAGCAATCTCGCTACTAATCATAAAGTTTCTATCTTTCATAAGATAACATTATAACACATCAATCAAGACGAGGCTCCATTCTTCCTTCATCCTCTTGATCAAGTGCATGATCTATCAATTTTCTCATTTTGGAATAAAACCAATCTATTTGACTTTCTGGCACCATTTCAGACATTTGTCTCATAGCCATTCCAAGATCTTGAAGATTCCCCGGAACCCAATTAGGATCTTTGATTGGAAGATTTTGACCAGAAAACTGAATATCGCTCTTTGGATCAATAATAGTAAGTTCTTTATCTAATGGAGGCTCGACTTCTATTGCAGGATTCTCATCTTCGCTATTCTTTATTTTCCATTGCTCAAACAATGAATCTGAAATTCCTTCAATAATAATGTCAAGTTCTTCTTTTTTTATTTTAATCACTATTCTGTAAGTCCTTCTTCTTTATCTTCTTCTGTTTTTTGAAGATTTACTTTTGAGACTCGTTCGTGGGCAGTTGTGTACCTTCTTCCAAAATATAAAGCTAACATTGGAATTAATACAGTGGACGCAAACCCAACATCAAATGCTCTAAAACTAAAGCTTCTTTCTCCAAGATTAATGCTTTCAAAAGAGCCAAGAATGGCCATTCCTAAACAAAAAACAAATGAAATAATCATAAGAGTCATTGAAACATCTTTCTTTCCAGCACTATTTTTTAGTGCCCACCAAGGATGTTTAGAAGATTCTTTTACTATCACCTTTGTCAATGGTTCCAATCTTTTCTCTTTTTTAACTATTTCAATTGCTTTCTCTGTTTTTTGTTCTTCTGAATTTCCCATATTATTAATTAGGAGCCAGAAAAGATATTTTTAATAATTTACAATAATAGGCTGGCCTGAATTTATTTCTCTAACTATAAAAGCGCCACCAATAGTTAATAAAATTCCTGTAGCGATTCCTCCAACAAGCCACCATTTGCCATTGTCTGCTTTTTTGGCATTTTTTACAGCCTCATTTTCAAGAAATTCAATATGCTCATCTTTTAATAAAATTCTAGCATCTAATTCCTTTTGCAGCGCTTCTCTTGAAGCTTTTAGATTTGCCAAATCAAGCTCATAAGACGCTTTGGAAACAGCTACTTCTTTTTCTATTTCTATTTTGCATTTTTCTTCGGCTTGCTGTTGACTTACAATTATTTTTGCTGCCGCAGTTGGATCCAGCAAAACTCCATCAAATGGTGCTTTCTGATCTTTTTGTAAGGGACTAATCTTTCCAGCACCAATAGTTCCTAAAGAAATATCATCAGAAACAGGTGGCTGAATATTGTAAATGCTAAATGGAGAAGCATTCGCTGGAAATGAAAAAAAGAATAGAATAATTATTAAAATAAATGAATATATTTTTTTCATAAATCAACTTGTTGCTTTTGGTCCAAGGATCATGAACATTCGTCGTTCATTCATTATTGGAGATTTTATTATATTTGAAATATTTGAAAGAGTTGAAGAAATCTTATCTAAGATAACAGACCCTGTTTCTGGGTGCAATGTTTCTCTTCCTTTAAATTGAACAACAAAATTAACAATGGAACCATCTTCTAAAAACTTTCTTGCTCTTTCAATCTTTACATCAAGATCACTTACTCCAATTTTTGGAGTTAATTGAATTTCATGATTTCTTTTTTCTTTTTTCTTTTCCTTTTTTGAATTATCATATTTCATTTTTCCATAATCCAAAATTTTACAAGTTGGTGTTTCTCCACTAGAAACTTCAACCAAATCTAATCCAAATTCTTCTGCTTTAGCTAAGGCTTCGGTTAGGAAAAGGACACCTATATTTGAACCATCAGGACCTATTACTCTAACTTTTTTTGCCCTTATTCCTCGTCCGACTCGAAATTCTGCTTCTTTGTTGTTTTTCTTGTTCTTTATCATTATTCCTTTGGATATACTACTTCAAATCCCATCTGATTTGCTAATTTTTCAGACAATAAATCAGGATTATTATGTGTTTCTTTAACAATTTTCAAGATTTCTTTCTTTTTCTTTTCGTCTAAAGCCTTTGTATCTTTATTATGTTTCTCTTCAATCGCCTTAATGGTTTTATGGTATGTCTTTATTGCCTTGTCTCTATCTTCAATCTCTTCTTTATGAATTTTATTTATAGCATTAATTTCTTTTTGATAAGTCTCTTTCCTTTTTGATAAAATATCAATAAGAGATTTTGGAGACTTTCCTAAACAAATTATTGAAACTCCAATTGCCAATAATATTGCTGGGATGTACCAGTAAGCCTTAATCCATAACCAAATCTTTTTTAAAGTTATCATTTATTTTCCACCAAATGGATTTCTTTTTGCTAATTCACTAAAAAGAGTTTCTGCGTCAGAATCACTAAATAATCTTTCTGCTTCAGAATTATCTTTTTTAAGCTTGTATTCATTTAACATTGATATCAAGTAAGTGTCTCCATCAACTACAGCGTTTGCAAAACATTCAAATATGTCTTGCACTGTAAGGTTGAGTCTAGATTTCATGACATCAAGCTCATTTTTTGTTTTTGTATAAAGCCGAACATGTATACATTTTCTTAAATCAAAATCATATCGGCTTGATAAATCAGGATCTGCAAGGTATTTCTTTCTTCTAATCGCCATTTTTAATTAGCCAACACCAATAGGCCCAGGAGAACCACCGAATGGGGCTGCTCCACTTTCTTCTTCTTTGTCGCCTTCTAAGGTAATACCAAATTCTCGCTCAAGAATTTTTAGAAATTCTTGAATAAGGTCTGCTGGATACCCTTTTTCAAGGAGATGCATTGCCCTATGTACAATTACTGGCTTCACATTAAGTAAGCTATCATAATGCTCATATAAATTAGAAACTTTTTGTGCGAAATCATCAATATTTAGCTTTTGTTGTTTCGGGTCAGAAGGTTTCGAAGCCCGTGGCATGTCGTCTCCTACACTCATTATATCATCACCAGACATAGGAGTTTCTTCTTCTTCGTCGTCTTTAGCCTCTTTAAGAAGCAGCTTCCAGTTTTCTGGCATAGTATATCCTTCATTTAGACCAGCATCTTCAAGCTCATTATCTTCAAGAGAAGCCTCTTGTTGATACCTTAATAAAACACTATCAATTTGAGAATCTAAACTATCTTCTGAAAGCCTTATTGTTTCTTCTTTCAATATTCTCTTTAAAATGAAAAGATCTTTTAATGTTAAACCCATGATTGCTTACCTCCAGAACTCAAAGCTTGTGAAATAAGTTCACATCTGCGAACTCTTTCTTCAATTACATTCCAATTTAATTCTTTCATCATTGCACGAATATATTCATTCTTTTTTTCAAGATAATCTCTTCTTGCATGTTCCCACATATCAAGAACAATAATTGGATAAGTTCCAATCAAACAATGAGAATTATGTCCGTCAATAATCATATTCACATATTTTTTCAAATATGTACTATATGCGCAAACAGCCCAGCCGTTTCTTGTGGCCATTGCACAAGCTCTAAAGTCCATTTGCCAATTATCAAAGGTTCCAAAATCTCGATTCAATCTCATATGAGATAGGCTGTCAACATTAATTTCAGAATATGGGTCTGATATATTTGCAAAATACAATTCATGCAAATATACAGCATTCATGCTGTATTGCTCATCAAGCTTAATTGAACGGAAATCAGAAGTATCAGAAGCTGATTTTTTATCAGTAGTATCGAGCTTTGAACTTGCCAAATTTAGATTTTGGACATATCCTTTATAAAGTTGTTTGTGAGAATCTTTTGTTTTTGCAAGAATTAAATCTGTATTTAAATCATACGTTTTTTCTTGCGCAGCATAAGCTTCATTTAAATTTTCAGAACTATCCAATTCTAACCCTTTTCTAAGTATTTTTCGTAAATCAGTATTATTCATAATTTATCCTAGCCTATAGTCATTTTCTATTTCCCCGAAATCAACTTGAAAAAGGTTTCCTTCTGGAGCTTCAAGATCAACTATGCTGGTGCCTGTATTTACTCCTCTTATATAATATTCCAAACCTGAATCTTTGTGAATTACACGCAATCCTATTGATTTTTTTAATGCATTTATATCTAAATCTTCCGGTTTTTTTCCTGATGGCGGGCTTCTTTCACCAGGAGCTTCTTTCTCTTTAAAATCATCTGAGCCCGCTTCATCAGCTGTTTTTTCTTGTTCAATTCCGCGCTCTTTGCAATAATTTGCAACTTTTCGTTCGAATTCTTTTCGAACGAGAGCAACTACATCTTTATCTGTCATTACAGGTTCTGGCATGGGGATTTCCTATAACTATAACTATTTCTTCAAGAACAATAAAGATATTTTATATTTTTAGTTATAGGAAAAGATATCTGTAATTTTTCCATAATATTCAAATCCGGCAGCATTGTGATGGCCTCCTCCTCCAAATTTTGTAGCAATACTTGAGACATCAACTGTTCCATCAGAACGCAAAGAACAAATATTAGTATCTCTTTCATGGTTATAGTGCCATACAAGTCCAACACCTGCATTTATTGCTAAATCATGGCCTATATCAGAAATTAATTCTCTTGATGAATTATTAGAAATCATACAATTACAAAATAGTCCATCAGGCATTATTAATTGTCCAAAAGCTGCATGTTTAACGGCCTGATTTATCATAATTTTTTGCATTCGCATAATGGCACGTCCTTCAGAAATAAAATCTTTTATTTCTTTTTTAGAAAGGTTTGATACCTGATCAAATGTATCGAAATTTTGGGGATAACTGTTTAGAGATGCTAAAAACTCTCTAGAATTTTCCAATTCCCATTTCCAAAGATCTCTATCTTCAATGTGAAGAATTAAATCAGGCGCAGTAGATTCTGGATAAAAGAAATCCCAAGCCATACGAGCACCCGATCTTTCCATATCAAAAACATAATCACAATCAATTTTGCCTTCAAGTCTTTCTTTTGCAGATTTGTGATGGTCTAATAAAAGCATTTTATTTGCTTTTCTATTTAAATCATTCATCACCAAAAACGAATTATAGGCAAAATCTACCATTAAAACATTTTTACCTTCAACATTTGGCATCTCTTTCGAGCCATGAATTGCAAAATAATATTCAATATTTGATTTATGCATTTTCCATGCAGACCATGCAGCCCCAAAACCATCAGGACAATTTCCATGCGCAATAACCAAGTTTACTTCTTCAGGATGTAGCATCACTAACATGCTACATGAAAAGATTTTTCTTGTCAAGAGAAGTATTTATTATTATGATTCATACATCAAAAAGTGGCCTTAAAAGAGTTATTGCTAGCGAATATATGAAAATGGTTAGCGAATCTCGAAATCTTTCCGAAGAACAAATTCAAGAATTGAAATTTCTTCAGAAAATGAGAGATAAATTTGCTTCAAAAAAACAAACGCCCCCTGCTGAGCCAGAGGGAGATATGGAACTTGACGACAAATGGTTTGATGACGATGCTGCTGCCCAAACAGCCCCAGGTCTTAAAATCGCGCCGCCACAAGTAAAAAAAAGAGCAGAAGACACTCAAACCCAAATGAGAACAGCTGATATCGCTCGCGGATCAAAAAAACCAATTCGAAGAAAATCACCTAGTGATCCTATTGAATATGGCGAAATAAAAGAATCTCAATTTCGTTCCTTTATTTCAAAGATTGTTAAAAACACTTTGAAATAAAGAATAAAACTTAATTAAGGAAGAGGCGAATTCGCCTCTTTTTTATTTAATCAAAATTAACATTACCAGAATTGATAAAAATTCTCATAAGAACATAAACTAAATTTGGGCCAGTACTTAAGCAAATTTCATATTCTGAATCATTTAAAGAGCCTATACTCCTTATTTCATACAATGAGGCATTTTTATCGTAATATTCGTCTGGATAACACTCTTCATATGCCTTTCTAAGAATAACATTCATCATTTTATGAAATTCCATTTTTGTTTTATACAAAAAATCTTCTTTGGCTTCTCTTATCAAATATCTAACTCTGCATATTAGTTTTGAGTTTAATACTGCCGAATTTTCATCATTTGGATTAATAATTCGATGTAAATAACCAGGTTCTTTCTCAAAAAGAGTAAAATTTTCTGTATTTTCAGAAATTTCTTTTAGGGTTGGATAACTTCTAATTTCTAACTCAACCTCTTCTTCTTTTTCTTCAGCCTGAGCCCACCCGCGCCGAGGATCAAGCTGCCTCTCTATTTGTTCTACAACATCATTTTTGTATTTATCTTTTGCCTTGGCATAAAGATCACTGAAATCATTTTTAGACATTTTTGAATTAACTGCTTCAATTAGTTCATTGTATGCAAGCTCTCTTTCTAATCCTGAAAGCATGGCGATCATATTTCTTTCTTCAAATTTCAGAAAAAGAATTTGTTTACTATTGGCAGGAGTAGGAAGATAAAATTCTTCCACTTCAAGTGCTTTCATGGTTTCAATAACAGTTTCTCTATATAGAGCATCATCGTCTGGATATAATTTAGCTGCTTTCAAAAAATAAGAAGCTTTTTGTAGGTCCTTGTTGGCTTCGATAATTTTAAGTGGAGATTCAATTTTCCCATCTCTAATGTCTTGTAAAATGTCTTCTTTTGACCAAAGTACTCCCAATTTACAAGTTGTAGCAACTCCTATACTAATATGTTCTGCAATCTGTTCGACCTTACTCTCATTTTCAGGAAATAATGGCATTTGAACTGGATGACCAGGATCCGGTTCGTCAACTCGGCCAGATTCAGGAAAATTAGGGCATCCTTCACTTTTGTCATCTTCTTCCATCATTATTGATTCTTCCATAAGATCGGAACCTGGATCTTCAGAACCGCTTTCTATAGCAGATTTTAAATTAGAAACTGCAACTTTAGAAATTGTATTTATTAATGTTGTCATATTTGTTTTACTGCAAGAATTTCAATCGCTGTACGATTCGCTGTTTTTGAATGAGTAGACATTGCTTCTCTACGATTTATTTTATAAATCGTTGAATCTTTTGGCATTTTTTCAATTGCATTAATTGAATTTGAGCATGCCCATGAAATACCACGATCCGTTAATAATTTCAATGAATCAAATAATCCATAATGATCAAATTTTCGGCCAGTATAAGCATCAAAAGTTCCTAAATATGGAGGATCAAGATATACTAAATCTCCTGGCTTTGCCTGTGCCAAAGTATCACGGAAATCTTTACAAGATACATAATCAATATCTTTAATAAATCTAGAATGCTCTTCCATTCGTCGTCGTGATGGAATCGGAGTTTCTGGAAACTCTCCCGGAGGAACATTGAACTTTCCGCTCTGATTATGTCTAACCAATTTATTAAACCCTAGCCTACATAACAAATAAAAAGTATGTGGTTGCGGATTCAAATTATGTTCTTCTCTTAATTGTAAATATTGATCTGATGTTCTGTTGTATTTTGTTGAAATCCAATTATTTGCCAGGTCATAATGATGCAAAATGCTATTATGAAGATCGACAAGCATTTTCTGAGAGTCGCCTGCGATTATTTCATAGCCTTGCTGACGAAAGTAGTAGCTATCAACTCCTGTTCCAAAAAAAGGAATGATGACGCGTCCAGACGATGGAACCGGCATTAATGGTCCCAACTGATTAATTAGGTTTCTTTTCGAGCCAGGCATCGCTAATGGATAATTTTTTAAATTAACATCAATCATTTTATATTTACTTAAATGCTTCTTATCAAATAACTCAATGAGTTGTTCTGGTTTTTCTGGTTCCTGCCATTCAATATCAATTTTTGATTTCATTTGTTTTTATCTTTAATTTGTTTCTAATTTTTGTGTTTGTAGATCTTGTAACATTTACAAATGGACCATTTAATTTTCTAACAGATTGATATGCAAAGAAATTTTGTCCTTCTCGATTTAAAATGGCAACAAGACCAATCTCATTTCCAAAATCACATGATTCAAATTTTTCTTTTGAAATTAATGTTGACCTTTCGCTTCTAATCCCGGCGATCCCCAAAGGATTTGGAAAAACAAACATAGGTCTTTGGCGGTCCATTCCGTCTCCATAAGAACCCAGATCAATTCTTTTTTCTCTAACTCCAATGGCTTCAAGGTATAGTTCAAAATCAGAATTTATAAAATCCCCATCAACAAGCATCATTGTTCCAATTTCAAATATATTAGTTTCGTTTTCAACCGAATTCAACTGAACAAACATATAATATGCAGGAATAATTTTTTCTTCATCATTGAATTCAATCATGATTTTACCACATGGAGGAGTTGAATTGAAATTAATGTCTCCTGATTTAGTTTTTGAAGTCTTTACTTCAATCCCAAAAATGTCATCAATTGAATTGTAAAATGCTAAGTCTGGAGATATGTGAGATGGGGCGAGAATATACTCTATATTTTTGAACTCTGCAAGAATATTATCTCCTATATATTCAACAAAAGGATCCGACATTATTGTTGATTTGGATTCAAGTTTGAATTGTTTTTTTGTTCCATCTTCTAAAAAGAAGTGATGACATATAGTATAAAATACCTTTGGTATTAAATTTGACATTTTTCTCCATTTTAGACACTCTCTGATATTTTTTCAACAATGTTTTCTGTAATTGAATTTAAAGAACTACTATTATCTTCTTGAATATTTGTTGATACGTCTTCTGTCATGCCAAAAATATGGTCATTTGATTTTTCATTTTTATCATCATTATTTTCATTTTCAAATTTCCCAAATAATTTTTCTTTACATTTTTCATTTAATTTTTTAAACCATTCAAAAACTTCTTCTTGCGTTTCAATTTGTTCATAGTTCGTAATTGGTTGCGAAAGTTGCTTTACAATTTCTTGTTGTAGTTTTTCATATCCTTCTTTTTTATGAACTTCCTTTTTAAAGAATGGTTCATTATAGAAATCAGATAATGGAGTCGGTGATGGTAATAAATTGTCTAATTTATTACCTAAATTATTTTGCTTTATAAAAAATAAACCATTGTCACCTTCAAATATCTCTAAATCTAAATTAATTCTGTCTTTATTTTGAGATTCTTTTTTTGATATTGAGGTTTCTATTGGTTTAAGTTTATTTAATTCAGCTTGTATTTCATCTAAAAATGAACTTGGGGATTTTTTGAATAAAGGATCTTTTTGCAGTAGCCCCATTTTTTGCATCTCTTTTATGTCTGCGGCCATGCTACCAACGCTATCAACAGTAGAACGGACCATGTCGACCCGCTGCTGTGCCAGCAACCACGCGGGTGATCGCGGTTCGCTCGTGTCTTCGGTTGCAGCTGAAATAACATCTCGATTTGTGAATACAGCCAAAGGCTTCTCATCAATTGATTCATTTTCTGCCCTCTGTCTAACTGTAAATCCACCACCATTTTCTAAAATGATATCAAAAGTAACTTTTTGCAACTTTTCTCTAGAAGGTATGGTTGAAGTTGCCCAATCTATAAGTTTGTCATAAGTTCGACTTGATTCTTGGGATTCTTGGAAGGAAGCACTAGCATAGTTCTCTGTCTCTAATATTTTTTGACCCGTTTTTTCTTCAAACTTATCAATCAATATTGATCTCAACCAATCATAACCATCTTTGGCACGCTGAAGATTTTTTTCTTCTTCCTCTTTTTTTTCTCTTTCTCTTTCTTTTATTGCATTATATTGTTTTTCAATATCAAATAATAAATTTTCTTCTTTTTGATCTTTTTTTATTTTTTCTGTTTCAAATTCTTTTGTAAAAAATGGAATTTTGTCTTCGGAATCCCTTTCAAATCTCCACATTACTTCATCAACTTCATTCTTAATGATAGAAGTAATTTTCTTTTTTACTTCATATGGTTGTTCGTCATAATACATCAAAGCACCTTCTATAAATGATATCATTCGTGATGAATCAAAATCATTTATATAGCCAGTAGTTTGAATATTTTTATAAACATCACAAACATTTTCTATTATTAGATCTACTTGCTCTCCAGACAAAGCTTGCTCTTCGGGCTTAAATTTTAAAGCACCGTTCATAAAGTAAATAAAATCTCTATCGTCCATAATTTATTGTTTTCCTTTCATATGTGGAAGTCCTTCAAGATATCCTGCCATTGTTTGGATTTTAAATCTTGCATTTTTTCTTAATTCTTTAATTGATCTTGCATTTGAATAGCTCATGCCGGATTTAATTCCTCCAACCAAATCATTTATGATTGATGAAACTTCTCCTTTATAATCAATTTCAATTTCAATTCCTTCTTTTGCTATTCCTGGTCCTCTATCATAAGTTGAAGAACCTTTATACAATTTCTTTTTTTTGCCGTATTCATTAATGGTAATGTTTCCTGGTGCTTCTTTTGTTCCAGAAACTAACCCGCCAATCATTACACAATCAGCTCCAGCAACAATGGCTTTTACAATATCTCCAGAAGATCTCATTCCGCCATCTGCTATTAGCAATTTTCCATAATACTTTGTCCAATATGCGCAATCTTTTATTGCTGTCCATGATGGCATCCCGTGCCCAGTAACAACTCTTGTAGTGCAAACACTCCCATTACCAAGTCCAACTTTTACACAATCAGCTCCCCATTCACATAGTTCTTTTGCTGCATAACCTGTTGCAATATTTCCTGCGACAATAAAAACTTCATCCTTAAATTTTTCTCTAAGCCATTCCACAATTTCTTTCATCATGACGCTGTGACCGTGAGCAATGTCGATAACAAACATACGAGCACCAGCACTAAATAAAGCCTCAGCTCGTTCACGAGCGTCTTCGTTTACTCCTATTGATACCAAACAATCAGCGCCAGCCGAAACAACCTTTTTGTAGTCTTCAACATTTTGATCAATGCTTTGAAATCTATGCAAAGCGCCAATTCCTCCAAGATTCCACATAGAAATTGCCATATCAGGACCAGTTATTGTTTCCATATTTGCAGAAATTATTGGAGCAGAACGTTCATATTTCCAAAATTTTATTGTTGGGCTTGCATCATTTCGACTTTTCAAAGTAGAGAATTGAGGAATGAGAATAATGTCATCAAATGTATAGGCAACTTGTTCAGTCATGTGTTATAAATTCCACCAATTAATTGTTTTTTCTAATCCGTCCCAAAATTTTACTTTTGGAGTATATCCAAGCTTCATGATTTCAGAAATATCAGCTTGAGTATGTTTAACATCACCAGCTCTTTCTGGGGCTTGTTTGATTTCTATTCCTTGAAATCTTTTTTTAAAGAAATCTAATATTTCATTGTTTGTGGTCCGGTCTCCGCAAGCAACATTATAACAATCTCCTTTAAAAACTTTATCAGACAAAGCAACAATAATATTCGCGTCAACTACATTGTCGATATAACAAAGATCTCTTGATTGTTCTCCATCTCCATCTGAACGTAAAGGCTTGTTATTTTTTACAGCATCACACCATGCAGATATTGCGCAACTATAAGGAGAATCTCCAAGCTGATTTGGGCCGAATACATTAAAATAGCGCAAACAAACAGACTCAAGTCCATAAAGATTATAAAACAATTTACAATATTCTTCTATTGTGCTTTTTTGCAAGGCATAAGGAGAAACAGGAGATTTCGGTTCGCTTTCTTTTGTTGGAAGAATTTTTGCACCGCCGTACACAGATGAACTTGAGGCAAATACAAATTTAGGCTTTTGGCCGGAACATTGGATTGCTTCCTCCATAAGCTTTACAGTTTTTCCTATATTTATATCTGTTGTGAAATAAGGATGTTCGCAAGAAAAACTAACACGAGGAATTGCTGCCTCATGAAAAATTACATCATAATATCCAAAATTTACATTCATAAGAATTTGAGCATCAGCAAAGTCTTTTTTGAAAAATGTAAATTTTGGATTATCGATTATGTCATCTAAGAAGCACATATGGCCATTTGACAAATCATCAACGCCATCCACATCCCATCCATCATTTATCAACCTTTTTGCAAGATTGCTTCCAATAAAGCCGGCAGCGCCGGTTATAAGACATTTTTTATTTAATTTATATGTTTCCATAAATGTGTTTTCTTAATGCATAATCATTTAATCCATAGCTGTATTTGTCAATTTCAACAGAAGTTTTCAGCCATGGATTTGATTTAGAGAACTTATTCAAAGAATCAGAAAGTACAGATGAAGCGTCGCAAACTTTTAGCATTTCTTCATGAAGGGCATTGCAAACTTTGGCAAGCTCATCAATATATGACATCGAAATAGGAACATAACAATTCCTTCTGATTACCTCTGTTTTAACTTCGTTTAATATTTTACTTAATTCCATTATATATCCTTGTTTATATCATATTGAAGAGATATTGGAAGATCGTCAACCAATTTTCCATATGCAAAATGCTCTCTATCAACAACTTTCTTTTTTATGCTTGCACTAACATATTTTAGGTTTGGCATCGCCTTATTTACAATTCTCCAAATTTCTGGATCTGGATAGTCTTTCTTTAGCTGATCAATGTCGTCAGAGCCAGAAGGACCTGTAATCATACTTTCAATTATCAAAGAAGCCTTATCAACAATTTTTACTAATTTTTTAGTCTTATCATCAGGAGGAGTTATCCCCATAAAACTATAAATCCTTTTATCTAACATGTCTTCGACGCTTCTCATCGCATCTCTTACTTCGGGTGTTATGTTTTTTATTGGTGCCGGAATATCTCCAGTATATGCCTCATGGAAATCATGGCCAAGGGCATAAATTAAAGATTCTTTAGGGTATTCTGCAACCATCCACAAAATGGAAACAAGAACGCTATGATGGAGCACTGTAAATTCATTGTCTCCATTGTTGCCGAATCTATTGTATCTTCCCAAAAGAACAACGAGGTCCATGGGGCAAACTATGCCAGCTTCTCCGGCACTCGGTAATGGTGATAATTGTCCTGTCCAAGTTCTCATGATCTGATCATACTTTCTTTAATCAGATTTCTTTTTTAATTCTTTTTCTAAAATTTCAATTCTATTTCGAAGTTCTTCAAATTCGCAATTAATTGATTTCATCCAAAATTGAGCCTCATTTTTTGAAATAAATTTTTGTTCTAAAAATGAACTTAAGATTTTTATTAGTGCCCTAATTGAGAATTCTTGATAAAAAAATCCTGTTTCTTCATACCAAAAATGACCAATATAAGTCACTAAATTTGTGGCTACTTCTCCTGTTAAATTTTCATTTATTTTTTCAATTATATCTTTTAATTTCATAATATTTTTTCCATTATAAAAAGTCATCAGCAACTTGGGATATCACAAAAGCATTTTCCTTAACAATAGAATTTAAAATTTGCTCATCAATATCCATGGCGATTCTATTAGACATTTCCTTTACAAGTTCATTGCTAGCATCATCATGAAATGCACATAGATCATTGGATATCTCTATCTTTGGCCAAGATTGAGTTATGACAAGTGGAATATATGGAAAATAAACATAGCCAGCATCAAGAAAGCTTTTGCCATTATACCCAGAAAAAATGCCGTGACTTTCAAGCAAATTTCTTTTATAATTTTCAATTATATCTTTTAATTTCATGCCAATACTCTCTTTCCGTCAAAAAGAAGTTCATTCAAAATTCCACAATCAATATCAGTAGAAATTTGTTTACATAATTCCATTTCAGCATCAATATTATTAAATTTTCTAAGTAATGCAAGATCTTGTGACCAAGTTATATTGGTGTATGGTCTATTTGGACCTGTCATAACTGGAAATATTTGGACTATTCTTTTATCTCCCTTTTCAGTTATTATTATTTCAATTTTATTAGGCTTAGAACCATATAAACAATAAAGATCTGGTGGCCAAGGCGAAGGATTTAGCCATTTTGAAGATTTAATTTTTTTCATAATCAAATATTTAATTTTAAATTCATTAATTATATTTTTTAAATTCATTTTAAAACTTCCTTTCTTTCCATGTTTTTGGAATGTTTTCTTTGTTATTTATTTCAATTGGCAAATGGTAATTAAATTGAAGTGCTCCACGTTTTTGAATATAATCTACAATTGACTTTATTCCATCTTCTAGACTCATTTTTGGAATAAATCCAAATCTTTCTCTTATTTTATTTGATGAACAAATTGGATGCATTACTTCATGCGGCCTTGATGTTTCAAATATTGGGTCAAGATCAAAATTCAAAATTGATGCAATAAGTTTTGCCAAATTTAATATAGAGATTTCTCTATTGTCAGGACCTATATTAAAGGATTCTCCATGTTCAATTTCGCAATCAAGAAGATTTACAAATATTTCTACATCATCCTGAATCATTGAAAAACATCTTGATTGCGAACCATCTCCATAAATTATTGGCTGCCGTCCTTGCAACATCAAATTTGTCATAATAGATACAACATTTCTGTAAGGATCTGTATACGACTGCCGCGGCCCCACGACATTGTGAGGAATCGCATGCACAACTTCCATTCCATGCATTTTCCCAAGCATTGTAGCCATGTCTTCGGCCGAAGATTTGGCCAAAGCATAAGGATCAATCGGCATTTTGTTCATGCTCTCTATAAAAGGACTTTCTTGATTCCCATATCTACTCATTGATGAAAGATTTATGAATCGTTTTATACCTGCTCGAATGGCTGCTGTTGCCATAACTGTTGTTCCCATGAAAACGCTATTAGATATGATGCTGGGGGCGAATACGCTATATCCTTCAGGTGCTATTGCAGCGCAATGATAAACTGCCTTGACTTTGTGTTTTTTCAAGATATGAGCTATGTGCTCAATCCCCTCATACCATGAAATATCATGATAAAAATATTCAAAATTTTTGATATTTCTTTGAACTTTTTCTTCAAGACTTAGAGCCGAGTACGGCCTTTCAAGTTCTTCTTTTTCCGTTATTGACTTTCCAACATCTTCAAGAAAAGAAATGGTGTCTGCATATCCCCCAATTAGATTATCAAATCCAATAACTCGATACCCTTTTTTTATTAGGGCTTCTGCGATCCAAGAGCCAATAAGTCCAGCAACACCAGTTATGCAAACAGTTTCTTTCATGAGCTAAGTATACAATATGTTCTATTTTGAGATTTCAAAAATCTGATTTATTTTTAACTTAAATCCAAAATTGTCGCGCTCAACATAGGCTCTATATCCAGTATTTTTTGAAAATTGAACACTTTCATCCCAATCCCAAATCTTGATTCCTTCAAGTTTTCCACTTAATCCAGAAGCCTGAAGAATCAAGTAAGACTTTCCATGCTTTGTTTTTCTCTTTTCAATACCCTCAACAACAAACCAGCACAAAGCTCCTGATTGTTCTTCAGTTAAGGAATCAATTGAAGAATATCCTTTCGCATATAGTCTTTCTTGAATCTTTTTTGGAATAATTAAATCAAGATTTGTTTCTCCCATTAATGATTTGTAAATCTCAAGCTTTTCTTCTGTGCTCCAATCTTGATCATTTGCTTCCGCAGCAAAATTATCAAGTTTTTGACATTGAGAATCAAAATTATCTTTTTTGAGGCATTTCTTTAATACATTCCAGTTGTCTATAATGGTTCTATGCATGTGAGCATAATTTTTGAACAGCTTTCCTTCCCCAACACAATCCAAACTATCAAATGCTTGAATTTTTGTTAGAACATTAAAGTTCTTTTTGTTGAATTTGCTATGATTCCAAGCACCAGATTCATTCCATAAAAAACTATAAATGTCATAATAAGGTCTTTTTTCAATAATCTCCAAAACAGCAGAAGGTCCAACATCTTTGCAGGACAAAAAGCTTGGCATCAATTTTTTATCTCCATCAACAACCGTCCAATGATCAGTTGCCTTATTAATGTCAATCTTTGCAAAGTCATATCCAAAGCTTTTTAATTCTGAGATTGCCTTTGCTTTTTCATCTGGCTTTGAAAGTTGTGTTTCAATATATGCACAAAGCCATTCAGGTTCATAATACGTTAATAGCCAAGCGCAAAGATATGAATTGATGCCATAACTGAGAGCATGGGAAGCGTTGAACGAATATTTTGCAAATTCTTTAATATTATGATAAAGCTCTTCAAGAACGTGCCTTTCTATACCATTCTTAATCCCTCCTTCAATAAAAACCTTTTCCATCTCCATTGCTTTTACATACATTGGATCTTCTGGCTTATATTTTTTAGAGACAACTTTTCTTAAAGTGTCCGTCTCATCCAAAGTCATTCCACCAACAATATTTCCAAGTCGCATCGCCTGCTCTTGAAATACAAGGAATCCATAAGTTTCTTGAAGAACATCTTTAATTAATTGATGTTTATATACAATCTTCTCTGGGTGTGCTTTTGCCTTGATGTACTTTTTATGCACATTCGCACCCATTGGGCCAGGTCGATAAATTGAGGTTAGGGCGGCAATATCAACAATGTTTGTTGGCTTTGCTTCTGTAAAAAATTTTTGGGTATCTCTTTGCGAAACCTGAAAAATTCCCGCATATCTTCCTTCATGATAAATGTGTTCATAAACATGTTGGTCATCTAAATCAATAACGTTTGGATGAAGATGCTCATCATACCATTTTTTTATATCATTAAAAGATGGATTATTATTATTTTCATGCCTTTGAAGAATTAAAGAGATGCATCTTTCAATTATTTTTAATGTTTCAAGCCCAAGAAGATCATACTTTACCCATCCAAAATTTTCAAGATAGTCTTTTGTCCATGGAGTCTGTTTTACATTTTTTGAAACAATAACAGGCATTCTATTTTGAATGTCTTCAGAAAGGATAATACCTCCAGCATGACGAGATAAAGAGCGTTGTTCTCCCATCAATTCTTGAATATGTTCTCCAACATATGGATGCCTGTCAATAAATTCTATAAATTTTGAAGAATACTTCATTGCTTCTTCAAAATTGAACTTAAGCTCTGTTTTATCTATTGGAGGTTCTTCCTTTTTCCCTCCATCAACAATATCTTTGTCAACAAATCTAACAGCATCATTTACCTCAGTAAATTCAATACCGTAAAATTTTGAGATATCTTTTGCTAAAGTTTTTAAACTTAATGAATTTATATTCGAGATTGCAACAACATTGTCTTCTCCAAATTCTTCTGCCAGTAGCTTTCTTAAAAGATCTCTATCTGAAAAATCTGAATCAATATCTGGGAGTTCTTTTCTGTCTTTCGACAAGAATCTAGCAAACAAAAGATTGTATTTGATTGGATCTATTCCTGTTATTCCAAGAACATAACAAACAAGGCTCGAAACCGCGCTGCCACGACCATATCCAGCCAACATGTTTTTGTGCGCAATGTCTGTTATTGCTTTCATCGTTAAGAAATATTTTGCAAATTTTTTATCTTTGATCATTTGCAGCTCTTCTTTTAGACGGCTTACATATTGAATGTCATTTGAAAGGCCCATTTTTTTCAACCCCTCAATTGACATTTTTGTCAATGCCTGCATTGGTTTTTCTCCAACAGGAACCGTATAATTTGGAAGCTTTATTTTTCTATCAGGATTTATTTCTCCGATCATTTCATGAGCAACGTCATATGATCTTTCAATCGCAGAACATACTATTTCATCATCATAAAAATCATATCGATTTTTATGCGATAAATATTCTTCCCACATTTGTTCTGCATTTTTAGGGAATAACTCACACTTTAAATCATCAACACTTTTTGGAAAATTATCATCATCTTTCCAATTTCCAGGCCGAATGCGTTTATACATTTCTCTAGCCTTCCATTTGTCTCTTCCAGGATAGTGACTATCTGCTGTTGCAATCAGTTGAATTCCAGTTTCTTTTGAAAGCTCCATTAGTAAATAATTAATGGCGTGTTGAGGTTCCAATTTATTAAATTGGAGCTCCAAAAAATAATTATCTATTCCAAATGTCTCTATATTTTGCTCAGCCATAGCGCGAAGCTTAGGCATGATTTTATTTTTTCTTTGTTTTACCAAATCATAAGTTACATTATCCCAATCAACATCTAAACATTCCTGAAACATTTCATAACTTGGTTGACCAGCCAAGCAAGCAGAAGATGCTATTATGTTTTTTTCTTTATTTACTTCTCTTATGATAGAATGGTCAATTCTTGGAAATCTATAAAATCCTTTAGAATATCCAAAAGATGTTAGCTTGAATAAATCCTGAAGTCCTTGGCTATTTTTTGGAAGCAAAACAAGATGATGGCGACGATTCAAAGGACTTAATATTCTTTTTGATGCATTTTCATCTTCTATTGTTGAAGTACCCATTTCTTCATTATCTACCAAACTTAGCTCTTCTGGATTTACTGGATAATTGCTAGTTAGATCTTGGGTGCTAGTCAACGGACGAAGCACAGCAGCGCCAGATTCTGGTTTGTTTTTTTTGATATTTTCCCAATCACTTAATGACGGATGAAAATAAGCTTCAATTCCAGGAATGTATTTGAACTTTGTTCCCGATTTTAATAAAGCTTCATAAGCTTTAAATGCAGAAGCATAAGAATTCATATGTCCATGTTCTGTAATGGCCATTCCATCTCCGCCATTTTTCAAAACAAAATCAAAATGATCTGATGGTTTCCCAAGTCCATCATATGAGCTAGCGCCTGAATGCGCATGTAAACCAAAAAATCTGTTTGGAACTTTTGCCATCTGGCCAAGTATAACATCTTCAAACAGATTTTTATATTAAAGAATTTTTATGGAATATTCTTATGCTTGGTCAATAATACACAACGGAACGTTGCCAGCTGGCTCAGGATGGATTACTGGCTCTGTCTCAAGTTCATACACGCCAAGTGATCAATATATGCAAAGAGTTATTACATTTGGAGAAGTTGACCCTCCTGATGGAGCAGGAGATAGCGCAATTCTTGTTGTTAAAGTTTCTAGACCAACCTCAATAGAAGATACATATTCTAGCTCTAAAGACCATGGAACAGCCGCTGCAAATTTAGGTATTTTATTTTTTGATCTACATTATCAAAAAATAAAAGCAGGTTCAATATCACAATATCCAGAAGTATAAATTATTTTTCTTCCATAATTTCATTATATCTTTTTTCGGCCGTCTCTATATAAAATCTATCCCAAACTTCTTTTATTCTAATAAATTCTCTTTCAAATTTTATACAGTCTTGAAGAAAGGCATTAAATTCATCAGGATGGCCAGTGCTATCTTCCATTGGATCTAATCTAAACACCCAATAACCATTATTTAATTGATTTGCTTCATATGCATCAAATCGCCAACCTCTTACATTTAGAACATTGTTCATTTTATTGGATATAATAAATAAATTCTTTTTTGAGATATTGTAATCATAAACGACATTATGGCCATAAGCATTGGTAATTTTCAATTCTGGATATTGAAGTTCTATTTCGGCTTTCCATTGAACAAAGGCATCATCATCATTATCCACAACTTCCCAAGTAACACTAAGATTTCGTATTTTTGAAGAGGCATTATGCCACATTTCATTTGCTTCTTCTTCAAATTGTTCAAATAATGAACCTTCATTATTTTCATTTTCGATGTCTTCTCCTTTATAAAAATCTGTATCAAAAAAACTATTCAAAAGAGTGGAACTTGCAGTATCGGAATATCCACCACCTTTTAAAACCATATCATAAGGTTCTGGAAGGTCGTTTTCTATAGCCTCTGATTGAGAATCTCTTAAAAAATCAACAACAGATGATTCAAAATTTCCAATATCTTGACCATATATTGTGGATTCTGGGATTGCCAAATTTCCATTTGGATATTCAAAATTTCTTATACGAAGCCTTCCAATTGGAGCTATTCCATTTAGCCCTCTGTCTTTGTCAGTAAAGACTTCATCTTGTTGCAAGTCAATCCCTTCAATGTCCTTGGAGCTTACTAAATAAGCTATGGCTCCGCCTGATTGGGCTTCTTGAATGGCGCACTGCCAATATGAACTACCTTTGGAATGACATGATTCTAACCCTCTAAAATCGCTCATTCTTAGAACATCAATTGGCGCTCTTGTTAGAACGATTGAGTAACTAGAACCAACACTGCTATATTTTGCATATAGCTTTTTTAAATTTTCTAAATTGTTATCTTCCCCATTTTTTTCTTTCATCTTTATAAGATTTGAAACAGCCTTTCCAAGCCTTAATTCAACCTTGTTTTGTTTTCCGTCTCTTGAAGTCTTTGTGATATAAGCTTTTTTATTTGCAATATCAACCTCATATCCTTCTTCTTCCATAATTTGTTTTAACAAAGAAAAGCTTTCATCTTCAAGAGGAATAACAATTCTCAACTTCCCTTTAAAGATGTTTTCAAAGGGCAATTTTTTATTTGCAACAAGAGCATTTTGAATTGTTCCTAAATCTATTTCATTTAGAAATTTTCTAATATATTCTTTTAAAAGAAGCATATGCTCATAAATATCTAATAAAATTAGTTATTAATAATACGATCGGGTAATTTAGAACTTTCTTTCTCTTCTTCTAATTGATTTATTGCGACCTTTTTATCATTTTCTGATTTATTATTTGTTCTTTGGGCCAGATAAATCAAAGAACAAAAAAGCATTTGTTTTTTAAAACGCTTCTTTTTTAACAGATTTTTTGAAAGCTCTTTATGATTTAAATCTTTTTTTATATTTGAAAATATATCTTTTAAATGTATTGTTTTTTCTAACGGTCGACGCGATCGTGCTACAAATTTTCCATCAATCCACCATTCTTTATATCCGCCTGCATATTCACAAGCAGGAAGAGTTCCTTCTCTATGACATTTTCCATTAATAAACCATAGCTTGGTTCCGTCCGAATATTCGCAAGCAGGAAGATTTCCTTCTCGATGAAGCATCCCATTTAAATACCATTCTTTATGCCCTGGCCATTCTATGGCTGGTCCGTCTTCTCGATGAAGAAGTCCATTCGGAAGCCTATATTCAATTCGATCATTAAATTCTTTTTTAATAATTGGAAACATTTTCCTTCTTTCAATTTCTTTCCAATAATCTTCTTCAGAATATATTTCGCCATTTAAGTAATAACTTTTATGCCCATCCGAATATTCAATAGCTGGGCCGTCTTCTCTATGAGGTTTATTATTTTTATACCAAAACTTTGTTTCTCCATATAAATCAGTAGAAGGGAAAATAATAGCAGGACCATCTTCTCGATGAAGTTTTCCATGGTTATACCACCAATATGCTCCATTTTCCCATTCAACTGCTGGATTTCCTTCTCGATGAAGTTTTCCATGAATCCACCATTGTTTTGAACCGTCTAGGCTTTCAACAGCAGGACCATCTTCTCGATGCAGTCTTCCATAAAAATAATATTGTTTGGTCCCATAACAATCAACAATTAGTCCATTTTTCATTTTAAT